GAGTGACATCTATGAGTTCATGACTCGTAAGTACAAAGCTCTGAAGAAGGAGCTAACTCCCGTTCTTAAAAATAAGTTTGCTCCTACAACTTTCATCAAGTAAGCGGAGGAGTGTAATGCATAGTATCAACATCCAGAAAGTAAACTTGAATGCAGTAGTACCGACTTACGGTAGCGAGGGTGCGGCAGGCGCAGATCTGTATGCTTGCTTAGAGACTCCCGTTCGAATTGATCCAGGTGAGGATGGAATCATTCCTACTGGCATTGCTGTTGAAATCCCGAAAGGCTTTGCGGGACTTATCTATGCTCGTAGTGGTATGGCTTGTAAGAGAGGTTTAGCTCCTGCAAACAAAGTTGGAGTTATTGACAGTGACTATCGTGGAGAAATGATTGTGGTGTTGCACAACCACAGCAATGAAACAGAATATATCTATGATAAGGACAGGATTGCGCAGTTTGTGCTAACACCTGTTTGGACTCCTAGCTTCAATGTTTGTAAAGAACTTTCTGACACAGCCAGAGCTTCTGGAGGATTCGGTTCAACAGGCACACGATAAGTTGATTAAATAACTGTTATCATATATAATAAGAGCATAAAGGATAGGAGGTAGCTTATATGACTATCAAACATGCTCTTGTTGCTGGTGAGATCTGCGCATATGTTGAGGGAACTGTTACTCGTATTCCTAACCAGTGGGTTCCCGGCGTAGTAGATATTCAATGGAAGGATCCTCGTGGCGTTACAAATGTTGTTGCTGGTGAGGAGAACTTCATTCCTGGAGCTTACAATGATCTAGTTGACATGGTCCGTAAAGCTAAAGAAGCTATCGAGCGTGATGTTCGAGTTGTTCTGAATCAGTCTTTCTTCCGTCCTTCAGATACAGAAAAGGCAATCGTCCGTCTCATGGTGCAAGATGGCGAGGACCTTAACAGCATCACTCCTCGTAGAGTGAAGAAGGTTTGGGAAGGTATGCTACGACTCTACGATGTGTGCAACACGATGGAAGAAGCATACATGTGCTACATGCACTAAGATCAAGTTGATTATCCAACAGTTATCTATTATAATAAGCACATAATAGATAAGGAGATGGTTGTATGAAACAGCTCAAAGTTAATATCGTGTGCGATGAAAAAGCACGCACAGTCGCCATTGCAGTTGACGACGGTGAGTACATGGTCTACAACAATGACAATCCAGTCATTGATCGTCTGCTGAAGTATCTGGATTGGCCCGAACGATATCATACCATCATTGATGTCGTTGATAATAAATAAACATACTGGAGGTAAATGTTATGAAGCCTGAGAAGATTCTCGAAGCCATCAAGGCGATTCCTGGTGGCAGATTTTTCCGCGTCCGTTACATGACCAAGGTCAAGATGAATGCCGAGTCCGTCAAGAACGGCATTACGGTTATCAAGATCGTGGACACCACCACTCGTACTGGTGTCAAGTACAAGAACATTGCTGGCGTTGTGCTGAACGAGTACCCCGACAGCTATGTCCCCAAGGTCTCCAACTGGGAGTGGGTTATTCCTCAGCGAGTCAAGCACAACAGCAAGACTGGTAAGGATTACCTGGTCATCGCTCCCATCGCGAAGGGTCACAACACTCATGTGTCCTATGTCCTGACCGATGGTGACGGCAACAGCCGAGTCATCACGAAGGAAGAGGCAAAGGAGTACTCTGTTCCCTCCTACTGGAAGGAAGGCGACAAGCCTGCTATCATGAACGTTACTCTGGAGAATGTTCTGATGGTTAAGTAACTTCCAGAGTTACAACTAAAAGTTATAGGCGCTAACGGGAAGATTGGAGCCACTTAATAATAGTGACTAGTTACTAATCAACTCGTTAGCGCCTAAAGCACAAGGGAGGAATGTTGCGGAGAATCTTGAATGAAAACCGCTTCAGAATACATTATGTCAACAGAAAAAATCTACATAACAGCAGACCAGATCAAGAATACTTGCACGGATAGAGACTCGCAAGAAACAAATATCAACTGGCTCCGAGATGATGAAATATTGTCGATAGAAACAAGCGACAATACATTCTTAACTAAGATGAAACACATCATGGAAAGAGATCCAGATAACTACAAATGCTACTACTATGCAAGCAATGTAGATAAAAAGACCGGCAAAGTATGTGCATATGTATTTGAAGTAAGCAAGAAGCTCCTCAACTTTAGAGTCAACAGCGGCAGAAGAGAATTAACTGAGGATGAAAAAATAGCACTTAAACAACGGTTGAAAAAATAAATCAGATCAATAAAACTGTTTGTTTATTGACCATAATTAGTGCTAAATTGTTCGTTCAAAGATACAAAACAAAGCACTACAGCACATAACGCGTTGTAGTGCTTTTTGTTATATGCACATGTAGCTCTTGTATATAGTAATGTAAGTTAACTTATAACAAAGAGGTAGATAAGAAATGAGAGATATATTTGTTTATGATACAAGTAAGAAGGTTCCAAAGGATGTAACACATGTTAGAGTTGCAGATGGCGTTGAGATAATTCCATTCAATGCATTCAAAAATTGCAAACATCTTGAATCAATCGAGATTCCGTCAAGTGTAAGAGCAATCGGTATAAATGCTTTTGAGGGATGTGGTAACATAACTGATGTGTATGTTACTAACGACTCAGTATGGAACAATATGAGCTTCATGGGTGGTTGGTGTGATCCTGTTAAAGAGCGTGGAGCTAGTTTGCATATAGTTGACAAGCTAACAGATTGTGAAGTTACAGCTACACAAGATGATACAGAGGAAGAAGATGAGCTAGATGATCTTTCTTGGAGCGACATGCTTGATGAACTCGATGGTGATGAGGATTGGATGGATTCCCTCTATCAAGAGTTTTGTGATGAAGCTTATGCTCTTGTTGAGAAAGAAGGCTTTACTGACGTGTTTACTGAGCCTTCAACACAGATGGGACGTGGTGGTGATTTCTTCTGGGCCAAGAAAAATGGCGTAAATTATCGTGGTAACTATGATTTTGAATCTGAACAAGATATGTTCTGGAATTGTTGTTATGAAGCGGATTCAAGAGAAGAAGCTATTGAACTGTGTGCAAAGAAATATGCAAGTATTATCTTGAGTTCATTGAAGCCTGTAGTTGATGATCTTGATGAAGCTGCTTTCAGTGGCGGTATGGCTGGTGACAACAGTGCTAGCGGTGGCACTATTCGTGGTAGAGGTGCTTCTACGCAGCCTGGAAAGAACAACTACTTGAACAGAATGAAGAGCAAGAATCCTGATCTTGTTGATACTATGGTAATCAAAGTTAGTGACATCAAGCCTGGAATGATTACTCAAGCTGGTCAAGTTAAGGAAGCTGAGGCTCGTAATCATGTTAGCGGTGGCAAGAAGATGTACATCATGCACACTAATGGTTATGATGGATTCTGGGGTCTTGATGAAACAATGGATGTTATGGTTGATCCTGAGAACAAGTCAAAGCCCTTTGCTGGTGATTACAGAGCTCTGCTGAAGATGGGCTTAAAGGAATCTAAATCTATCAAAGAGAAAATAGGAGATAATTATTCTAACAATATCGAATATTGTCCTAGTTGTGGTGAATACTTAGATGGTAGTGATATCTCCGATGAACGTGACAATTCAGTAAGGTATACTTGTTATCATTGCGGTAACTCATTTGACCGCACTAAATACTATAATGAATCTAAATCTATTGATGAAGCTCTTGTTACTGATTACATGGACAGTGAAACACTTCATAGAGCGATGCAACATTTGATGTTTGGAACCTTCAATGCATATAATCAAGAAGAGAACATGATTGTTAAGACTACTACAAATCATGGTGCATTTGGAGGCGTAAATCAATTACATAGATATTTCAAATTTGTACATGGTGAGGATGGATGGGAAGCATACGAAGTTTCTTCTACAGGTGATAAAGTAGGGGACGCATTCTTGATTGACAACATCTAACAAGATACTATTCATAGCGCAGTTGCACTTAGTTGTAGCTGCGCTATTTTAGTTGTATGTTTTAACTGTTTATTATATAATATGTATATAATGAGACAGGAGGTCTTCTATATGGAAATGTACACACTGAAGGATCTGAATACTGGTACCACCGTTGCAATCATTGATCAAACTGAGATGTCTCTGGAAGAGGCATTTGACTACATACGGAAAGAGAACAAGGAGCTGAATAGACAGTTGGCTACTGCCGTTGAATGTATTGAAATGTTTATCAAGTCTTGTGGTTCTTGTGCTCTTTGTGTCAAGCAAGATTGTAAGCTTCGTGACAAGCATCGTGAGTGGGGCAGCCCTTGTAAGCCTATCTGGTCTGGTGGTATGGATGCGGCAGCTGGTTGATCTTGTATATACTGTTATGAGCTATTTTGAGAATGAATAGAAAGGTGCTTAGTGTATGAAAGGTTTGATTGAGTTATTGAACAGAGCACATGAACTCGATGAAGCAGCTAACAAAGAAGTAGTTGGATCTGATGTTGTTATCAGTCAAGACGCAGAAGATTATTTCTGCGAAGGTGAGGATGATTGTGGTTACATTGGTTCATGTGGTACGCTGATTTCTCACGATACTACAACAGATATGTGTGAAGTTGAATTCAGTGATGGCTGTATCATAACAATTCCGTTTGAGTACTTAGAATTGAATTGAACATGAAATTCAAATGAGAGAATTACAAACAGTATAAGAGGTTTAACTATATATGAATGAACATGATGTAAAAAGTCTTGTAAGTGATCTATCTAGCATCGATGGAATCTTTGTTTCGGAAACATTTCCTGTTCGAACTAGAAAGTATGCTCAAGGATACCGAGTATATGCAAAATACATCTTTGATGATCAACAGTATGCACAGAATCTTGAAACTCTTGTTAAGAATGGTTGTGACAAAAACACTGTTCTTGAGGACCGTGGAGAGTGCGTGAAAAAGTTCATGGACAGTGCTATTCGGTCAATCATTGATAAATATTCTAACTTGAATATTGCTGTTAACCACAAGCTGTGGGGAATAGCTGGTCATGATGTTTGGGATGAAGTTACATTGACTGTCAAACCTGCTTCAGGCATTGCAGAGGATCTAGAAACTGAACTCGAAATTCCTGCTCCATACAATCAGTACTACGAGTTTTCTCCCAACGAAGTAAACTTTGATGAGTTGCCTGATGCTTTTGATCATTACAAAGATCTGAAAGTTATTGCTGAGTTGTATGCAAAAGAGCAGTATGAAGATGCACTTGCTGATAACTGTCTTGACTTCTGCTGGCTTGTTGAAGATGAGATTGGTAAGCTGTTGTTAGTCACCACAGCTGGTTTGCGTGTGTATCCGATTACACTTGAAGAGATTCAGAATTGTGTTGGTGATGGATCCAGTGACAACTACTTTGATTTTGATGAGGGGTACACTGGTGAGCCGTCCTCTACTGAGTACGGTGATGCAGTGTCTCGTTACTTTAGAGAGATGACTGATGCTATCGAAAAGTACAACATCCGTAAAATCGGTCGTAAGCGTTCTATCGAGTATGATGGTGTTGTTAACGGACACAAGTTCTTCTTTGTTGAAGGTAATACTGGAACAGGACATTATGCTAAAGAACTTTACATTGATGGTAAAGAAGTAAATCTATATCAATCAAAAGAGTCAGAAAGATCTTTTGCATATCTGAATGAAATGAATCAGTTTGGTATTCTGTCACTTGTTAAGATGTTAGAGAATGATAATCTTAGCGGAATTGTTTATCGTGATGTTGATACTCTTGACGACTATGAAGAGGGTCTGGTTGAAGATGTTGAAATGTCTGATGCTCAGAGACTTGCCCTCCAGGAATTGGATTCCTGTTTAGAATGTGGCGAGCTTACTGCAGAGAAACATGCTCTTGCTTATCAGATTCAGTGGGATATCAACTTTGAGGATGTACTGCTGTTTATCAACGGTATTGATGCTGATTTGAAAGATATCAAACATGTGGAGTACGGCGACTGCGATGAAACAAAATTTGATGGTTGCTACTCTGTAACATTCCACAACGGTGATGTTAAGAATTATGGCTGGCACGATTTTGATATGACTGGTTCATTGACCTGCATTGATTGTAATGAAGGTATTCTAAGTGCCATTACTGGGATGACTCCAGTTGGTTTGACTGAAGATGTTGATGACGGTTGGGAGAAGCCTTTTGACTGGACTGAACGTTATGTTAAAGATGGTTTCGTGATCTACAACAATTATCAAGGCGCTTGGCATCTAGAACAAACAAGACCTAAGACCAAGCACTTCGGTAACTACAAAACTCTTGAAGCTGCAAAAGCAGCTGGTGACAAAGAGATTGCTGCAAGAGAGAACAAGAATAGAGGCAAGAAACCTCAGTTTGGCGTTCATCGTTTCTCTACTGATTCAATCATCTTCAGAGGCACTGAAGCAGAGTGTGGTAAATACATTGACGATAGAGAAGAGCTGTGGGACGACGCAGAAGTTTACATGATGACTCCTTCTGATCCACATTATCTACAAGAGGGAACTGGCTCTGACACTGCTCATGTTATTCGTGATGTACTTACTACTGCATCAAAAGAAGATAAGGATGGTTGGACAAAAACTATTGCTGATATCATTGATGTTATTCCCGACCAATACATTGATGATTTGTATGACATTACATCCGAGAAGCTGAAGGATGTTAAAGTCACAGACGCAGAAAAGAAAAAGATTCTTGATGCATCTGGCTCCGACATCGACTTGAATAACGACTTTGACACAGTCGGAAAGATTCTTGCACTGTTCGATGTACAGTCTTGGGATGCAGCAACATTGAAGAAGTTTGTTCTTGTTGTTCTGGGAATTGTGGCTGTTATTGAACCTACTCCGATTTTAGAAATTGTAACAGCGGTTGTTTCTCTGCTTCCTGCTGATATTGTTAAGACTATTCTTTCCATTACAAACACGATCGGCAATCCTGTAGGTGCAATCGGCACTATTGCAAACCGTGCTTATCAAAGCAGTAAAAATGAAGATTATGCTCGTGTTGATGCAAAAGACTTTGTAAAACATCCTATGAACTATGATGTGACTAGTATGCTTGAATTTGAAGTTCAGGATGATGTTAAGGTCTACATTCATAGAGGTCCTGGAAGACAGCGTGAGTTCTACATTATTATCGGCGACGCATATGTTCAGCACGCATTCAACAAGCTTGAAACTGTTGAGAAGTATCTCAGAAGAAACAATCTTGTTAAAGAAGTTATCTCAGAAAGTTTCAAGCCAGGTGATGTTGTTTATGTTACCGTTTGTAACAGACAAGGTCGTGTTCGTAAGATGATTTCTCCTGATGTTGTGGAAGTAGAGCTGCATGACAACGGCGTCTATCCCGAAAGAATTGATCGGTACTATGTAGACGAAGTGGAACTACAGTACAGTGATGATCTGGACGATGAGTTCTAAGCAATAATATATAACAGTTATAATGAGCTACTGACTTCGGTTGGTAGCTCATTTTTATGTTTATTAGTTGATTAAACTGTTATGTACATATATAATATGTATGTAGTTAGTAATGGATTGGAGGTGTATTCCAGTGGACTACGGTAAGATCTATATCGCGACGAAGAACTGGCAGACTGGTACAGATATTCTTGATTACAGTGACGGCACTGCATATTTCAATCTCTTTGGTGAGAAGTGCAAGTGCAATCTGTTTGAGCGTGTTGTGTATCATGAAGTAAACGGCGAATGGAAGCCTTATGAGAGGGCAGCCGAGGTTGTTGACGTTCGTACTCCTGAAATCTCTGTTAAGGGAGGCAAGTAAGTACATATGAAATCATTGATTCGGAGCATCGTTATCAAGATAGCAGTAGCAGTTATTCTCTGCACAGTGCTATCATTGGTACTAAGTGCAATCATGCCAACATTCGGCAATGATATTGCAATGGGACAGCTGGAACATGATGATGTAAGTTTCATGCAGATGGAAATGTGGAACCGAATTCAGAATGGTGTTACAACTGTTCAGTACATTATCACAGTCATTTGTGGTGTCTTAGTCGGCACCGATGTATACAAACTTATCAAAACAAGAAAGAAGGAAATTGACAAATGAAGAAGCATATCAAGAAGTTCTTGCTGCTTGCAGTTCTGGTAGTCCTGGTGTGTTCTCTGGCTGGTTGTCGTAGACCTTATGACACTCCTGAGTTCGTGACCATTGAAGCATCTCAGACTGCATTCCTGATCCCTCTGGTAGGTGACACTACTGATCAGGGTGTATTTGAATCTGAAGAGTTGCTGTTGCAGGCAAAGGTTGCAACAAAGGAAATTCAGATTCCGCACCGTTGGGTACAGACTGGACGCAGAGATTATACCGGTGAGTGGCGTCCGAGTGCAACTTTGATTGTTGTCGAACGTAAGCCTGTATCTCGTTCCTGGGAATCTGGTGAGTCTACTGCAACATCTGCAAACAAAGCAATCTTCGGCGAGACTTCAGATAACATCGGCATCTATGTTGGTATGAACTGCACTGCAATGATTGAAGAAAAGGATGCAGCAAAGTTCTTGTATCGTTACAACAACACGCCTCTGGAAACGATTATCGATACTGACATCAAGAAGATGGTGGAAGATCGTTTCAATATTGAGACAGCAAAGTATACTTCTACAGAGCTCGGTGCAAAGAAGGGTGACATCATGGAAGCCGTCAAGGAGTATGTTGTCACATATTTCAAGGATTATGGCATCACGATTACTGTGCTTGGTCTGAAGGAGGGTATCAGTTTTGAAAACCCCGCAATTCAGGAAGCTATTGATGCAAAGTTTGCTTCCGAACAAGAACTGGTAATTCAGCAGAACAAGAATGAGGCAAATCTGGCTAAGGCAGAAGCAGAGGCGAAGGCAATGATCATGCTGGCAGAAGCTGAGGCAGAAGCTAATCGTCTGCTTGCCGAATCTTTGACTGACGAAATTCTGGCACAGCTCTACTACGAGAAGTGGGATGGTAAGCTGCCTACTTACTACGGTGGTGGCGATGAAGTTCCTGTAATTCAGGTTCCCTGATAACTAACAATTAACAATACTAGCGCAGCCGCATAAAGTGGCTGCGCTAGTATTATTTTTACAGTTGAATAAAATATCAAACTACTTTATAATATATGTATAATAAGAGACTTGTTGAGGTGAGTTCTTTGACTAAACAGCAGTTACAATCAGAGCTCGATCGGATGACTGCAGGCAAGTACAGCCCTTACAGTATCTGTGACTTAACTGACAAGATTTCTTGGATGTGGAAGTGGCGTAAGATTACTGAAGAGGAAAAGAACTCAATGGTTGAACAAGCCATCAGTATTATGCAGTCTGGTGAGTATTCTGTTTATCGTTGAATTGGAGGAACAGTTATGAAGAAGTTTGTTACCCTTGTTGATTTCGGTGTGGAGTTTGGTAAGGCTACTTATGGTCACGGCAGTATGCGTCTGATGTCCATTGGAACTACCAGCGACGGTTACTATACTTTCCGTTGTCGTGATGATGAGGGCAATGAGAAGGTCTTCAAAGTTTCCTGTTGGGACCAGACTGCTCCTGCGCTGATTGATCGTGTTGCTATTCTGGAACATGCAATTCAGTATGGTAAGGATGCCGCCGTTGAGCTATTGAAGTGCTACGGTCCTGACAACTATCTGCAGACCAAAGATAACTACAATGATCTTCTGTATCTCCTCACTGGTGGCAAGGAAGGTTCTCCTATGGAGGATTTCTGATGTTAACAATCTTGAAACCTTGTCCCTTCTGTAAAGGAAAGGCAAAGCGTAAGCACGGCAAGTACAATCTTCTTGGAGCGTATGGTACTCCAGAACAAGATAGAACTTGGTATGCTGTTTATTGCACAAAGTGTCACATAAGTCAGTGGCCTAAGACTTATCATTCAAGAGAAGAGTCGGACGCCGCTTGGAATGAACGGAGTTGATTTTATGGCAAATGTTGATAAGATGTATACATATTTGAGAGGTTATCTGATTGGTGCAAACATGACTGAGTCTATCAAGGCTCTGAGTTTTGCTCGACAGCAGCATTCTCTACAAACTCGTAAGGATGGCACACCTTACATTGTTCATCCACTGTCTATGGCTTGTTATGCTGTAGCCCTTGGTTTGCGTGATGACAACATCATTGCAACTATCCTACTTCATGATGTTCCTGAGGACTGTGGTGTTCCTGTTGACTACATTCCCGTTAATAGTGTTATTCGTGACGCTGTTAAGCATATGACGATTACAAAGTTTGACACCGATGTCGATAAGATTGAAACAAAGTGTCGGTATTTCAATGAACTCCTCGAGAGTAGAGAAGCTCTTATTTGTAAAGCTCTGGATCGGTATAACAATCTTTCCGATGCACCGTTGTCTCTTTCTCCCGATGCTGTGGCAAAGAACGTTGCTGAAACCGAAGTACTTCTGCTTCCTGTTTTGAAGTCTGCAAAAGCGATCTATGCTGATCTTGCCGATGCACTTTTCATCATGAGAACTAATCTTGAGGTCCTCGTCGGTATTTTGAAGCAACAGCACTGGGATCAGTACACTAAGTGGAAGTGCATCTATGAGCGGCAAACTTCCGTTACTTCCTTAAATAAGGAATGAGGTGAGGTAGTTGGAACACTGGGTAAAACGTGTTGGAGACAGAGTATTCCTTGTTGGTGAACATGCTGACGACGGCTTGTATGAGATTCTGCGTCGTATTGAACAATTAGAGAATGATTTGGATCTTCAAAAAACTATGTATCGCAATCTAGAGCGTAAGTATGAGATTGCTAAACAATGGAACAAATGCACAGAGGAGGAAGTAACTGATGCCTTGTTACAAACTATTCAACAAGTGTCCTGATACTGCAATCAGGTTACGATTTGCTTGGACACCGTTAAGTGACATGAATGGAAAAACAATCTGGCTACAAAGATACTGGGAGTTTGGAGAGTGGTGGGAATTCGGCTTCTTTGTCCTTCGTGGTAGCAAGAAACAGTTTCCTACTAAACAGTTGTTCTGGGACTACATCAAATATCGAGTTGCATCGATGTACTAAGGGGGAATACATACTATGGATTGGATGCATAACAAAGCATATTACAGATTTGTCTACATCATGATTAACATCTTTTCTGCGTTGATCACAGTTTCTCCTGCGATTCTTGTTCTGTTGTTACCTGAAAATCTGCAGTGGATCGCATTTATTCTTATTCCGTTCACTATCAGTCAGATCTTCTTTGTTGCAACTCCTGTTCTCAGTGTGCTGGAAGCTTACAAGAATGCTTCAAGCAAGAGAGGCCTTATTCATGAAAAAGATATCTATGCTTTGTTCAAGGAAGATGGCACTGCAAAACTTCATGTTGGTGACATTGATACACTGCCTCGTTATAATGTAGAAATTCCTGAAACGAAAGTTACAATGGTACCGACAGAGGGCTTCTGGATTCAAGACAGTGAGATCTGGCAGCAGACTGGTGAGCCTACTAAACATTTGCTACCCGTCTGTAACAGTTGCGGTAAAGAGTTAGGAATGAAATTCATGGAAGACTCCACATTCAAGCATTGTCCTGGATGTGGCAAAAGAATCACACTTGCTCGTATTCCGAATAACTGGTTAGAAGAAATGCAAGCACAAGAAGAGTTAAGAACGAAACTGAAGGATAAAGCTGAATGACGTATGTACATTACTGGCATTTTCAAAAAGCTTGGTATGTAAGACTTACAGACTGCTCGACTCCAGAAAGAGTCTATTGGCACGACAGCGCTAGGATTCAAGAGTTCTGGAATCAACATTATCTTATTGCTGGCTCTGAATGGATGACAGAACGAGAAGTCAGAACTAAGTTGAAAGAAGCTAATCCTGACTTTATAATAATTAAAGATAAGCCCTTCCATGAGGGAAGACGATGGTTCGGTTACAAAGATGGCTCAAGGAGATAACAATGCCAACTATTCATGATTGTGAAAGATGTACTCAAGAATGTCCTCAAAGACAACTTGCAAGAGAGAATGCGGAAAAGCGTATGTATGCAACTCATGAATTTGTTGCACTACAGAAGGAAATTGAAGCAGGAAATCTAACTTACATTGTACATTCCCACTGGATGTGGAATAAGTATAACGGTGAAGTTAGATGTAGGAACTGCAAAGCTCTTATCGGTGTGTGTTTTTCTGAAACATCACTAAACGAACTCAAGAACGAACAACACTACTGTTACAACTGCGGTGCAAGGATGGTGGAGGTAACGAATGCCAGATCAACTGATTCGTAAATGTGATGCACGCAGAGCGGTACTTAGAGAATGTCCTTCTGCAGCTCATGTAATTGATTCTATCAAAACTGTGGATGCTATGCCAGTAGTTCATGCACATCTTGTTGAAAGAATTGTAGATCATGAAGTTCCCAGTTACACTGTATTTGAATGCAGTGCTTGTTTTAATAGATGCGACAACTGGGTAAGATACTGCTCTTACTGTGGAGCAAGATTGGATGGTGAAACAGAATTTGTCAGAACTATTACCACACCCGGATTTTCTCTGGACAATCAGCACAACAAGAATTATGAGGAGAAGAGCAAAGATGTTAACTCTGAGGAGTACATATGGTAGTCGACGAAAAAACATGTAAGTTCGCAAAGAATCGAGAATGCATAATTACTGGTCGTCTATGTATTCATTCTGATCCATATGTGTGCGAGTACATTCATAAAGCATATGAGCAGGGCTACAAAGAGGGTTACAATGCTTGTCAAGCAGATGATCTATTTGAGGGATCTGGCATAGGAGGTTTTCATGACTACTGATAATGAGAAGAAGTACAAGAGCATTATTCACAAGCCTCCTGTTAGTATTGATGATACTTTGTATTTCATCATCAATGGTGATGTATATAAAGCAACAGTTTGTTTAATTTCGTATACTGAATATAGAAATCACATAGTTACGGAGATTCGTGGAGAGGTACATCCTTTTCACACTGTTAGCGTTACATGGGATGATTGGAAAATCAAAGTATTCCGTACAGAAGAAGAGGCTTATGCCAAACTGTACAACAAATGTGGAGAATGAATATGCCTAAGTATGTACTGCTGGATTGCCTGTGGACTTGTAACACTTGTTTGAATCGTGTTAATGGAATGTGTCGTCCTGATGTTTGGTGTGAGTGTGGAGAAGCATATCGTCCTGCTTATGATAAGTTAACAATTGTGGAAGGCACTATTGTAAAGGATAAACATGAAGACCATCGACAAGATTAGAAATTACATTAGATCCATTTCTTCAACTGAGGATCAATATAACAAACTGTTAGATAAGATTTGGATAAATCCTGAACAAAGAAACAAGGAGTGTAAACATCCCGAACAAGAAACATGTGCTGGATGCCCTCTGAACTATTTCAGAAAGGAATCATATGTTCTGGAATAAACATAAAAATAGTAACAGTTATTCTACTGTTACTGTAAATGGTAAGACAATTCGTGTAAAGGGAAACAACATTGCAATTATCGGTGACAAGATAATTGTTGATGGTAAACCACTCGATGAGTCAATGGATGCTAAAAACATTACTGTTATAGTTGAAGGTAGTTGTAATCAACTTGACGCTTGTGGTAATGTAGAAGTCCACGGAGATTGCAACTATGTGGATTGCGGCGGCAACTGCACTATCAGAGGATCTGTCATAGGAGATGTTGATGCGGGTGGCGCTGTTAACTGTGGTGATGTTGGAGGCAGTATTGACGCTGGTGGTACTGTTTGGTCTTTAAGGAGCTAAAAATATGAAGCAAACTGAAATGACACTCGATGCAGCTCTTAAGATTGTTGATGAGTTTTGTCCCATCAAAGTTATCTTCAACAACTGCATTCTATATAACGACTACGATGATGAAATCCCTCGTGGCAAGGATGTGGATGATACTGTTATGTACGGTGAAACTCAACCTCCTATGAAAGTTATTCCGCATCGTCTTTACATGTATCATAGCTATGTTGTAACTACAATCAAAGTTGAAATTGTGCAGCATCATCATAGTATTGTAACTATTACTGGTCACTATGATCCGAAGGCTGCTGAAAGAGGTACTGATCATGATAGTTGATGTTCGTACTAAGCAAGTTCCTGCAAGAACTATTACTGAGACCTGGTATATTGCTTCAGATGGCAGAGAGTTCTTGAGTCAATCTGCATGTGAGGACTGGGAACGATGGCTCGAGATTCAAGAACAGCCTGTGTTCAAAACATGTATCACAAATGTTTGGACACTCGATGATGAAGCCGCCATTCTTTACAATATCAGAAACAATGAAGATCATCAAACTTTGATGTCTACTTTCTCAGACAGACAAAAGCGTAACTTTAGTGACGAGTACATGAAATATGGCCCTGGCTGGTACATCTATTTCAGTATTGATGGTGGAGATGGTCCTGACTTCTATCATCTGTGGCAGTACGATGCTTACTTGAAAGAGCATGAAGACGACTTCAATCGTTGGAAGAATGAGATGGCATCAAAGATGGCTTCAACTTTCAACTAAGAATGTGAACCGAGTAGAAATCTTTATAGCTAGTTTCGTTGTAGATATGAATGCTGATCAGGAATTCTTACTTAGTTTACTGATTGGCAGATGATACAAGAAGATCCAGAATCATATTATTCCTGACGCTGCAGAAATGCAGCGTCATGTTTTGTTTCTCCTGTTGTAAAATTATGATAGAGAATTCTTCACATTTCCGTCATTCTTGTATATAATATAGAATAGCAAACACGAAAGGAGAATAATCAATGTATCTGGCTCTACCAACAAGTATCCATGTAGATACAGTAAATCCACCTACAAGGACGAACTGCTTGTGGCTATGTACAACTCCGATACGAGTGATTCCTGTAACAGGAACATTCATCGAAGAATCTACAATGAATGCTGAATCTTTTACTTCGTTTATTACTAATGACTCTTTTCAAGTATATGAGTTCAACACATACCCTGTTATCAAATTTTATGTTCAAACAAGTAATAGTTGGGAAGACGTTATTACAAATAATACATACAACATCACCATGAATATGTCAGGATGCTTCGGATACTCTACCAACCCAACAGAGATTGATGAAGGCGATAGTGCAACGCTTTACTTCCAGGCAAATGCAGGGTATTCCTTGCCGACTAGTATCTATGTAAGTGGGGCGGAATATGACTGGAACTGGTCTGTCGGGGAATTGATCCTTCGTAATCCCACAGGCCCGGTGTATGTAAGTATAAGTTGTGTGGGGAATTGCTGTTTTGCGGCAGGGACACCTGTATTGATGAGTAACGGTACTTTCAAAAACATTGAAAACATTGTAGCTGGCGACATCGTTATAACATTCAATGAAGAATCCGAGGTATATGAGCCTGGAACGGTTATATACTTCTTTGTTAAGCCAAACACGCAGGATATGGCGAAGCTGATATTTGAAGACGGCACAGAAATAACTATGAACGCATATCACCCGATGTATACGACTGACGGCTGGAAATCGCTGACAGGAAGCGGAGGTCTGCCGATCCTGACGAAGGAGGACACAATTCTTTCGACCGACAAGAAGTGGGTGAAAATATCGGACATTGTGCGGTGGTTCAGCGATGAATATATCACAACTTACAACCTTGATGTCGAGAATAACGACAACTACTTTGTAGGAAAGACACCAGTAATGGCAAGCAATGTCGAATCCTGCTTTGTTCCTTCGCCTGGCATAAAACCTGCACCTGAGATAACAGTATGATATTCGATACATCGAATCAAGAATGGGGATATTACAAAAATATCTTGAACGCACCAGACTTGACTGTTCCCGAATACGGAGTATACGGTAGGATCGTGTATATGACTGCCGAGCAGTATATTCGTGAGTGTGCAAGGATAACGCACACTCAATACGAATCGCATATGCGAATACTGAAACATGAAAAAGCAGATAGGAATAACATCGAGTATCTGAAAACGCTGGACTTCCCTATTGCCATTCCGGTAATCAACTATTCCTGCCGGGCGCAGGAGGGCAGACACCGGGCAGTCGCATTCGCGGAACTTCACGGGGATGATGCTACCTTCCCATGTTTGGCGGTGTACTGGATCGATGAACAAAAGAAAGGCCTTAGCTTCTGGCAATGGATGCGCAAGCGGAGAAAAGAATAGCTGGAGCATTCAACGCAATAATGAGCTGAGAGTTAGTTTGAACTAATATACAACCTGAATGACGCTGTAATCTTTACAGCGTCATTTTTGTAGTTGATCAAAGAAGAATTTTACTATATCATATTATCGACAAACTATATAAACGGAGTAACTATGAGTAAACAGAAGAAACCAACTGATGGTAAGATTTATCTTTACGGCGCACGAGATACTACTACAGGTAAGCTAGTCTCTGATATTACAAATCCTCGTCGTAAGTACTGGGACAAAGAAGGCAATGCAAGAAGTGCTATTGACTACTATAACCGTAGTTATGCAAACAGACCGCTGAAGCCCTTTGACAACAAAGGCGAACACGGAACTATCGAGCTTGTTAAGTTTGAGCTTGTAGAGGTGAAAGAATGAAACATCTGATAGGCTCAAGCTATTTCTTTTCTTGTTATGATGATTTCACTCCGCATGATGTAGATCATATTGAAATCATTGAAACAAACGAATTCAACCATAAGCGACAAATTACAGGAAGAGGTAGCTGTTTATTTCAGCTAAAGAAAAAAGATTCCTTCAAAGAGTATCTTGATTGGGACATCACTGAGTCGGTGGGAATGTGTCTTGGTAAATGGCTTATTCCTGAATTCTGTGAAGAAGTTGGTTTTACTGTAGATGATCTTCCTCAACTGTTGCCATTTATTGACCTTCTTGATCCTAAACATAGATATGAAGCAATCATCTACAACGCGTATGTTGAGAATGGCTCGCTCACTTTAACGGATAAACAGAGACTTGAGGCATACAAGAGCTACCAAGAGTCTCGTAATCTCTCTACAGTTGAATAAACTGTTAGTATACATTATAATAACAATATAAGATAACTGGAGGTTGTTACTATGCTGGATTTTGAACTGTTTTCTGAGATGGTTACTCGTTGGAAGAGTGGTCGTGAGGAAGTTGATAAGTTTGAAGAAGCTATGAAGCCTTTCTTTGATCGTTCTCCCCTCATGACTATGGGACAGGATGTTCGGGATGCATTGTCTGAACTGATCTGTGTGTCCTGTGGACTGGAGAAAGACAGCGACCTGCTCTGGTGGTGGGCTTTCGAGAATGTCGACAAGGTTATCGAAGTCAGCGGCGGCAAGAAGTATGACGTAACAACTCTGGAAGGTTTGTATCAATATATTCTGGATGGAAATGAGGCGGCTAAGAAATGACTTGGGAAAACTGCAGACTCTGTGAGCACTGCTGTGCTTGCTGTGAGAACAGTCAGTACAAATCCGACTGTGATCTTTGCTTCGAAAACGATAACTTTGTTCCGAAGAAACATTTCAAGTATTGTCCCGCTAGTGGAGTGCCTCTTAATAGACCGAAACCGAATAGGCCAGTTGTTATCATGGGAGGTGGTTCTCCTACTAAACAAGAAATGGAACAGGCAGTTGCAAAATATTTCAAGGAGCATAAGTTTCTGTGAAACGGATAGATTTTGAATACAGTGGCAACAAATATGTTGCATTCATACATAAGAAATACGACGCATTCTGTAAAGCAAATATCTTCTATGTTCGTCCAACAAGGAAGTGGTATCAGTTCACACTGATGTATCTTGATACCATTCATTTCTTCTTGGTGGATGTGGAAACAAAAGAAGACATCATTGAGAAGTTTTGTTGGAAGATTCAGCAGGAGTTAGACAGATGTGACAGAATTGATTCTGCAACAAAGTTATGGAGATCTTTATGAAACAGTTAACAGTGGATCATGCAAGTGAGGAATGGTATGTCACTATGACTGTTGATGGTCACGGAGTGTGCGACACGACGATTTACCGTAAACGGAAAACAAAGAAGTGGTGGCAGCCTTATTACGTATTCTTTGCGGACTTTGTTACATGCCCTGAAAGCATGGAGGAGCAGATGGAGAATATTAGAACCGTCATTGATAAGAAACTCCTAGAAGAGAAAACAAGAAACAACTTTCTTACTGAATATCAGAAGCTGGAGGATGTTCCTTACATATGAGAAGAGTTACAGTATACCGAAAGAAACCAACACGACAGTCTCTTGAAGTAGATCTTGTTGTTCACAAGGAGATGCTTGAACAAGCTGAAATTGAGATCTGTCGCCATAAAGACACTATCGACACGCTTCAGAAAGAACTTGTAGAAGCTCATGACAAGCTGCATCAACTGGAGAGGGCTGTTGTAACTCAATCTTGTTGTTGGATGTGTGCTAACAATCTAATGTGTCACCAAGGACGAGAGTTGCCTCAAAGTCCAGATGTTGCTTGTGGTAATTTCAAGTTCGGTTACAAAACATCAGAAAAACACAGTGACACTGTTTGTGATTACAAACATGGAAAAGTATGTTGGGCTCAGAAGGGTGCCCCTTTGTGTGATCCGGTGTTCTGTCCAGTAAAGGAGAAACGTCCAAGTGAAAACATTAACTTCGTGGCTACAAAATGACGCAAAAGATTGTGGTTTGTGCGACCCTCCGATGAAAGCTCAAGAAGCTGTTGACTTCCTAAAGAACTATCTTCTCGGAGAGAACTGGTATGTTACAATGCCACAGAATGCAGAACAGTGTAATACTGCAATTGTAATTGAAATCTTATGCAAGTATTCTCCGAAATTCCGTAAGGAATTGAAAGAGGCAAAGAAGGAGAAGAAACGTCGTGAGAAGAATAAGCACATATAAGAGCTGGGTCTATGTGGCTGTAACAAAAGATGGTCTTATTGAGTGTATGTTTGAAGAACTTTCTGATGCGGAAGAATACATTTTTAGTATCTGGGAAGCTGAAGCATATGAAATCTTCTGTAGAAGAGGCTGCAATGAGCTTGGACCCGATATGCGTCCGTTAACTTATCTCGACTACATGCACAAAGTTCCGAGCTGTTTGTTGCCTCATATTGAGCCTTACAGAGTGTGGTGAGTTATGAAACTGTACATAAAAGAAGTCAAGTACGACTTGTGGGAGGCAGTACCAGCTTACGGATTCAACTGCGACGGATATGATGATAGAATTGTTGACACCACAGGCTGGATAACGGAAGAGGAAGAAAACTTCAGATATAAATTCGATGGTCCATTCAGAGTAAGCAAGGGTCAGTGGATTTCTAGACAAGAACGTTACATACAATTCATAGATTAAAAGAGGAATGATATATGCAAGACAAGCAAACTATTATCATTGAGCTTGTTAAAAGCTTGAATGCTGGAAACACTAGCTACTCTCAAGATAGAGTGAAGATAGCTATTCAGCAATACAACCAGTTGGTTGATTACGAAATTGTGAAAGGACCGAAGGTGAAAGTATGACAATTGAAATCCTAAACAGAGACATGATCATGTGCTGGAAGCAAGGTGACATCTTTATGAAGAATGTTCTTGCAAACATGATTGATGCAGTTAAGAAAGCAAGTATGACTGCAAAGGGTCGTGTAGAGATTACTGAGCAGTTAGTAAATGAAACCCTACAGAAGTATCAGAAGACTGTTCAGGAACAGTATGATTCTTGCCCTGACTCTGCAGCTGATCCTGATCGTGATGCAGAGCTGAAGCAGCGTAAAGCTGATTACTTGAGAGAGCTGCGCATTGTTAAGGAGTATACTCCTCAGCTGTTAACTGATCCTGAGGAGATCAAGAAGACAATCATGTCACTTGTTGGTGACTTGCCTCTTGTTAAATCCAATAGAGGTAACATCATGAAGCTGATTGCTCCTGAGTTCAAGGGCAAGGCTGATATGAGCGTCGTCAATAAAGTTGTTGGAGAATTGCTGGCATGATGATTCATGGAATTACAAATTCAGATCTTCTAGCTGCTTACATTGATAAGTATCATCGTAACATGAATGTTATGGTTGTTTATATCAATGTTACAAGTGGATGTCAGAGACTCCTTGGTGACATCAAAGATCAGCTGTTGTTGCCTATTCCAGATAGAATTGAACTTGACTCCGATTATATCATGATTGGTTCTCATAGAGAAGAGTTAACCAAGTTCATCAACGCACACGATCATCTAATCTACGATACTAGATTAGAGCTGTATATTGATGGTTGTCTGTACATGACCAACTAAGTTGATATGTTTCAACAGTTACTATATAATATATGTATAACGTGTAGGAGGTAGTTACAATGTTGAATGATCTGAAGGTTTTCTTGGATAACAAGCTGAAGCAGTGCGAGGGGATCTATGACAGATATCAACTGCAGCTCATCAAAAGTGAAGCTTTTGGAGCATGTAACTTTCTCCTCACTGTAACTAAAGATAATTCTGTTGTTGAACTGTGGGAAGAATATAGACCGAAGTTCGATGACTGCATGGAGGGCTTTTGATGTTTGACAGTAAAACTACTGGTGAAGAATATACTCTCACCATTGCGAACGAAACTATTCTAATCGGTTGTAATGTACATGCATACGGCAATGAAGTTGTTGTGAAGATTCCTGAAGGTGTCAAAGAAATTGCAGGGTATGCAATGCAGGGTTGTTCTGGTGTGAAGAGAATCATTCTTCCGAAGTCACTGAGAAAAATCGGACAAGCTGCTTTTATCAGCTGTACTGATCTGGAAGCAGTTTACATTCCGGACACTGTAACTGAAATTGGTGTTGGAGTCTTCCGGAATTGTCCTAAACTGAAACGAGTACATGTCCCTCCAAAGATCATGGAAAGTGCATTTGCAAAAGATCGTGGTTTACCGAGTTATATGTGGTAAATAAAATATGTCGAGAGCAGCCAGAAGGAACTGGCTGCTCTCTTTTTATGTTTTTACTATCTTGTATAATTATTATATAGAATTATTATCTAAACTTCTTTCAAAGGAGATTACATATCTATGGCTTATGATTATATTCGACAAGTAGAACTTACAGACGGAACTACCAAACCAGTAGGACCTGAAACTTTCTTTAAGAGAACAGTTACCACAAGCAATCTGCTTGTAATCGGTATCAAAGCAAATGAGTCAGGAATAGTACATATGTATACAACTTGTGACTCTGAAACTAATGAGTATGCATTCAAGTATCTTCATGAATCAGCCAGTGTACAACCTACATTTGTTGCAGGTAATCCTCACACAAGTATGAAGATGGTTGTGAGTATACCGAACGCTTCAACAGCTCAACTGTTTCCTGATTTTGATTTCTACACAGTACAATTCGGCACGTCTGTCGATGTTGTTGAGTTGAGAACTCTTCTCCCTAACGTTGATATTGTTTGTTTGAACGATACTTACTCTAAGGCACAGCTGAACACAATGTTCACAGCTGGTTATGAGGCTTATCCCCAAACCTTGCTTAACGTGAAGGATTTCGGTGACACGTTACCCAGTGCAGGCACTCCTGGTCGCATATTCTTCAAGAAAATATGATAATCATGATACACTCTTGAGGAAGGAGATTGATCCATGTCACAACAAACATTTAACGCGGCGATGCGATATGGTGGACTACGTAATGGAGCTTCATACGAGTCTTGGCCTACCAATGCCGTGGCTTATCAAGGATGTTACAATGGTCTACACTACCCTAACGTTGAAGAGGCAGGCTACATAGGTGGAACTCGTTACGGTATCATTCAATTTGATGGCATAAGTGAACTGTGTAGTACAAAAAAGATTACTGCTCTTGAAATGACGATTGATTTTCCTACAGCTGGTAACAACACTAAGAAAACAATCAAATTCTGGAAGTCAAATTATACTTCAGTTGATACAAGTAAAAATCCAAGTTCCTACATTGGTGCATCACTGGGTGACTATGCAACAACTGTTGTTGCATACAACAAGTCAGAAACTATAACTCTGAACGAGACAACAAACTCAGAGTTATTCAACTCTTTTGTTAACTACTTTTCTACATCTGGTAATGATCTAATTTGTATCTATAATGGTGAAGATACCGACGATCTTATTGGAAAAGGTAATGAATCTACTAGTACACAGTGTTACAGCCCAAACTATCTTCAGTTCAAAACATGCACACTAAAAGTTACTTACAAAGAAAAGTATACAGTAACTTACGTTGCTAATGGAGGCTCAGGAGCTCCTGCAGCACAAGCAAAGATAGAGGGTGAAGATTTAACTCTAAGCTCAACTGTTCCAACTTACACTGGAAGAACTTTTAAGGGCTGGGGAACTTCAGCAACTGATACAACTGTAGATTATGCAGCTGGCGGAACATATAGTACGGATGGAAACATCACACTGTATGCAATCTGGGAACTCAATGAATACACAATCTCCTACAATCGTAACGGATATACAGTTGCTTCAGGATTTCCTAGTCCCTCCACGCAAACCAAAACTTACGGAACAGCATTAACTCTATCCTCTAGCAAACCTGTTTTAGACCCCACACAATTGACTGCGTATACAGTCACATTGAACGCGAATGGGGGAACTTGTACATCAAGTAGTTTAACAGCAGCTCGAACAAAAACAAATACATTTACGAGCTGGAATACAAAAGCTGATGGCACTGGAGTAAACTACAATGTAGGAGCATCCTACACAGCAGAATCCAATGCAACACTATATATAAAAGCAGATAGCTCAACTGTTACAAACAACGTTGACCTACCTACTGCAACAAAAACAGGTTACAAGTTTTTAGGCTGGGCAACTAGCCCTACAGCAATCGGTGGAACAACAGGAAGTTACACACCTACAGGAAATGTAACGTTGTACGCAATCTGGGAAGCTCAGGGTCTTGTTTATATTGACAATGGAACAACTCTTGAACCTTATTCTATCTGGATCGACAACGGCACAAGCTGGGACCAGTACATGGCATACGTGGATAACGGCACAAGTTGGGATCCTTGTGGTTAACTGAATACACGTTGAACTAATAAGCTACCGATTCTTCGGTAGCTTATTTTTGTAGTTGATAGTTACTTAACTGTTTATTATAATATGTATGTAAACTAACTAAACTGAAGGAGGCATCAGATGGCAGGATATACTCAGACGTATGTTTCTCTCGTCGATAAAGAAATTCCTAGCACTTATGAAGTGGAAAAGTGCAAACTCCTAAACAAGATTGAAACCGAACTTGGGCAGCACTACATGATCAGCTACAGTAAGGAGCCGATTGACAGTTATCCTTACATCATCAACACGTTGCTGGATCACTTCAAACGTGAGGATGGGGAATATTCTTACAGAGGAAATCTTGTCGATCGAGAAAAAGTTCTATCCACTATTAAAGAACGCTACTATGCCCTTGTGCTAACGTGTGTAACAATGGAAACCGTTCCAGCTAGTTACAAAGTATTGGAGTTCGGTAAGGAGACAGATGAATGAAAAAGAATATCAAGAATCTAAATCATGTGTGGATGATCTATCTGTATGATGTTGTTGTAGTCCTTGCATTTGTAGGACTTGCTATCTCGTTCACTAAGTGGTGGATTGCTCTTTTCGGGTTGCTGTTCATTATGACACCTTCCTATAAGAAAACAGAGTACTATCGTCTATGTGACAACTGTGGTAAGCGCAGCCCTGGTGCAGAAACTTACAATGATGCAATCGACAAGGCTGTTAGTTCTGGATGGCTTCATAGACCGAAAAAGCGCATTGATGGTTCAGATAATTTCGAAGACTTCTGTCCGGACTGTAGACGAAAGTTGGGGTTATACTAATGAAATCAGCTCGAGTAAGAAGTGACTACAGCACATCAAAGCTCAACATGCTACAAACAGACGATGGAGACATCATTCTGCAAGTTTACGGTAAGGATGAATTCCGTATTGCAACTTCTGGTGGTCAATATCATGGAGAACAACTAGCTAAGATTTGTAACAAGTTTAGTGAACTGATTGATTTGTTGAATGGAGATGCATAAATGGACAGAATAAGAGACATCACAGTTAGGGGCAGATTTCATCCTGAGTGTCAAGGTTGTAAGAAACTTGTTCTAGAGCGAAACGGTTACGATGATGTCTGGAACTGTTGTTTTTATTTCCAGTGTGGTAATCAGTTAGCTCATTCTGGAAAATGCATCGGAACTGATAATCATGAAGAACCATTACCGCTGTTAAAGCAGGAGAGTGAATATGTCGGACACGCATGAATTGAAAATACTACCGCAATACTTTCAAGCTGTTTGGGATGGTAACAAAAACTTTGAATTACGAAAGAACGATCGAGATTACAAAGTTGGTGATTATCTTGTTCTACGAGAGTATTCAGGCGCTGGATATACGGGTTCATTCCTGAAAGTGGTTATTACATACATCTTGAAAGATTGTCCTGAATATGGATTAAACAAGGATTACTGTATACTTGGTATCAGACGTACTAGTGGGTATGTAGTTGATTAAACAACAGTTATCTATTATAATGTAAGTATAATAAATGACTGGAGGCACTACATATGCAACGCAGTGACATCATCTACCTCAGCATTCTGGACGGAACATGGCTCCTCCTTCTGTTGGAACACATTGTCCTCAATCTCGAGCTTGCTCTCCCTCTAGCAATCATCTGGGGCATCGGAACAATGCTATTCAACATCAAGGTCATTGCTAAGTATGCAATATCAGTTACATATGAATAAACAACAGTAAGATAAGAAGGCTGCAGTACAAGTTGCTGCAGCCTTTAACTGTATATAAAATTATCAATAGAAAATAAAGAGGATTAAGAAGATGAAAAAATTACAGTTTGAATCTACTGTACATAAACAAAGATTCAGTCTTGGAATACTGTGTGGATTACTTCCAATACTTTGTGTGCTGTTCGGTTTCATGTCTTGCACTTGGGGAGGAAATCCTTGGGAGCTCCTGAACTCAATTTCTGAAACATACTATAGTAACCACAATGCCATTATGTTGATTGCTCTAGGACTTTGTGGATTCTTTCTATTTACATATGAAGGATACGATCTTGGAGACAGAGTTCTAACAATCATTGCTGGAGCTGGAGCTCTCGGAGTTGCTTTCTTTCCTTGTGAATCCGTGGTGTCATCAACTCATGTTGGATTGTTAAGTTTACCTCTTTCTATCTCCAACATTCTCCACTTTACAAGTGCAGGAATGGTGTTCGGTGGATTTGCTCTAATGACTCTCACACAGTTTACAAAAGGTAAAGATAGTAAAAGAAACAACCTCTATGTGATTTGTGGTGTCGTGATGTTGATTGCACTAATACTAGTTCCCATTAAGAGTATATTCAACTGGCCGGATTGGACTATGATGCTACTAGAGTTCTTCATGTTAGAAGCTTTCAGTGTTGCTTGGATTGTTAAGAGTAAAGTTAATCTGTAAAATTGATTTTGAATAATAGGATGCACTCTCTGTTTCGAGAGTGCATTTTTTATTTTACAGTTGAATAATCTTACCTCATCATTTATAATAACAGTATAAATAAGAGGAGGTTATGATCATGACCTACACTATTCACTCTGTTCTTCTTGAGCGTTTCGAGAATAAGCTGAAGAGCTTCCAGCGTAAGTTCGCCAAGTATGGAGACGGAAAGCTCGTGTACTCCGTTTCCGAGCCATACATCTACGAGTTCGATGCTAACGTTGATGGCTCTATTGAGGCATTTGATGGCCGTGAAGTTATCGACATTACTGTCGAGGGTGAATACAAGATCAACGATTATGAGTTCGTTGCAGCTCTTCAGTTTGATTCTGAGTCTGGTCGTAACATCGTCAATGGCGGCAACGTTCCTGAGGAGTTCCTGACTCGGTGCGCTTGTGATCATTGTAAGACGAGTCGTGCTCGAGTTCGGACAATCATTCTTCGCAATGGCGATGAATACATCCAGGTCGGTAATTCCTGTGTGAAGGATTACCTCGGTGTCAACATTGAGCGATATGCAAGTTATCTGAGCTTCTGGCATGATCTGGAGGAGTTGGAAGAGGACAACAAGATGATGATTGTCTCCGCTCGTCCTGCTTATCTTGTTGAAGATGTGCTGTTGGAAACTGCGTGGCGTGTTGCTAAGTCTGGCTATGTCAGTAAGGAGAAGGCCTGGGAGTGGGAAGTTGATGCAACTTCTAGCGCTGTTTGGAATGCTCTCCATTCTCATATCAATCATGAGTACACCGATGAGCACAGAGCCGCTGTTGCAGCTGTTGTTGAATTTGTCAACAGTCAGGATGAAGACTTCGGTTATGTTTCTAATCTGAAGTCTCTGATCAACAACAAGTATGTTACTAACAAGAACTTCGGATTGCTGGTTAGTTCCTTTGGATACTATGCTGCAGAGATGCGTAAACTGGAAAGAGAAAAGGCTGAACAAGTTACTGCTAATAGCCAGTGGATTAAATCTGTTGGTGAAAAGATTAAATTTGTTGCACAGCCTACTCTGATCTTCTCTATGGAAACTCAGTGGGGTTACTCTTACTTGTATAGATTCATCTTGGATGGCAACGAGCTGATTTGGAAAACCGGAACTTGGCTGGACACTGACATCGAGTATGAAGTTTCTGGAACCATCAAAGCTCACAATGAATATCGTGGCAAGAAGCAGACTGAACTCACTCGTTGCAGAGTTAAAGAAATTGCTCGCAAGTTCAAGGAAGAGAAAGTTGACACTGATGTTTCTGAAACTCCTGATTGGTGGAACATGATTTAAGTTGAACTTTCTTTCAGGATAAACAATAATTATATTGATAACATACTTAGGAGGCAACAAATCATGTACGTTGACACTGACGGAATTGCGGAGCTCTTTATCGGATTTATCATAATTCTCGTAGTTGCATTCGTGATAGGCATTGTTCTCGGGATCGTTCAATGGGTTGGAAGCTATCCTTTAGAAGACACGATGTTACAATGTGAAGTTGTACATCTCAACATTGTAGAGAACCGTTATGTTGTTACAATGTTGTGCGATGGTAACGGACTGAAAATCTACACTGACCTAGATACATATGCAAAGTTACATGTTGGTGATATGTGTGAAGTCTTACGAACTGGAAAGTATGTACCGCTTCAAGGTAATGTGTACAATTACAAGATTATGACAATGAGGGAGGATAATGAATGATGTTTATCGGAAGGGCTGTTCAGAAGGTTTTGAAAGAGTGGCGCAGTGAGTCAAGAAATCCTCACTTGTGTCTATACAAAGGTGATGGTGATACAATCATCATCTATACTGATCGACCGGGCTACATGATTGGTAAAGGTGGACAGCTTGTTGACAAGTATCGCAAGAAAATTTCAGAGGCATCTTTCGGCACTATCAAGAATGTCTCCTTTGTTGAAACTTACGGAATCTTCTAAGGAGACAAGATGGAAGCACTTATTTGGTGTTTAATATTCTTATCAATACTTTCAACACTTACAGTGCTCTCCTGTATGAAAGTTTCAGGAAAGTGCAGTGATGCGGAAGAAAAGAAGAAACAGGAGAAAGCATGAACTGTCCAATATGTAACAAAGAGTTGACTCTTATTGAGGGTCGAGACATTTTAGGAAACCCCAGATTTAACTATGTTTGTGAGTCCGAAGGAGCTCCTCACTTCATGACGGATTCATATGCACGAAAGGAGGATGCTATGGCTGAGGTTGAGAGCGGAAACAGCTATTCAAAAACAAGTAATGAAGCGTACTGGAAGCACGGGAATAATGACACTATATACTGTTCGCACTGCGCTGTAATTGTAGGAAAGGCTCCTACAGATGCAATGTATCGCAGTATTCTGGAAAATAACAAATTCTGTAAAAACTGCGGAAGATCTATGAAAGCGGAAGTAACTCCTCCGATCCGTGCTGAAGAAATTCCCAAAACAATCACTGTTGCAGAATATAACAAGATCTGGCACAAGAAGCACTCAAATGCTGAATCTTTCATAAAGCTGCTTGATAGTTCTGTTGCTAAATCGGGAGCTTATGATATTGTTATGCATCAGCTGAAGTGTATCGGCTGGCCCGAAGTTCAGCCTACACTACTTGCTGCCCTTGAAATGTATAAACAGATCATGAAATCGAAATGTGCAGGAAAAACTTGTCACACAGAATACCGTCAAGTGACTTTGTGTGAGAACTGTGGTAAGTGTTTAATGATTACCGATGATGGATGCATCTGCAAGGACCGGGGCGTAATGCCCATTGACGGATTCTGTAGCTATGGTTACCCGAAGGAGCAAGATGGTTCAGCTAACTAAGGAAGAAACAATTCAGCAGCTTGCATGTGGGATATGCTCAGTTACAGCTAACCGAGGTGAGTGTACTGGCTGCTCTTTTGCAAAAAACAGCTCTTGTGAACATTTTAGAGCAGCTGAAATCTTGTACGCAAGAGGATTTCGTAAAACTGAAGAGTCTGTTACAGGAGAGTGGATCCGATGCAATGGACCAACATATTCGTACTTTCGATGTTCAATCTGCAATGATTGGCAGATGACACAGTTGCCTCGGTGTATGAAATGTATGACAAAGATGCGAAATATAACGGAGTTTGAACTATGATCAAGATAAGCACACGACTTGAAAAGATCAGCAAGTTCCTTGCACTTATTCTGAGACATAAGCCCGATGCAGCTGGCATAACGCTTGATAAACATGGGTGGGCGGATGTCAACGAACTCGTTCGAGGAATTCGAAGCACAAAAGATCCGACATTCACACACGACGATTTGACACTCATTGTTGTCACTGACTCAAAAGGAAGATACTCCTTTGATGAGTCTGGAAAACGGATAAGAGCGAATCAAGGGCATTCAGTTGAAGTTGATGTTGAGTTAGAAGAGATTGAACCTCCGACATTATTGTATCATGGAACAGCCACAAAGTACATTGACTCCATTGAAGCTGAAGGCATCGTCTCAAAATCTAGACTGTATGTACATCTTTCGGAAACAGTTAGTACTGCAACTGAAGTTGGTAAACGGCACGGCAAGCCTGTAGTTTACACAATCCACGCAAAAAAGATGTTTGATCATGGTTACAAGTTCTATAAGTCTGTCAATGGTGTGTGGCTAACAGAAACAGTACCTACTGAATATTTTGGATACAAAATCTTTGATTGGACAGGTGTTGAGGAAACAGATGAGATATACAACAAAAATCAGACTTCCAGTTGAAAAAAGCAACTTTCATTCCTACACGCTGAGCCACAATGTTGTTCAACAACTACTTGAAATGCTGAGCAAAGAATCAAACATCGTTTCAGTTGAGTGGGAAAACGGTGATTGTATAGCTACAGTTGAGATACTGAGTCCTGTCACTCTTGAGCCAACTTATAGCTCTTTAGAACTATTTGTAAGGGATATTATCAACCAGAATTCTGGTAAAAACTGATACCTTGCTTATAGCACATTATCCTAACTAATATAAATTATATATTGAATATTGCTCCTTGCACAACTTAAAGCACAAGGTAACAAAGAGGTAGTTAACAGCTACCTCTTATTTTATAGTTGAATGATTACAACTGTTATTTTATAATATCAGTATAAAGATCAGGAGGTAACTTTATGAAGTGGAACGTTATGGTCTGTGTTTTTGTTGTGAAACACGAAGGATGGGATCCTACAGCTACAAACATTTCTGACATGCTGTATGACTATCCTGGAATCACCGATTCATGGTTCACCTCTAAGCAGTCTGTCGATGAAGTTCATGAATGTATGAACTTCACTGTTGTCGCAGATGAGATGCCGGTTGCTAAAAATCTGTTTGATGAGCTCAATCAACATTTCGATGTTAATCAGCTCGAGATTACTCGTGAATGTTGGCACCTGAAACCGAACACACAGTTTCAGTGGACTAATCGAGGAGTCATTGTTTACTATGATGGTTCAGTGTATCATGAGGACTTCTGGGAATTCCGCATCAAGGGCTGTTCTGTATTCAACATTCTGTATATTCCCTCTTACACAAAGGGCTGGACGAAGGGCAAACGGGAGAAAGCTTTCGGCTCTGCATTGTACTGTTGGGTAGGTCCTGCAGGTGGCAAAACTCCTTTAAGAGCACATTGCATTGATGACGCTCTGAAGGAATTTGAAGAGCTTTTTGAAAACATGACTCGTAACTCCATTCAGCAAACTGAAAGAAAACTTTCTGATCTAAAAACTGAGCTGGAAGATCTCACTAAGTGGAGAAGCAAGAAGGAGTGATTCTTGAAACGTAACAACTACATCAACTGGGATGAATACTTCATGGGGATTGCGCTCTTAGCTGCAAACAGAAGTAAAGATCCAAACACACAAGTAGGCGCATGTATTGTATCTACTGATAACATCATTCTATCAACTGGATACAACGGTATGCCGAAGGGCTGCTCAGATGATGACTTTCCTTGGTCTCGAGAGGGCACAGAAACAAAGTATCCTTATGTGGTACATGCTGAGCTGAACGCAATACTTAACTCGAATGGCAGAGACTTAACCAACAGTAGAATCTATGTTGCTCTCTTCCCTTGCAATGAATGTGCAAAAGCAATCATCCAGAGTGGCATAAAAGAGGTAATCTACCTATCCGATAAATATGCTGACACTCCTGCGACAATCGCATCAAAGAGAATGCTAACATCTGCGGGTGTAACTTTCCGCCAGCTGGAATCAACTGTATCAAGTATAACTCTGAACTTCATGTAAAACAAAAGTGAGTGACAGTAGCTTGTCACTCACTTTTCTAGTAGTTGATAAAACAATTTGAACATAATACAATATTGAGGCTGAACTATCAGTAAATTGTATATGTTAATATATGTATGTGTATTTTTACAGATAAGAGGGATGAATGAGTAACGCTGTAATTATTCGAGCTGAAAAGCGAACAAACTATTCTATCATGAATAATCAGATTGGACAGACTACAAATATTTCTTGTAGAGCTATTGGTCTTTATCATAAGTTAATGACGCTTCCGCCTCAATGGAACTATTCGATAAGTGGACTTGCTAAGATTTGCAAAGAGAGTGAAGCTACTGTTCAATCAATGTTAAAAGAGTTACAAGAATTCGGATACATCGAAATCAACAAGAAGTACCCATCAAAAGAGACAGGTGGGCGTATTCAGTTCGAGTACATCATTCATGAAACTTCTATAGCGCCTGACAAGCTTGAGACATTTGTTGACTGGTCAAAGATAGCAAAAGACTGAAATACAATCCCCCGAAAAACAATGGCTTGTATTACAACCGTTTGTATTTCTAGGGCAATATATTATATAATGATAAACTAAATAATATAAATATAATGTTATTATTACATAATAACATTATAGAGAGGGATGAACCCTCTCGAGGAGATAACTGAATGTTTGATAAAATTGTTGAATCAATGTTACAGTTTAGTAATACATTCTGGATGTTGCTCTGTGTTCTTATCTTTGCAATGACAGGTTCTTTTGAGGGTATGCTGATCAGTGGCGTGTTTGCTGTTGTAGTACTCATCATGGAGCTATTCAGTTGCATTCAGAGAGCAAAGAAAAATAAACGACGTAAGGAACGGACTCATGGAAATCAGAAAGTTACATGAATCAGATGAGCTTCAAGATAGAGCTAAGAAACACAAGAAAAACAACAAAGGACTCAGTTTTTACTGTACTCTAAATCCGGATGCAGGAAATGTTGAGCATAATGTTGCAATGTTTAATCATATGAATACTCCAGCCGAAAGTCCTTCTGTTAATCCTTGTGGTCCGATGGCTGAAGCTATGAATACAGATGAGGTTTCACATCTATTCAAGTTGCATGTTGGAGATATTGTTGAATATGAAGGTCAAGAGTTTACTGTTGACGCTATACGCAATGATCCTGATCATACAGAGCTTGTTCCTTCGATGCTGAAACTTGGAGATGACTGGGTTCCTGAAGAATGGGTTGCCCTGAATTTTGATCATAAACTAAGAGAGGATAATAGTAAGATGGATTCACAGATTGAATTGAATTACACCGATCTTGAAGTGACCATTGTTACAAGACCTCGCAGACCTTCCAGTTATCATTTTGAGTATGATCGAGATGAAGCACAGACAGTTGAAGAGACGATTGATTACGAGTTTGCTGTTCCGAGATCTGATATTGTGGATTTCATCTATGAAAACATGACTGAAAATGATTTTGCAGATATCGATACTGCAACTGAGGCTGAGGTACTTGAATTCATTAACAAGAATTTTGACACATTGTTTGCCAAATATGAGTCAATGATTTTGGACGCTTATAGAGATCGAGCAAGAGAAGACGCAGAGGAACATATGAACGAATCATTAACAAATAAAGAGCTCGGTGAAGCTACTTGTGGCGTAGAGAAGTTTGTTTCATCACTCGGAAAAGATCTACATGAAGCTTTTTTGAGTAAGTTGATTGATAGTAATACTTCTGAAGAGCTTCTCAGATTAGAAGCTCTGTATGAGAAGTATGCTCGAGCACACGATGATATGCATACACAGAAGATTGTTGAAAAGGTTAGATCTGCAATTGCTTCATGCGCAGAAAATACTCAACCCTTAGCTGAGTCGGTGAATGAATACGTTATCATGGCAGTATGTAGCGATGGTAAAAAACAGTATTACAATGTTTCTTCAGCACCACACTGGGTAGCTAAAGCCAAGGATGCAACAATCTTTGATGACATGGACGAGGCAAGAGCTGTCTGGTTCAAGTTGGATAAGAAATCTTTCAAGAGAGTATTCATTCCTAACTACGATCATGAAAAAATGAACGAGGCTGTTGACATTGACAAACAGTATCAGCTTGACCTTCTGCTTGACCGCATCGAAGAAGTTATGGACTGGAAACTCAACAAGAAGTGTAAGACAAGAACTCTTGGCAATAATACTTATCGTGTTGTTCATACTTCTGGAAACACTTCAATGATTGTTAGATTTGATGTTTCCGACCCTGTCAAGCCACTCACTTTCATGATTGATAAGAAAGGTCCATTCACTGCAAAGAATGAGTCAGAAGCGGCTAATATCATCTTACGTGAGCTTCAGAACAAACACTCTGACTCATTTGATATGTTTAAGAATGAGGGTTTGAGTGATAGAATTCGTAAGAACGACTTGAACTATGATGATGAGCTTGATGCTTATCTTGCATCTGAGGGTGATACAGAAGTGCAGTTCCAAGATCGTGAAACTCATACACATGAATTCCGCACAAAGAAAAATCAGTGGGGAAGAAGTTATGTTGATGGGCAGTACAATACACAACCCAAAGTAGCTTCTCATACTTGGGGTCGTGTTTGGAAAGATGGTAAACTTGTAAAACAGTCTGAAGGTCCAAAGTATCAAGTAAGAGCTGATATTGCAAAATATCTTGATTCTGAAGGTAACTTGGATGAGTCTAAAATCCCTGACAACTGGACTAAGTATCGTGGAGCTTGGATGTATCCAGTTTATGGTGGATGGGAAGCAAATCTTGATGGCTTACATTATGAAGCTGAAACTGAAGATGAATTGAAGTTAAAGATTGATTCTGCAGTTCGTGATGGGTATACAAAGGATAACAAACTAGCACCGTTGTATCGAGATACACTACCAGCTTATGGTGGTATGCTCGATGAGGCTTGGAGTCCCGATTACATTGATTGCCCTGTTTGTGGCGATATTTCATTTGACGCAAAGAGGGGCAGATGCACTCAGTGTGCATATCGTGAATCTGTTGAGGACGATACTGACGATTTAGAGCATCCTGATCAAGAGTTTGATTCTGCAAAGACCTCTATAAATTCTACTAAGTTACCTGCGGTTTACAGAATGGTTAAGATTCCTCAAGGAACTACTGGTGTTGACTTCGGTGGTGGATCTTTTGATAATGCAGTAGAGCACATCCGTGATCTTGGAGCAACTCTATGCGTCTATGATCCTTATAATCGTTCCGCAGAGCATAATCGAGAAGTTATCAAGACATTGAAAGGTAACGGCGGTGCTGACTGGGCTATCAACTCAAATGTTTTGAACGTTATCAAGGAACCTGAAGCTCGTAAAGCTGTTTTACAGAATATTTCAAAGATTACAAAATCTGGCGCTCCTGTTTACATTACTGTCTACGAGGGTCGTGGAGATGGTAAAGAAGGAGCTACTAAGTCAGGTTATCAGTTGAATCGTAGAACTCAAGATTACCTTGCTGAAATTCAAGAAGTATTTCCTGATGCAGTACGTAAGGGTAAGTTGATTATTGCTCATAACGGCAGAGGACATGTTAACGAAAGTAACAATGCCTATAGTTACAAAGATTACACAATCATCGATGCTGGTTCTGGTTGGAAAGTTAAGGATGCTTCTCAGAAGTGGGTTGGCAACGAATTTGCAACCGATAGAGACGCAGAGGAGTTTGTTGACTCTCTGAATGAGTCCTTTTTGGACAGCGATGATAACTACGAGTATGTAGCTAGTAAGTCAGTACTTGATTCAGATGGTTTCTATACTGATTACACTTGGTACAAGAACATTGATGGTGTGAATGTATTCGTGTTTGGTGACAATGATATCTACAAGCCTGCTGATGGTTACATTGATCATGAAGAGGAAGATGATACCGCTGCTCAGGAATGGTTTGATTCTTACAACGGATTTGAAGAAGATATTGTTGACGAGAACTTAGATACAAGCAATGATGTCTTCTGTGTCGATGACCAGTTGGAATGGACTGACTTGTCTGGTGTGAAGTTCCGAGCACTTGTAACTGATGTCAATGATGATGTTGTAGTTCTCGATATGATGCCCGTAAGCGGAGCTCCTGTTACCAGAACTTTTGAGCTAACTTGTGACTCTAATGGCAAGGAATGTATCATTGTTGATATGGCCTCCGATAAGAGTGATGCTGTTTATGTTTATCCTCCATATGAAGATCTTGAAGAGAGCACTGCTTCAAACAAAGTAGTATATCCTAACGGTGAACCTGTTACAGATATTGATCTGAATCGTGCACTTGATTATATGTACGGTACTGATAGAAATCCTGAGTGGACATACACTGATGCAGAGATGCAGCGGGCAATTTACTACTGGATGGATAAGACTGATCCACATCCATCAGGAAAGTCTTACATGAGCTTACAAGAATCCTACAACATCAAGTTCTATCAAATTTTCCAAGCCCCATCTAAGCCTACAGAAAATGGTAAGATGATTGGCCAGAGAGATACTCTGAGTGCTGCCATTGACTTCGGAGAGGATCGTTGTGGTCCTGGAAAGTTCTTTATCAAGGGTGTTTGCGATGATGGCAAAACTAGATACGTAGATTTCTTTAGAAAAGCAAGGGGTTATGTTCCTTTTGCCAACTACAAAGATGACGTAACAGAATCTTTTGAAGATGATGGACCAGTTTATGTTGCATCTTCAGTTGAGAGTCTGAACAACTACTGTGCTGGTTTAGGTGACGCTTGTAAAAGATTACGTGATGGAAACATGTGTTCTTATCGTGGTTATGAAGTAGAATTTGTCGATGGTGAGTACAATGTGTTCTTGCTGGAATCAATGAACGAATCCTTTGATGACTATCATTATGCAGTTTACAACAATGATGCTCTTTTGAGAGACAAGCTCTGGAGTGTCTCTGACGCACTTGAGTTCATTCATGCAAATGGTGGCAACATTATCAAACTTTCAAAAGATGGTGTTGATACTGTTATCTGGAAAGATGGTAAGGCAGTTGGAAGCGGATTTATCGGTAAGGGCATAGATGCTGATGGAAACGATGTTCACTTTGAAGATGGTGAAGATGTTCCAACTCATGCAGCTCCAGAACCTTTCAATCCTAGAAAGTGGTTGTACGGTGAGTCAAAAGAAAACCGACCTCTGTACATTATCAGAGACAGTCACGGAAATCAACTATCTGCTCCTAATCCTGACGACGAAGAGCTGTGGGATAGAGTTGCTTCTATGGAAGCAAGAGGAAGACGTGGACTGTGTGTAGTTGCTTATACCGGCAAGAAAGAATCACTGAAAGAGTGGAATGAATTCAGTGATGACGATGTTGAAGATGATTTGACTCATGCAGCTGTTTACGGCGGCGATAGCAAGTACTGCAAAGAATGCGGTGCTGTAAAGAAATATGATGAGGACGGCTTTTCATATTGTCCTGAGTGCTGTGGTGAACTTGACGAGTCCTACTGGTACAATGATCCTGAACTTCGTCAGAAACAAGATCAGCTAATTTCTGAATTAGAAGCTGATGGATTTGAAGAAACAGATGGTCAATCATATGGCACTAAGCATTGGACATTCTTCCGCAAGAGAGTTGATGGTAAGGGAGTCTGGAAAGCAATCTTTGTTGATACTGGATCAAAAGAAGCTGCAATAATTGATGTAACTTATGGTCAAGTTCGTGGTTATGAGCCACTTGATAGTTTCGATGCTCTAAGAAGAGATCTTGGAAACAAGTTATTGCCATAAATCTTAATATAGAATCTTGTAGCCGGTGCTGTTGATTTCAGCACCGGCTACAATTGTATATCACTATGTACTATTATATGTGAAGGAGATATACAATGGCATTTACTGCAAGTAAACTACTAGAAATTGCTATTGCCGAGCTTGGCTACAAAGAAAAAGCTTCTAACTTTCAGCTCGATGATAAAGAAGCCAATGCTGGTAGTGGCAACTGGACGAAATATGCTCGTGATCTTCACACCGCAGGATATTATCAAGCAGCTAAGAACGGTTATGCATGGTGTGACATGTTTGTTGACTGGTGCTTCTTACAGCTTGGTGGCAGCAAAGAAAAAGGCGAATGGCTCGAATGCCAAACAGGACTTTATGGTGCAGGATGCGAATGGTCATCTAACTGTTATCGTTGGGCAGATCGTTGCGGAACTGAGCCGAAAGTCGGTGCACAAATCTTCTTTGCTAAAAACGGTAAAGGATCTGAAGAGCATACAGGTATTGTAGAAAAGTTTGACAGTAACTATGTTTACACAATTGAGGGTAACGCAAGTAACATGGTAAAGCGTAAAACATACGCTCGTAATTCTGATTACATCCTGTGTTATGGATATCCAAGATTTGATGAGACTACAAATGAGACGCAAGCAACAACTTCAACAATTGCTGCTGATCATTTTGACAAAGGGGATGTCGTTAAGATTGTTTCTGGCGCTAACTGGTTAAGTGGATCTGCTGTTCCTACATGGGTGATCAAGAAGGAATGGATTATTAAAGAAGTTTCTACTTCTGATGGTAGAGTTGTTGTCAATGAATCAGTTGATGGAGCAAACAAGATCAATAGTCCTATTCACTATTCTTCTCTAGTTCTTGTTAAGGCTGCTAATCCGAAAGAGGATAAAGTTGAAACAGAGCTGGACGGAGGAAACAAGGAAACTGAGGTTGCTCAAAGTAGTTTGAAGTATTCTACTGCAAATCCGCCGCTTGTTTGTATGCAGACTCAGAGCACTTGTTATAAGGGCACAACCGAAATGACTGTTCTTGGTGTGCTGTGGCATAGTACAGGTGCAAACAACAAGACTATCAAGCGCTATGTTCAGCCTAGTGACAATGATCCAAACAAAGATGCTCTGCTTAAGTTAATCGGTAAGAATCAGTATAACAATGACTGGAACCATATTGACAGACAAGCTGGTTTGAATGCTTGGATTGGTACATTAGCTGATGGCACAGTTACGACCGTTCAGACAATGCCCTGGAACTTTAGACCTTGGGGCTGTGGAAGTGGTAAGAATGGTTCTTGTAACAGTGGCTGGATTCAGTTTGAGATCTGTGAGGATAACTTACAAGACGCTGACTATTTCAACAAGGCATACACAGAAGCTTGCGAGCTAACTGCGTATCTTTGTAAGATGTTTAATCTTGATCCTCATGGAACCATTAACTATAATGGAGTTAAAGTTCCCGTTATCCTTTGTCATGCAGATTCTTATGATCTTGGTTTCGGATCAAATCATGGTGACATTGATCACTGGTTCCCGAAGCATGGTAAGTCAATGGTAACAGTAAGAAATGATGTTGCAAAGTTACTCCAGAATTCAACACAAGCTGCTCCAGTAGAAGGTGTATACCAGAAGGGTGTTGCAACTCAGCTTTCTAAGAATTTCAAATCAACTGAATTTGATTGTCATGGAGATGGCTGTTGCACTACAACAGAAGTAGATCCAAAACTTGTTACTTATTTACAAACAATTCGTGATCATTTTGGCAAGGCTGTTAATATTAGCAGCGGATATAGATGTGCAACACACAACAAGAGTGTTGGAGGAGCTGTTGGTTCAAGACATACAAAAGGTCAAGCAGCTGATATCTATATTAACGGTGTAACTCCTTTGGAGATTGCTCGTTACGCAGAACAACTTGGCATCTTAGGAATTGGTTTATATGAAACTGATGAAGATGGTCATTTTGTACATGTTGACACAAGAGCGACAAAGTCATTCTGGTATGGACAAGCACAAGCTAAGAGAGATACATTCCAAGAGCCTGTTAAAATTGATATATCAAAAGTTAACACAGCAAAAGCTGATCCGAAGCATGTTTGGGACTTCTTGAAAGCAAAAGCATTGAATGATTTTGCAGTGGCTGGTTTGATGGGCAATTTGCTTGCTGAGTCAAACATGTTACCAATCAACTTGCAAAACACTTATGAGAAGAAGCTCGGTATGACAGACGCTGAGTATACAGCAGCAGTTGACCAGGGAATCTACAAAGATTTCGTCAAAGATAGCGCAGGCTATGGTCTAGCTCAGTGGACATACTACAGCCGTAAGGAAGACTTGTTGGAGTATGCTACTTCTCAGAAGAAATCAATCGGTGATTTAGATATGCAGCTGGAATTCTTGTGGACTGAGCTTCAAAGATACAAGGCTGTTATGAAGCAGTTGAATGAAGCAACTTCAGTTAGGGAAGCTTCTGATGTAATTCTTCATGACTATGAAGCTCCTGCTGATCAAAGCGAGGCTGTTGAAATCAAGCGTGCTGAATTTGGACAGAAGTATTTTGATGACTATGCCGTATGTATGCACAAGTCAACAGAAATTCAGAACCAGAAAGATGCAACTTGTACAGAAGCTGGATATACAGGTGATAAGGTATGCTCTGAATGTAACTTTGTAGTAGAAGTGGGGTCACTTATTCCTCCTATTCAGCACAACTATAGCTTGACAGGAAAGCTTGAGCCTACAATTGAAACAGAAGGCTACACTGGAGATCAAGTTTGTTCAAGATGCAATCATACAATCAAGGGAGAAGCAATCAAGAAGTTGAGTCCGATTGTTGTTACTCCTGAAGATGATGAGGTTAAGATTACTATCAAGAAGAGCTGGATCCAGAAGTTGATTGAGTGGTTGCTCAGCTTGTTAAAATAACGGTTATTTCACATACAAAGAATGAGGTGCTATTCGCGTAGCACCTCATTTCTTGTATATAAAGTATATAGATCAAACTTTGAGGAAGGATGTTGATAGTATGGCGTTACGTTTGAATGTTGTTGCCATCGCTGATGGTGGTGGTAAGCCTGCCTCTCAGACCGAAGTTGTTCATTCCTATACAGTTGATGCTCTGCTTGCAATTGCTCTAGCAGAGAAGGGCTACAAAGAGAAGAGTAGTAATTCAAGTTTAGATAGTAAGACAGCTAACGCAGGAAGTAACAACTACACAAAGTATGCAAGAGATCTTCATAATGCTGGTTATTACCAAGCAAGCAAGCAAGGATTTGCTTGGTGTGATATGTTCGTTGATTGGTGTTTCTATAAGCTTGTTTGTAATGTAACAGGTAAGACTGGAAAAGATGCTCGGTTGATAGCTAACGAGTTGATCTGCGTGAATGAAAATCAACTATATGGAGCAGGATGTGCTGAGTCTCGTGGTTACTACAAGGAAAAAGGACGTTTAGGAAATCTACCAGTAAAGGGCGCTCAAATATTTTTCTGGGAAGCCGGTGAAGTTTCTCACACAGGTATTGTTACAGGATTTGATGCTAATCAAGTTTATACCATTGAGGGTAATACAAATAATCAAGTTAATGAGCGAGCATACAAGCGGAATGATAGCAGTATTGTTGGCTATGGCTATCCGAAGTTAACAGGACTGAAAGTACCAACCGGATCTACTGTTCCTCCTGACCCTCCAAGCTCTTATGGCGAGGATACCAGTACTGAAAATACAGACAGTTATAACGGTGGTAACAGTGTCGGCGGAAGCGGCTCAGTCATCTCCTATACATTTGATGGGCTGAAATATTCAGATGATAACCCACCCTTGTACTGCCCGCAAACTCAAAGCACTTGTTGGAGAGGCACCAGTAAGAATATGACTATTCGCGGAGTGTTGTGGCACGATACTGGTGCTGGAAACCCTGAGATTCGTAGATATGTTCAACCCGATGACAATGCCAATGATCGAGAGTACTGGATAAACCTACTTGGTAAGAATCAGTATAACAATGACTGGAATCATGCTGAACGACAAGCAGGAATGAATTGCTGGATAGGTAAACTAGCGGATGGATCTGTTACAACTGTTCAGACAATGCCTTGGAATTATAAACCTTGGGGTTGTGGCGGCGCATGTAATGACGGCTGGATTCAGTTTGAAATCTGTGATGATGTTGACCACGGCGATGATCCCGACTACTTCCATGCTGCTTATGAAGAAGCTTGCCAGATAACGGCATACTTGTGTGCAAAGTTTAATCTAGACCCTCTTGGAACTGTGGAGTTCAAAGGAAAACAAGTTCCTGTTATACTTGATCATCGAACTTCTTGTAAACTTGGACTCGGAAGTAACCACGGTGATGTTAGAGGTTGGTTCAAGAAATATGGTAAATATGCTGACGAAGATGGCATGCAGATTGTTCGTCAAGATGTTGCAGCACTTTTAAGTAAGGGCGGTAACTATATTCCAAATGTTAGGATTGACGATATTGTTACTGTTGATCCCGGAGCAACAGCAAAAGATGGTTCAGTTGCTGCGCCATGGATTACATCTAAGCGTTGGAAAGTTTCTAATACATCCTCAGAGGATGAGTATGCGATTCTTGGCCAGCGCGAGGATACCGCATCTGTTGTACTGAATAGGGCTTACAAGAAATCAAATCTGACTGTAGTTACTGCTAATGGATCTGTAACTCCTTCTCCTAACACAGGCAACTTAACTAACAAAGAAAGAATTTGGAACATTCTTTCTAGCAAAGTTAAGGATAGTAATGGACAAACAAACTATTTCGGAGTTGCTGGAATCATGGGTAACATGATGGCAGAGTCTGGTCTTAGACCAAACAATCTTCAGAATACATATGAAAAAAGTTTAGGTTACAGTGATGAAAGTTACACTGCTGCTGTTGATAACGGAACATATACAAACTTTGTACGAGACAGCGCAGGTTATGGACTAGTTCAGTGGACATACTGGTCTTTGAAGGAAGAACTACTTAAATACGCTCAAGAACATAACAAATCCATTGGTGATCTAGATATGCAAGTAACATTCTTGTGTCATCAGTTGTCAACGGGATATACATCTGTTTGGAATACTTGTTGTAACGCTAAAACTGTTAAAGAAGCCTCTGATAAGATGCTACATGGTTTCGAACGACCTTACGGACATGATGGCGTCAACAAAGAGTCACAAGAAAGTAAGAGAGCTCAGTTTGGTACTGATATTTACAACGAGCTAGTCAACGGTTGTTCTCATTCGGAAACAGTAACACGAGATAATTGCGCTGCAACTTGTTCCTCTGATGGATACACAGGTGATGAGGTTTGTTCTTCCTGTGGCTTAACTGTTAGATTCGGTGACATTATTCCTGCAACTGGTCATAACTATCAGTATGGTGTATGTACTATTTGTGGGGCAACTCCAGAGCAAGATAATGGTGGAGGAGGATCTGTTCCAAACATCACAAATGGTATTGTTACTCGAGATGATTTGATTCAGATTCTTTCTGTTTTGAAAGATATGCTAAGTAGAGAAAGTTGAGTGATTGGATGGCTGAAGAAAGATTTGTATACCAAGTAGGAGATCTAATTCAGATCGATCCTACAGCAACACGCATTGATGGATCCTCAATTGATGCTGACTTGAAGGGAAATAACTACAACTGGTTTGTTACGGATGTTGATCCTACAAACTTTACTTTGACTCTCGGAGCATACAGAGCATTTGGATTGAGATATAGATGGAATCCTCCGATTGTAATTCATGAGGATTTTGTGTCTAAGATAGTTAAACTTGTTTGTAGACACGCAAACGCAGTTGTTGACTCAAAAGTTGAACCTACTTGCTTGGAAGATGGTCTAACTGAAGGCAGGCACTGTCCTGACTGTGGTGAAGTTCTTCTAGCACAGCATAAGATTCCTAAACTGGAACACGAATATGTGTACGATATGGATCAAGGTGTTAAAACTTGTACAAAGTGTAAACATCAGATATTTGACTCAGAACGATCCATTGATCTTACAGGAGACGACATCAGAAAGATGATTCAGATAATTGAGGCTATGCTTTCATATGATTCATCTTCACCAGTTCCCCCTGAAGTTATTCCTGAGGTAGATCCTCCTGTGGAGCCAGTATTTAGTTCCGATATTACATTTACAAGCGAGTGGAAAACAGATCTGGATCTTCCTTACTTGTTTTATACTCCTTCAAGTGCAACAACCGACGGAACAACTCCGCTCATTGTTTGGCTACACGGTTCAGATGAGTGCGGTGCAAGCGAGAGCATATTCCGCGACAGAGGCTTGCCTGCTGTTTTGAAAAGCTGGTCATTGAAAGGTTTCAACGCATACATACTTTGCCCCAGACTTCCTGGAGGTATCAAATGGACTCAACGATCCGATTCTGTTTTCAGTATGATTTCTAACATTGTTAGTAAGTACAAAGTTGATACACGAAAGATCATACTTATGGGCCACTCTCTTGGTGGTATTGGAACTGAGTACATTGCGTTCCAGAAACCTGGTTATTTCTCGTGTCAGATTATAATGAGCGGTTACAGTTCTGGAGTAGATCTATCTCAGTTAAAAGATCTACCAACAAGGGTGTATGCTGAAAATTCAGAGTATTCAGCTCATTACAACACACTGAAAAATACATTTGGGCAGGAGGCTTGTACGGTTCTCAACTGTGGTCATGGTGAAGTTCCTGGTAAGGCATTAACTATTGAAAAGTCAGACGCTGCCGGTGTATCTGATCTTCTGTACTGGGCAATCTCTCAAACAAATGAACAACTTGATGATACAGAGAGTGAGCCTAAATTACAAGTTCCCTTTACAACTGTTGTTACAGCTGATGGTGTAAATCTTAGAACTGGACCTGGAACAGAGTATGACGTTGCGGATAGCAATAACAAGGCTTATGCTGGACAACAGCTGACTATAGTTGAAATTGTACAATCCGGTAATCATAATTGGGGTAAGCTAGATCCGAATATCTGGAAAACCTCAAAGACAAGTAGTTGTATCGGAAAATCTGATCGCTGGATAGCACTAGAGTACACAACTGCTTTTAACTCGGAAACATTTAAGACTCCTACATGGATATATCCATTATCATATCAAAGGCTATCAAGCCCTTATGGTTATAGAATACATCCTATCAGTGGAGAATGGAAAATGCACTGGGGTGTAGATCTTGGAGCATACTGGGGAACTCCGATATATGCAACAAAAGCAGGAACTGTTTCAACAGTGGCTTATCAAGAGGATGGGGCCGGAAATTATATCTGTATAAAACATGAAGATGGAACTCAGTCTGATTATTTCCATCTTGAAGAGCAACTTGTTTCTGTTGGTGACAAAGTTGAAGCCGGACAGCATATCGGTAGATGTGGCAGCACTGGCGGATCAACAGGCCCTCATTTGCATTTCCAGATATGGGAGAACGGCTCTAGACAAGATCCGGCAGAGTACATTGATTTCTAAACAAGGAGTCATGTATATAAGATAATACATCATGACGAAGGAAAGGTAGATATTTTTATGGCTGAGTTCTGCAAGGACTGCTTCAAGAAGATTGAGTCATCTGTTAGTGAACAAGATCTCGTACTTAGTTCTGATGCAGAGTTATGTGAAGGCTGTGGTGAGATGAAGCCAGTCGTTCTTGAAGTAAAAACTTCCGAACCTTCAATGACTGTTGCAGAGTGTCAAGTAGAGACTCAAAAACACATTGAAATGGTTCGTAAATATATTAGATTCATGATTGATAAAATTGAGATGCGCGGTGTAAAACATGATGCTTCAAAATTAGAATCTCCAGAGGTTGAACTATTCACACAGTTCACTCCTAAGCTTGCATCTACTACTTACGGTAGTGATGAATATAAAAGTTATCTTGAAGGCTTAAAACCTGCTCTTGATCATCACTATGCAAGTAACAGACATCATCCTGAGCACTTTGTTAACGGCGTTAACGACATGACTCTGATTGACATTATCGAGATGTTTTGTGATTGGAAAGCAAGTACTCACAGAATGAACGATGGAAATCTCTTAAAGAGCATTGATGTTAACACAGACAGATTTCACATCGAAGAGCAGCTAAAACAAATCTTTGTTAATACTGCTAGAATGATTGATGAGCATGAATAACACATTCATGTATATACAACTGTAATCTTACATAAAGGAGATATGTTTATGAATTGGGAAATTCTACTAACTGTTCTTGCAAGTATTTGTACAGTTGTTGCTCTATTTATCAGCTACTATTTCTACATCAAGAGAAAGATTGAGGCTGAAGTTCCTGGAGCGATCAACGGTGCAGAAGACACTGGCATGAGCGGTGCAGAAAAGTTTGAAGAGGCTGTAGATACAATCTACGCGCTTATTCCTGTTGCAGTAAGGCCTTTCATTACAAGAAGTCTTGTGGAAACACTTGTTCAAGAAGTGTTTGATAAGATGGAAGAATATGCAAGAAAGCAGCTTGACAAGGAAGCAGAGCCGACTGAAGCTTAAGTAATAGCATTTCAAATAAACTGCGTATGATGAGTTCATACGCAGTTTATTAGTTTACACTTGACTTTCATGTATAAACATTATATAATGTTTATGATAAATAAGCATTCGTCTAATAATTTCTAGAATTCAATATATAATAAGTATAGAGGAAGACTTAATGAGAGAGCTAATCGTCGTAACATACAAGTTGCCTGCGGATCCTCTCACTCGTAAAATTTACGGTGATGACTTAGAGAACATGTATGATTGTACAGCTTTCTGGAACGATGAATTATCCGCTCCAGAAATCAAAAAATTACAAAGAAAATATGATGAGGTTGAATCTTTTGTTTGCAACTTTGCTGCTTACAATGACTGGGTGGATAATGAGGCTGCTTGGGCTGAGTTTGTGAAAACTGGAGCTTGTCCGTTGAAGCCAGTTGCGGAGTCAGTTGATGTTGGAACAGATTCCAGAACTATCAACATTGAATGCGCGGTTCGTATTCAGCGAGAAAATCCGGAAGCAACATTTGAGTACAATGTTGACATTGATGATGTAGGTCAGATTGTGTTCACGCCATATGACGCTGGAACAAGATTTTGTCATGAAGGTGAAGATGCTGTGGAGGGCGAGGATGTTAAGTTTGAGACTGTTCATTTAACAGCTCAGATGATTTCAGATTGTGATAACTATGATTACTTTATGGGAACAGATGAGATTGGTCAATTTGTTATCACTCCGGATGTTCAGGATTCCTCTTTCTTAACTGTTTCAGTTGAAGATTCACTCAACCTTGTTACGGAAGGAGCTGATAGCATTGTTGTTGATCCTGATTACGTTCCTGAATTTGATATCGGAGATCGAGTTGTTGTTCACCTCAATGGAAATGATCGTCCTGGTGTGATCGTAGATTATGTAGATACTGATCCAATGGATGATGCTACTGGTGCTGATTCTGGTGAATTTGAAGCTTGGGTTGTTAGCTTTGACGACAGCACTCAAGAGATGATCGGAACATGTTATATGACACATGAGAATGAGATTGCAGAATGTGAGGAAACTGATTCTATGAAAGTACTGAAAGAATCTAATAAGTATAGAGATTTTGATTGGAATGACGATCTTTATGCTGTTATCAAAAACGATGGAACCTATGCTGGAGTTCCTTGCCGTAGTTATGCGGAAGCTAGCCAGTTAGCATATCATCCTGGCTCAAAGATTTTCAAGCTTGTTCTAGAGGATGATGCTACTGAGGAACCACTGGAAGAGGATCTTTCTGAGCTTGACCGTATGGATGTCGTTAACAAAGTTATGCGTGGTGAACTAAGTGTGTTCAGTGGAGACGGTGAGCCTGAAGAAAGTTACATTCCTATTCCAGAGTTGAATACCACTCACGGAAAGTTGGATTTTGAATACTATTATGACGAAGCAACAGGTGAAGTTATTTCTTATTCAAAACCAAGAAGAGATTTCTAATGAGCATATACGATAACTTATTTACCATTGCGCCAAAACCACAGTTGCGATATAGTGTCATTCGTGAGGGTGAGGAAGAGTCAGGAGTTGACTGGTTAGTTCAGTTTGAACTAGAACCTTCCGAATTTGATGACTCTTTTGATTCAAACTATCGAGAAGAAATTGTCATCACAGCCGCAGACTTTGATACTGCTCACAAGTATGCACAACAGTACATTAGAACTATGCAGCTTAAATCTGAAACAAGCGATCAATGGAAGAACGCTGAGATTGTTTCAGTTGATAAAATCTAACAGTTATTATATAATATATGTATAAAAGGATAAGACATGAAGTTCAGTAAGTTGTTTCTTGATGAATCCTTGTTTGATAGTACATCAATGAAGTACGATGATGATTTCAGTGAGGCTGAACTTCCTCCTGAGAGTTTGCAGGGACCGACCTCTGGGTCCGATTCTGGTGTAACAGATTTAGTCATAACTGCAATAAACGACGAGTGGGAAGCAATTCGGACTTATAATTCTATCATCGAGACTTTGAAGTATGAAGCTCCTAACAATGAAGATTATGTAAGATTTATTCAGATTCTGAATGATATCAATGCAGAAGAAAACAAACATGTGGGACAGCTTCAAGAAATTCTACAGAGATTATCACCAAACGCGAAATTCATCGACAAAGGACGTGATGAAGGAAGATCACAGTTTAATTTTGCGAACGGTTTGTTACAAGTTCAGGCCTGGGAGCCGAAACAAACAACTGCCACAGTAACTCCAGATGTTTCTGGTGAAGATGTGTGCACATTAACTGACATTGATGACGATATGTGAGGATTGATACATATGGCAAAACGTAGATTAAAAAATGAATCAATTGATAATCTGCAGAGAGTTGTAGACGCAGAAGCTCCTGCAGTAGTTGGACAGATGGATGTTGTCATGGCAGACGCTGTTCAGGAGAGCGCTAAGAATGACGAACATGCAGAGGAAGTTGCTACTCAGCTGCAGAAGACTGCTGATGTAGTTATTCCTGAAGATCCGAAAGAGGAGAAACCTGCTGTTGATAACAAGTTTACAGCAAAGTTAGTTCTGGATGAATCTCTGGAAGATTTCTCCCTTGTAACAGAGGATGCTACTCCTAAGGATGGTAGAGCAAGAAAAGTTTATGACGATGACGACGAAGATGAATATCTGGATTACGATATGTTTGACTTCGTCTATGGTCTTGTAACAGACTGCTGGCCTAAGCCCTTGAACCCTCTTGGACACAAGATGCGTAAGTTCATGTACATTGGTTCTGATAAGTACATGGATTCTCCTGATGCGGACACTCGTGATTCTTCTGATGGTCATGCTCAGGTTGCAAGCTATGGCGACTCCATTGAAGTTTATTCCAACAATCCTGCAGACTTCAAAGACATTGAGGATGTCTGTAAGCTGTATAAGCTGAGCTACTCTGGTCCTCACCGCAGACGCAGCAAGAGTACTTACTGGGAGTATTCATTCCGTGTAAATGTTCCTTGTGTGAGCAGTGGTTATCCTTACATGGTTGAGGAGTACTTCGAGACTCTTGGAATGACTATGGAAGATGTGATGCCTGCTGATTTCTGCAAACAGTATCGCAAGAGACAAGCAACAGTTGAGAAAGAAGCAAAGAAGTATATCAATCAGGCTGAAGTTGATAAGCTGATCGATAAAGCAATCACTGCTGCAGCTCAGGACAACACTGAGCCCTTGGAAGCACATCTTAAGAGACTTTATGTAGATTTAGATGCCGCTGGTTTAACTTACCAGAAATCCAAAGTTAAGAAAACCTTCATGGACGCTTTTGATGATCCTGAGGAAGACGACGAATAATACTTACATAATGAATAAAGCTCCGTCACGTAACCTGTGACGGAGCTTTTGTTGTTAGAAAGATAACTGTTTAATCTTGTATATACATCTATAGTAAAACTATGAAGGAGACAAACTATGGGAATGTTTACAAACTATCAACAAGAGCTTGTTAAGGCATATCAGCCGAATAACTTGTCTCAATCCTTTCCCGCTCCTCTTACTGATAGTAGCTTGAATCCTCAGTCTGCAAGTAGACCTTACGAACTCTACAATGCAAAGAATGAACTTGTTGGATATACTTGGCATTATGGAGAAACATTAAATCTCGATTTTGAGATTGAGGGTGGAATTACCGTTGAACCGGATGCTTTGATTCACACAGCTGAGAACGAGGATCCGAATAAGATACAGCTCATTGCAGATGTTGACACACGACTTTATAACATCACAGACCTAACATCATGGACCTGTTTAGGAAAGATTCCTGATGACAATGGTGTTGTTAGATATGTTTGGGTGCAAGACTCAGAGTTTACATATCCAGAAACAGCTGAGGGTGTTGCTCTGAAGTATATGTACATGCCAACATCAAAATATCTGCAAGAAAAAACAGCTGTCGTCACACTATACAACTTCCGTATGGAGCCTGTTCATACTTGGAGTGTTCCTGCAGCTAGAAATGTTAGATGTTTTATCAACAAAGAGCTGTCTGCAAAGTTAGTAAAGGGAACTTATAGATGCTCTGTTCTTGTTGAGGGAGATGGAGTTAACTTCATGGTGTTCAGTCCAACTGATTGTGAACTACTAGTTAAGTGAGGAGAACAACATGAATATTAAACTTAGAGCTAGATTAGCAGCTTATGCAAAAGTAGAAACATTACAGCCTAGTTCATCAACACCTGGTGTTGATGAAGGTTGTGATCTTATAACTGCAGGGCCAGTTCGTGGGGAGCGTATTGACACATTGTTTTCAGCCAAACAGTCAGAAGAGCAAACATCACAGAAGGCTGCTGGCGCTGCAATTATTGACGCTCTATTTCAGAAGGGATAAGTTATGTTCAATATTGCATTCAATGGTATCATAACTGTTAACAGAGGAGACTCTTTTAGATTTCCATTAACTATCAATTTCGGAAGCTCCCTTGAGCCGAACACTTACGGCTTGAATGAACATGATAAAGTGTACTTTGCTGTTATGGAACCGAATCAGCCCTTTGAAACTGCTCTTATAAAGAAAGTTTTTGATAAGTCTCATGAAAAAACAGATAAGGACACAGGTGTCAGATATCTTGAGATCAGTTTCAAACCACAAGATACTGAATGTGTTCTTCCTGGAAAATATTACTATCAGATAAAACTTCAAAGATTCCATAAGATGCTTGACTCTGAAGGCGAGCTTGTTCAGCCTGAACAGTGGGATCTTGTCAACTATGATGTTGACACTGTTATTGATAAGACACAATTCTTTATTCTGGAGTGATGTATTATGGCAACAAAAGGATTAGTTGGTGGTGTCAATACCACCTCAACAGTTGTTACGTCTTCAAGTAATACATCAAGCACTAATCTACAAGGAACTGCGACTGGAACACAAGAGACAGTAACAGCATCTGTTGGAAGTAGTCAAGCATACAATGCTCGCATTCTCGCTAACTCAAACACTCCTGTGGAGTATGTTGGTGCTGAATCAGATTCTATGTACATAAATGTTGACAATTCTAACAGAACAATTAGTGGTGAAGTAAAATGGCGCAGCATGATTGCCACTAGTGAGGAACAGGAAGATGCATATCATGCATATCCGGCTAACAAAGCTAGAATAAACTTTGCAGATTTATCCAAGTCTCTGTCAACAATTCAGAGTACTGTCGGAGTGCTTGAAGACTCTTGCAAGAAGTCAACAACAAACATCAATAAGTATATTGATGATCTAGCAAAAATACAGAGTGCACTAACTGATTGTCAGCAATTCTGTACAGCTTTGAAAGATAGTTTGGATGCTGAAGTTGCAGCTCGAGAGCTGGACCATGTTAAATTGAGAAAAACTGATGCTGAAAACTTCAACACACTTAAAACTGATTTCAGTACATTAACAACTCAAACTATTACTCGTATGGATGCTCAAGATGCAGAAATCAAGAGCATCAAGGATGCGGTTGCAAGCGAGGAATTCCGTGCAAAATATGAGGAAGGAAGAATTGAGGAGAGTCTTCAGGCAACAACTAGAATGCTTCTCGATACTTCTCGTAATCTTGGAACACTTGAATCACAAACTCAGGAGTTAACAAATAGATTTAACAGTTTAGAAACTTCTGAACAGCTAACAACCATTGCTGATCACACAGCTCAAATTGAATCTCTAGATCAAGAAATGGAGAACTTAGACTTGAGATTGACCTCTCAAGTTAGTGAAGCAACGCGTGAAACTGCAAAACTAAGAGACATCGCGTACAAGCATAGTGCAGATATTACCACTGTTACCGCGACAGTTAAACAAGCTGAAAATGATCTTGAGGATCTTTCACAGGCTCATGAAGTTCTTGAAACTGTTGTTGATAACATGCACAGAACGCTTGAGGCAGATATTCAAGACAGAGAGAAACAGTACTTGCATCTGTCCACAAGAATTTCTGACGAAGGAACAATTCGAAGAGAGACCGACACTTTCCATGAAGAAGAGCTTGCCAGATTAGAGCTTCGTATTTCAATGCTACAAAGTGAGCTTGTGCTGGTTATCCAAAATCTGGCAGACGAGTTGAGACTTCGTGACAGTGAGCTTGAATCGGGCATGAACAGTATTACATATGATTTTATTGATGCAGGTACTGCACCAATCTAAGGAGATAGCTAGTAATGAGTGATAATCCTATTCTTCAAGAGCTAGAACAATATGTAGACTGGCTCAGCTTAGAATACTATGATAAACGCATCAAGGATTACATTGATGTTCGTTGTACTGAGGATCTAAGAATTGGTGGTGAAGTTTCCGCTGCTTGGTTAAGTATTGCACCCGTTGCAGAAAATCAGAACAACCTTTACATTGTAAATGAAGCTTTTACAACTGGTGCAACATTCTCCGAGAGTAACATTGACTGTGACAAGGGCACAGTAGTTTACCTTGCAAGTACTGATGCAGGATTGAGATACAAACTTCTAGCAAGAGTCGTTCCGGAAGATAGTTCTCTAGCGGATTCAATCTTGCATGTTTCAGATTCTGTTGATAAGTTACGCAAGCGAGTTGAATTGCTAGAAATGGAGCAATCAAACTTCACTACTCAGTTATCAGAACTTGTTGATCAAGTTGAAGATCATGAGACTGAATCTAAATATCAGTTTGAAGCTGTAACGACTGCCATTCAAGCAACAGTAAAGGATCTTGAGGAAGTTAATGAAGATATTGCAGATGTTAGAGATGATATCAAACATCTCTCTGACGATTTTCAAACAGTTAATCACGATATCCACGATATCCTGCACAGTCACGAAACAAGATTAAATAGTTTTGAAAATTCTTTTGCTACAAAAGAATCGGTTGAGGATCTTGAAAAGAAAATTGACTCAATTCCTCAAGTTAGTCTCGATGGTTATGCAACTGAACAGTATGTTAAGGATCAGATTGCCGGAATACAAGCTCCCGATATGAGCGGATATGCTACTATTGCCGACATTGATGCAAAAGTTGCTGCTCTTGTTGATGGTGCTCCTTCGGCACTCAACACATTAGCCGAACTTGCTGAGGCTCTGAATGATCAGAAAGATGTTCTTGATACATTTGCAACAAAATCTGATCTTGCTCCTGTAGCTACATCGGGTAGTTACAAAGATCTAGTTGATACTCCTGAAATTCCATCAGTTGAGGGTCTTGCTTCAGAAATATATGTGCAAGAAGCAATCAAAGCTATCCCTTCTGTTGACTTGACTGGTTATGCAAAAGCAGAGGATATTCCCGATGTTAGCAAGTTTGTTACTGCTGAGGATCTTCCTGCAGTTCCAACAAAGGTTAGCGAGCTAGAAAATGACTCAGGTTACTTAACGGAACATCAAAGTTTGGATGGATTAGCTACTGAAGAATTTGTACAACAGCAAATTGATGCTATTCCTGATGTTGATCTAAGTAACTATGCAAAGAAGAGCGATCTTCCTGACACAAGTAAATTCTTAACTGAAGTTCCTCAGGAGTATATAACAGAGAGTGAGCTTGATGCAAAGGGTTATTTAACAGAGCATCAAAGTTTAGAAGGCTTAGCAACAGAAGAGTTCGTTCGTCAACAGATTGATGCGATTCCTGAAGTAGACACAAGTGAATTAGCATCAAAAGCTGACCTTGAGCTTAAAGCGGATAAAACTTATGTTGATCAACAGTTAGATAATGTAACTGTTGACTTAACAGGTTATGCGACTGAGGATTTTGTTAGAACTGAGATTGCTAATGCTCAGCTCGGTGATGATGGTGAAACAATCATTGATTTATCATACCTTGCAACAAAAACCGATCTTTCAAATGAAGTTGCAACATTGAACAGACGCATTGACGAATTAAAAGTTATTCAGTATGGAACATTCTAAGAAAGGAGGAACATGTAGTGCAATTTCAGATTAAGTATGGATTAAGAAGAAACATTGACAAGATTGCTGATGCAAACAAGATTGAAGGTTGTTGGTATATTTGTACTGATACATTTGAAGTCTTTGTGTGCTTGAATGGTAATCTTGAGCCAATCAAAGCTGCCTCCTCTTTTGACGATGATATTGTCGACCTGAAAGCTCGTGTTCAAGCGTTGGAAGATGCTTCTGAGTCTGAGGTCAAAATAAATACAATCTTTGATCTTCCTGAACAAGGTCTTAGTAACATTGTATATATTGTTGTTAAGGATAATGCTGCATACAGATGGAATGAAGACACAGGCAACTATGTATGCATCGGTAGAGACTGGATGGAAATCAATCGTATCAACGGTGGAGATGCAGCCTCTGTATTCTGATAACAACACATAGATAATCAAGTATTTACTTGCTGTGGATATTAGTTTGTAATTATAATTATGAAAGGTACATAATCAGTTATGGCAGAATTAAAAACTCAAATTCTAATCCGTAATGATTCCGCAGAAAACTGGACTACAAAGAATCCTGTTCTCGGTGTTGGTGAGTTTGGTGTCGAAGTTGGTGCTAATGATAACAAGCTGAAGATTGGTGATGGCCAAACAGCTTGGAACGCACTTCCTTATACCTACAACTTAACTGAACTTCAAAGAATTGCATTGTTTGAGAATGACTTAACAATGACTATGCAGTTCGGTAAGTACACTCCTGATGCTAGCGGATCCGTTGTTGTTCCTGCAGCAGGCATGACTGCTGAGCAAGTTTTGCTCGGAGCATTTGCGGAAGCAAAAGATCCTACAGTTAATGATCCTACTCTGAGTTTAACAACTAGCGGTAATCAGTCAGGTGAGGTTGGTACAGCTTATGCTTTGCCACACGCTACAGCTTCTGTTACTACAGGTTCTTATGAATATGGTTCAAAAGATGCTTCTGATGTTAAGTACAGTGACACTGGCACAGGCATCACATTCACATCAATCAAAGTGTCTTGCGAGGATCCGGCTAAGGAAACTTCAAGCTCTAACTCCAATGCTAATCTGCAATTGAAGTTGACAACAACTGAACTTCCTGACGCTAACAGAAAGTTTGAAACTACAGCAAAGACTATCAAGTTCAGTGCTGAGGCAACTCATCCTGCGTCTGCTCGCACACCTGTTAATAACTTGGGAACAAAGGTTGATGATCTCGCAATTGATGGTGAAACATTAACCGCAACTGCTTCTTTAACTATTACAGGCTATCGTTGCTGGTTTACTTATGTTGGAGCTGACTGCACATCAACAGTTGACTCTGCATTCATCCGTAATAACGCAACTAATAAGGGCAATCATGTAAATGCAGGAAATGTTACTTTAACAGTTAGAGACGGTAATCTTGACAAGCGTGTGCTGATTGCAATTCCTGCAACAGGTAAGAACTTGACTAAGGTAATTGACGTTAAGGGTATGGGTCTTGACATCTTTGCTGGTGGTAAGTTTACTCACAAGGTTGTTTCTGTTGAAGGTGCTAATGGTTATAGTGCTATCAACTATGACGTTTGGGTGTACGAGAATGCAAATGGTTTTGCAGGAACTACACTTAACTGCACAATCGGTTAATCAAGTGAGAGGAGAATAACATAATGGCATACGAATATCAAGGTTTTGCCACACTTGGCGTTAACCTGAATCGTCAGAACTACGGTGCACTTGATATTTCTCAGGTGTTTACAAGCCTGAACGATTTGAAGTACTATGTAAGTAAGGGCGCATATACAACAGACGTATCTACTTACTGGTACGAATCTGAAGATAAGAAAGTTGTTCCTTATCCTTATGCTGGTCAATATTTGGCCCTTGTCGATAATGACACTCGTAAGGTAACAGCTTATATTCTGGAAGAGAAAGCAGACGGCACATTTGACTACAAGGAAGTTGGCATCACTCCTATCGGTGATGATAAGACTGTTGATGTTGATGCAGCTGGTAAGATCACTCTTCATGGAATTGATGGACTTGACACTTCTAAAGTCTTTGTTCCTAAGCTAGTTGACGGTGAGCTTGTGTGGGCTGAGCCTTCTGCAGTTACTGTTGAGGGTCTGGATCAGAGACTCGGTGAAGCTGAAAAAGATATCGGTGCATTAGAAGCAAAAGATACAGAGCTTGCAGGAGAGATCGAAGCAGTTGAGAAAACTGTTGGTGAGCATACAACTGCTATCGGTGAGTTAGAGGCAGCTGATACAGCCCTCGGTGGCCGTATCGATGGTCACGACACTCGTCTTGCCAATCTTGAAGCCACTGTTAATGGCAAGGACGCTGTTGGTACTGAGGGAGAGGATGGCTATCAGCCCGCAGTAACTGGTCTAACCGATAAGGTTGCAGATCATGAAACTCGTATCGGAGCTGTTGAAGGAGCCGTTGCTAACGTCTATACAAAGTCTCAGACTGACGAAAAGATTGCTTCTGAAATTGGTAAGCAAGCTCACTTCAGTGCAAAAGTTGTAACTAGTACAACTGAGATGACCGATGCTACCACTCTGTATCTCATGAAGACTGCTGAAACAGGTGAAGATCTTTATGAAGAGTGGATTCTGATTGGTGGCGTTGCTACAAAGATCGGCACAACTGCAACCGATTTAACTGATTATGCAACTACTGAGGAAGTAGAATCACTTATCAGTGGTGCAAAGACAGAGATTGAAGCAGCTTATGGTGCAGCTGACCAAGCCCTTGGCGAGCGTATCGATGGCGTTCAGCAGACAATCAATGGCTTAGGTAGTACTTATGCAACCATCGAGGAGATGAATAAGAAAGCTGCTCAAGCTGATCTTAATACAACTAACGATAATCTCGGTAAGTTAACAGAGAGAGTCGGATCTCTTGAAGCAACTGATCACACTCATACCAACAAGGGCGTTCTTGATGGTATTACTGAAGCAAAAGTTGCAGAGTGGGACAAGGCTGAAGAAAACCTTGTTAAGTCTGTTAAGGAAGGTGAACTGGCTGTTTCTGAAGCTGGTGAACTGTCCGTCGTCACAATTCCTCAAAGTAAGGTAACTGGTCTTACTGACAAGATTGCTGGTATTGAGGGTGATATTGCAGGTAAGGTTGACGCTAAATCTGGCTATGGCTTGATCAGCGATGAAAATCTTGCTAAGCTAACTAAGCTGAGTTCTGATGGCACACTTGCTGCAGAAAATGTTACAGGTCTCGACACTTGGGTAAACAACAATCGTGAAACAGTCGGCGGACTGCTAAGTGCTGCAGATGAGGCAAAGCTCGATGGAATTTCTGCTGGCGCTCAAGTCAACGTTATTGAGGGTGTTTCTGTTGCTGGCGGTCAGCTGACTCCTGATAACAAGATTGTTGACATTCCTTTTGCAACTAATGCTGTTTACGGTGTTGTCAAGGGAGCTGAAGCGGTTAACGCAGTTATGATCAATACATCCAATCAGATGGAAGTTCATAGCTTGAATGTTAACAAGCTTGTTCAAGATGAGAATACTGTTCTTATTCTGAACGGTGGAAATGCTTAATCAACATTGAAATAACTTAACATTGTCCCTCTATAATGTATATCAATTTATAGAGGGACAATTTATTTTGTAGAAGTTGAGGTATTCGGTATATGGCAGATATTATTGAAAAAACACTGCAAACAAGAATTATAAACAAGCACGCTGCTTACTCAGACTGGGCAGCAAGTGACCTTGTTCTGCTTGATGGTGAAATTGCGCTTGCTAAGTTTACTGTCGCACAAGAAGCAACTGATGCTAATGGGAATGTGACTGTTCAGTATGTTCCTACATACTTAATGAAGATTGGTGATGGAACAAACAAGTTCTCAGCACTGAGCTGGCTATCCGCTCCTGCATCCGATGTTTATGCTTGGGCAAAGAGCAAGTCTATCAATGATGTGGATCTGAGTTCACACACAGCAATCACAGGATTACAAGCTGCGATTGATGCTCTTGATTATTCTGATACAACTGCAGGATTTGTAACAGCTGTTACTCAGACGAACGGTAAGATTTCAGTTTCAAAGAAAGCGTTAACACTTTCTGACATCACTGATTTTGAAGCAGATGCATTTGCCTCCGCAAGTGCCTTGGAAGCATTAGAGAAGCGAGTTACAGCTCTTGAATCTCGTATGACAGATCTTGACAACGTCATGAAGTCCGTTACAGGAGCTATGCACTTTGTTGGTATTACAACAACTAATCCTGCAACAACAGGAGCAACTGTTCAGATTCCAAAAGCTGAGGGAGAAGGAACAGAAGTTAAGTCCTCTTACTTGATTGGTGATGTTGTAATCTACAAAGTTGCAGAGACAACTGTGGATGGTGCAAAAATCCCTGCTCATGATATTGAATTTGTTAATATTGATGGTAACAACACGGCTGCATCTTGGGTGGAGCTAGGTGATGTTACTGATGAGCAGAGAAGACTTTCAGATCTCGAAACAGATGTTGCTGAGATCTTGGCAAAGGTTCCTAACATTCATACTCATGCAAACAAGGAACTTCTTGATTCCATCACGGAAGATAATGTTCATACTCATGAGAACAAAGAAGTAATTGATGGAATTACCGCACAAGATGTTATAAACTGGAATGCCATCTTTGCACGAGATCAAGATATTACGAATAATGATGCAAGAATTGTTGCTCTGTATCAGAAATTTGGTGATGGCACAAATCTTGCAGACACATTCATTCTTGATTGCGGTGGTGTATCCTGATTCAGTTAAACTACAAAATAGAGTCGTGTTTTTACACGACTCTATTTTTATAACTGTTACACTCATCACAATTGTATATAACTGTATAAGAAGTTTATTCTAATAAGGAGTGTAAGACACGTGGCAAAATTCATTACACAATTGAGACACGGAACTACATCTGATTGGCAGAAGTCTTCAGTCATTCCTGCAAAGAATGAGTTAGTTGTTGAATATAGAGAAGACGGATCCCGTAGATTCAAACTGGGTGATGGCTCTTCTAGCTTCATCAATCTCGACTACATTGACGGTGATATTGAGCGCGCAGTTGATGTGATCAACGCAAGAGTTTCAAATTTGATTGTTCCTCCCTCTGGAGCAATTTCTTGTGATGACGAGGTTGAGGATATTCGTGTAGGCTATGATGGAACTACATTCGATAAAGCAGGTGATGCTGTTCGTGCTGTAGGAGATGATGTTCATAATCTCAGAAAGAGCTTACAGCAGTTTATCAATGGTGATGCCGTTGATGGATTACTGTATGAAGATAATCTTCTATACTTGACAGCTGATGGTGTGATTGTCTCTGATCCTGTTGAAATCAAAGGTGGCTCTGGCGGCGGTGGCGGAACAAGCGATTCAAGTGTTAAAGTTAGAATCAAGAATGATACTGGAGTCTCTGCAATTTCTGCTGCAACTGGTTCTCCTGTTATTCTGAAATTTACATATATATCTCTTGAGGATGAAGTTCCTACAGGAGATTATACTTGCTCAATTTCTGTTAACGGTAAAGTTGTTAGAACTACAACTCTATCTCAAACGGCTCAGACTATTGATGTTGCTGAATATCTAGATGCTGGCACGAATAATGTTCGTGTCACTTGTACAGATATTTACGGCAATGCAAGAAGCTTAGCATATACTTGTACTGTTATTGATTTGAGTCTTGTTTCTTCTTTCAACTCAAGCATTCCATTCGATAGTGATATTACTTTCAAGTATATCCCTAGGGGTGATATTGAGAAAGTTGTTTACTTCTTCATTGATGGAAAAGAAATTGCTCATCAAACAATTACTTCTTCAGGAAGACAAACAACTCAGATTATTCCTCTGCAGTCACATGGATCTCACAAGCTTGAGGTTTATGCAACAGCTGTTCTGAATGATCAAACAATCAAGAGTAACACACTTGTTTATGATGTTATGTGTATTGGAGCTGGAAGAGATGAGCCACTCATTGCTTCCGCATATACTGTAACAGAAACAAAACAAGGAAACATTCTTTCAATTCCATATGTTGTATATGACCCTTTGAAAACTGAGGCCGAAATTGAACTTATCATTACTCAGATTGTAAACGGTGTTGAGACTCACTATGACACAACACCATTGACTGTTGATAGAACTCAACATTACTGGAATGTTAGAAAATATCCTACAGGAACAGTTAAGTTTACAATTGCGTATTCTACTGAGAAATATCCCGACACTAAAGTTTCACACATTGTTCTTGTTGAGGCATCTGACTTGAGTGTTGAGCCTATTACTGATAGTTTGGCTCTACATTTGTCCGCAGTTGGTAGATCAAATGACGAAAAGAATCCTGCTGTTTGGACCTACGGAGATGTTACAACTACATTCCGAGATTTTAACTGGGAAACTAACGGATGGGTTGAGGATGAGGAGAAAGATACTTGTCTGAGACTTAACGGTGACGCAAGAATTGAAATTGGTTACAAATTGTTTGGTCGTGACTTCCGTGAAATGGGTAAAACCATTGAGCTAGAATTTGCTATCAGAGATGTTAATGATCGTGACGCTATTGTTATTGATTGTACTGATGGTGATGTTAGCTTACAGGTTACCGCAGATACAGCTACACTTTCAGGCTCAGGTGCAAAAGTTAACTGTACTTACCGTGAAAATGAAAGAGTAAGAGTTGGCTTTACTGTTGGTATCGGAACTAATGGTACCAGATTTGTGTCTACTTACATTGATGGAATCTTATCAAATATCACTCAGTATCCAACAACAGGCAACTTTGAGCAAAAGACAAAAAGAAACATTTCAATCGGTTCTGGTTTGTGCGGAATCGACTTGTATACAATTCGTGTTTACGATAATGAACTTGCTCCTAATGAGATGGTTCAAAACTATATCGCAGACGCAACTATTCCTAGTGTGAAGCAAGAACTCTTTGAGGACAATGATATCTATGATAGCAACGGAAAAGTTAGCTATGAAAAGATCAAATCAAAGATTCCTGTAGTAACATTTGTTGGTGCAATGCCTACTTACAAGGGTGACAAGAAAAAGAATTCTGTAAGAATGATTTTCGAGCATCCGGAACATCCTGAACTCAACTTTAATGAAATATTGAAAGAAATCGATGTTCAGGGTACATCTTCTCAGTTCTATGTTCGCAAGAACTGGAAGACAAAACATAATGATTATCATCAGCACATGTTGGATGAAGTTCCTGCAAAAGTATTCTGTATGAAGGTTGACTATGCAGAGGCAACCGGTACACACAACACTCAAGTCGCAAACTTTGCAGAAACTCTGTACACTGAGAAGATTCCTCCACAGACTGAGGATCCTCGTGTTAGAACAACAATTGCTGGTTTCCCGTGTGTAATCTTTGAAAAAGAAACTGACGATTCCACTCCAGTATTCTCTTCAAAAGCAAACTTCAACTTTGATAAAGGTGCAGAGAATGCTTTCGGATTTACAGATAAATACGACACAGAATGCTGGGAATTCTGCAACAATACATCAAATTCTTGTAACTTCCTCGGAGAAATTCCCGCGGACTGGCGAGCTGACTTTGAGCCTCGTTACTGTGGATTAAAAACAACAGTTACAAAAGACGATGGTGAAGAAGAAACAGTTGGTGTATGGGACAGAATTGAAGAATTGAGAGAAAAAGAAGAAGCATTAAGTGCTGAAGGTCAGACTCTAAGTGAACTTGAACAAGAAGAGCTTGCAGAGCTTCATGCAACTGCAATTGCTAGATTCAAGGTAATGCACGATTGGGTTCGGAGTACCGCAACGGTTTATCCTACAGGAGATGGCGCTGTTGCTGATATTGACTTCAGTAATCCTGCAGATCTTCCTGCTCCTGTGATGTATAAGGGTGTTTCTTATACACAAGATACAAAAGAATATCGTCTTGCAAAGTTTGAAGCGGAGTTTGAGAACTACTTCAACATGCACTACTCCTTGGTGTACTATGTGTTTACATTCTTCGCATTGATGGTTGACCAGAGAGCAAAGAATATGTTCTTGACTTACTGGAATGGTAAGTGGTATCCTTACTTGTACGATAATGATACATCATTCGGAATTAACAACGAAGGCGCAAGAGTATTTGATTACTACCATGAGGATACTGACACGCTTGGAACTTCAAATGTTTACAACGGTCAGAACAGCACACTGTGGGTAAACTTTAGACAGTGTTTCCCGCAAAAGATTCGTTCAATGTATTCCACCCTTCGTAGTGACAAGAAGATTACTTACGACATCTTGGTTGACAAGTTTATTACAAATGGTTCAGAACAGTGGAGTGCGTCTCTTTACAATGAGGATGCTGAGTTCAAATACATCACAATGGCTCGTCCAGAGCTTGTTGGTGAAGAGAATGTGGACACTGCAAACTTGTATCAAGTAAAAGGTTCCGCCGAACATCATTTTAAGTACTTTGTTGAGAATAGACTTATGTACTGTGATAGCAAGTGGAATTGTGGTGATTATCCTTCCGACTATGCTTTCTTGCGTATCTATACGCCACAGTTAACAGGTGGTAACACACCGATACAGAAAAATGGTACATGGTGGATTGAGGATACTGACACAGGTATTGAAATTACAACAGACTCCGAAGGAGCTGTTATCGCGCCAATCGTCGGTGATAACGGTAACTGGTACATCAACAATACTGACACAGGAATTCTTGCAACAGGTAATGCCCTTGTTGTTCCTGCAGATCCAAGAATTACAGTAACTCCGTTCTCTAACATGTACGCAGGTGTCAAATACAAAGCAAACGGAATCTTCCAGAGTAAGCGTCTCGGTGCTGGAGAGTCTTGGAAGTTTGCTCCTCCTGGATATGATACTGGAAACAGAGAAATCTTCAACGATACAGAAACAGGTATCTACGGTGCAAGTGAGTTGTCATCTCTGGGTGACTTGTCTGGATTGTACTGTGGTGTTATCAATGTGTCTGCATGTAAGAAGTTAACTGATCTAATTATCGGAAATCGTACTCCGGGATATGCTAATGACAACTTCCGCGAGTTAAGTATTGGTAGTAACAAACTGTTAACCATACTGGATGTTACCAACTGTACAGGACTCGGACTTGATCACGGTAACGGTACTCCTCAGGAAACATTGTCCGTTAAGAACTGTCCGAATATTGAAGAGGTTTGGGCTCATGGTACACATATCAAGACAATCGAACTTCCTGAATCTGGTTACTTGAGAGTACTTCATGCTCCTGAAACACTCACATCTCTTACTATTAAGAATCAGTTGTATCTCGAACTGGAAACAGAAGAGAATGCAGCTAAAGAAGTATACGGTTTGAATATTCCTGACTGGAAAAACATCAAACAGTTGTACATTGATAACTGTCCGAAACTGGACACAGTCGCTATCCTGAATGAATGTAAGGATGACAATGGTAACTGGACTGTTGAGCGTATCAGATTGACGAATGTTCACTGGGACCTTGACGACATTACATTCCTACAGTCACTATATAGTGTAGCCGGTCGTGACCAGAATGAAATGAACACAGAGCATGCTTACTTGATTGGTACTTGCCACATCAAGAAGCTGACTGGTGCTGAGATGGCTGAAATCAATGCTGCATATCCTTATCTGGATATTACATTTGATGAATTAAACGCAGAACTAACATTCAAAGATCTCCAAGGTAACACAATTGACTTCGGTGAAAGCTTTGCTAACCCTCAGAAGATCAAAGCTGTTAATAACATTGGCGGAACCTGCGAGTGTCCTATAACTTCCGGATACTATGATATTCCTGTTCGTGCTGAGGATGCTCAGTATACTTATGAATGGGGTGGATGGTCAAGATTCCTCGATGAAGAACCTGAAGCAGATGCTCTGACAAACATTCGTGGAGATAGAACAGTTTATATAGCATTCAAAAAGACTGTTAAGAAGTATCCGATTGATTTCTACAATGATGATATGTTCTTAGTAACTGTCACAACTCCGTATGGATCCACAGCTGTTTATCCTTATGGTGAACCTCAAAAGCTCGGAACTGATAACCCCGATCTTTATGAATTCCGTGGCTGGGCTCCTTCTCCTGTGGAGATAACAGGCCCTATGAAAGTTTATGCTCAGTTCCAAGTTGATGATGACACTTGGCATGTGCTAGGTCTAAACGATATCAAGTATTCACTTGATTCCTCAAAAATGACAATGGCTATTACAAGCTACGATGCTGTTGAGCCAGTTGTTCAAGTTCCTGCAACATTCGGTGCATCCGGTTCGACTTATACGGTAACATCAATTGATGGATTTAATACAAAGCCTGTTGAGTTGATTGATCTTCCAGATACATTAACTGAATTTGGTGAATATGCATTCAAGGATTGTACTTCGCTATCAAATGTGGAGGTTCCGGTGAATGTGTCCAAGATAGGTAATGGAGCATTTGCTAACTGTACAAATCTTGATTTGGTCCAGTATGATGCAACAAATGCAAGCGTTGTTTGTACAAATGTTACTCAAGGACCATTCAACGGTTGTGTATCCGATAAGGGATTCATTGCAACTATCGGTAAGAATGTTCTTACTATTCCTGACTCGTTGTTCGCTCAAGGCGCGTTCAAAGAAAATACATTGACAAACGTTACATTTGAGTCTGGTAGCTCTTGTACTACAATCGGTAGTTATTCTTTCAGCCGTGTGTCTCTTGAAGATCTTCATCTTCCTTCAAGTGTTAGAACAATTGAGAATCATGCGTTCTTGGAGAACAACTACATTACAAGTTTAGAACTACCTGAGGGTGTTCAAACACTTGGAGATAGTTCCTTCTCTGGATGGAAGAAGCTACAAACTGTTACATTGCCAAGTACAATAACATCAATTGGAACAGGTGTGTTCAGTGATTGTCCAAAACTAGAACAGATATCAATTGCTTCTGGCAACAAGGTTTACAAAGTTGTTGATAACTGTTTGATTGATATCTCAAGAAACTTGCTTGTGCAAGGTTGCATGAACAGTGTTATCCCTTCAAGTGTCATTGCACTTCAAGCAAATGCATTCCAAGGATGCTCACAGCTTGCTAGTGTAACAATCCCTTCCGGAGTAAGTTTAATTCCTGCTTATGCATTCGATGATTGTACTAATCTGACAAGTGTAGTTATTCCTTCAACTGTTACAGACATTGAAATGCTTGCGTTCTACAACTGCGGTAAGTTACAGATTGAGCTTCCAGACTCAGTGGAGTATATCCGAAGTCACGCATTTGCCTACAATATTGCTCTTGAGAGGGTTTCCTTACCAAAGAATCTTAAGATTCTTGCAGAGCGTGTCTTCAGATACTGTAAAGCACTTCACACTGTGACATTTAGAGGAACTCCTTCTCAGATTGATGCTCTTGCACTTGCAGATTGTACCGCATTAACTACAATCAATGTTCCGTGGTCACAAACAGATGCAATCAATGCAAACGCACCTTGGGGAGCTACTGGTGCAACAATTAACTACAACTACACAGGAGAATGATCATGTATAAACTTATCACAAGAGATGTTGTTGTAGATGTTTTAGAAACTGTTAAATATGTGAGATGGCTCAAGAAGTCAAAACGATTTGTTCTAACTGACAGAACAAGTGCTCATGGTGTTTACGGTTCCGACAATAAAACTGTTTATGTTCTTGAGGGCAGTAACTGCCCTCAAGTTCTTCCTAATACTGTTGTTAAACTGATTCAGATTACAGAATCTGAATTCACTCGTCTGAAGTCTTTACTACATGGTAAAGTAACTGTTGATGCTGATATTGTTTTGTTGAATAAAACGAAAGATGAAAAGCTTCAAGAGTTATCTAAGAAATGTAAAGCTGCAATCGAGGCGGGTGTTAGTGTCATGTTCTCTGACAACAAGTCTCATGAATTCCGATTAACAGTTGAGGATCAGTTAAATCTATGGTCGATTGAAAAGGAAATTCAAGCTGGCAGCTTAGCTGTACTTTATCATGAAACCGGAAAAGCCTGTAAGATGTACCGAGCTAGTGATATCATTAAATTGATTCAAGCTGCCGATTTACATAAAAAGCATCATACAACATACTATAACATCCTCAAACATTGTATAAACAATATGTACAGTAAAGAGGAAGTTGATCGTGTTTACTACGGTATTCCTTTGGAGGATCTTCCGATGTCGGATGATGTACAATATCTTGTAAAGGAGCAACACATTGTCTGATAAAACACTACATGCTCGAATTATCAATATACATGATGTCGAGTACAACTGGAATCAAGCAAAAGACTTTGTTCCTAAAGCGGGGGAGATTGTTGTTTATGATGTTGATCAGGGGCACACTTATCCACGATTCAAGATGGGCGACGGAAAGACATCTGTTGTTGATCTTCCATTTACATTAGATGCTACAATTAGTGATTTCTTCGGAGGAGCGTCCGGAGTAATCTACCTCAATGGTGGCAACATCAATGACTACTGAGAGGTAGAACATGTTAGAAAAAGTTATTGTATCTAGAGTAAAACAAAAAATGGCCACTCTAGCTGAGTGGCAAGCAGTGTGGCAAACGTTCGTTCCACTTCGTGGTGAACAGTGTGTTATCATCATTCCTGCAAATTCTACGGAAGGTGAAGCTCTTGGATTTACAAGGTCTGAGGATATTCGTCATGTTTCAAAAACAGGTGATGGTACATCATTCATTGGAGACTTACCTTGGGATGCAGATAGCTCAAATGTTTCTCAAGCTCTAGCTTCAAATGAGCAAGAAATCAATAGAGTATCTGCTCTTGTTGGTGAGGAAACAGTTGCTACACAGATTACAAAAGCTTTCAGTGAAAAGTTCTTCATTGGTACTACAGCTGAGTACAAAACAGCTTATGATGCAGGATTGATTACTGATGGTATGGTTGTTTTCTTAACAGATGATGATGGAATGATTAACAGTGGCGAAATGGATAGTAGTTCAACATCAGCTGTTCTTGGCTTGGCTGTGCTAGGTCAAATGGTTCTAGGTTAACAAAATATACGAGGGATAAACAATGATTATTACATTAAAAGGAGCCAATTTTAGTACAAATAAGATTGGCACATTATCAAACTGGACAATCACTCCTGTTATTGACTCCGGAACAGTTTACAGTGGTGTACGGTCTGTTAAGAAGGGTGATCCATTTTCTGCAACGTTGACACTTCAGGCGAATTATGCGTATTCAAATGGTGTTGAAGTTACAATGGGCGGTGGTGGAACAATTACAAAAACCGAAAATGGTAATGTTACCACAATCAGTACAACTAGCACTACAGGCAATATCACAATCAAAGCACTAACATACAATACATCCACGGGAGAGAGTGGCGGCGGTGGAGAGGTTGTTGATCCAACTCCTGGCGATACAACTGGTACTGTAACTTGGGAGATGGGCGCAATCAATAGTGGAGGTGGCCCTAACTCTACTGATATGCCTAAACAGAGAATACGCACTGCTGGTTATTTACAAGTAGAAAGCTCAATTACTATTAAAGCAACTGGTAATGTAGAATTCTGTCCTGTCTACTATAGAACAGATAAGACTTACATTTCTTCTCCAAATAAATATCAAACCACTGATTGTGTGGTAAATGCTAGTGAATATCCATTAGTTCGTTTAATGATTAGAGATAAAACTAGTACCTCTGCTGATTTAACTTCTAAGTTAACTGAGTTGGGTAATAGTATAGTTATTACTGGTAATTTCGTTGAAATTCCTTATGGTTCAGGAGAAGAACCTGATGAGCCTGAGACTCCCACTAGAATTATTCCACCTCTTGCAGATACAACAACTTGGTATGTTGGTGCATTAAATAGCCAGAATGGTGAAGTTGTTTCGTCAATGAAGACTAGACTTTATAGTAACCGCTTTGCTTTAACTAGCTCTCCAATGACCATTACAGTATCTGGTAATGCAGAAATTTGTCCCGTTTGGTATAATAGCGACGGCAGTATGAAGTCAACCCCTGCTGTATATCAGACAACCTCTATCACTACAACTTCAACGGACGGACACTCTATCGCATTTATGATAAGAGATAAATCAAATACTAATGCTACATTAACTACAGACTTTGGTTCAAATGTTACCATTAGTAAATAAGGAGGTTTAACTTATGGCTTATGTAAAACAAACCTTCGAAAATGGCAAGGTGTTACATGATAGTGATTTGAATCAAATGAGCCAGGGTATTGTCGACAATTGGCAAATTTTATCAACTGGTTTTCTAGGCACTCCCACACAGGTAACTCCTGTGTGGAGTGTCGGAGCAATCAATTCACAAAACGGTGAAGATGCAGCTATGACAACTCGTATCAGAACTGATTTTATTGAAGTAACCGAGGATTTGATTGTCCAAGTGGGTGGAACTGGTGCAGAATTTTGTCCAACTTATTATGACGCTTCTAAAAAATTTATAAGCAGTCCTGGACAATATCAAGTAAGCGATTTAACTGTTTCGCCATCGATGTGCAGTTATGTTCGTATTATGGCTAGAGATAAAGCAAATGTGAATAATACATTAAGTGCTAGTTATGGTCAAAATGTATCAATTATGACTGGTGGACAAAGAATGATCTATACTGCCGCAGAAATTGATACAAAACTAGGAGGAGCTTCTGCTAACGGAGCAGCATCTGGATTAACTGGCAAAAAAATTGTCTTTTTAGGAGATAGTATTCCCCATGGACAAACCACATCTGGTTCAATTGAAATTCCATATCCTCAAGTTGTTGCAAAAAATCTAGGAATGACACTTAAAAATTACGGTATTGGTGGCTCAACTATTGCTCAAAAAGAAAATTATGGCGGCGCCTTCAAAACCAAGGCTGAATTGGATGCTGCAACGAAAGATACTTCTAAATACTATCAAGTTATCAATGGACAATCTTATACTAGCTATAAATATAATGGAAGTTCGTGGGTGACAACCTCTGATGCTCTAAGAACTCCTGTTACTGCACGATATGACTTTATGGACAATGACGCAGAGATTATTTGTGTGCATTGTACTACAAACGACTGGAATTACGATTGGACTCCTCTTGGTGATTTTTCAAGTACAAGCGTCAATACATACTATGGCGCATTAAAACAGCTGCTTGAAAATTTAATCGCTAAATATCCAACAAAAACAATTATTTTTTTAACGCCTTTGAAAAGAGGTCAAGATCCTTATAATCAACCAGATTCTAAGAACGCCAATGGCAAAACCTTAAAAGATTATAGAGATATTATTATTGAAGTTTGCGAATATTATGGTATTCCTGTGATTGATTTGTTTGCGATTAGTGGATTAAATCCACATTTAGCAAGTCAAGCAAATTTATTTGACAAAGTAAAAACTCACCCATTAACAGTAGGACATAAGAAAATGGGAGATATTGTAGCAAGTCAAATTTTAGCATTAAGACAATTTGTTACTGCCTAATATTATCTAATTTTAGGATGTGAACACACGACGCTTCTAGAAATAGTTTACTAATTCTATGCAATGTTATAAACAGTGCTACTAAGCTAACATGTTAGCTTAGTAGCACTTATTTTATATACTTTCTAATCAGTTGATTGTATTGTATATATATTATGTATAGAACTAAGATTTCATGTAAGAGGGATTAAACATGAGTGTAAATATTCAAACTCCCGGCGGTCTATTGAAGATTTCTGGAGACAGAGTAACAAAGGAGAACATCAACAAAGCTCTTGGATACACTCCTGCAAATGTTGATGAGCTCCCTGAAATTGTAGACGATGCTTCTGAGAGCTTAGTTATTGCAGATCCTTCTGGTAACATAGCGACACAGATTGATGGACAAGGTATACAAACTGTTAATGATGTTGTTATTCAAACTACAACAAATTCACACAGTGTTGTTAGCCACGTTGAAGATGAAACACGACATATTACAGCTGCTGAAAGAACGAAATGGGATAATAAATCCGATTTTTCTGGTGACTATCATGACTTAACAAATCAGCCAAACATCGAAGAGGATGAGTCTGGCATGATTCAGATTGCAGATAGTAACGGTAACATCATTGCTCAGATTGATGGTGCCGGTATTACGACTCATGAAGTTATTGTTGATGGTGAGGGCCTTAGTAAGAAGCTCAAAGATCATGAAGCTGATATGGTTTCTCATGTAACTTCAACTGAAAGAGTTACTTGGAACAACAAATCTGATTTTAGCGGAAACTACAATGATCTAGTTGATGCTCCGTCTATTCAAGAAGAAGCTGATGGTACGGAAGTTGTTGTTGCAGACAATGACGGCAACATAATTGCAAGAATTGATTCCGAAGGTTTAACTACACATGATGTTATTGTTAACAAATCCGGTGAGAGCGTTGCAGAACACCACAACAACACAACAAGTCATATCACAGCGGATGAGCGTATTAGCTGGAACAACAAGTCGGAATTCTCCGGCAACTATACGGACTTAGTTGGAGAACCAAACATTACTGAGGATGAGTCAGGAGAATTATCTATTGCAGACTCAGCTGGTAATGTTATAGCTCGTGTTGACGAAACCGGAATTACTGCTCATGAAGTTACTGTTAACGGTACCGCCCTTGGTGATACTGCTGTTAAACATGATGCTAGAATCGGTGTTCTTGAAAGACTTGTTGTGGGACCGGCTGCTGAAGATGATAAGTCTTCTGTTCCTCTTGTAGATATTGTAGCTGAACACATCGAAAATTCTGGTATTCATGTAACTACTGATGACAAAGCTCGTTGGGACGGCAAGACTACAATGAGTGAAGTTGAAGCAAAAGATTATGCAACAAACACTCGAGTTGCAGGTCTTGAGGGAACGGTAAACACACATACAAGTGATACAAATATCCACATCACTGCAGAAGAGCGAGTTGCGTGGAACAACAAGTCTGAATTTAGTGGTAACTACACTGACCTTGTTGGTGAACCAGACATCACAGAAGATGAGAGTGCGGAACTGAATGTTGCAGATCCTTCTGGTAATGTTATCTTGAGAGTGGATGAAACTGGTGCACGAACACGAAACATTGTTATTGGACCTCATGAAGAAACTGCAGAGGATCCAATCTGGGATGTTGCAGAAACACTCAAGTCTCACAAAGCTCATGTAGACGATACAGTAGTACATGTGACTCAAGCCGACAAAGACTACTGGAACGAAAAACCGACCTGGAGCGGTGTTGATGGTAAGTTTGTAACAAAGGAAACATTCGACTCTCATGTAACAGAAAATAATAAACATGTAGAAGATTTCAATAAACATGTTGCTGCTTATGAAACACATACTAAACTAGTAATTGCGACAGAAACACTCCCGTCTCATGTAACATTAGCTGAAAGAACAAGCTGGAACGCGAAGCCTACAACGGAAGAAGTTGAAACTGCAATTACCAGTAAGAAATATGCAACTCAAGCAAATCTTGATGCAACAAATAAAGCTCTAAATGAGACAGATGCAGCTCTTACGGAACACACAAGTAATACTACAATTCATGTAACGGCTGATGATAAACTGCAGTGGAATAACAAATCAGAATTCAGTGGCAATTATACAGATCTTGTAGGGGAGCCTGACATTACTGACGAGGGTGAATCTCAGAAAGAACTTACAGTTGCTGACAGCTCAGGTAATGTTAAACTAAGAGTTGATGAAGATGGTGCTCGAGTTGATGTACTTGTTGTCGGTCCCTATGAAGCAACAACCGATAGACCGGTCTACGATGTAGGTCGAACTCTCAAGTTGCATGCGGATACTATAACACAAGATAGAAGTGATTTTGATGCTCATGATGATGATTCAGTACGACACATCACAGCTGCTGAAAGAACAAGTTGGAATGGAAAAACAACTTACTCAGCAATTGAAGCGGATTTTGTAAAACAATCAACATTCAATACGCATACAGATGAGTTTTCCGCACACACCACCGACACTGTAAAGCACATTACTGCTGGAGAGAGAACAAAGTGGAATACTGCCTCCACTGATGCTGCTGCAATCAAAGCTGATTATGCAACTAATACTGCACTTCAAGAGCACATCAAGACTGCTGCAAGCACTTATGAAACAATAACAAATGTTAACAAAGTTTCTGCCGCGTTAGATACTCACAAAGCTGTGCTTACAGGAGACGGTTCTCATATTACACATAAAGAACGACAAGCTTGGAATGCTAAACAAACAGCCACACAGGTACAAACAGCAATAAATAATGCAGGTCATGCAAAACAAACTGATCTTGATACTACTAACAAGAATCTAACTGAAACAACAGCAAAGATTGATAATCATCTAGCTGCAACAAATACTCACTTCTCAGGTTACTATGTTGACTTAGTCGGTGAACCAAATATTGAGGAAGATGAATCTGGTGAAGTTTCCTTTGCAGATAGTGATGGAAATGTTATCATGCGAGTTGATAACGATGGTGTTCGTGTTAATCAAGTTGTTATTGGAGCTGCAGAAGATCCTGTTGATGTTGGTGTGAAACTTGATCAACTTGATAGACGCTTGATTGAAGTTGGTGATCTGCGTGGTGACTGGGGAGTTGCTTCTGAATTCATTACTGACTACACAATTCCTGCTGATGGTAAAGCAACAGCTAATGTAGAAGTTCACATGTTTGAGACATTCTACATTCATCCTGAATATGCTGACACATATACAGTCAGTGTAACATATGATGAATGGGCAGGAACAGTTTGTGACAGAAGAATTCTTGCGGAGCATACAGGCACACATGTTGTTAAAGTGGCTCGTAAAGACGGTACTGCTGTTACAAGTGGTGAGCTAAGTACAATCAGTAATATTGTGGAACATATCAAAACAGCATTTAGTGTTTATTTTGATAAACTGCACACAATGATACTTAATAACACAACTGAAGTTTCAGAATCTGCTATAGCATTCGATACAACAAAGTTGGTTGCCTCTGAATAAAATCAATACAACAAATGACGACCGGGAGTACTCCCGGTCGTCATTGTATATAATAGTATAACATTCTACCAATGTTGAGGTATTTTATTATGACTGTTACTGAAGCTATAGTAAAACTTAGAAACGATATTATCTCATGGTGTACGCTGAATTTCAAGAATAAAGTAGATGTAAGTACTACAAATGCAATGCAGTCGAAGCTTGACACACTTGAGGTTCATCCAACACACACTGCTAGAAGCTTGACCAGTGCTATAAACTTAACTGTTAACGAAAAAGGTCATGTAACTAATGCAAGTGCAGGAACATTTGTTAACCAGATCACACCGAAAATTACATCAGGACATGAGATTGCTACAGGTAAGAAAACAGCACTTGCTACAAGCACAAATTTCTCGTTATATTCTCCAACAATAACTGAATTGTGTAAAACAGATACAATTATATTAACAAAGGATCTACAGTATGGAGATCAGACTCCGTCTAATCCTGTTAATGGTCAGTTGTTCTTCTTGAAAGTTCAGGAGTAATTAGATAGTGCGCTGCTTTGACTGATTCAATAGATCAATAAACTACTGTAAACATGTTACTTTGAGGAGATAACTGATGACATTTCATTACTACATTAGATATTACTATGGTGATGACAGTACATTTAACTATAAGGACGTTAGAGTATACTCTTCAACTAGTAATTCCATCTCAGGAGTAACATTTACTCCTGTAATCCCTACCACATGTGGAGGATCAGAATATAACACTGGAAAAACAAAGAAAATAACATACAAAGCATTAAATGCATCTGGAGGAGACACTCTCGGCATATCCTGGTCTGTTAATGAGCCTATCTTAAAGAAATTTCATACTGATACGTGGTCAGGTAAGATAGGTAGTAAAACAAGTGTCAAGATTAGTGATCTTGCATGGGAGTCTGTTATTGAATCTAATGTACAACGATTTACACACACAACATATAGAGTAGCCCTAGGAGAATATGTTAGGTTATCTCTTCCTGAAAAATATGAATTCAACGGATTCTATGCAACATCTGATGTAAAATATCTAACAGTTAATTATGGTTACAACAAAGATAACAAAAAGATTTCCTTGAACTCTCAAGTATACTCACGAGTAAAGATACGTCACTGGAACTCAGGTGAAGGAGATGAATTAACTCCTGGTACATCTGTTGATGTGAATACCGCAACTGTTGCTAGTACATACGGTGGACCATACTCTTCACTAACATATCATACTCGCAGCGATGCAAAAACATATCAACAACTACTATCTTCCATCGATACAACTCGACCGAATGAAGATTGTTCTTTTCAAGTTAGTCTTAGATCTGATCCTGAACAGTTTCATAACTCGGAAACATTGAATGTTAGTGCATACAATACATATCAATTCAACAAGTGGAAAACAGATTCCGGAGATCTTAATCTTTCTAATAAACCATCTACAAGCAATGTAACTGTATATGCCGATTGGACTCATACTGACACAGTTGTTCAAACGTCATTACCACAATGGACAACAACTCAGAAGCTACAATCCGGATCTAATTCTTTAACTTTGAGTTGCTTTAAAGAGAACACTGACACAATACCATACTTCACAAAAACAGCGTTGAAATATGAGTTCAAACCTGCAAAGCATGTTAGATGGAAAGTGGGATCAACAAATTACTCGATTGGAACAGTAGTAACCGAAGGTGCGGGAACAACTTATACCGCAGTATGGGAAGTTGATTCATCTGGAACATCAACATACGAAATAACAGATAATGTTGTGACGCTTCCTGTACCAACAAAATCAAACTATAGCTTTGGTGGTTGGTGGAATCGCACATCAAGCATTGATTCATCTGTTGTCGGATCTAATTCTTTGTTAAAAAGTTATATTTATCCGCAAGCATGGCTGTACGAGGATACAGGTAGTTATGATGAATATACTAAACCTGACACAGAAGTTTTTGTTGCGTACGGATACCTTCTAAATAATCAGGGTGTGAGTGTTCCCGTGCTGTACAAGACTGATCTTGATATAACAACGGAGCCTGACTGGGATGAACCATTCTACTATGTTGGAACTGAAGTTTATCAAGGTACAACATATGATAAGTGGAGAAAGATTGAAAATCATCCGGAGGGGACTCTAGATTGGACTTCAATAGCCTCCTTGTATGTATATACACAACAGATTGTTGTTAATTCAGGGGCTACACATACAGGAACATACACAATTGATTCAAATGTTGCACTGTATGCAGTTTGGAAACTAAACTCCGGAACTGTTGAAATATACAATAGCGCAACAAAACAATTTGATAAATATCAGATTGTTATCTACAACGAATCCACAGGCGAATGGGATAGATACATTCCAAAGATTGGAAATGGATCTGACTGGTCTGATACATATATGTAAGGAATAAAGTATGGTAGATATTTACTATATCAGATATTATCATGGACATGATAGTACATTTGATTATACAGATGTAAAAGTACATACTTCTACATCTTCAAATGTTTCGGGAGTAACATTTATTCCGGTCCTACCGTCTAAATACGGATCTCAGTCATATAACACTGGAACAACAAAGAAAATAACATACAAACCGTTGAACCGCTCCGGTCAGGATACTCTCGGCATATCCTGGTCTGTCAACGAGCCGATTATTAAAACTTATTCGAGCAGTTCTTGGAGTTCTTTTGATACTGGTAGCAGCGTGGCTATTCTTGACTTACACTGGCAAAGCAATGCAATTGAAGGTAATGTAAGAAACTTTGTACACACTGTGTATAAAGATGTAGAAGGAGAATATGTTAAGTTATCTCTTCCTGAAAAATATGAGTTTAACGGATTCTATTCTGTTAGTGATGTTACATATCTGACAGTTAATTATGGTTACAACAAACCTTCCAAACAAATTTCCTTGAACTCTCAAGTATACTCACGAGTGACAGTTAACTACTGGAACTCAGGTGAAGGAGATGAATTAACTCCTGGTACATCTGTGCTTGTACCCACAGGTATTGTAGCGGACACATACAGTGGGCCGTACTCTTCAATAACATATCACACACGAAGTAATGCTAAAACATATAGTGAGCTTTTATCAGGTATTGATACCACTCGGCCTGAGGAAGATTGTTCTTTTCAAGTTACACTCAAATCCAATCCAGAGGAGTTGCATGTTTCTGAACAGCTGAATGTTGCTGCTTACAAACAGTATCAGTTCAATACTTGGAAAACAGATTCCGGCACTCTTGATCTCAGTAAGAAACCATCAACAAGTAATGTCACAGTGTATGCGGATTGGACGCATACAGGCACTGTTGTTAGAACAACTTTTCCGGAGTGGACAACTGATCAGTTGTTACCTTATGGATCTGATCCAATTCGATATGTTACACTTAGATGTTACATGAAAGCTCAAGGAGATGAGTACTATTCAAAACAGTTTGGCGTCTACGTTTCTAAAAAAGGAAAACATATAAAATGGTCAGACGGTAGTAGTGAATATTCAATAGCAAGTACTATTCCACTGAATACCGGTGCAGAATATACAGCTGTGTGGGAAGCAGATGCGTCGGCAGCGGCAGTAGAGGGTATTCCTGGCAACACTATGCAAATACCTGATCCACCACAACGTCCTGGATATACTTATCTTGGAGTAGCATCAGTAGAGACTGCAAAGATTCCAGAGTATGATCCTGGTGCAACAATTCGTGTTGAATCCGATACAACCTTGTGGGCTGTATGGAAGGCGAATGGTTCTGGACACTTGTTTGATGGAACAAGTTACAAGCTGTATCAGATATATATTTATGATGGTAATAACTGGAAACTCTACTTACCAAAAATATACAACGGAACTGACTGGAACACAGTTTATATGTAAGGAGACATGAAATGGCATACTCAAAATTGACTTGGCAAAATAACGTTACACCACTTAATGCAGCAAACTTGAATAGAATGGAAGATGGTATTCAGGAAGCTCTTGAGGCAAAAGCAGACCTCATTGATCTCGATCAAGAAGTTCAAACTCTAAATACAAATGTAACTAATCTTACCAATCAAGTTAATGCTAAGAAAACAGTAACAACATCGTTTGATAGTTCAACAGGAACTCTCAAGTTTACTACAACTTGATAATTCAAAATAACTCCAGTGAAGATCACTGGAGTTATTTTATCTTTACTTGTATAATATAATATACTTACTTATAAAGCGAGCTATGTTATGAAGTACAGAGACAATGTTTTTGAGGGATATCTCGATGCAGAAGAGAAATTCTATGACTATAGAACATCTGAAATTTCAGGAAATGACATCTTTGATAAAACAACTACAGGAGTATCATTCTACAATCAATTTCTTGATTCAAAGGATTCAGAGTACCTTCTAAAGAAGAAAAATCTTAGGGGTGAAGTTGTTGAAATGAGTCCGGAGGAGTACTACATTGAATGTGGTAAACATGGATTTGGTCATCCTGTTAGTCCTGAAAGTTTGAAATCGCAACGAGCATCAGACAAAGAAACAATTGAACACTTGAAACAAGTGCTAACTGTATACAAGAAAAGATTTCCTATGCCATTCATCAACTATGCAGAAAACGGTCAAGAAGGATTACATAGAATGTATGTTGCAGGAGAACTTCTTGGATGGAATTCTCCTAAACATCCTGTTCTGTGTATCTACTGGGCTGATGAAGAGCGTCATAACAGAGAAGTACAAGAAAAACAACGTGCTGAAATAGAATCAGCTATTGAGTCTGCAGTTAATGATTCTTTACATTACAAATATGCTGATGCTTCTGAATTCGAGGATCAGTTACAATATGATCTTGATCGTAGATTTGAATATTTTAACGAAGTTGATAAACCCGTTAGATTTTCTTTATCCTGTAACAATAATGTTGTATCAGTAACAGTTGCTGATGTTACTTACAAATTTGATGAAGATCAGATACAAGTTGTAGAATCATCTGACATAGATGATATGGATATAGAACTGGATCTTGATGACATTGATCTGGACGATGACTTTTTGAAGAAGTATCTAGGTAAAGCTATATAATACGGAGTACTGATGGTTGCAGAAAATAATTTGGACTTATCAGCGCTTGACAGTCTTTCACAGGAAGAACGGGACTATGCGCTAAAAGTTCTACAGGAATATGCGTGTGGTTCCGCTCAACTTTTTGATGAGCTAAAATATGCAGACTACAAAGAAATTCCTGTAGACATTGTTACATTCATAAAAGATCCGATGTATCTTGGAAAAGCATGGCATCTATCGGATGGTAAATGTAAGCTATTCCCTTTCTGGGAAAAGAAACTACAGGAATTGTTTCCTGATAACATAACTACTTCATATAACACATTTATTGAATCCGGTGCTCGTGGTTTAGGTAAATCTGAAATAGCTGTTGCGGTATCGTTGTATCTGATGCATCGACTTATGTGTTTGAAAGATCCGTACTTAACATTGAACTTAAAGCCTACCGAACAAGTTGCATTTGCGTTCATGAATATTACACAGGATCTTGCTCTTGATATCGGTATGGTTAAGTTTCAGAATACTGTACAATGTTCTCCTTGGTTTATGGAAAGAGGAACAATGTCAGGACGAAAAGTTCCGCAGTGGAATCCTCCTCCATTTATAAATATTATCATCGGATCTCAATCAAGTGATGTTATCGGACAAGCTGTTTATTATGCGTTCTTCGACGAGATCAGCTTTATTCGTAACCAAGATGTTGAAGTACAGAAAGCTAAGGCACTTGATATGATTGACACCGCAATCGGTGGTATGATGACTCGTTTTACAAACAAAGGTCAAAACCCCACGTTGTTGTGTCTAGCTTCTTCAAAAAGATCAGAAAAATCCTTCATGGAAGAACATATAAAGAAGAAGTCAAAAACAGACAGCATGAAAACACTCATTGTTGATGAGCCTGTTTGGAATGTTCGTCCTGCAAGTGAGTACTCTGGAAAAAGATTCTATGTTGCTCAAGGTAACAGATTCCTGAACTCTGAAGTTTTACCACTCGACATTGAAGAGGAATCTCTAACTTTGTGGAGGAACAAAGGTTATAGAATTCTCGATGTTCCTATTGAATACTATGCAAAGTTTGTTGAAGAAATTGACCGTGCTCTTTGCGACTATGCTGGAGTTTCTTCAAGTGACTTACTTACATACATCAGTGGTAGCCGATTAGCAGAAACAAAGACGGACACATATAAGAATCCATTCACAAAAGATATCATTGAGTGTGGCAATGCTCCTGATGATCATACTCAATATTATAATTTCTTTGATCTTAGTTGCATTCCTCCTAAGATGAAGTCAAAGCCCTTGTATATACATTTGGATATGTCCGTTAGCGGAGACAAAACAGGTATTGCAGGAACTTGGATTGCAGACAAGCGTCCAGCAGCTGAGGGTGAGCCTAGTTCGAAAGAATTACATTACCAATTAGCTTTTTCTGTCTCTGTTAAGGCTCCGAAAGGCTATCAAGTATCCTTTGAAAAAAATCGTCAGTTTATATACTGGTTGAAGGAACAAGGATTTGTTATCCGAGGTGTATCAAGTGATACATATCAGAGTGCTGACTTGAAACAACAGCTGATATCTAAAGGATACAAATTTGAAACTATCTCTGTTGATAGAGTTTCACCTACAAGTAAAGTGTGTGAACCTTATCAATATTTGAAAAATACAATCTATGAAAAACGAATCATTATGTATGATTCAGCTTTACTTACGGAAGAGTTACTAGGTCTTGAAAAAAATAGTAGTAACGGTAAGATTGACCACAGCCCACTTGGAATAAATAGCAAGGACGCGGCGGACGCGGTTTGTGGATCAGTTTGGAATGCATCACGAAATGCTGATGAATACGATTATGATTACGGTGAAAATATTGAAACAATGGCTGCTGTCAGCAGTGGCGAAAACTATATGGCTGCCGCACAACAGATTGCAGTTGACTTTGAGGCTGAAATGCAGAAATTATTAGACCCCGTAAGAGCTACTGATTCTGAAAAGAAACAAACAGTTCACACGGATTTTGGACTTGGTGTTGCTCAGCCTCTATATAACAGCCCTTATGTGGCTGATGGAATAATTGTTTGGTGAGGATGTTGAATGGATAAAGAAACATTAAGAAATAGTGCATTTCCTGAACAGGATCCTTCACTATTTGACAAACAAGTAAAGCCTGTCGCTGTTCCTCAACATGAGATTGGAATTGATCTTGACAATCATGTTCTCGACAATGTTGTTGAAACAATGGAGACAAGTCAGTTTGATATCAACGCATTGAACTCATTTACTCAGGTTTCTAGAAGTCGTAATGATATCTACGACACGCTAGACGAGATGGGGGATGATTCAATCATTGCTGCTGTTCTCGAAACATATGCTGAGGACGCTACTGAAACTAATGATGCAGGTTCCATTGTGTGGGCGGAATCAAATGATAGTGAAGCACTGAAATTTGTTACTTACTTGTTGAACGCATTGAATGTAGACAAGAATGTTTACAAGTGGACTTACAGTTTATGTAAATATGGAGATGTTTATCTTCGTTTGTACAGAGAGTCAGAGTATGATGACTTGCTGTTTGATAAGCCTCAACAAGGAAAGAAGAATCTGAATGAGGATATCAAGATTGTTGCATACAGTAAACACGATAACTATGTGCATTACCTTGAACAGATGCCTAATCCTGCTCAAGTTTTCGAGTTAACACGATTTGGCAAAACTGCCGCTTACATCAAGACGGATGTGCAATCAACAAGAACTCCTAAAGATAGTTATTCAACTGTTTCAAGTTTAGCAAATAGATATTCTTTCTATAAGAATGATGTTGAGCTATATCCTCCAACAGAGTTCGTTCATGGTTGTTTAGAAGATAACAGTAGCAGAACTCCGGAAGAAGTTGAGCTCTTTGTTAGCGACGATAAGTCGATAAGTTACAATGTAAAGCGTGGCCAATCACTGTTGTACAGTACTTATAAGATCTGGCGACAACTCATGTTACTAGAAAACTCTGTCTTGTTAAACAGAGTTACACAATCTTCAATTGTTCGTGTCATTGGTGTTGAAGTTGGTGATATGCCGAAAGAGAATGTTCAACCTCACTTAATGAGTGTTAAACAGCTGATTGAACAGAAAGCATCGCTTGATGTTGGCAAATCGATGAATGAGTACTCTAACCCGGGCCCAATTATCAACAATGTTTACATCCCAACAAGAAATCAGCAAGGTGTTATTACTACACAACAAATTGGTGGCGATGTTAAAATCGGTGATCTAGCTGACCTAGATTATTATCAGGATAAGTTCTTTGGTAACTTGAGAGTTCCTAAGCAATACTTTGGTGTTACGGATGACGGAGCTGGTTTCAGTGGTGGTCAGTCCTTGTCTATCATTTCATCTCGTTACGCAAAGATGATCAAGCGTATTCAGAATACAATCATTCAAATGTTAACAGATGCTATCAATCTAATTCTGATTGATACTGGTAACGATGCTTACATCAACAAGTTCACCCTGAAAATGCAAGCCCCTACAACTCAGGAAGAAGTTGATCGTAGAGATAATCTAAGTAACAAAGTTGGACTGGTTCGTGATATCATGGACACACTTGGAGACATTGAGACTCCTACAACTAAGCTGAAAATTCTAAAATCTCTACTGAGTAACACAATTGCCGATACTGATGTTATTCAGCTGTTGGAAGAAGAGATTGAAAATATTGAAGCTGAGCAAGAAGCAATGGATGAAGAAACTCCAGTTGAAGAACCTGATGACTTCTCTGATGATACTCCGATGGACTTCTCTTCAGATAGTAATTCTGACTTCGGCAACTTCGATTCTGAAACAGTTACAACAGATGACTCAGTTGAGGAAGACGAGACATTACCAACCCCAGGTGACCTCGACATTGGTGATGTATCTGATGCAACAAACCCTAATCTTGATTAAGTAAATCTTCCTAAACTACAACAATATTTGATTTAGTTTAGGAAGATACCCTTAACTCTAATATAAATTATCATGTGCAATTTGCGCCTTAGCGCAAGGAGTTTAGCCAGTAATAACTGGGAAAGGAAATTGTATAATATTATGATAACAAGAAGAGATTGTATTTTGTTACTTTCCGAGCTATCGGGTAAAGGAATTGATACTACCGCAATGTTGAACAAAGCAATTAAAAGCTCCGATGTTGACATTGCAGTTGTTAAATTTATTAACAGTCATAGACCTTTTGATGCAAACTTGTTCTACGAAAAACTAAGAAAGAGCTATAATCACAAGAAGTCCAATCTATACAAAAATATTGTTACTTGTGATGAAGTTGACTGTTCAGATCATGTTTTAACAACTTTAGCTGCTCTCAATTTACAGATTCTTCTTTACATGAACAGTGTTGAGGATTCAAAGATGTTCATGTCACACACAAGATTTGAAGAGATCAATCAAGTACTACTCAATTATAGTAGAACCTATGATCTTGTTCCTTGTATCAAAGTTTTACAAATTATCAAAGCTGATTTGAAAGCATTTGAATACATCAGCAAAAATATTTGATAACAGTATTCAAAAATAATTAAGTCAGATAATAAGCGCTAAATTGTATAACATTTTATCAATAGAAATTAGTACGCTTTGCTGCACTTGAGGAAAGGTGATTGTATGATGTTAGAGCATTACAATGTGAATAACGAAATGCAGTACCAGAAACTGACTGCCGAAGAACAGCAAGCGCGTGGTATTCTAGGCAGACTCGTTGGTATCATTGCAGATTTTAAGAACGCCACCAGAAATGGTCGTAAATATACAGAAGAGTTGTGGGATAAAGCATTTAACAATCCGATCATTAAAGAGAAGTTTGAAAATAGATGCTTATTCGGCGAGCTCGGCCATCCTGTTGACAGACAGGAAGTTGATATGGAAAAAGTTTGTATCTGTTTAGCCGAACCTCCGAAGAAAGGCAACGATGGCAAACTATATGGCGTGTTTGATATTCTTGACACCCCCAATGGTAGAATTCTAAAAACTTTCTGTGACTATGGAACAAGAATTGGTGTGTCCAGTAGAGGTTCCGGTGACACGTTTGAAGATTACAATGGTGATGAAACCGTTGATCCTGATTCTTATGATTGTGAGTGCTGGGATGCAGTATTGCTTCCTGCTGTGAAAGCAGCTCGTCCCGTGTATGTAACAGAGTCTTATGATCCTAGTAAGAGAACATTAAAGAAAGCTCTTCAGGAAGCACTGGAAAGCTCAACTGAGGATGAAAAGAAGATCATGATTGAAACTTTGAATGATCTTGAAGTAGATTATACTTCAGAAGAAAATACCAGTGCTGTTGAAGAATCAACAGCTACTGATAATATAAGTGAAGAAGTAACCCTTGAGGATGATCCTATGGCAGCCGAAGATGACGGAGCCAAAGAATTGATTCAAGAGTTACAAGAAGCACTAAAGACACAGCAAGATTTAGAGCAACAAGTAAAATCGTTACAAGAGAAGTTGTCAGTTTGTTATACAAAGGAAGCTCGATATAGTGCGGTTTTAGGAAAAACTCGTGATGAGTTAGCTCAAGTTAAGTCTGAAAACAAACAACTTGTTGAACAGTTAGAAACAGTAAACTTTGAAAAGGAAACTGCAAATTCAACTGTTGCTAATCAACAAGAGCGCATCCGAAAGCTTCAAGAGCGTTTGGGTGAAGGAAGAGGACAGAATCAAAAGTTAACTGAAAGTTTAACTAGTAAAGATTCTGTAATCTCAGAACTAAGAAGCACAATTAGTTCCTTGCAAGAGGACTTGAAGAAGTCTGATGCAGATAAGGATGCTGAATGTGCAAGACTTACTGAGGCTCTTGCCGAAAGTAAGAAGGATTCAAAGATTATCAGAAGTCAGGCTTCTGCAAAAGTAGCTCAAGCTCAGCAGTTGACTGAAAAGTACAAGACAATTGCTAAAACAGCAGTTGATAAGTACATCAAGTCTCAAGCTATTCGTATTGGAGTATCTCCTGAAGATATCAAGAATCGCTTGAATGAAAATTATTCCTTCAATGATATTGATCGTGTTTGCGAAAGTTTACAGAAGTATAAACTCAATGTTAACGCGCTACCATTCAATGTTAGAAGTGATAAGCCTGTTCGGATGACAATCAAGGAATCAAGAGAAGTAATTCATCCTGTAAACAATGACGACAGGATTGATGACGAGGTTGATACAACCTTAAGTAACTTCCTAAACTAAGTCGTCATTGATTGTTTTTACATAATTAAAATAACATATTTGGAGAAAGTATAATGGCTACTAAGTCTTTATTTGAGGCCTACAAGAACCGCCTCGCTGTTGCCAACACTGTTTATGGCAAGATGCACAATGGCGAAACAATGAGCCAGAATCGTAAGCTCGTTACCGCTAAGTGCTTAGAGAACGTTAACCGTTTCATGAACGAAGCTTTTGAGCAGTCTGCTGGCACTCAGAGAGCTGACATGGGTATGTTCAAGAAGTTTGCTCTGAACTTGACTACTGTTGCTCTGCCTAACTTGATCGCTCACGATCTTGTTATTGTTCATCCTATGAGCTCTATGTCTGGTTACATCACCTACATTGAGTATCAGTATGCTTCCAACAAGGGTGCTACTAAGCAGGGTGACCTGATTAGCAATCCTTTCGGATTCGGTAATGTTGATACTGACTTCACTGGTGCAAAAGTTGTTGAGACTATTGCAGAAGGTCAGACTGAACTTGCATGGAAGCCTATCGCTGGTTCCGTTGAGAAGTTCGCTGATGGTGCATGGACTGCTGTAGAAGGCGAGTACAAGCCCGTTGCTGGTGACAAAGTTCGTTATCATTACGATAACATTGTAATTCCTCAGAATGATCTTCCTATGATCAAGGCTGAGATGAAGTCTATGTCTCTCGTGGCTAAGGCTCGTAGAATTGCTGTTTACTACAGCCAGATCGCTGCTTATCAGGCTAAGACAGACTACGGTGTAGATCTCGGTGATCAGCTGGCTGAGAAGGCAGTTGGTGAGTTGTCTTACGAGATTGACACTGAGATTACAAACATGCTCGTTGAGAATGCAAAGGAAGACGCAGAGCTTGTTTGGAGTAAGACTCTTCCGATGGGTGTGTCTAAGGCTGAGCACTACGAAGGATTTGTTGAGATCCTTGAGATTGCTAAGCAGAAGATCTACGACGCAACTAAGAAGTTTGCTCCTAACTACGTGATCTGTGCTTCTAACTTGCTGCCTGTTCTCTCTGTTGTTAAGAGCTGGAACGCTGCTCCTGCTGGTCAGATCAATGGTCCTTACTTCGCTGGTACTATCAATGGCTTGAAGGTTTTCGTAACTCCTAACATTGAGGCTGGTAAGTTCGTTGTTGGTTGCAACGGTAACGATATGATGAGCTCCGCTGCTGTTTACGCACCTTACATGGCTATCGTTCCTACTCAGCTGCTCGGTTATGCTGATGGTGGAATGAGCCAGGGCTGGTCTACTTTGTATGACCTCAAGATGCTGAACGACAAGCTACTCATTGCTGGTCGTGTTACTGCTTGATTATAAGTAGAATAACATATTCATATCTCTAACAAATACGGAGGAGGAAAATAAATCCTCCTCCGTATTTTTATTGATCATAGAAAACCAATCGTACGTGTACAAACTGTTTGGTTAGATCATGTATATACAACTATATGAGGAATTAAACAGTTTGTTTGGATTGTTGTTATTCCTTTACTATAATTATATGATGATTTGATATAGTATTCAACTATAGGAAAGAGTAACATGGACTTAACTGCACAAAATATTGGAATGGTCATTCTTGTGCTAATTGTAATGGTTCCACAACTGATCAAGTCAGTGCAGTGGGTGCTAAAAGTTGTTAAAGAGCATAAGAAAAACCAGAGAGAAGCTTTTGAAGCTGGTCAAGCTGATCAAGCAAAGACCGAAGAGGTTGAAGAGCGTTTCGAAGCCGGTGAAGAAAAGATTGAGAAACTAATACAGGAAGAGAGCGCAATTCTAACTTCACTTGAATCAATAAGACAATGTTTGGAATGGTTGAACGAATCTGATAACTTGAATATAAAATATGTTATCAAGCGTTCTTGGGAACAAACTGTTGTTGAGGGAAAACCTCTTGATCATTATGAGCATGAATTACTTGAGCATAGATATGCAATCTATAGATTGCGTGGCGGAAACAGCTGGGCTGAAGGTATGATGAACGAAATTCGTGATGCTCGTAAAAAGTATTACAAGAATCAAAATCATTGATTTCAAGTTGAATTAACATTTTTACACATATATAATACGAACGAAGTGAGTATTATATTAAATGTAGTAAATATAAGTTAGTGACTATTAGTCACTAAATTGTATATAACAATATATAACTATAGAGTTGTATACATTCAAATAACTAATTATTCTTAGGAGATTAACTATGTTTGTATATCAGAATGCAAATCGTGATATCTGCGTAACATTCAAGAACAACAAGCCAGTGGCCGATCCTGAGTATGTGATTTCTATCAATAATGCTACAGGTACTGTTACTGTTAATGGTAAGTTAGTGGAGGTGGCTTCAAAAGAGGCTGCAAAACCTGCTGCTACTGAGAAGGCAGCAAAGGCTACTACAAAGACAACAACCAAGGCTGCAGCTCCTGCTGTTGAACCTGTTGTTGAAGAGCCAGAGGCTAAAGAGGAATAATATACGCTGGTGAGCTTTTTGTTTTTCAAATAAGAGATACATTAAGCTCACTATTACTTATGAGGTGAGTTATTGATGGATATGCAAGCTGTAAAAGATGAAATTCTGTTGAAACTCACAGGTGATGTTCTTGAGATGGAACTTTCTGATGCCTCGTTGACGAAGATCATCAATTCTAGTTTACGAGAAATTCAGCGATACATTGACACTGTTGTACTTGAAACAATTCCATATTCAAAATGTATTGATATGTCGCAATGCACACACAAAGTAAGCTCTGTTATCGGTGTTAGAAGATCGGAAGGCTACATGATAGATTCTGAAGACACAACATCTGCGGTAATGGATCCGATGTATGCAAGTCAATGGCAGATTCTTTCAGGTTTAGGAAATGTTACAAACTTAACAGACTATGCGTATAATTACGCATCATGGAATACTATTCTCCAGATCAAGAATACAACTTCAACTGACCTTGCATTTCATTATGACAAGATGAGTAACAAGTTATATATCAATGTTGCAAGTAACTTACCTAAAAATGTCACGGTGATATATGTTCCAAGATTTGATGATGTTTCACAGATTACATCAGACTTCTGGATTGACGTTTTGATTCGACATGCTGTTGCTCAAACAAAGGTTGTAGTTGGCCGCGTTAGAACTAAATTCAAGCAGTCTAATGCCTTGTGGGTTTTGGACGGAGATACTTTGTTACAAGAGGGAACTACTGAATTAGCTGCTTTGAGAGAAGAGCTACGAAGTAGCACACAACTTGTTTACGGTATCGACTAAGATAACTTGTGATTGATAACTTATAAAATATGAGGAGAATAATTGAACAATGAGCTTTGATTATATCAATGAAGCATTCAAGAGACTTGATGCTCTGAACGAAGATATGTTCGATACTTCTTTAACAGGATTGAATAGTTTGTCTGACTTCATGGATCAAGATGACGCTTCTGACATTGTTAAGGTTATTGATCCTACCGCTGAAACAGAAGATGCTGTATCCGATTCTTACATTGGTAAGGTAATTATCAATTGTAATGTTTGCCACTCTCATATTTTTGAGAGCAAAGAAGACATTGTTATTGACGAGGATGGTGTTGTAAATCCTGAAATGCAGTGTCCATATTGCGGCGAGATGTCTGGTTTTACTGTGGTTGGTGAGATCATGCCATTCGAACAAACTGCTGATGAAACTCCTGCCGAGGATCCCACTGCAGAAATTCCTGCAGAAGATGCTGAGGTTGAAGCTCCTGCTGAAGATCCTGTTGTCGAAGATGTTGATAAGAAACTTGACGAAGGATTCAACTTTGATACTGCTATGAGTGACATTGAAACTCTAAAGGGTTTCTTACGCTCTAAAGGGCATGCTTGTAAGAGCAAAGAAGCAATTACGTATCTCTGGTCTGTAATTGATTTGTTTGAGGCTGGCGATCAAGAGCTCAGCGTGGAAAATATTGCACAGTGGTACGAAGATACTTGTCGTAACTTCCCAGAGGATCTCGAGCTTTTTGAATCCTGTGAAGTTATTGATGAGTCTGTATTAACTGAAGATGTTAACAATGTTAATGTTGAAACTGATGATAGCGTTGTTAATGTTCACACAGAAGATAACGGTAAAGTTGTTGTTACAACTGAGCCAAAAACTGACGCTGTTTCTGCCGAGGGAGGAGAGATGACTATCTCTCCAGTTTCTGATCAAACAGTTGCAGACATCACAGCAAATAATGATATTGATTCCGAACCTCTTGAATTAGATGATGAAGAAGTTCCTGTTGATGAGATTGATCTTGACATTGACGAGGTTGATGAGGAAGGACTTGATGAACTAGGTGAGTCTTATCTGAAAAATATCTATGAGAATGTCGAATCTTTTAAGACAACTTCAGTTTCCACTAATGATACTCAGATGATTGTGGAAGGCATCATTACATTCAATTCAGGTGTGAAGAAAACAACTGGTTTCATCTTTGAGTCTCATTCTGCATCAAAGGATGGTTACGTAAAGTTTGTTGGAAAGAACGAGCATTTCAGCAAGTCTGAAAGTGCATTTGCGCTTACTGGAAAGGTTGCTGAAAAGAAACTTCTTCCTGAAAGTTTGAGTTATAACTACAAAGTTGGAGATCAAACTGTTAGCGGAACTGTTAACAAGCAGTGAGGTGCGGTCAATGGCATACGATATCTTTGATACATATAAGAAAAGACGCAATGAGTCAGTAGGACGTTTTGAGGATGTTGAGACCTGTGAAACATGTAGTACGGACAAGCTTTCTCGCGAAGAACTGTTTGATACCGCATTTAACAATGTTTACGGCATCGATCTGGAAGAGTCAACAGCATTAACAGAGGACTTTGGAGAATTTCCTGACTGGTTAAAGAATTTCCTTTCCAAGAGAAAAGACGTTAAAGAACGTTTAACAAAGATGGGTGTGGATCTTGCTAGAGCAACATTCATCTCTGGACAGTTGCCTCGTAATGCTCGTGATCCTGCCTTCAAAGATCCAACCAGAGTTGCTGTTTTCCGTATGGTGGATAGTATCGGCGGAAACTACGAAGTTATCTACATTCCTGGAATTACAGATCCAGATGTTTATCCTGATGAAAATAATCGTTGGGCAAGATACAATGCGAGTGCAATTTCTAAGAAGAAGCTACTTGAGTTAACACGCGAATACGGTTACATCGATATGAACGATGCTCGTAATAGTAATCTTGCTCTTAGAAAAGAAAGATCTGACGCTAAGCGCGACATGGTGTATCGTGATCGCAAGGCTGGTCAAGTTCCTCAGAAAACAAATGTCCAGTATGCGCAAGACGAGCGCGGTCGCACTAACTGGGATAAACCGATTAGTTGGGATATAAAGTGGGTAACAAAGCGTGGTTACGACAAATCAGGCTATCCTCTTGATCCTGACAAATATGGCCGTATGTTAGACAATGTTGGTCTTGAAGATTATTCTACCAGACTGGAAATGTTGTATAACAAGATTGAAACAGCAAGAACCAGATTGATTGCTGTTATGAATCAGTATTCAGTTTCTGACTCTACAAAAGTTAGAGTTAAGAGCTCTTGGGAAAGAAACATCTTTGGTGACATTGCAAGAATTGCTCAAGACTTTAGTAGAGCTATTGATGCATATCGTGAGCTCGAAGAGGGAGTTCAGCAGATTGTATCCGCTGAAGATATGGAAGATGCTGAAAAGAGCAAGAGAATTAGTTATGTTTTCAAATGGAACGGAAAACGAGTTCGTGATTATTTGAATGATGTAACTTCTGCTCTGAAAGCTGCAGAGACAGCTGAGAAGATCTAACAGTTTAGTTGAGGAGTAATACAATGGGTGAAAATTATGGATTGCTCCTTAATGAGCGTGATATAAAACTACAGCGTAAGTATTTCGATGAAATGTGCACGATGGTTGGCATTAAAGTCATCCATCGTGCTCCTCGAGCAGGAAAGTCCTATACAACTTACAGTGAGATTGATTCAAACTATTTTGAGCCACACTTAACTGGTTGTATTTTCGAAGAGCATCCGAATCAACGAACAATGAAGAAACTTGGTTGGAATTCTGAATTATCAGAGACTGCCTCTATTATATCAGTCCCTTATGATTTGAAAGGGCTACAACAAGGATCATTGTTTATTGTGCCTAGTGCATTCGATAAGACTCATGGAAGAGTGTTTCGTGTTGTTGAGATAACAGGGATAATGATCTATCCGTGCTCGTTAACATGTAAATTAGTTCCTGAACTAGAAAATACATTTACACCGAATACTTACCTACATAAAACAAACAGTTTTAACTTGCTCAATCGTGAGGAAGACTGATGAAGTTACGCATTGAAGATCCAACGAACGAGCTAGATCTTGCCTTTGGATTCTGGTTGATAAGAAAAATTAAACAGCATTTCAATGCGTCATTAGATCCGAGAAAGTTGATTCAGTGGGACAAGTTTTTCAATGAGTCAGAAGAGTTTGTTAGCCTCTATGGGAAAGTAAGCTCTCAACATTTGATGAGAACTGCAATCTCAAACTTGATGGTAAAAAAGCTTCCTGATTCGATTGAAATATTTGTTAATAAGAATCTTTTTGCTCCGGGACTGGATAGAGTTAAGTTAGATACTGTTTGTAGATTGATTACTTTTGGTAATCAATCAGTAAAGGGTTATCCTGTATTGTTGGATACATTTCAATACTTTGTTGATAACATAAATCATTACATTGACTTGTATGATGAGGGGATTGACTGATGGCAGTTAGATTTTATGATGAAGCACTACTTGCTAAATTCAAAAAGTGGACTGCTGACACGCAAGTTCAACTTACAGGAGTGAATGAAACGAAGCGACTGTTTGAAGTTGTTTCAGATAAAACAGATGATTCAACAATCAAACTTCCTTTGATTGCACTCAGTAGATCTGGTGGTTATGCTATTCAAGAGAAGTATAAACAACCGAGAAGTTATAATGGTTCGAAAATGATCATTACAACTGATACTGGTGCAAAGTTAAATGCAGTACCGATCGGGATATCTTATCAGATTGATATCTATACAAGATACCTTGCAGAAGCTGATGAATATGCACGCAATATTGTATTTAATATTATAAACTACCCCAAGTTAACCATTGAAATTCCGTATGAGGACACAGGTCTTCAACATGATGCGAATATTCGGTTAACGACAGATGTTGAAGATAACTCAGATATTCCTGAAAGATTAGTTCCAGGTCAATTTACAAGATTCACTATTGGAATTGATATTGATGATGCATATCTGTTTGATGTTAGAATCAAAGATAACATCCGTATAGCAGAAATTTCAAGTCCTATTACATCGACGTTAGGTAAAGAAATACATGTTGAGGATGAGGGGATATTGTAAGATATGTTTACTAAAAATTCATAGGAGATTTTTATAAATGGCTAACGAAAATGTAAAAATTATCGTTCAAGAATTCGACGAAACTCGTCCTAAGGGTTCTGGCGCAAGCAGCGATATTGTTTATGTTCCTGGTCTCGGTAGTGAGTTTGTTTCAGCCGAATATAGAAACGTTCCCGTGCTGTGTTCTAGTGTGGATGAATTCGAGGGCTACTTTGGATCCTCTCCTTATAGATTTACAGCTGAGGAAACTATCAACGGTGTAACAGTTCGTAAGGGCGATTACGATAGAGCTTATATTTATGCAAAAGAGCTTATCAACGCAGGATTAACTGTTTTGTACGAAGATATCAGTGCTGATGAGAATGCACACCAGAACATTGCAACATTCACTTCAAGTGATGTTTCTAAAGTAGTTAACACTAAGAACGTTTTCCAAACTATCAAGGATAGCACAACAGCCAACATTGCATTTGACCTGGAGGGTGTTACTGCTTACGGTAAGGTGTCTCTTGTTGCGAAGGCAGGTGAGTGCAACTCCGTAACAATCAACAGTATTTCTGTGGATTTAGCACACACAGGCATGTTCACAGTCAACAACAATGTTATTACTTGGGAAGATGTATCACTCAATGATCTGGAAACAGTTATGTTTACTGCCAATGTGACAATTTCAGGAGCAGGACAGTTCAGTTTAAGTCTTGTTGTTGGTGATGTTGGTGCAGATGTTCAGGTTACTGATCCTCCATTAAAGTATTTCTACGACAATCTGGCAGCTAGATTTGAGAATCTGAATGATAAGAATGAGTATACTGTTAAGTATATGACTTCTGGTGGTTATCCCACATTTAATATTTACGATGATGCAACAAGTCACAGAGTCGAAGCAGAACTGGCAAGAACTATGCTGGAAGTAGCAAAGACACGAAACGATTGCATTGCTCTGATTGATCATAACGACAGACAACATGCTCCTCTTGCTATTGACGCTGTTGAGACACAAGCTGGTGTGAAGGTTGCTTCTGTTTACAAGGCTGCAAATGAGTACTTCTCTGAGCCCGGTGTTCCTGGTGAGTTCGGTGCAATGTTTACTCCTTGGGGTAACTATACTTGTGTAACAATGTTGAATACAGCAGCTTCTGTACAAGCACTTCCTGCATCTTTTGGTTATCTGATGTGCTTGGCAACAGCAATCAAGACAAGTCCTAACTGGCTTGCAATGGCTGGTGTAACTCGTGGTATTGTTCCTAATCTGAAGGGATTGAGAACAAATAAGGTTCTGTCCAATGTTATTGCTGAAGATTATCAGCCCAAGTATGGTACAGATAAGAACAAGATTGCAATCAATGCAATTACAAATGTTAAGCCTTACGGATTGACTATTTGGGGTAACAGAACTCTGAAACCTGTTCATCATAAAGGTACAGTCGCAACAAACTTCTTGAACACTCGTAACATGATCAGTGACATCAAGAAGCTTGCCTACAATACTGCAAAGTCTTTGATGTTTGAACAGGATAGTGACACATTGTGGCTCAGCTTCAAGTCAGGTGTCAGCCCGCTCCTTGATCAGTTGAAGAGTGGTTTCGGCATCTCCGATTACAAGCTCATTAGAAGCGACAAGAAGTATGATGGTCGTGCTCTAACTCGTGGTGAGATGGCTGCTATCATCAAGATCTTCCCGTTGTATGCAATCGAGTATTTCGAGATTACAGTTGTTGTCTCTGACAATGACGTTGCTATTTCTTAATTACGGAGGAAACTTAAATGCCTATTTATCTTCAGAATCAAGATAGAGCAAGTACTCTCCATGAGGCTGGCGACAAGCTCGGTACTTACTACTTAACCGATAATCCTAAGCATTATGAAATTCAGAGAAGTAATAACTTTGTGTTCTATGTTAATGGATTGTCAAAGTCCTTCAGTATTGTGAATAACAAGTATGCTGAAGAGAACGCAGATGATATCATTAAGTTGTCTGTTAACAAAGCATCCATTCCTCATTTCGAGCAGGGTGTAATCAAAGTTAAGCGTGGCAACAATGAGATGAAGTTTGCTGGAGCTCCTGAATTCAGTGCTGGTGAGATTTCTCTGAATGACTACATTGGTGCTGGTACTAAGGATGTTCTGATGGCTTGGCAGAGTAAGTCCTATGACGTTAGAACTGAAAAAGTTGGTCTTGCTTCCGACTACAAGAGAGATGCTTATCTGTTGGAGTACACTCCTGATTATCAGCTAGTTCGTACTTGGAAGTTGATGGGTTGCTGGATCAGCAGCTTGTCTGAGGATGCCTATTCTCATGACTCTGCTGAAAAGCATCAGATCAATGCAACTATTCAGTACGATAAAGCCTGGATTGATATCTCTGACATTGATTGATTCATATTGAACATCAAACAGGCGAGTAACAACTACTCGCCTGTTTTTATTATCAAAAAGAGGGAATGTTAATGATTCTAACTGAACAGTTTGAAGTTCATGATTGTTTGAATCCAAAAATCTGGACTTCTGATAACAAGTTACGAGATGATGTAAAACTTAAGATTCTTGAAATCATTGAACAGTTTGAATCAACTTGTGAGATTCCATTGAATATGGTTGATGCACATCTTGTAGGAAGTAATGCATCTTATAATTACACACAGTATTCTGATCTTGATGTACATATCATTTCCAACTTTGAGATGTTGGATGCTCCGAAAGATATAGCTCAACTAGCTTTCAATGCTGTTAAAGCAAAGTTTAATTCAGATTACGATATTTCTATTCATGGTGTAGATGTTGAGCTCTATGTAGAGGATATTCGTTCTGGAGCTGTATCAAACGGTGTCTATTCCCTGTACAGTGACTCTTGGATAAAGTTTCCAAAGAAGTTAACAGATATTCCACAAGTAGATATTTCTGATGAGCTAGCTCAGTGGACTGATAGATTCAATGCTGCACTTGAAACAGGCAATTCTGATACTATAACTCGTGTTGTTGATGATATCTATCTTGTTAGAAAAAATTCTCTTGATGTTGATGGTGAGTATGGTGCAGGAAATCTCCTGTTCAAGGAGCTAAGAAATCTTGGCTTACTTGATAAGGCTAAAGATGCATACAAATCAGCAAGATCGAAAGAGTTAACACTTGAACGATTACTTTTACACGAGGACTCCAGAACAACATTACTTGCAAAGTCGAAGCGAACTGACAAAGGCTTCCAGCGATTCAAGCGTCGTGTTAAGTCTCGCGTTGCAAACAGTGTTAAACAATACAACAGCATTGATATGAATAAGTTATTCAAAGACGACATTTTAACAGTTGATGTACAAGTCAAAGGAGAAACTGATACATATACTGTTAAGATAAGTTTTGGAGGTTTTCTTGAGCTGTTACATGATCAACTGAAAGTTCAAGAATTCAATCTGAAAGCTGTTACAAGAGCACTTATCAATGGGTTCAATCGTGATGATGTTTACATTCATTGTAGTTGCCCAGATGCACAGTATCGATTTGCATACTGGCAAACAAGAAAGAAAACAAACAGCGGCGATCCAGAAACTCGTCCTGCTAACATAACAAATCCGAATGATACTCTAGGGGAAGGATGTAAACATGTTCTCCTGGTGTTATCAAATACAAGTTGGTTGTTAAAAGTTGCGTCTACAATCTTCAATTATGTTAACTACATGGAAAAGCATTATGAAAGATTGTACAAAAAAATAATTTTTCCTGCAATTTTCCAGAAGCCCTATGAGGAGCCTGAACAGCTCGAAATTGATGGTGTACATAGCGATGAGCTTGAAACCGATACTGACATCATCGACAAGTCTAATGTTCATGCAAAAACTAAGAATCAGTTTAAGAAAGGCAATGAATATAGATTCCAAGCCGGACCTGATAAGAACCAGATATCTTTTGATGATCTGGATGATGCTCCAGATGTACCAGAAGAAACTTGATTTCTAGTTAATTGAGACTAGTTTAGAATCAAATAAAAATCTCCATCAAATTCATTGTAGTTACGGCAAATATTTGTTGTAGCTACAATGAATTTTTATTTAATCTTCAGTGATGGATCTTGTATATTATTATGTATTACAATAAGATGACTCAAAGAGATTGGAGATAAATGATGGATTATACTATTGCGAATGAGTACACTCTTCCCAGTTTAGGTAAAGTGTACGGTAAAGAGATAAACCCGCAATTCAAACTGCGTTCAATGACTACAGCGGAAGAAATGAAACGATTGAATCATACAGACAGACCTCACAAATCAATGGCTGAGATCATCGATGATTGCTTAGTTGATAGTATTGGTATTTCAGCATATGATCTTTGTGTTGCTGACTATCAGTATATGTTACATAAGTTGAGAATTGTTACATACGGCCCAAGTTATAGATTGGATTCAAATTGTCCGTATTGTAGCTCTTTGAATAAGGATGTACTTAATCTTGAAGATCTTCCTGTTGTTCCTTTTGATGAGGAAGAGTTCAAGAAATGTACTGAATTCGTTCTTCCGGTAACAGGTAAACATATAAAGCTCAGAGTGCAGACGCCTCGGATACTTGATGAGATTACTTTCCGTGCTAAAGAAGAACGCCGTAAGAATCCCAAGTTTGTCGGAGACCCTGCATTTTTATTTACTCTTGAGTCTTTGATTGACACAATTGATGGTGTTAAACCTGAGCAATTCAAGTTGACTCCGTTTGTCCAGAAGCTACCCATGATGGATACAAACTACATTCTTCGTTCAGCTCAGAAGCTGAATAATTCTTTTGGATTGGATAGCAAACTTACTCATGTTTGCAATGTGTGTGGACTAGATTACAATAGTAACTTTCGCACAACATCTGAATTCTTTGGACCCTCAATTGACTGAAGATGGTAAACCTTACGGACCACAAAGATACAAGGACATATCGAGAGAGCTGTATCTTGTATCAAAACATACAAATACTTCATATGAAGATGCTAAGAAGATCACTCCATTAGAGAGAGGATATATTCTTGAATTTGTTATGGAAGATCTTGAGCGTCAAAAGGAGCTCTATGATAGGGCTAAACAAGAAACTCAGAAGTAATTCTAGAGAGGAGGTCTAAGCTCTTATGGCTAAAACAAATGTTCCTAATCCTGAAAATAGTAAGCCTCAGGATTCAAAGAAAAGAGAACAAGTTTCTCGTACACGAACTAAAAAGCATCATCAAGAGATGCTAACGTATGAGCGTAACTTCCTGAAAATAAAAGCTGATCTAGAAAAGTCAGCTGAAGAGACACGACTTGAAGAGGCAATCAAGAAATCAAAAGAAGAAGCAGAAGATCGTATTAAGAACGCTAAGTTAACTATTGTTAACAAAACTCGTTTGGAGGAAGAGCTTAGAACCATTCGTATGCAACATGCAGCGGAGCTAGCTCGATACGAAATTCAGCTTGTTGAGGAACGACGCAGAGCCGAATATACAGCACATATGCAAGCTGTTAAGAACTCTCAGATTGCAGCTAGATCTCAAGATCTTTATCAACGTCATCAAACAGCAACAGCAATTGCAGATGCTCATAAAGTTCAAGTAGAACGTTTGAAAGCTGCTAAAGAGTTAGAATTACGGCAGCTTGAAACACAGCAGAGCTCTCTAGACATAGCTAGTCCTGACTATGAGTCACAAATTGCTATCATTGAAGCTCGCAAGGCAGAAATCAGCAGTGAGATTTCTAGTGCACAAGCTGATCTTGATAAATTTCAAGCAAATGTTTCAGAGCTTGCCGAGCGTGTGGCTACGTTTGAATTCAACAGGATGAGCTCTGCAGGTAAATTGTATAAGAAACAACAAGAGTTACTTCAACTTCAAGCTGAAGAGCAAGAAGGTTTGATTGATCTTGATCAAGTAAGCTCCGAGTTAAGTAAGAAACGCAGAGAACGTCGTGAGCTTGTTAAGAATGGCGCAACTGAAGAAGATCTTCAACAAGTTGACGATGAGATTGCAACGTTAGTTGCTGCTCGTAAAACATTGAAAGATCAACAGCGTAACTTACAAGCTACGATTGCTGCTCTAACAACTGAAGTTGAACAGTATCAAAATCAGGTAACTAAGGATAGTCGAACAAGAGTGGTACGCAGACAGCAACCGCCTGTAGAAAATGATTCTGAGCACGAAGACGCTGACGAGGAAACAGTCACCACTGATGAAAAAGTTCCGAAAGCTCCAGAGACTGTAAGTGGAGTTGATATGTCCGCTCAGATTGAGTCATTGTTAGCAGGTATGATTGCAGTTAGTGATGCATTTGGTGCTTATGCACATGAGCTAGAGTCAAGAGTTGTTCCTGAATCTTCGACTTCAGAAACAGTTCTTGACACAAGTCCTGTGGAGGACACAGTTCGATCTACTTCTGGTGCGCTTGTAAGTCAGTTAAGGGCTCTAGTGGATCAATCTGTTACAGGAGACATTGAACTAAGATCAGATCTCAATACAAAGATTGACGAACTTAATCAAGTTTTAACTACAAGTTTGGATAATCCATCAAAAGACTCTGGTAAGGAGTTAGAAAGTACTGTTCTTGACCTGGTTAGTGAGATAACAAGTGCGGTAGAATCGGCAAGGGGTGAAACACTCCCTATTGTTGTTAATGCTCCTGAGTCTACTGTTCCCGATGTTGCTAGTAACCTTCAGAGCTCTATTGATCAAGTGGCGTTGTTAACTGGATTATTGCAGATTGAAGATACTCTCACAACATTTTTTGGTGCGTTTGAAAACTATGTTGTTGATGTCAGAAGTAAGACTGTACAATCTGGCTCCGAGGCTGTTTCTTCAGTCATTCCACAAACGACTGTTCAAGATCAATCAACAGCACTATTTCAGCTTTTACAACAGCTTGTTAACGGATCAAACAACCTGAATGACGAACATCGTAAAGCATTAGCTGATATATCCAGTGTTCTGAAAAGTCAATCAGAAATGGATGATGCTGTAGATTTTTCTTCACTCGTTAGTTTGCTTGAGTCATTAAGTTCAGAGGACAGTAAAGATACTTCTTCTGATACTTTGAAGGAACTAACTAAGCTCATGAAGAGCGATCCTAGTAAGTTTTTCAAATCATCTCATCGTAATCTTTTCAAGAATAAAGATAATGAGATGGCAACAGGTCAAAGAACTGCAGCAAAACAAGCCGTTGATCAAGAGCTAGAAGATAAGCATGCTGCTCGATTGGATCAACGTATAGCTAATCTTGCAGTGTGGGAAAAACGTGGTCGATTCTTCCGTAGTGGTGAAAGCGATTATCGTAAAGAAGTTATAAATGAAAAACTTGTCGGAGCATTACAAAGCACTATTGATGCTCTTGCGGATCTTTCAAAAAGTATTGATAGTAATATCAATGAGTATTTTCAATATCAAGCAGAAATAAATGCAAAACTTCAAGGCCTTGATCTAGATTATCAAGGTATGCTTGACACACTTACAGATAATCTTGGTATGTCAATGCTTGTTTCACAGAAAGATTACATCAACAAATTCAAACAGTTAGTTGATGCTGGTATTGCTCACAACATGGAAACAAGAGCGTTCTTAGCAACTGTTTCCGATAAAGTGGTTAACACATTTGACGCTTTTGATTCTAATCTACTGCGTCTTGTTAGACTACAACAGCAGGATTCAACTTCAGCAAGACTTGGTTTAGAATCAAGTTTGAATAAGTTGTTCAACTCCACATTCAGTGATTCAAGTTATCTTAGTGACGGCGGTCCTCATGATGCAGTTTCTGCAGCAATCTTAGAGGCTAGCTCTATGCTATCTAATGATATGTCAGTTGAGTTTGAATACATGGTCCATAAGTGGTTAGGTTCGCTGTATTCACTTGGTATGAGCAGTGATACTCTTGAATCAATTGCTAAAGGATTGAATTATCTAGGAACTGGTAATGTTGCAGCACTGAATAGTGATCAGTCTTTGCAGACATTATTGGCTATGAGTGCAGCAAGAGGCGGAGAGTCTTATGCAGAAATTCTTGTTAATGGTCTGGATGCAGATACTACTAACAATCTTCTTGAGGGTATGATAACATATTTGATGGAGATTGCAACTAACACCGATAACAATCAAGTTACAAAATCTGCGTATTCTGATCTGTTTGGTATGCATGTATCTGATCTTAGATCAATCATTAACATGACAGAAAATGATATTTCATCACTTTCAAATCTAACGCTGACCTACTCTCAAGCTGTTAATGAAACACAAGATCAACTTTCACAGATTGTTAACAGAACGCATCTTAGCACAATGGTAGATAATCTCTTTGAAAATGCGGTTCTTGGAGCGTCACTTGACATTGGTAACAATCCAGTTTCCTACGGTTTATGGAAAACATTGAATATTGTTGAAGGTTTAACTGGAGGCATTGCATTACCGTTTGTTAACGTGTTTGGATCCGGTTTTGATTTGAATACAACTGTTACTCAGTTAGCTAAGGGAGGTATGGCTGGCTTAGCTATGATGGGTAATCTTATCAGTGCACTTGGATCAGGTGGATCTGATTTTGGAATGAGCCTTGACGCTTGGAATAACGATACGAATATGATTGCAAGAGGTGATGCAAGTAAGTTCTTATCAAAAGGTTCTGCATCAGGATTTAGCTCAAGTGCTCGTTTGGACTATGCAGGTTCAGGTAGTTCAGGAGACATGAAGAAAACCGAAATGTCAGACGCAACGGATTCTGCAAAAGAAGATTCAGAAGTAACAAACAAGCACTCTCAAGAAGAGCAATCTGTTCCCGAAAAGATATATGAGCAGACTCAACTTATTTACGGAGCTCTTGCTGAAGATGACAACACGTTACTGAAACAGAGTGTAGCAACATATACATTGCTGGAGGATAAACTTCAGTCTTTAGGTGTTCTGTCTCAAATAACTACTTTGTTAGGACCTTCAAGAGTATTCTTTACAGCTGGCATGGATGACCTCGGTGTTACTGCAGCAAACATTCAGCAAACAAGAGGAGTTGGAAACTCTACAACAATCAGTATCTCTGATTATGAAAATCAGTTGTCAACATTGCAAAAAGTTTCTTCAGCTTTCCAAACTGTTATAACAAATAGTAGTGACTTGATCGGAGCTAATGTTGATATCTGGAGCTTGATTGATGCCAGTAGCAGCTTGTCTGCAAGTAGCTTGAGAAGTGAACTGAAGGAACAATATAGTTCAACTAACGAAGGATTTTATAACTTTAACAAGTATAATCAGAATACTGATGTTAACACAGAACTTGTTAATAAGCTTGCAACACAGATCCAAACTTCAAGCATTACTGAACAAGAGTTGAAACAGTTTGCTCAACTACAACAGTTGAACAAGATTGTTTTCCCTGAGTATGTTCGTGCAACAATTGATGATCTTGCTCCAGGAGTTAAGAAATATACGGAAGAGCTTCTAAAGAGAGCTGTTGAGATGAGCTTGTATGGAACTGATATTGAATCCAGATATGAGGATCCTGATAACGAGATGCCGATTGTTAAACAGATGGTCACATATATGCGTGAGATGCTCAGCGATCCAACAACAATATTGAATATAAGAGAAAGTAGATTCTAAGGAAGGAGAATAACATGTTTCAAAGATTTCATGAAAATACACAAGTTAGTCGTCTTGTAAAGAATCTACTTTCTTCGGAGCCGATACCGTTGTTGCAAACAATTGTGGATGGTATGCCGCTAATAGCTGGTTGCAGATATCTTCACGATGGTTTACCAGTTATCTGTAGCCATTCCGGTATATACGGAACTACAGCGGAAATTGACCCTCTTCCACCATTGAACGTAACAACTACTAATTTTAGTTCAACTGTTGGGTGGTATGATAAGGATACTCACAAGCAACTCGGAGACTACTTAAGATATCTGCGAGATACAAGATCTATAGATCTTATGAAATATTACAATTGTTACAATGCTACTGAATTGACAGATGTTTATCTTAATACCGCAGACATTGGTCCACTTGTTTGTTCTGATGATCATACTACAGACTCTGAGGGTAACAGAGTAAATAAAGTAGAACCACGAGATGGAACTAAACAGCCTGTACTATACTGTGGTGTGCTCCGTAAGTATGATAGTTCAACAACATATAGATTTGGATCACTTCCTGAGTACAAAGTTATTGCAATTCCTATTAGATTTGATACAACATATACAGTTGCAGTAGAAGCTCACAATGTTGTTTCTATTAGAGGAATTATCTATAACAATAACGGAATGGTAGAAGATACACATCCTGTTATACCGACAGCTAATCAAGGAAAGGTGTACTATTCCGATTACCTGAACTATACATGTGCAACTCTTCCGTTTGCTAAGTTTGCTGAACCATTTACATACAGAATTGATCTTGCTTCAGAAAATGTGGAGCTCGATACTGTCACTAAACAATCATTGTACATGAGACAGAAGGATCTATATCTTGTATTGCAAGTTCCGTCCGATAGCTCTTCCTCTATTGTTGTTCTTGAGGGAGACTACACAAGAAATCGGCACACTGAAATAACTCAAGGAAGTGTTGTTTTTGACAGAAATATAATAACAGGTGAGACAATTGATTCAAGAGAACTTAATCAATTGTATGATACAGATACAATTCCTGAAGATAGATGTTGCGTAAAACATTCAGATAATTTGAGCCTACTCTATTATAACACAGGAGTATCTTACGCGTTTTCAGATCGACTGATTGAGTATCTTCTGTTAAATGTAGTTACACCACTAGAAACCTTGTCTACAAACATATCGAGAGTTCAGCAAAGTTTAAGACATATATATCCCAGTTACAATGCTAAGCTATTATCAAAACAAGCACGATTGGGTGTTTGGGATGATAGTATTTCAAAATATGTAAGATCGTACATCTTTGATCATCGTGATAAGATGGACTGCCCGTTTGATCAGGATGGTCATATCAACAAGGATGTTGAGGGCTTACTATCAGCTAATGGAGTGTATATAACATGACGATAACTAATACTGTATACACATCACAAAATACTCCTGTTACAAAGGATAATACTTATGCTGGATCTACAGCAAAAGTATTCAACATGATTGATAACTATGTGTATCTGTATCATACAGATACACTTATAGCGATTCCAACATATCCTGAATCCATAACCGATACAATGAGTGTCAACTTTAATCAAGCGTCTCTACTATCAAGATCTGCTCCAATCTTTTCTTATGCTAGTTCTGGACCAAGAACTGTAAGCGTATCCCTGCATCTTCACAGGGACATGTTGAACAGTGTGAATGTTACATCTAGTAACTTGAAAATTCCTGATCTAGAGAATGAAGATTATGTTGATATGATTATTAAACAGCTACAGGCTGCAGCGTTGCCAAGATATGCTGCTTCAGAAAAAATGGTTAATCCTCCGATTGTTGCTGTTAGATTTGGAAGTGATGTTTTCTGCAAAGGAGTTGTAAGTGGTCCTGTTAGCACCACTTACAGCGGTCCGATACTTAGAACAGATAAGTATGCAGAAGTGCGTGTTGACTTTACATTGAATGAAATTGATCCCTATGATGCGGATTCAGTTATGACAGCGGGGCACTATAGAGGACTAAGTACTGATTTGGAGCGTCGTGTTTGGAAATCTACCTCAGCTGGCTCAAACAGAAGGATGTAATCTATGGATGTCTTAACAAACAAAACTTACAAAGACTACGGTAGAATTTCAAGATATAGCCCTTTTCCATACTACTACCACACAGTTGATAACAAGTATATCTACGGAACAACTGCGTATTTGAAGGACACTACTTTATATACACTGCACACTGTTGTACATGGTGACACGTTTGATTCGCTTGCTCTGCATTATTACAACAACCCAACTCTCTATTGGGTTATCTGCTCATTTAACAGAATCAGGGATCCATTCATACCCCTTGTTGAAGGATCAACTATCAAGATTCCGTCCATTTCAAATATAGAATTTGATATCTGATTGGAGGTGTCTCTATGGGTTCATCATTAGTTTCAGCACAAAATCATGTAGAGTCTCCGTTCATCATTGTTAAGATCGGCGAGTACACATTCGGACAATGTTCAGATATGTCAAATAAAAACAAGATGCGTCAAGCTGGAATGGTCACGTTTCCGAACTTCATGAAATCTTTGAGGATAACAAAGATTAACGGCTCAGTAAATACGTACACACTTGTTATGGATTATGCTATCACACAAGCAGATGATCCGAATATGTTGGAAAAGGTATTTAGTACTGTTTCTGCAACTAGAAAGGTTGTTCTTAGTTACGGAGACTGGAATGCTCCCTCGTACATTTACAAAGAAGAGGAAGCATTGATTACTAAGATTCAGAGTAATGTTGACTTTCAAGCTTCTAAGATAACTTACACATTACAATGCGTGAGTTCAGCATTAACATTGCAGGCAGGAACTTTCAATTTCCCTGCTCGTAAAGCAAAGCCAAGTGACGTAATCAAGGAATTGTTAAGCAACGAGGCTTACGGATTGAGCAAAGTGTTTACAGGCATGAGTAACATGTCTCGAGTAAACATGAGCACATTACTTGCTGGCGACGATAAAGCTGTTAATATCGAAGCAAAGCCTGGTATCAATATTCTTGATTATATCGGATATCTAGTTAGCTGTATGGTAAGTACCTCTGACTCAGGAGGAACAATCAAAGATGCAAACTACTTTTGGGCAGTTTATGACGACGTTAACAATGAGTACGGAGGAACATACTTCAAAGTTGTTAAAGTTGCATCTAATGTTAAGTTCAATCTGACTGGGAGTACCTTTGAGGTAGATGTTGGTTATCCTTCAGGAAATTATGTTTGTTCTTTCTTGATAAACACAGATGATACATGGTCAATCTTGTACGAGTATTCTGAAAAGATTAAACAACCACAGTATTCCTACAGAATAAACGATTCAGGACAGCTTGAAAGCTTTCTATCTCCTACGATTACTACTGATAGTAGTAAACTTAAAACAACTGAAGAATCAAAAACATGGTGGACACAAGTTACTCAATATCCTATAACTGCAATGTTAACTATAAAGGGTTTGTTAAGACCTGCTTTATTGATGTCTTATGTTAAAGTTAATGCGTTCTTCTACGGACACAAACATATTTCAAGTGGTTTGTACATAATCACAAAGCAGGAAGATAGTGTCAGTGAAACAGGATATAGAACTACATTGAGCTTGACTCGAGTTGGTGGCGACAGTTGATTTCTTTGAAAGATAAACTTCTTGCTCATGAGGGATTTGTAGATAACGAGTACTTAGATAAGTATGTACAGCTTGTTGAGCGAAATAGGAGAACAACACGAAGAGCAGGAAATACTAACAGTCATCATATTGTACCACGATCTTGGTACAAACTTCATGACGAGGATGTTGATGATACATTAACTAACCTTGTAATTCTTACATATCGAGATCACACACTTGCTCACTACTATTTATGTTTATGCACTTCAGAGCAGTTACAATATGCTAACGAGCTTGCATTAGTACTGCTTGTATCTAGAAAAAAATTGAATCTTACCGAAAGACTCCTTGTACAAGGGTTGCCATTGTATAATAATATATATGAAGATTACCTGCAGAAAAAACAGTCTGGATATGGGCTGTACAAGGAGAATGGATAAATGATTACAAGAGGTATCATTGAAAAGTCAGTTGACCAGTATCATGTAAAAGTTCGAATCCCTTCAGTTGACAGGATGGACACTTCAAGCGTATATACCTCTACCGATAATCTAAATACTGCTGTATTTGCTACATTACCAGGTTGTGAGGTTAGATTACAGCCTGGTGATGTTGTTATTGTATATGTTGATGACGAGAGTGCAACAATTCTCGGTTACTTGTATAGAATAGAATCAATTGAAAAGCGGATCAGTCAGAATCTAGCATCCTTGAATGTTAGTGAGTCTGTAAAGTTACCGATATCAACAAGTATAGGTGAAGTACTGCCGAAAGAAATCGCTTATCTATCTGGAGTGAATGAAAATCTCCAAAAACAACTTGATGCTATAAAAGAACGATTAACATTGCTGGAGGAGTCCTGATGTACTCATTTAATTTTCCAAGCATGTTGAATACAGTAACATCGAAGCTTGTACAGGACAAGGAAGCAATACGGTCAAATGTGTTGTTACTTCTACAATCTGAACGAAAAACTTTGTTTGGTGATCCGTATTTTGGATCACAGTTAAAAAGAATGTTGTTCGAGCAATCAACAACAATCATTGCAGATCTTGTCATTGATGAGCTGTATACAACATTGATAACATTTATACCGCAAATTTTCCTAACAAGAAAAGATATAACACTTACTTGTGATGGTACTGATATATATGCAACTGTTAAGTATGTTTGTGTGTTAGATAATACTGTTGATTTGTACACAATAAACTTAACAAAATCCGAAGAATGAGGTTAGCTGATAGATGTCAAATTATGTAAGAGATTTATCTAATTTATCATATACAAATAAAGATTTTGCGGAGATCTATCCTGAGTTGTTAGATCTTGCCAAGAAGATTTCTTACAAGTGGGACCCATCACTTTCAGATGAAAGTGACCCTGGTGTTGTTCTGCTAAAACTTGCAGCCTTGATGGCTGATAAATGCAACTACAATATCGATAAGAATGTTCTTGAACTCTTCCCTGTATCCGTAACTCAGCTATCAAACGCAAGACAGCTTTTTGAGCAGTGTGGTTATAATATGCGTTACTATGAGAGTGCCACAACCAATCTTTCGCTGAGAATGCTGAATGAGCCAGAAATTACAGATGATGACGTTACTGCGATGCTCGGAACCACTGTAACGTATACAGCAAATACTTTGAAAACTGATTCAAGTGGTGAGCTGCTTCGTCACTACATTATTCCAAGATTCTCAATGTTCTCTGATGTTGATAATTCGGTGGTTTATACAACTACAGAAGATGTGACAATTTTCTCTGATGGAACTACATCAACAGTTCCAGTTATTCAGGGAGCTGTGAGTGAGTATCTTGTCAACGGATCGAATATTATTACTGTTGATATGTTAGATAGTAACAATCGTGTTTACTTCACTCAGATGAACATTCCAGAAAATGGAATTTTCATTTCTAATGTTGGTAGTGCGGAACGTTGGTCACAATGTAACAATCTACTTCTTGAACCCCTTGGAACACATTGTTATAAGTTTGGTTTGACACTTGATGGTTTACGCTGTTATGTGGAATTTCCTTCTGATATTGATACAATCATTGGAAATGGTATAAACATTCATTATGTTCAAACAGCAGGAACTGACGGAAATGTGAGAAAGAACTTTATTCGTCAGTTCTTTTCTGACCCCGTCATCATCAGAAAAATTGGCTCTAGTATGTTAGAACAGGAAACAGATCTAACAACTGATAATATCTACATCACCAATGAGGACGCTGCAGTAAACGGACGTAATCCGGAAACAATTTCCGAAGCATATCAGAATTATGAAAGAGTAAAAACAACATTTGAAACCCTAGTTTCAACAAAGGACTACACTGATTTCTTAATAACAAATAAAGATGTTTCCAACTGTGTTGTTTGTGATAGATATGATGATGTTCAGTCCGCATATACAGTTTTAACTGAAATTGACGGAGAACCACAACAGATTCCTCATACCAAGACTCACATGAAGGAATATCAAGTTGCAGGATCTGCATCTCTCGACGGTGGTAAGAGTTGGTTGAGCAACAATGTTCTTGTTAAATATGAGTCTGAAGAGCCTGAAATGACGGCTTTTGACTTGAGAGTGTATGGATTAAGATATGTAGATGGATTTACAGATTACAAGAGTTTTTCCAGATCCTTTGATATACTTGACTCTCGTATCCACAATTCAATTGATTCCTCAACTGCATCCGTTAAATGCTTAGCTCACGATTATAAGCCGTTTGAGGCGGATAGAATCATTCTTTTAAAGAATCGTTACCCTATTGTTGCAAGAGTTGTATCTCCTTACAAGCTTACCCTTGCTCAGCAAGATGAAATCTTAAGCAGAATCAAGTTAAATCTGTTTAACTTGTTGAATTCCAGAGCAATCAAGTTTGGTGAAGAGGTAGATTACAATGAGGTTTACAACACTATTTTGAAATCCGACCCTCGTGTAAGTGCTGTAATTCTCGAAGAAATTGTGTATGAAACTTATGCAGTTTATTTCAGTAGTTCTACTCAGTCGTTTGAATTGATGAGAATTGACTCAAAATCTGTTCCTCCTGATTCTACTAAAGAGGAAGAGAGAGCCCGCCTGAAATCTCTGTGGAACGATTTTAGAACTGAAGTATACACTAGATCTGTTCTTTCCGGAAACACACCGCTGTTTGTTCCAGATAGTGTTTTTGTTTATTCTCTTGCACACGAACAAGCACAGAATGGTGATTTAACATATGAAGTTGAAACAATGTCAACTTCAGTCAATATTCCGTTAACATATAACGGATTACATACGTTAACTTCGAGAGAGTTGAAAGATAACGATGTTATAACATTAACATCTCCAAATTTGATTATGGATAAGCGTTATGCAAACTATGTTCAATATGTTACTAACATCGGTTGTATTGATGGTCGTCATCCTAACTATGAGGACGCAAATTTAGTTGTTGTTGAGAAAGATGAAGAATATGTTCTTCAAGAGGGAGAATATATTATATTTTTCTGGAGAACCTCAGACAGTTCAACTGAATGCTATACATATGTAAAGTATACTGGCAGAAAGTCAACACCAGTAATCATCTGTCCATCATTTGATATGATACAACAACCTAATACTGCAAACTTGAGTAACGTGATATATCGAATTGATGATGATTATTTTGAAAGTCTCGGAGATTATGGATCTGATTATTCTGATGGAATTCAATTAACTGTTCCGCGAACTGAGATGTATCCACAAGCAAATGGGTCTTTTGTTGATAAGACGCTTGTTCCCAAGGACTATAAGGATGAGAATAACAACATTGTTGTTCCTCCACCCGAAATAACTTTGAATGACTTCATTAACAGGTATCTTATTGGAGAAAAGTTTAATGTTAAGTCAAACACGATTGAGACAAGAAAAATCAATGAAATACATCTGACAGCTGAAGATAATGGAACAAGTAAGTTCTACTGGATCTTGAATACAGTTACTGATGGTAAATACAGATTGTTCCCTGCATCCTCCACTTCAGATGATGACGAATACACGCTTCAAGAGGGTGAACAGCTAATCTATTCAAACGACAACTTAACTCAGTTGTATATACTAGGTGCAGGAACACTCATAAGAAGACATAAAAAGGCTACGGGAGCAGCTTGTGGTGCATGGGAAGTTCCTGCCCTTGAGCATACCTTAGAATTCTTAAGTGTGGGTCCTCACTACTTTGAAAACACTGATCACGCGTGGTTCAATATAAAGAAACAAGCCGCAAGATTTGAGCTCTATGCGACAGAAATGGCTTATAGAAAACTAGGCGCAAAAACAAGATTGTCGATACACATTCCGACCGAGAACGGTAGCGAGCTGGAGTTACAGAATGCTAAATACTTCATTGGATCTTCTGGAATTATAACTGATCAGGGTATTGACTCTGGATTCAAGAGTCATCTAGTTACATATACTGTGATCAATGAATTCGGAGAAGAAGAGAAGCTCGCAATTCGTAAGCATAAATCACTTGAGTGGTCAGTTACTTCTTCTTTGAATCTTAAACTATCTACAACTACTCCTATGCGGTTGTATGCTCACCAGAAATTGAGTTGGCTACCTTATGGAGGATACAATCTAATTGAAATTGAAGGCTCTGACTCTGAAGAATTTTACATTCAGTCTGATAGAACTGTTACAAAATCAGGTGGAAGTAATCTCGATGTAAGATACTACGATGTTCTTACTGAATCATATGTTCCTTTACAGATCTATATTTACAAGTTGAAAGATGTAAATCTATCAAGTTCAGAAGATACTAACAACTATGATCTTCCGTGGCAATTCTCGTCTGATGGGATTACTGTATCGGGTAAAGATGTTACATTGACTAACATATCCCTTCCTGAAGGAGATTACATACTTCCTATAACAATGTCTAATGTTAACTATCCAGTAGATGTATATTGGAATGAGCTTCGTAAGTTAAGAAGTTCAAAACTAACAGAAGATGAGGCTAATGAATTAGTAAACTTACAACTTGTTCCTAGAAGTGCATTGCAGCTTGCTGATTCTGACTGGAACAGCGCTCGTAAACCTGTTGAACTTGCTGACGTTGTAAAATGGTTATATGGTTCTGTCTCTATTGACGTATCTGATGAATTCCAGAATGAAACTATTGTTTCTGCGTTCAAGAAGATGTTTGTAACTCAAGACACAACTTTGCAGGATCCGAATGCAGACACTACAAACAATTTTTCCGTGCGGTCACGGAGCGATGTTGAGGCAAATGCACTGCTGCTAGATATGCTTGTGGGATATGGTGGTTCCAAGTTTACTTCTACAAAAACTGATATTTGTAAAATCGGGGATGTTATTGCTCTGCGTATTGATACAGACACAGCTGGTCTTCCTGAGTTCAAATATCAGATCTGGGTATATATGCCTTGTAGTGATACCAGCTACGATGAATTTGTTAAAGTAGAGTACGGCCCTGGCATCACACCAGTATGTGAACGAGATAGTAAACTTGCTGAATCTGTTGCTGCCGCAACATATCACTATCATCTACGTCCTGACAATGTTGCTAGTTCAGTGTCACAAGGAAAAGGAAGTAGTTTAGCTGAAACAGTAACTAAAGTAAAGCCTGTTAAAAATGGCACATATTACTACATGGTAAGTAGTAACGGTACAAGCGGAGATGGTAGTAATTCAAAATATAATCTGAGACTTGTTTGTGATATTGGAACAACAAGTCCAGAAGATGTCAAGATGTGGCCTTCCTATACAATACTGGATCCTACAAAGTATACTAAGCCAACGTTAACTGCAACTGATTCTACTCCGATTGAATTTTTCGATGATATTCTACGTAGACTTAGAAAAATGGACATTAACAGTTTGTTTAACTACACTTATGATGTTCCAGATTCAGATTTGATCATGTATCCATTGGATTCGATATCCTTCTTAGATTCAAATCACCCATTGAATAGATTTACAATCTGTCAGTACGTGATCAATGAATCAAAAACAAGAGGTGATCTTGTTGTGGTTGGTAGATACAAATAAAGGAGCAATTCATGTTTAGAGTACAAAATAATGTTCCTGAGGTGTATCCTGATAAGTCACGAGATTTCCAGATGTTCTGTAGATTGTTTGATGTTTCTTTTAATAGCGTCAAACAATCTATTGACTCACTTCAATACGTTACAGACACACAAGCATGTGACGCAAGATTGTTGCCATTGTTGAAAAGTAAACTTGGATTCTTCTCCAATCTTGATTTAAGTGATACTGACATACGATATGTCTTGCAAGCATTTCCAACAATAGTTCGATACAAAGGCTCTTATCAAGCACTTGTTTATGTTACTAACTTGTACTCAAGGTTGGTAAGTTCAATTGCAACTTCTGAAGAAGTCAGAATTCTTTCTAATAAAGAAGAATACAGAATTGAGGTCTCTTCTGAAAAGGCTGTGGCCAAATCAGAATTGTTGTTTGAGTTGTTGAAATATGTTCTTCCAACTGGATATGTTATTGACTACTTCATTACAGAATATCATGATTCAGCCACACAGTTATTTACAACAAACTCACTTCTGTATCATGTTGAGTATCCCGATAACACATCCAAGAAAGCTGTTATTGTTTTGAAGCCAGCAATTACCTCAGCTCAGCAACCTGAAGCAGCAGAGCTTCCAAATATCATTAACATTACAAACATCCAGGAGGTTTCACCTGATGGCACAGAATAAAATACTGATTATCAAGCCGGAGGTTGTGAAGGATATCGAACTTGTAGAACGTAGTTACTGCACTAAATATCTATCTAGCTTGTTTGCAAGTTTCTTAACAGGAGGTGCAACCTCCATCATGCATATTCAGAAATACTTTGAGGTATACAGGTATGCCCCAGCCGATCTTAGAAGTGATTACGAAGCGGGTGTTGCTCTTCGTAATCCTCTGATTGCTAGATTTCCTGTAAGAGTAAATTCAACTTCAGTCACTGAGGATGTCCATTATGCTACATTTATTGCAACATATCAGCATAAAGACGGAGGCATTGAAAACATCGCGCTTGATAGCCAAGAGGAGTTATCAATTGCACTCATTGTAGGTGACATGATCTTAGCAGTTGCTCCGTTCAGTCTTGAGACTTATAGAGCTATATGTAATGGAGCTAGAGTTGAGATCAAGTGGAAACTTCAACTACGAGATCTTTCAAACATACTTGAAGTTGTGGAGGAATAATTAACATGGCAAACACACTTGAAACACTTAGCGGAAGCTTCTTTGATTCAGAAAATATTCTCAAAATGTTTCCAGTTAGCTTCGAAAGAGCTAACAGCTACGACAGGGTCTTGTCTGAAGAAAATCTTGTAGATTGGTTCAGAGGTATTGCTTTCGATTCTGCAGATATAGATAAGAATTCTAGATATAGTTATGTAATTACTGACACACTGAATACTGATTTTGGAAAAAGTGATACTATTCATTATCTTGAATTCATCATCGGTGGCTACTATGTTAAGATGACGGATCAAGGATTTCGTAATTTTGCAGGAAGCTGCGACATATATGCGGTTATTGATGAGGTGAGCTCAACTGATTTTAGACACCTTGCTTATGGTGACTCTATAACAAATGGAAAATTTTCTGCGATTAGATTTATTTTTGTAACCCCTGGGGACAAACCTACAAATACAACCACAAGCATGTATAGATTGCATATACTCACTAAGACTGATACTGAATTTACAATTCCTGCTGAGTCAAAGAGATCCACATATGATGTGGACGGAGGAGAAATTGATTAAATTTCAATAAATTTCTTTGAAAAACCTTGTATTTACCCCTATCAACTTGTATATAATACTGTGGGAATATTTGATTCCCACAGTATTTTATGCTTTTAGGATAAACTATGAAGACTCGTAAATTTGAAATTATTCAGTGTCCAAAATGCGGAAGAGAATATCTACCTGCAGAAATTTTTGTGCCTAACGCATTTTTTGGGAAGCCTCAAGATATTGTTCGTGATGTGTATGGAAGAATTCTTGATTACGATGGAACATCTGTTGATGCACTTGAGACTTACACATGTGACAAATGTAATACGTTGTTCCAAGTAAGAGCAAAGATGACATTTGTTGTAGAGAATACCGTTCTTGGAGATGTGGATGAAGACTACACTTCCTCACTACATAAGAACACATTATTCATGGATGAAACATGATACGGATACAAGAAAGACAAACAGTTAAAGTTCCAGGAATAACATCACTTTTTGTATCATTCGACTTCAACAAGTTAATAGTTGATGAGCTCAAGCTCTTACAAGGTTGTGTATACAACGCCGATACAAAAGAGTGGGAAATGCCTTTAACTAACTTAACTGAATTTGTTGATCGTGTATGCAAACTAGATAATATAACAGTTGAAACAATACCGCAAGTAGTAACATCAGATACTCATTTTGATCTGATGCAGTATCAAACAAAGCCTTTTGATTATCAGGAAGAAGGTATTCAGTTTGGACTGAATCATGACTGTTTTCTACTTTTGGATGCTCCTGGATTGGGTAAAACATTACAGTTAACCTATCTTGCTCAAGAGCTGAAAGAGCGAGAAGGACTAGAGCACTGCTTGATCATATGTGGAATCAACACATTGAAAACAAACTGGAAGAACGAGATTGAAAAACATTCCAATCTTTCTTGCAGAATTCTGGGACAAAGAATAAATCGTAAAGGAAAACTTGTTGTTGATGGTATTCCAGAACGACTTAAACAGCTTAAAGCTCCGATTGAAGAATTCTTTGTTATTACAAATATAGAAACACTTCGTGACGAGAAGATTGTTGCTGCTCTTTTGAAGAATAAGTATAACAAGTTTGATATGATTGTTGTTGATGAAATACATAAAGCAAAGAGTTCTACTTCTCAACAAGGTAAACATCTTCTCAAACTTAACAAGGCAAAACACAGGATCGGTGCCACAGGTACTTTGCTATTAAATAATCCCCTCGATTCTTATGCACCCCTGAAGTGGATAGGAGCTGAAAGATCCACTTATAGTAATTTCAGATATTATTACTGTAACTATGGTGGACCTTTCGGTAACATGCTGCTCGGATTCAAGAATGTACATATTCTTCAGGATCAGATAAAGAAGTATTCTTTGAGAAGAACTAAGGATATCTTGAACCTGCCTCCAAAAACATTCATTCCCGAGTACGTAGATATGAGTGACTCTCAAACAATCTTCTACAACAATGTCAAAGATGGTATTGCTCAAGAAGTTAATCAAATGAAAGTCAAGTTAAGTACAGCAAACATGTTAGCTCTTGTTGCAAGACTTCGTCAAGCTACAGCTTGCCCCTCAATCTTGACTACGGATAATATCCAGTCTTCCAAAATTGAGCGAGCGGTTGATTTAGCTGAACAGATCGTTGATAGTGGAGATAAAGTTGTTATCTTCTCAACATTCAAAGAAACTGTTTATGAATTACAGAGACAGTTGAATCATCTAGGGTTAGTTGTTGCAACAGGTGACCAGTCTGACGAAAAGATTGAATACGCAAAAAATGCTCTTCAGACAGATCCTAACACAAAAATTTTTGTAGGAACTTGGCAAAAGTGCGGAACTGGCATCACGTTAACCGCTGCAAGTTATCTAATCTTTATCGATACTCCGTGGACGGCTGCAGAAACAGAGCAAGCAAGTGACAGAATCTATCGTATAGGTACAAAAGATTCGGTGTTTATTTACAACCTCATTGCTCGTGACACAATTGACGAGCGTGTATGGGAACTTGTTAACGACAAAGAAGCAATTGCGGATTACATTGTTGATGAAAAAATAACAGAAAAAGGTATTGACAGTCTTCGTAAGTATATTGAAGAATTCATATAGTTGATAAACGCTCATTTACATATTATTCTATATGTAACAAGTAAGTGAGCTCATTGTATCAATAATGCCCTCACAGGAATGTGAGGGCATTTATTTTTGTAGTTGATGTTCTTCGATAATCATACTATAATAATGATGAATACTACCAGAGGGAGGGATCATGCTAGAAGACTACAAAGAATCATTTCGACAATGTGCTAATCTTGTTGACGGCTGGCAAGAATTATCTAAGAATGACTTGTGCCGAAAGTATGTTGAGAGTGAGGGTAATCCACATCTTCAGAATTCATACTTTAGTGCAATCATGTATCGATATTGGAATCTGATTGCAAAATATCATTACATGAGTAGTAATGTTGCTTCTCCTGAAGATTGTTATGAATGGCTTGAAGACTCCGTGTACTGTTGTTTGACTTCAAAGAGTTGGGAAAAGAAAGATAGTTCCATATATAAAGATCCTAACGGACCTGATAAAGTTATCAACAGATGCATGAAATGTGCAAGACTTACATACTATCAGTTTATCAATAGAAAGAAACGGAAAGACAATTTCGGTCTGTTGAGTTTGGATGAGCTCACGGAGTTGTTTGGAACAACAGTGAGTGAACCGGAAAGTACTGAAAATCTTGAGGAGGATATTGGCCGATGGGCAATTGAAGATTACATAAGATATCTGTTTGTTCAGAAAGATTATTTTGCAGCTGTTATGCTGGATGTAATTCAGACACAAGATGTGTTTGATGTTACAGTGTCAAAAGAATATGGCAGTCAAATTAAGTTTAGTTTACGGAAGCTGACAAAGTTTATGTCAACGATTGAAGATGAATATGTTCACAAGTTTGCTGATAAATATCATTTTACATATGAAGAAGCCGATTACGGTATGTCATACTTTCGCAGACTGAAACAACCAACAATCAAAGCAAAGATTCAAACAGTGCTTGAGAGACTGCAAAATGACGCATTTATCAAGTTATTGAAAGAGGGTCGCTGATGCTGATAGACTTACTTAGTATGTCAAACTATGTGCATTTCAATGTTAAGTTGGCGCACATTATTGGACTGAACGCATCCATCTATCTGAGTCAGATTATGGATATCAACGAGAAAGCAATTCGTAAAGAAAAGACAGATAAGAACTTCTTCACAATTGATCGTGAATACATAACAAAGAGAACTACAATCTCAGAAAAAGAGCAGAAAGAAATTGAGAACAACTTAATCAAGATCGGCGTCCTTGAGAGATCAACTGAAAATGCTGATACTATCTTGTTAAATATCACTGTTCTCACAAGTATTCTAATGTCTCCTGATGAAGAGTTGATTCGTGATATTTCTTCTTTGTCAAAACCAAAACAGAAGAGGACTAAGGCAGATGCAATCAAAGATTCTCTGAAGCAGAATATTGTTACTACGAATCTTGAACTTCGTAATGCTTACATATCCTGGATTGACGCAGTCTATGAAAAAGATGGTTTCATGACGAAACAAGCAGTAGTTGCTGCTCAAGCAAGAGTTGATGAATTTTCTAACAGAAATCTTGATATTGCTCTAAAAGTACTAGAAATTGCTTCAATCAATGGATATAGAGACATTACATGGGCAATCAATGCATACAACAAAGATTACAGAGTGGGATATACATTCTCTTCGAAGAATTGTTCTTCTGAAACTGGTGCTGTTACAACTGTTACTAAAACAGCTCCTCCCACAAGAAAAAGATTGAGCGATGCAGTATTCTAAGCTGATGAAGGAGGCAATGTGGCAGGAATTCAGTTAAGTGATGAGTGTTATCTTCGTGACACTTGTTGGAAATATCAAAATAATCCATCTGCTGAATGTAAAACTCAGAATGTTTATTGCCCACGATTATTCCGTATGAACTATCTTTATGATGAATCACTCATGTCGATGAAGCAGCGACAACATGTTGCTCTTAGAATTGACGAGGATGGAACAGATGGCGAAGCATTTGGCAGATTGAAGGCAATTGAAACAAACATCGAGAAATTTGTTGGTGGTGGAAACAATCTTTATCTACACTCAACAACTTGTGGTAACGGAAAAACAGCATGGGCTCTTAGATTGTTACAGAGTTACATTGGGAAGATCTGGTTCAAATCTGATCTCAAATGTAAAGTGCTGTTTATCAATGTGCCCAGATTTATTCTTGCGTTGAAAGATAGTATTAGTGAGACTAGTGACTATATTCAGCATATCAAGAAGAATATTTTTACAGCTGATCTTGTTGTGTTTGATGAGGTTGGTACAAAGGCTCTTACAACGTGGGAGCACGAACAGATTCTAAATCTGATCAATACACGAATTGACATGAACAAGTCAAATATTTACACATCAAACCTCACTGGGTTAGAACTTAGAGACAAAGTTGGAGACAGACTGTATAGTAGAATTATGAATCTATCTGTAGACATTGAACTATTCGGTAGTGATAAGAGAGGAGTAGTGTAAAATAATGGTACAGTTACAACTTCTCAATTATCTTTTACAGACTGGTGATGCATCACTACTCAAAGTAAACAATGTAGATGATACATTCTTTTCTGATTATACTCAAGAATATGCTTTTATTCGAGACCATATGAGCGTGTATGGTCAGGTACCGGATCGACTAACATTTGCAAGTAAGTTTGCGGATTTCGACTGGATTGAAGTTCGTGAAAATCCGAACTATCTGATTGATGAACTTTATCGAGATAGGAACAAACGAACTCTTGCTCGTGTATTCAACGGTGTCAGAGACAGAATCAACGCAGGTGATATTGAAGGAGCTATGGCTCTGTTTACAACATCATCTCAAGATGTACTATCTTCAACACACATTGACTGTGTTGACATCATCAGAGATACAAGTCGTTATGATGCATATCTGGAAAGAACTCAAGACTTTTCAAAGTACTATGTTAAAACTGGATTCTCTGAGTTAGATGAGCTTGTAGGCGGCTGGGACCGTCTTGAAGAGTATGCAACAATTGTTGCTCGTCCTGGTGTTGGTAAGTCATGGGTCTTGTTAAGATGTGCAATGGCTGCTGCAGAACAAGGGTTGAGAGCAGGACTTTATTCTGGTGAGATGAGTGAAGTCAAAGTTGGCTACAGATTTGATACACTGGCTGGACACATTTCAAATAGTGGAATCATTCATGGCAATGCAGAGCTGATGAACAGCTACAAAGCATTTCTTGATTCTATGGAAAATAGATTTTCTGGATGTATCAAAGTAATCACTCCTAAGATGATCAAGCATTCTGCTACTGTTATGGATCTTGAGGCATTTATCGAGAAAGAGAATCTTGATATTCTGTTTATTGATCAGCACTCTTTGATGGAAGATCAACGTAAGGCTAAGGACCCTGTAACAAGAGCAGCAAACATCTCAAAGGATTTGAAAAATCTGCAAGTATTGAAAAGAATTCCAATCATTACAGTTTCTCAGCAGAATAGAAACATGGTTGACGAAAATTCAGTAATCGATGTTTCTCATATTGCTCAAGCTGACAGAATTGGTCAGGACAGTACAATTGTTATCTTTCTTGAGCAGAAAAATCATGTGCTGACTATGCATCTTGCAAAGTCTCGTGATAATGGTGCGGGTGTGAAGTTGAAATATGCGATTGATCTTGATAAAGGTGTTTTTCAGTTCATTCCAAATGAAGACGATGCCCTTGACGGATCTTCTTGCGACGAATTGCGACAGGAATTTGAACCAGCGTATGAGGGAGGAGCTCCTTTCTAATGCACATCAAGATTCGGAATAAGATGATAACTGAACCGATTGAGTATATTCTTTATCAAGTTCAGAAAGAATTAAGCAACGGTAAGTTAAGAGAGATTACAAAACCGAAGGGTGACAATATTTTGATCAGTTGTCCTTGTCACAAAGGTGGTCAGGAAAGGCATGCAAGTTGTAATGTTCTTATCAACCCTGAGGGTGAGCTTGAGGCAGGATTTGCTCACTGTTGGTCTTGTGGTTACAATGCATCTTTTCCGCAGTTAGTTGCAGATCTATTTGATCAACCGTTACAGTTTGGGGAAGAGTGGCTTGTTGAGCGATATGGAGATATTCTTGTTCAACAAGAAGAAATACTGCCAGAAATAATTGTTGATCAACCGAAAGTGGTTACAAAGCAGTTTCTAGATGAAAGTTGTTTAACATCTTTTGATTACTATCATCCGTATATGTGGCAGCGAAAATTAACTCAAGAAGTTGTTGATAGATTTCGTGTTGGATATGATCCTCAACGAGATGCAATAACATTTCCGGTATATGACGAAAAGCATCGACTGGTTATGGTCACAGCAAGAAGCACAAGAACCAAGCGATTCTGGATACCTGAAAATGTAGACAAACCTGTTTATCTGTTGTATGATCTACTTGAGCGTGGTTCAGATACTGCATTTGTTTGTGAGAGTCAGATAAATACTTTGTATCTTAGAACATTCAACTATCCGTCAATCGGACTATTTGGAACAGGCAGTGAGAAACAGTATGAAACTTTACGAAAATGCGGAATAAGAAATTACGTCTTATTCTTTGACGGCGATGAGGCGGGATGGAAAGGCGCTATGAGATTCCGTAAAAATATGCCGAAAGATGTGTTCATAACTGAAGTCAGACTTCCGGCAGGAAAAGATGTGAATGATCTGACAAAGGAAGAGATAGATTACTACTATAGTTTAAGTTGATTTCTTTGATCAGTCACAATATAATATGTATGTATTCAATCAAACAAGGAGATGAATGATATGGCAAAAGTTAATTTTAACAATGTAGATGAGATTGAAGCTCAGACTCAGGGTAACGGTGGTCCCGGTTCTGATGTTGGCTTTTTCACTCTGCGAAATGACAACGATGAGGCTGTCGTAAGATTTATGTGCGACAGTACTGATGACTTCGAGATTCTGACTGTTCATGATGTTCAGATTGGTTCCAAGTATCGTAAGGTCAACTGCATTCGTGACCCTCGTGAGCCTCTCGACAACTGTCCTCTGTGCAAGAGCGGCGCAAGAATCAACAATAGATTCTTCATCAAGCTGCTTCAGTACGATAAAGTGACTGATCCTGCAACTGGCATGGTTCGTGTTGTGCCTAAGGCAATGATGTGGGAGCGTTCAACTGCTTATGCGAAGACTCTGAAGTCTTACCTGGACAACTACGGTCCTCTGTCAGACATTATCTGCAAGATTATTCGTCATGGCAAGGCAGGCGATATGCAGACTACTTACGAGATTGTCCCTAATCTGAGTAAGGCTGTTTACAAGGATGAGATCTATGTGAAGGACACCTCCCTGTTTGGTGACTTCGAAGCTTTTGGCACTGTTGTCATGGACCGCACTGCTGATGAGATGAACTACTTCTTGGCAAGCGGAGAGTTCCCTGCTCGTCAGCGTCAGGAGGGCTCCGCACAGCCTGCTGAAGCGGCTCCGGTAGCTCCTGCAGCACCTGCAATGGCTCCTCAGTATGCACCTCAGCCTGCAGCTTATGCTGCTCCTCAGCAGTATGCACCTCCTGTTGCACCTGCTCCGGCTGCTCCGATGCCTCAGACTTATGCAGCCCCTCCTGTAGAGGCTCAGCCTCAGTATGCTCCTGCCCCTACTTATGCTCCTCCTGCAGCTCCCGCTCCAGCTCAGCGGATGCCTTGGGATGCTTCTGCTGCACCGGCTGGTTTTGAAAGACCTCGTCGTTATTGATCAAAGTAGTGAGGTAAGAGAATATGTTTGATTCTCTCTGGGGCGAGGACTTTGTCGTCGCTCCTCCTCCAAAACAGCAAAAGAAAGTCATTGATAAAGTAACTAAACCAAAGAAGGTAACAACGACAACTGAGAAAGTCGCAAAATCTTCTTCGGGAAAAGTAACTACTGCTGAAAAGTTATCAATGATTGAGGCGGAAGTTTACAGAATTCTTGGTGTGTACAAAGACCAAACAGTTGTGTTAAGAACAGAAGCAGAATTGGCTGAGTACATAGACAGGGCAATCATCAATTCTGTAATTGCGGTTGATACCGAAACAAACAACAGTCTTGTTCCCCTTACATGTAAAATCATGGGACTTTGTTTGTATACACCTGGAATGAAGAACGCATACATTCCGGTTAATCATGAGAACATCTATACAGGTGAACTTCTACCTGATCAATTAACTGAGCAACAGATTCACGATCAGCTTGCTAGATTAGAAGATGTTCAAATCATCATGCACAACGGTAAGTTCGACTTTGAGGTTATCAAGTGCACTTGTGGTAATGAACTGGAGATCTTCTGGGATACAATGATTGCTTCTCGAATTCTTGATGAGAATGAACGAGCAAATCTGAAACAGCAGTATATCAGTAAGATTGATCCATCTATTGAGAAGTATTCTATTGAGAAGCTGTTTGAAGGAATTGAGTACGCCAAAGTATCTCCTGAACTATTTGCACTGTATGCTGCAACTGATGCGTTCATGACTTACAAGTTGTACGAATGGCAGAAACAGCAGTTCGCACAGCCTGGCTACGAGCGGATGTACAATCTGTTCAAGAACATTGAAATGCCGATTGTTCGTGTTTGTGCAGATATGGAACTTGCTGGCATTGAGATTGACACTGAATACGGTAAGCGTTTAAGTGCAAAATATCATAAAAAGCTTGATGCTATTGACAAACAGATTGAAGAAACATTGCATCAATATGATCAGGTAATTGCCGAATGGAGAAAAACTCCAGAAGCAAATCATAGAGAAAAGAAAGTAAACAAGAAGGGTGAGGAGACTTGGACGAAATCCAAGAACGAACAGCTATCCGATCCGATGAGCGTAACAAGTCCTACTCAGTTAGCAATTTTCTTCTATGATGTGCTGAAACATCCTGTAGTAGACAAGAAGAGTCCTCGAGGAACTGGTGAAGACATCTTGTTGAAGATGGATTATCCCATTGTTAAACTAATCTTGGAAAAGCGTGGCTTAGAGAAGATTATTGGTACATATGTTGATAAACTTCCTCAATGTGTGATCCCGGAGACTGGAAGACTTCATGCTCATTTCAATCAGATTGGTGCGGACACTGGCAGATTCAGTTCAAGTGATCCCAATTTGCAGAATATTCCGTCGCACTTGAAAGACATTCGTATGCTGTTTAGAGCAGCTGAAGGTAAAGTTCTTGTTGGTAGTGACTTTTCTCAGCAGGAGCCTCGTTTGCTGTGCAGTATGGCAAACGATGAAGCAATGATCGGTGCATATAGAAACAAACAGGATCTTTATGCAACAATTGCTACAAAAGTGTATAACAACGGTTACTGGGATAACATGGAGCATTATGAGGACGGCTCCCCAAATCCTGAAGGTAAGAAGCGTCGCTCCAACTGTAAGAGTATCTTGTTAGGTCTAATGTATGGTCGAGGAGCTGCATCAATTGCTGATCAGATTAATCAGCCTATTCAAGAAGCTCAAAAGATCATTGATACATTCTTCAAAGGATATCCTGCAGTTAAGCAGTGGATTGATAAAACTCAATCTGATGCAAAGATTAACGGATATGTTGAAGACCATTGGGGCAGACGACGTAGACTTCCGGATATTCTTAGACCTCCTGTAGAGGTTCGATACACAGATAAGAATCGTGTTGTCGTTCCTTCTGACTTCAATCCTTTACTTGGATCAACTGGTAAATATACTTCAAGTACACGATCTGATATTGATATCTACCGCGAAAAAGCTCTTGCAGCTAAGGGTAGAAAAGAGATTGAAAAGTTGAAGACAGAAGCTCTTGCAAAGGGTATTGAGATTCATGAGAACGGTGGTTTCATTGCTCAGGCTGAGCGTCAGTGTGTCAATGCTCGTATTCAGGGCGGTGCAGCAACAATCACGAAGATCGCAATGAATAAGGTTCATTCTGATCCGGAATTAAGACGAATGGGCTTCAAGATGTTGATCTGTGTACATGATGAATTGATTGGTGAATGTCCCGAAGAATTTGCAGAAGCTTGTGGCGAGCGACTGTCTCAGGTAATGATTGATTCCGTTGCAGAAGATGTAGCTTGTCCTATGAAGTGTGACGCAACAATAACTCGTTACTGGTACGAGGATGAAGTTGCTGCCAAACTGCAAGAAAAGTTTGCTGATAAGGTGAAGAAGGGTGAAGATCCTGAAGCAGTTAAACAGCAATTCTTGGCCGACAACGAGGAATTAACATACGAACAGCTTGAAGGACTTCTATCAATGAAGTTATGATACCTGTTGTATAAATATATAAATAAGGGCGGTGTTCGATCCTACAATCCCTCGCCCTTAACAAAAATACAAATTCAAACTAAGGAGAACTTAAATGTTTACAAAGATTAAGAACTGGATAAGATCTGAATTGTCTGACTATTCAGTACTACTTCGGAGCGTCCCATCAACTGTAGTTTGTCTGTTCGTTGTGAGTGTGGTTATGATGAACTTACTTGCAAATAAGACATTGATTCAGCTTGACTGGATTGCGTTAGATGGTGGACTTCTTGTGTCTTGGTTAGCTTTTATGAGCATGGACATCATTACAAAGCACTTTGGTCCAAAAGCATCTACAAAGGTTTCGATTTTCGCAAGTGCAATAAATCTACTTGTGTGTTTCATTTACTGGGTTGCAAGTATCATTCCTTCTACAGCTGATGATTACACAGCTTTCAATTCCATTATTGGTGGAACTTGGTTTATTCTGCTTGGTAGTACAATTGCATTTATTCTTTCTGCATTCATTAACAATACAATTAACTGGAGTATTGGAACTCTGTTCAAGAAGAATCCTACTGGAAAGGTAGCGTATTTTACAAGAACATATGTTTCTACTGCTCTTGGGCAATTCTGTGATAATCTGATTTTTGCAGTGATTGTATTTATGGGATTTGCTCCAATCTACTGGAACGGCTTCCACTGGACATTTATTCAGTGTGTCATGTGTTCTCTAACCGGTGCAGTTGTTGAGCTTTTATTCCAAGTTGTTTTCAGTCCAATTGCATGGAATATTTCTCAGAACTGGAAAAAGATGAATGTTGGAAAAGATTACTTAGATAAGCATCCTGAGGTTGTTGAATGATTGATTACTTGATGAGTCTCAATAATCCAGTTTCGATGATTGGATTGGTTGCAAGCATCATTGTTCTTGTGTCAATGTGTTTCAATCCGTCAACAAAGAGAGGAAACATCATGATGAGATCAGTTAACCTGATCGGTAGTATTGTTTCTGTTATCTATGGTGTTCTTCTCGGACCACTAGGTGCAGGAATGATCTTACTCAATGGTGTGCTTGTATTTGTAAATGCGTACTATCTAATTGTAACACTTAAGCACAAATGATGTAACAGGCGCAACTATTTGAGGTATAATTTATCTCAGTAAGATAGTTGCGCCTTTGTTTAACTACAATTCTTCCTAAATCTTGGAAGAAACAACAACTTACAAAGAATATCTGTTTGCTGATTCAAGATAAGATCAACTTGTAAAAATTCTAGTTGATTATTCAATACAGTAAACTTATAATATGAATGTAAACAAACTATAAAGAGGAGGAAACTGTACGCAAGATGAGCTGTCAAGTTTATTACTACAGTGGTGCATATGATCCACAGCTGAAGAGAGATCTGAATATTGATCAGCTGTTTTCAGTGTATCACGAAAAGAAACTGATTACTGAGACAATCAAGTACAAGCGGGAGCATCCTGAGTATACAGCACGGATCATGTGTGATAGTGGTGCTTTTACTCATTTCCAGCAAATGAAGAAAAAGGGTCTAACTCTTACTGATGAAGATATCATCGAGTATACAAACACATATCTGGAGTTCCTGAACGAGTGGGGCGACGGTTTGGATTGTTTCGTTGGTGTCGACTCTGTTCCTGATCCTGAAAATGTTGATCCTACATATGGTGACAAAACCTGGGAAAACTATCTGTATATGTGGGAAAGACTGAAGCCTGAAATTAGACACAAGTTAATTCCTGTATTCCACTATGGTGAGGAGTGGAAGCATCTTGTAAGATTCTTGGAGTATGTTCATCCTGATGGTAGCAAGTTGGACTACATTGGTCTGGCTATCTCCTTGGAAGGAACCCGTAAAGTAAGAATCAACTGGGGTCAGGATGCAATGAAGATTATTGCTAACAGCAGTAATCCGAATGTTAAGACTCACGCTTTCGGAGTCGGCGTTAAGTCTGTTCTGGAGCACATTGATGTGTATTCCACAGACGCAACTTCATACTTGAAGAGAGCTGCATACGGAATGATCAGCATTGACGATAAAACTATCTATGTCAGTGATATTCAGAAAGAACTGCTTCGTGGAAATCACTATTCGGAGAAGTCAGCGGCTTACCAGAAGTCAGTTGAAGATATCATTCATGAGAGAGGGTTCACTCTGAATCCGTATGAGCTGAATTACACCTTTATGGATGCAGATACAGTCAAATTTACACTTGATGGTGAAGAGTATCATGTTCATAAGGACAACGATACGAATGTCTTGTTGATTCATGGTGACGAAATTGATACACTTAAACTGAGTGTTGCGGAAGAGGCTCCTGAAGGTGCTGATAAGTTTTTTGGAACTTGGGAAGCAAAGCGCAAGAGTCTTGTGTTTGATGGTCTTGGAACTGTTCAGTTTGATCCTGGTAATGCACTTGCAACAAACTGTTATGCAAGAGCAGTGTTCAATATTCAGGATACTGAAAACTGGATGCAGGCAATTAGAACAATGCCTCCTGCAACAATCAAGACCAAAGTTGAACTGTGGTAAGAGGTGGAATATGAAAGTATTGATAACTGGAACTAGCTGTGGCGTCGGTCGAGCAGCAGCTATTAAGTTCCTTGATGAAGGCTATGTGGTTTGTGGACTTGATTGGAAAGAGTCCACAATCGTGCATTCAAATTACAAGCATTATCAGTGCGATGTTGGTAACATTGATGAACTCCCTGTAATTCGTGGCATCAGTTACATTGTTAACAATGCTGGAATTGTTACTCCCAAAGCAGATGCTATTCGAGTAAATCAGATCGGATATATCAATGTAATTGAGACTTATGGATATGATCCTGAACTCAAGAGCATCGTTAACATTGGTTCTACAGCGTCCATCAAAGGATATGATAATCTTGAGTATTGTTCTTCTCAGGGAGCTCGAGACGCAATTACAAAGTGGGCTGCAAATAATTTCGGTAAAGATGATCGACATGTTATTGTTAATGGTTTGAACCTTGACGGCATTGTTGCTGCGGATCCTGAAAAGGGTATTCAAGGCACATCTCTTGAGCCTGAACTTTATGCTCGTCCTGAGTTGATGGATGAAATTGCTAACTTGAGCATTCTTAAGAAGTTGGCAACAGTAGAAGAAATCGCAGAATGGATTTTCTTCCTTCTTGTTAAGAATACTGTTATGACAGGTCAGATTCTCAACATTGATGGTGAGTTGATGGGAGCATTCAAGTTTATTCCATATCCTGGCTGGAATAGCTAATCAGGAGGAGCAATATGGCAAAAATTGTTGGTCTCATACCTTGCTTGATGTTGGAAAACAATCGAGCAGCAAACAATGAGGCAATTGAACACAACTACAAGCATCTCAATCTGGATGCAGTCGTAATCTACGATCAGGCATTTGCAGAGTCAGACTATGATCCTCGATATCAGTATGTTGGACATCAACCTGATCGAGTTGGTTTCACGAATGCACGTAACGGTCTTCTTGAGTGGTTCTACAACTCTGATTATGATTATGCTCTATGGTTGGATGCAAACGAAAAGGTGTCTACTCCTACAATCAATGACACTGTAACTGTTATTGAAGCAATCAAAGCTGATCAACTCAACAAGATTGATGTTATTTTTGCAACTCTGGGTTTATGGGTTTCTCAGGACCGTATTGTTGCGAAGCAACGTGAAGATTATATGACTCATGTTCAGCTGATTCCTGCTCTCAATAACAAGAGCTACAACTGGATGCATGGACTGATTATGAAGAACTTCAAGAAGTACTACAATCAGCCTGTGTTCATTGACTCTCGTTGCGATGTTAAGCTTGGAACACCTGAGGATGTTTATTTTGCTCGTCTTGTTAGACGCTATTTCAATGCATATGTTGCTCCAACTGTTGTTATAACGAAACCCAGTTCAAACACCTCGACTCATGCAGGTGACGGAAAAGGTAAGTATGTTTATCCGCCTGTTAAGTTTGAGGAGGTTGATCAGTACATTCTTGAATCTGTTGAGCAGAATGATATCAAACAGTGTAACATTCAGTGGTTCAAAGATCCTGTTAGTATCCCTAGACAAGATTACATGAAGGATAAAGTAACTCCTTACAAATCTCGAAAGAAAGAATCACCCTCTCCTGTGACTAAGGTTGGTCTTTTCTAAGTTGAATGAGACCAACTATCAATATATAATGTTTATGTACAAATTCTGAAAGGAAGAATTATAGAATGATTTGTCGAATTGAAGAACTCCAGAATTCCTGTAGTAAGATTCTTGCTGCAGTGGATTCAAACGCACTGTCCGTACTTACTGAAACTCTGCAGCTGAAGACTGAAGGCAAGGATCTGTTTATCAGTGTCACGAACCGTGAGTATTTTGCTCAGGTCCGAATTCCTATGAACGAGGAAATTGAGTTCCATGCAACCGTCAATGCAAATCTGTTCCTGAAGTTGGTATCTCAAATCACAACTGATACCATTGAGATGAACATTGTTGACTCTGCACTTGTTCTCAAGGGCAATGGTACCTACAAACTGCCTCTGATTTTTGATGGTGATGCTCTGTTGGAGTTGCCTGAAATCAGCATTGATAACGCTACTGTGAATTTTGAGATTGACAGTGCTGTTCTGTTGAGTATGCTCCAGTTTAACAGTAAGCAGCTGTCTCAGGGTATTATCTCCAAGCCGATTCAGAAGCTCTATTACATGGATGAGGCAGGTGCTGTGACATTCACTACCGGTGCGTGTGTTAACAGTTTTACTCTGCAGCAGCCTGTTAAAATCTTACTGAATGATCGTCTTGTTAAACTGTTCAAGCTGTTCAAAGGTGAGAAGGTTCAGTTCACTCTTGGTTATGATGCATTGAGCAACGATATCATCCAGACCAAGGTTAGATTTGCAACCAGTGACATCATTATTACTGCAATCTTGTCTTGCGATGATACAATGTTGAGATCTTTCCCTGTCAACGCAGTTCGTAGCCGTGCAAATGCTGCTTATCCTTACTCTGTTAACATCAATCGCGAAGCTCTGATTCAGACCATCAGCCGTTTGCTTCTGTTTAGCTCTGCTAACAGTGCGAAGGATGTTATCAAGCCCTACAGTGTCTTCGAGTTCAAGAAGGACAGTGTTGTAGTTTATGACGCTAAGAAAGAGAACAAGGAAGAGGTGTACTACACCAATACTACTTGTGATATGGAAAATAACTATAGTGCTCTGTTGGATCTGAATGATCTGAAGCAGACTCTTGAGACTTGTACTGAACAGTATGTCACTATTCATTTCGGTGATGGTCAGGCTGTTGTTCTTTCCAGAGGCAATGTCAAGAATGTTATTCCTGAGTGTATTCTGAACTAATTGGCAATTTCTCGAGGTAAACAATTCGAGGGAAAATTTCGAGATGACTTCAAGAAGCTGACAGGTAGTTTTGTTTATAGACTACCTGATCAGACTTCAGGAAATCTCGGATCTCGAAACTTGTGTGACTTTATCTGTTATGTTTACCCGAATCTTTATATTCTGGAAGTGAAGAGCGTGGGTGGTAATACATTCCCAATCACAAACTTCACACAGTATCAGACAATGCTCCAGTACAGGGGAGCTCCTGGTGTGAAGATGGGTGTTGTTATCTGGTATACAGAAAAAGACACTGTTATATATGTTCCACTAAAAACAATTGAAAAGATGAAACAGGACGGAAAGAAATCTGTTAATATTCGGACTATTGATGATGATGGCTATGAGTATGTGTCAATTCCATCTGTTAAGAAACGAGTGTTCTTAGATTCTGATTATTCTGTTTTGTTAGATTTACCGGAAGGATGGTGAAATGAAACAAAATGTTTCTATTGCTCTTGACCAAGTTGATATGACTTACGGAGAGCTGATTGATGTTGCAAACTCTTTGAACGAAGAGTTTACTGGTGACCTCAACAGAATGATGGAAAGTGCTTACAACGATGTCGAGAAGCTATCAAATGATGCAATTCGTGATTTGATTTTACGGTTGTCTCTTAGATCTTATTCTTTCAGCGAGATCAAGGAGAAATCAATCTTCAAAGCTGCGCTTGCTGAAACTCTTCGTAAAGAAGCATATGCACGAAACTACAATGAGACTAGCGGCACAGGTGGTGTGAAGGAAAACACTGCAATTATCAATACTTCAGCTGAAATTCTTGCTGATGAGATCTATTCCTTGGCAGCATCTATGTTCAAGACTAAACTCGACGAAATTCATCGAGTTGTTGACTCTCTCAAGACTGTTCTGATGTCTAGACTGTCTGAAGCAAAGTTAACTAATGTTGATGGTTAAATGACAGGAGAATGAAATGAGTTCAGTTTTAGAAATCGCAAAGAAGTTGAATCGAGCTTACAAGAATGAAAAGCTCGCGTTAACAGCAGATGTTATGCCCTCTTATGAGCGACTTGCTTGTAATGACCTGGGTGCAGATTTTCCGCTGTATGGTGGATTACCTTATGGTAGAATTGTAACTGTGTCTGGTAAGGAACACAGTGGCAAGACTACAGGAGCTTGTACATATCTTGCAGCTTATCAGCGAGCAAATCCTGATAAGACTTGTGTATTTGTTGACGTGGAGCACGCTCTTGATAAGGAATTCCAAGCAGCAATGACGGGTCTGGATCTTACAAAGCTGTTGTATGTTAATCCGGAAGGAATGTCAGGTGAACAGATCATGGACGCTATTCTAGAGTTCCAGGACTCAGATGATATCGGTATGATTGTTCTTGACTCTATTGCGGCTCTTGTGTCTTCAAGAGACTACGACACAGATATTGAAAAAGATAACGGTATGTCAGGTGGTATTGCAAAGCCTCTTGCAAAGTTTATTCGTAAGATGCTAGATCCCCTTGCTGCTAAGAAGAATATTTTGCTGTTGATCAATCAGGTTCGTACTGTAGGAACAACGTTCACTGGTGCTCCTATCTATGATGAGCCGGGTGGTCATGCTCCCAAGTACTATGCATCTGTTAAACTAAGATTCGGTACAAGGACTTTCACGCAGGGTGATAAAGTTGACGCTCGTGATGGTGAGAATGCCGACGGTTTCCGTTTAACATTTGCAACTACTAAGAATAAGACTGCGTCCACTCAACGTGGTGGTGGTTTCATGACTTTCCGTTATGACACTGGTCTTGACTGGTCTTATGACTTGCTGGAAGTTGCAATCAAGTACGACTTCATTAGTCGTCCCAGTTCAATGAGTTACATTGTTATGAATCTGGAAACCGGTGAAGCATATACAGATTCTGATGGCAATGTTTTGAAGTTTGTTGGTAAGCAGAAACTTCGTGACTACTTGAATGAGCATGTGGAGTTCCAGAAGGAATATCTGGCTATGCTAAACAGACACATTTCTGCAACTGCAAACAAGTATGGCAGCTTGCTTGATGCTAGAGAACTTGCAGCAATTACTGCTGAGGAAGCATCTTGTGAGAAGGAAGGCGATAGTAAGCCTCCAGTAGAGGAGTAATCTATGCCTCAGCGTAGACATAGAGACGATAAAGTTCAGCCAACAAGACATTACAGTAAACAGCAAGAAAATAAAGTAGCTTCTAAGTTAGGAGGAACAAGAACTCTCAACTCAGGAGCTACCCCTTACCAGAAGGGTGATGTATTAACTGAGAAATTCTTACTTGAATGTAAAACAAAGACTTCCGCATCAGCTTCTATATCTGTTCAGAAAGAATGGTTAGATAAGAACGAAAAAGAAGCACTGTTTATGGGAAAGCCCTACAACGCTCTTGCATTCAATTTTGGGCCTGGTGAAAAGAATTACTACATCATTGATGAGTACTTGTTTGAACTCTTGTTGGCTGCATTAGAAACAGGAGAGCAATAATGCTACTAGAATACAAGCACTTACTTGAAGACATCGATGATGGACACCCAGAATACGATAAGTATCTAGATCAACATATCAGTAATGTTAGAAAAGGGTACGAATGGTTCAAGAAGAATCTTCCGCATCTTCTTGACGAACATAACTTCATTGAGGATACGGCTTACTATGGTGAGCTAGAAGATATAATTGATCAGCATGATCAATCTAAGTATAGAAGAATTCCAGAAACAACAAATTACTATGAACTCCGTTGCGAGTATGATGCTTATGCAGATTACTTCTATGGTGAGAAGAATGATGAAACAAAAGAGGCATTTGAGCGTGCTTGGTTGGCTCACATTCATTCAAATCCCCATCACTGGCAGCACTGGGTTCTTGTTAATGACGATGATGGAACTAAGGCGCTAGATATGCCCTATGTCTTCATCATTGAAATGATTTGTGATTGGTGGAGTTTTTCTTGGAAAGAAAATAATCTTGCTGAAATTTTCAGTTGGTATGAGGATCATACAGATAAGATTATTTTCAGCGACAAGACAAAGGATCGCGTAGAAAACATTCTTTCTCAGATGAGAGAATTGATTGTAGGAGCTGAAAATGAACAAGGTAAGGACAATTGAACAGCAACTTGCTGATGTTGACAGTCAACTTGCAGAACTGTATAAGAAGAAGGATGATCTTAACAAGGAATTGAAAATCATTCAGGAACATAAGTTACAGCAAGAAGTCGAAAGATGGAAGCTCAAAGAAGGCACATGTTACTGGATGTTTAATAAGGATAACGATTCCGTTTACAGTACTTTGTATGGATATCAGATTGTGAAGATTCGTGAGGATCAATTCTTCACAATGATTCAAACAAAGTATTCAATTGAGTCTGGAGATCCTAACTTCGATGTACATGAAGTAACTTGTTCATTGCATGCACTCAGAACTCATAGAGAAGAGAACAATGTGTATGTTGTAGACCCTACGCATTATAGAGAATTACAGATACGACTCTTGTCACTTGACATTGATTCTCTTCTGATGTTGAAAGAAGTTGAGGGAGAGCTTGTTAAGCCTCGTGCTTTATATCAAGTTGAATGATCCTTCCATCTACAATATAATAATGATGTAGAAATAATAACTGGAGGATGATGTACATATGAAAAAGCGGCAGATCTTGAAGCTCGAAGATAAGGAGCTTGATAAACTTATCAAAATTCAAGGAACTCAGTATGACCGAAAACGAAAATTATCTGATAAACAGGTCGAGAAGGCAAGAATTCTGTACGCCAAGTATGATGCATCACTTTGGGACTTGGCTGTTATGTTCGGTGTCAATGTTAGAACGATAAGATACAATCTTCAAAGTTCTTATCGAGCACATAGACTTGAATATGCTAAGGCTCATCCTCAGACAACCAGAAAACAGTATGATCACACCGCTGCACTGAGCGATCGAGTTGCATACAAGAGAAAGCTCGTAGCTCGTGGAAAGGTTTGTTGCGTGTAACTATTTCAGAGCAGGGAGTTTGATCAATTCCCTGCTCATTATTTTTCATAAAGGAGATGACTCATGGTGGAATTAACTGAACAGCAAATTCAAGCTAACAAGAATCGTTTCTTGGAGCTTGTTAATGGAATTACAAGAGAGGGTGTCGACACACAGCGTCTGATCTCACAGTTGAACGGATCTGATTTCTTTGACGCTCCTGCAAGTGCAATTTATCACTACTCCTGTCGTGGTGGTTTGTGTGCACACTGTTTGAATGTCTACGATTGGATTTGTAGACTTGCAAAGGATGCAGTTGAGATGACTCAGTGTGAGCCTTATTCTGAGGATACTCTTCGTATTGTATCTTTGTTCCATGACTTCGACAAGATGAATAAGTATGAAAAATCTTTTCGTAATGTTAAGGTGTATTCACCTACTGGTTCAAAATACGATGAGATGGGCAAGTTCGATTGGCAGAGTGTTCCTGGATATAAGCGGAAGGAAGATGCAGATGTCTTTACCATCGGTACTCATGGTGAGAATTCAGTTTACATGACTGAAACATTTATCCCTTTGAGCACTGAAGAGCATTGTGCAATTCTGAATCATCACAGCGTGTACGACAATCCGAAGTTGAACACCACCGGAATTTACAGCAAGTATCATCTTGCATGTCTGCTGCATCTGGCTGATATGGCTGCTACTTATATTTCTGAATCATGATGAATCCAATCATTAAACAGCAGTTAGAAAACTGCAGAGTTGCAAACGTTCCGATTTTGTCAGAGGACATGACTGTTATTCAGATTCCGAAAGGATCTGAGAATGAAGTGTCTCCGTATCAAGTTAACAAGTGTTATCTCATGGCTCTGGAGGATTACATTATCAATCCTCCTCCTGACTTCACTTTAGCTGATAATTGGAATAAGGGTAGTGTTCCGAAATATAAGTACTACAAAGCTGAGATTGCTCAGGTTATGGGTAAGATGGTTCGAATTTGTGGATGTGGCTATGACATTGTCACTGACACTGATACGCTTGATATTTGGGAGGGATGGGTACCTCAAAAAGGAATCAAGCTCATTAGAGAATTGAAATGAGGTGTGTATAGATGGCTGAAGCATTAAGTGTTGTCTACCGTCCTCAAAAGTTTGAGGATGTTTGTAGCCAAAGTTCAATTGTTAAGATTCTTCAGCGTCAGATAGATACTGGAGAGTTCAAAAACTCATATCTATTTGCAGGAGCTAGCGGTTGTGGTAAAACAACTTGTGCTCGTATCTTTGCAAATGAGATCAATGAGGGTGTAGGATCTCCTATTGAAATTGACGCTGCATCCAACAACGGTGTTGATAATGTGAAGAACATAATTCGTTCTGCACAAGAACGCAGTATCGATAGCAAGTATAAGATCTATATCATTGACGAGTGTCATAGTTTGACCTCACAAGCTTGGCAAGCATTTTTGAAGTGCATCGAGGAGCCGCCTACATACACAATCTTCATCTTCTGTACAACTGATCCTCAAAAGATTCCCGAGACTATCAAAAACAGAGTTCAGAGGTATACATTCAACAGAATTCCTGTTAATGTTATTCGAGACCGTCTTGCATATATCTGTAGACAAGAAGGGTTTACAAACTTTGAAGAGTCCATCGACTATATTGCTAAAATCAGTGATGGTGGAATGAGAGCAGCTATTAGTTATCTTGACAAGTGCGCTGGTTATAGCACTGATCTTAGTATCAACAATGTTCTTGCAAGTTTGGGTAACTATTCTTATGACACATTCTTTGGGTTGATCAATAACATGATTGACGGAGCTGAAGCTCCTGTACTGAAAATGATTTCTGATTTCTATGATGAGGGAAATGACCTGAAATTGTTTGTTGATCAGTTCTTGAATTTCTGCATGGATGTCACAAAGTATGCTCTCTTTGGTACTTGTGATGTTACTCGAATTCCTTCAAGTATGGAAGATAGACTCAAGAACTCAACAAATTTTGCAAATGCAGCTGGTTATTACAGTTATGTCATTGATAAACTGTTGGTCTTGAAGAATATGTTGAAGAATGATAACAGTCCACGATCTACAATTGAGATTATGTTGCTGCAGATAACAAGATGTGCTTAAGGAGGAAGGCTTATGGTAGTAGGTCAAGAGAAAATATGTAACTTGATTACAAATGCCACTTTGGATGACTTCCCCCGGTCACTAATGCTTGTTGGTCCAAAAGGAGGCGGCAAGCATCTTATCTGTAAGTATATTGCCGATAAATTCGGTTTGATAACTGTTGATTTAACTGATCAGTTGGATCTTGAAACCATTGAAGAGCTGTATAATCGAGTTGAACCTTATCTATACATCATTCGTGTTAATGAAATTTCTGTTAAAGAAGAAAACACAATCTTGAAGTTTTTGGAGGAACCTCTAAAGAATTCATTTATTGTACTGATTGCAGAAACTGATATGGGAATACTGCAAACAATTCTGAATAGATGTCAAATCTGGCATCTGCAGAACTATACTAGAGAGTATCTAGCTACTTTCATTGAAGGCGGGAATGATTACATTCTAGAAATTGCACAAACTCCAGGACAGGTAATTGACTTGTGCAAGACTGATTTCTCTTCAATGATTGATCTTGCTGATAAGATTATTGACAAGATTGCAGTAGCAAGTATTACAAATACTTTGACACTAAGTAACAAAGTTGGATTCAAGAATGATCCTGATAAACCAGATGTTAAATTATTTGTTAATGTGCTGTTGTCAAGAATAGCATCTCGCTGTAAAGGAAGCAGCGATGTTAGATTTGTTAACAGTTATCATCTAACAAATCATCTACAAAGAAATCTTCAAATAAAGAATTTGGATTATCGAGCTCTATTTGAAAAGTATCTTATTGAGCTTCGTGTTATCATGAAAGGAGCATAACTGTGACAATTCAAGAATTGAAAGCTCAGATTGAAGCAGGAAATGTTACTCATGATCTTATTATTTTCAAAGACACTGAAGGTAACTTTATTTCCAATCAGTACATCCGTGCAATTCAACGATTGAGAAATCAGGAGATTCAGTATCTAGAATCCCCTATGGAGCTCATTCAGGATTCATGGTCAATTTTTGGATCTGATGATCTGGCTGTTGATAACACACTTCGTGTTATCAAAACTGATTCATTCATCTGGACCAGCCTCAGGATTATGGACTTGAAGGATGTTATTATTGTTGTATCAAAGTTTTCCGATAAAACTATTGAGAAACAGTTTGAGACATGTGTCGTCAATGTTCCGAAAATCGAGGATTGGATGCTGAAGGATTATGTGTATTCAACAACTGAAGGTGTAGCTCAGAAAGATCTTGATTGGCTCATGAATCTTTGTGGAAAGAATCGTGATCGTCTTCAGATGGAACTTGATAAGTTAACTTTGTTCGGTGTTGACGAAAGAAAGTATCTTTTCAACGATCTTATCAGAGATGGAGCTGTTGATGATTTGAGTTCTTACAGCATCTTTAATTTCACGAATGCAATCACATCGAAAGACATGAAGATGCTCATGACAATCTACAAAGAGCTTGATCGTGTGGATGTTAATGAGTTTGGTTTGTTGACTATTCTTGTCAAGAACTTCAAGAATATTCTGATGGTTCAACTTACTTCAAATCCCACTCCGGAGTCAACAGGAATTGATGGAAAACAGTTGTATGCTGTTAAACGGATACCTCGTGTTTATTCTCCTGATCAACTTGTTAAGATATACCAGATGCTTCTTGACATTGATCGTCAAGTCAAGACTGGTGAACTACCAACGGATATCTTGATTGATTATATCATCATCAAGATTCTTAGCGCATAGGAGGCATATGAAAGTACTTTTCTTTACAGACCCACACTGGTCTCAGTATTCTTCTATACTTAGAAGCCGAGGGGAACAATACAGTACTAGATTGGAAAATTTGATCACATCCATCAACTGGATGGAACAAGTTGCTTGGAGTACAGGATGTCAAGCAATTATTTGTGGCGGTGATTTCTTTGATTCCGCTGTTCTCAACAGTGAAGAATTGAGCGCATTGAAGAATGTTCAGTGGGCGCCGATATCTCATCTGTTCTTAACTGGAAATCATGAGACAAATGTAAGTTCACTAGAATTCAGCACAGCCGATCTTTTTAACCTTTGTCCAAACTCCACTGTTATCAGTAAACCTGAACATTATGATATTGAAGGTGCAGATATTGAGTTCTGTTTTCTTCCGTATATCCTTGAAAGAGATCGTCAGCCTCTTGATACATATTTTCCACCAAAACACGGCAAACGGATTATTTTCAGTCATAACGATCTAAAGAATGTTCAGTATGGTGCATTCTTATCAACTGAAGGATTTACGGTTGAAGAAATTGAGGCAAACTGCGACTTATGTATGAATGGACATATTCATCATTGTGCGTATGTTAGTCCGAAAATTATCAACGGTGGTAACCTAACTGGTCAGAATTTCACCGAAGATGCGTACAAGTATGAACACTGTATTCAAGTCATTGACACCGATACTCTTCATGTGGATTTCTATATAAATCCTTACGCGTTCAACTTCTACAAGCTTGATTGTAGAAAGTATAGCACTCTTGATGATATCATTCCTGTTATTTCAGATTTGAAAGAACAGTCTGTGATTACAGTTACAGTCAAGTCAAGTTTAGCAAGTGACGTAAAAAATTATCTGTCGCATGTTGTTAAATCTCATGTTGCTGAATATCGAGTTATTACAGAGCATGAATCGACAACAGTTGAATTGAGCACTCCTGTAATTGAAGCAGTGGATCATTTGAAGCAGTTTGAAAACTATGTTCTTGCCAATATCGGAACAAGCGATGTTGTCAAAGAAGAGCTTCTGAATGTAATGAGGTGAACGAATGCATATTGAATTTCAGAAAGTTACTTTACATAATTTTATCAGCTTCGGTCACTCTGAATTAACATTTGGTGACGATGGATTTATCAAAGTGTCAGGCATCAATGAAAATGTTGATGATCTGGCAACAAGTAATGGTAGTGGAAAGTCAAGCCTCTGGGAAGCCATTGTATGGGCTCTAACTGGTGATACTATTCGAGGAACAAAACAAGTAAGCAACATCTACGGTGACGATGGTACGTATGTTGATCTTGAGTTCAACATAGATTCTGTTAACTACATTGTAACTAGATCAAAGGATCATAAAGTTTACAAGACAGGCTTGAAAATTATCGTTGATGGTAAAGATTGTAGTGGTAAAGGTATTCGTGATTCTGAAAAACTTCTTGCACAGTATCTGCCTGATATAACAGCTTCGCTGCTCGGATCTGTTATCATTCTTGGTCAAGGACTTCCACAAAAGTTCACAAACAATAGTCCTTCTGGACGAAAAGAAGTTCTTGAGAGATTATCTAAGTCAGACTTCATGATTGAAGATCTTAAAACAAGAGTTGCCAGAAGAAAAGATGAGTTATCTAAGTTGATTAGATCTCATAAAGATGCTATCATTGCAGCTGAAAGTAAGGTTGGAATTCTTCAAGGTCAGATTGAAAAGAGCAAGGCTGCTCTGAGTGCACTTGATAAAGATAAACTTGAAACAACTGTTGCATACTATTCCACAGAAGTGGAACGGTTGCAGATGGTTTTAGATGCAGACAGAACATATCTTGAAAAGATTGACGCTGACCTAGCTGATCAGAACGAGCATCTAGTTAAGTTGAATAGATATCATGCAGATAATGTTTCTGCTGTTAATCAAGAATTTGATTCTTCTATTGAATCACTGACATCTAAGTTATATGAGTTGAGAAGTTTGATTTCTTCTTATAAAGCAGAGATAACAAAGATGGAAAGTATTCGAGATGTTTGTCCAACTTGCGGTCAAAAACTTCCTGATGTTGTGAAGCCTGATACTACAGGATTAAAACAACAGTTAGAACAAGCTGAGGTTGATTACAGAAAAGTTGAGTCTGAGTTGAATCAACTTAAGACAAGTAGAAAGGAAAAACTTGATTCTGTAGAGAGTGACTACAGACGTAGTTCAGATGTTCTTCTCCGACAAAATAATGAGTTGACCACAGCAAAGTCTAACCGACAAGCTCAGATAAGATCTATAGAGCAGGACCGTTTATGTGCTGTATCGAAGCTTGATGATGCCAGAGCACAGCTACAGCAGCTTGAATATACAATCAACTCTCTTTCGTTGAATATTCACGAAAATGAGGGTCAGATTGAGGAGCTAAATCGTGAACTATTGTATAACAATACACAGAAGGATTTACAACAATCTCATCTTGATGTTGTTAACAAGTTCGATACAGCTTTGAAAAGAGATTTCCGAGGGTATCTCCTGTCTACTGTTATCGAGTATATTGCAAGTAGAGCAAGAGAATATTCCAAAGTCATCTTCGAAACTGATAAGATTGATTTCAAACTTGACGGTAACAACATTGAGATTGCTTACATGAACAAGTCCTATGAAAACTTGTCAGGCGGTGAAAAACAGAAGATTGATCTTATCATTCAATTCTCCATCAGGGATATGCTCTGCAACCACTTAGGGTTTACAAGTAATATTCTTGTACTTGATGAGGTGTTTGATGCTCTAGATATGATCGGTTGTCAGAAGGTGCTAGATGTTATATCTTCTTTGAGTGATATAAAGAACATCTTCATTGTTACGCATAGAAAAGATCTTTCTATTCCTTGTGATAGAGAGCTGATTGTTGTTAAGTCTTCAGCCGGAATAAGTGAGCTAAGATGAAATGACGTATACAAAACCTCTTGATGTTACATATACTCAGATGGCTATCTGGATAGATGAGCATGTTTACACGAAAGATATAGATGAAGCTCTACTTTATGAGTATCTCTATCATCTTTCCAACATGCTCGCAGGGCAGTATTCATATTTTTCGACTGCATTGGAATATGATCATTTTGCCCTTTATAGTGCATCAAGATTGTTTCAACGGTTGTATAATCCGAAACAGTTTGAACTGGACGAGAACAAGCAACCAAGAATGAAACAGATAAAAAGTATCTTGAATTATATCAAGAAAGTTATCTATCCGTATAAAGTTGACTTTGAGATGGAATTCAAGATTGAAGATAAAAACATGGATGTCATACAAGTTGGTTCTTTTGACCTCGGATCACACATGATCGAATCAGCCAGCTTGTTTGACAGACTTGAATTTTCTATCTCTATTGATTCTATAGCATCAATAGTTCAGAGTCACTTGCGAAAAATTCCAAGACGTAAGAATAGTTCAGAGTGGACCAACATATATCTGAGCTGCATGTTGACACTTCTTGATTCTATAACTTTGACAAGAACAATGCAGTCTAAATATGACTCACTCAAGCTTAAAAAAGAAGAGTATCTTGATAGTGTCTATGAAGAGCTTCGATATCAAGAACCAATATTGTATCATCTCCCTGACACTATGTCAAATTACATTAGAATTCTTGTAAATGAGTTACGACATGTACTAGCTTCGGAGCTAAGTTGGAAAAGTGACTGTTACATTCCTGCTGATGCTTCAATGAAGAGTCTTATCTGTACATCTCTAGAACTGGAGGGCTAGTAATGACGATAAAAGAAGAATTACAAAAATTACATGAGCCAGACATCTGGAGCCTATTATTATTTGTTCTGTTCAAGATAAAGGATGTTCCTGAGTATTCAGGAATTAGTGAACTGGCTTATATTCTTGACAGGAAGAATCTTTTGAAACTATGTGAATACTTTGGAGGAACAACAATAACAATCCCAACAATTGAAGAGCTTGAAATATTAGTTTATGGATTGTTGTTGTATCAGTACATCAACATTGAAGGAATTCCGGAAGAAGATGCACTTGTAATGATTTCTCGAGAAGGATTAAGTCACAAAGCTGTAAAAAGTTCCTACTTGAAGATAAAGGAAACTTTGCAGAATTATGATTTAAGTGTGAGGTCTCGTAATGATCTCTAACTTTTGTAGGATGGCTCTGAAAGAGCTTTCTCAACATAAAAACACAGATAGAGAGGATCTACTGTTACAACATATCAATGCTCGCCTAACAAAGTCATTTGATACATATCAGAAAGAAATTGATACAAGTATCGAGTATCTTAAGCGAAGAAATGAATTGAGTGTTGTTCGTAAGATGAACAGATTGAAATGAATAAACTTATCGAAGACCTTTCTACAATAACAACAATTTCTCAAGGAACACTATCAAGTTTGAATGATAAAGCAATTTCTTGCATCTGTCATTCAGTATTTGAGAGTGTTCAAGAAAAAGAATCTTTAACAAAGATGGATATAGGTATCGGCATCCTGTATATTAAATGTGAGGGATCCGATATTAAATATAAATTTATCCCCTCAAAAAAGCTGGAGGAATCGGTGGCTTCTACTATTATTTCAAAGAAAAGTCCTCTTGTTTGTCAAGTTGAAACTTCATTGAAAGAACGAGTTGAAACCACTTATAAGAATCTACTATGACAGATGAAAAGAATACAACAACAGCATTAGTTGATACTTCTTCTATTGATCAAGAAACAAATAGTCTGGCTATGCAGATTCTTGAAGAGAAGGATCCAGATAAAGCAAAGCAATTGATTGCAATGTTTAACTGGAACTTATCAAAGAAGAATACATCAAGAATTCTCAAGTTGAATGGCTTGTACGATGACGTTACAGAGCAGATGGTAACACGATTTAGAACTCGTTCTGATCAATTTACAAATTCTGACTTGTTAGATTACATGAAAGCTGTTCAAGGAGCAATTGACACTTCAACAAAGAATCTTGTACAAATGGAAGAACCTCCCACAATTGTTCAGCAACATAACACGCAGATCAATGTTAATGTGGTAGACTCCTTTGATCGAGATGCGAAAGCTAGAATATTAGCCGCCGTACAAGCAACTTTACAACAAGCTCAGAAAGCACCACCTGTTCAGGATACTCCTGTTGAAGTAGTCGCAGAAGCTGCAATTGACGAATTACAGTCAGTTGTGGAAGAAACATAAGGAGAACATAAACAGATGGTTGTAGTTTACGATAGCGACTTGCAAAGAAAGCAAGGAGAAACAGACGCAGAATACACACAAAGAATTTGTGCGACAAAGCATATCAACAAGATGTCTTGGGAAGCAGTTGCACAGTTCTTGAACAAGGAACTTGGATTGACTAGAGGTGAATCCTGGTATAGAAAGAACTATCAATCTGGAGCATTTGCTAAGGTTGCAGTTCAGGAAATCAGCACATCCACGGAAACAGCAACTACTGACGAGTGCGATGGTAACTGTAGAGATTGTGATAAGTTAACTGAATGTTTAACTGTAATCAAAGCCGATCTTGAAGAGCAAGAAGCAAGAGTTGATGATAAAACAAACAAGTTGAAGTTACTTAGATCGAATCTTGCAGACGAACGAGCACACAATGTCAGGATGATCAGAAGACTTGCAAGAGAAGAAAATATCAAAGATATTGCTCACGATTTTGCAGTTCAGATGTCAAAAAATGCTCGTATGCCACTCATGGTTAGATACCCCTGGGCCAACGCTGATGATTGTGTTAAAGAGGGCGTCTTACTGTTAAGTGACTGGCATTATGGTATGGAGTGTGACAATCCTTGGAACAAATTTAACCCTGACATCTGTAGAGAACGAGTTGATAAACTTCTTAATAGAACTGTTCAGATTGTTAAGGAGCAGAAGTTGTCCACTGTCACTGTTTTGAATCTTTCCGATCTCATTGCAGGTAGAATTCATTCGCAGATTCGTTTCGAGAGTAGATTTGATGTTGTTACGCAAGTAATGGAAGTTGCTGAAATTCTTGCAGATTTTCTAAATAAACTTTCTGCGGCTTGTAATGTAAACTACTACGACTGCTTAGACAATCATAGTCGTTTGGAGCCTAACAAGAAAGAGTCTATGGACCTAGAATCTTTTGTTAGAATTATTCCTTGGTACATGAAGCAACGTCTGGCTGGTAAGCCATGTATAAAAATTTGTGACAATGAGTTTGGAGCCGATATTATTACATGTAACGTGCTCGGTCACAATATCATCGGTGTGCACGGTGACAATGATAAGCCTACAAATGCACTTGATCGATTGAGCCTCATGACTCACAGACATTATGATATGTTGTGTACTGCACACTTACATCATTTTAGTGCTGATGAGCAACATCAATCAGTTGTTGTTTCTAACAGCTCCTTGATGGGTGTTGATAGATTTGCAGAAAAGTTGAGACTTACAAGCGATCCGTCACAGACACTTATCATTGCAACTAGAGAAAATGTATGTGAGTGCATTTATCGAATTGTACTTAAGTAACTTATCTTGCATTAGCAAGTAAGAAATAAACTTTTTTAAGTCCACTGTCCGTCGAGTCAGTGGTAAGGAGAAACAGATGAAATTTTATAGTGAAGTAACAAAACAGCTGTATGACAGTCAGGAACAGCTTGTGGAAGCAGAGCGTGCATTCAGTAGTCAGAATGTGAACAAGCGCATGGCAAAATCTGATAAGCTTCTGAAAAATGAGGAAATGAAGATTCCTTCTAAGAAGCAGCTTGCGGCAGAAGTTGAGGCTGCAGAGACAAAGGTTAGTGAAGCAAAGGCTAACATGGAATTAGCTAAGCAGAAAGCTCAAGAGGTCTCCAAGAGATACTTGGAGGAGATTGATGCTATCATGGAGCCCGCTAAGCAGCAACTAAAGGACGCTCAGAAGGCACGTTATGACGCAATTCAGCGTTTCAATGAAACTTATGGCGCATATACTACAACTTATACTGGAGCAAGAGCTGCGGATGAGTTTGCACATGCGGTTGCAGATATGGCTACTTTCTTCCCTGGTTTGTTCAGATTCTAATATGTTCAATCAATAGATAACTAAAGGATGTGTGAAATATGAATGATAAGACTCGAGAACAACATGATTTATTTCTGTTTGTAAACTCGAGTCTTATTTGTTTGTTTTGAGGAGAATTATGGTTGCACTAGATCACATGAAAACAATTCTAACTCACAAGAAGTGGGTGTTTTACTTTGCTCGTAAACTTGGCATAGGTTGGCAAGGTTTTTGGCACGATATGTCAAAGTTTAGTCCTACAGAATTTCTAGAAAGTATCAAGTACTATACTGGAACTAGTAGCCCCATTGATGCTTGTAAGAAAGCTAATGGATACAGCATGGCTTGGTTACATCATAAAGGCAGAAATGCACATCATTATGAATATTGGCAGGATAACTTTGATAAGGGTGGCGAGCCGCTGAAGATGCCTGACAAGTATGTTCGTGAAATGATTTGTGACTACCTTGCAGCCGGACGAGCTTATATGGGCAAGGATTTTCATTTCGCATCAGAATGGCAATGGTGGCTGAATAAAAACAAGAATAATATTGCAATGCATCCAGAAAACTGGAAGGTTGTTAATGAAGTTCTTGAGTCTCTGAATAACACCTTTGGAACAAAGCGCATTGAGGAATTAACATATCATAACTGGCTTCATTTCAAGCACATTGTAGATAAAGCTCTGTCAAACTAAGGCCAGAATTGTATATCATATTGTAACTAATTGAGGAGATAAACTTTTATGTCAGTAAAAGCAGTTAAGAAGTACTATGATCAGATTTGTGATCAGTATCATGAAATGCTCCAAGATATTCATGATCTTGAAGTTGAAGCATCTCAAGGAATGGTTGAGCCGGAACGAATTGAAAGACTGAAGGAACAGATTGCTCCAATCAAGCAAAATTATGAACGTTGGTCTTACATGATGTTCCTGTTGAATCAGCCTGAGCGAAAGTCAAAACAACCTAGATATAAAGATCAGAACAGGAAGTTTTTACAAAGCTTGAACAAGGGTAATAGTCTTGAGGCTGTTATTGAAGAAAATGCTACAGCTCTAAAACATGTTGGAGAGTAATCATGGAAGAACTTTTGAAGAAAATCGGTATCACTGCAAAAGGTGAATATACCAAAGATGGTGCATATGTAATTGATATCAGAGATTACAATGAGTACGGAAAATACTTCAGTTTACTTGAAAAGAGTGAACTTGAAGAGGTACAAGATACAAGTCAGATTACATTGCACACAACTAATGTTACATATGCCTCAGAAGATTATCAGTTCTGTTTACAAGCAGATCTGGATGAGGATTTGTATAAACTTGTAGTAACTCAGTTTTGATGTAGGAGAAGAATAATGGATAAACATGTAAAGAATATTATCACCGACGAAGCAGCTCTTAGCGAGTGGAGTGTTGAAATTGACACACGTAAGGAGGGTAAGCTCCTTCAGGAAATCATCCTTGCTTTGAAGGCAACTATGAAAGCTAATGATCTGATTTCCCTTACAGCTCCTCAGATTGGTTATAATCGTCGTGTTATGTGTATGAGATTCGGCAAGAATGATTATAGAACATTTATCAATCCTCTTGTTGAAAATAACACGAATTTTCAGTTTGCAAGAGAAACTTGTTCTAGTATTCCAGGTAAAACTTTTGTTATGCCCAGATTTAACAACGTGAAGCTGTTCTTTACCACCCCTCTCGGTAAAGTAGAGTCTACCAAGTTGTCTGGAATGTCTGCATGGAAGTTTCAGCACTGTTTAGATCATTTGAATGGTATGTTGTCTTCAGACATTGGTCTTGAAATTGATGATATGTTTGATAATGCAACTGATGAGGAAAGAGCTGAAGTTCTTAAAATGTATGCAGAATCTCTGGATGTTCGCCAGAAAGATCTAGAGGCAGAAATTGCTGAGGATAAGAATCTTTCTGATATCAACAATGCTGCTAAGTTTATTGCTAGTGTCAAGTCAGGTGAAACTATTCTCGATAACTCAGAGTTGAAATCATGATTTTCACGAGGTCTAGTTATGGCAACAACTATTAGAGTAAAAAGAAAAAAATCAACAGGAAATAACGGTGTTGTATTAAAGGCAGGAGAACCATATTACAATCTGTTTGATAGGCAACTGTATGTAGGTGATGGATCAACAGATTTTCCGGAACGCTCTGTCACACATATTCATGAATATCATCGCTTTGACGACGACACTGTGGCTTTTAGTATCGGACCTAACGGCGAAGATGATAGAATTCATAATTTCTATGTGAAAAAGATAAACAATGTTGATGTTGCAAAGGGAATCATTTTGCATGATATGTACTACGGCGATGAAGCAAAGCGAGCTCAATTAAGCGAGAAATTCCCGGACGGTAAGATTCCTGCGGGAACAGTCTTCTTCCAAGAAGCAGAATAACTATGATTGGACGTAAACATGAATAACATTAGATTAAAAGGTATCATTACAAATATTGAGCCTTCTCACGTTATTCAGGGAATTGAATTTAACAAAGCAAACCTTATTGTAAAACGAGATGATGGAAAAGAGGATTCACTGAATATCAGATTCAAGAAATTCTCCAATCCGTATGAAGATAATCAGGAAATTACATTATGCGGTAATGTTAGATCTTATTCCTCAAAACTTGAGGACGGAAAAAATCGTGTTGAACTGTATGTATTTACATATTTTGATCAGCCCGAACTCAATGAGAATGATCAAGAAGAAACAAACAGATTAGACGTTGATGGTCGTATCTGTAAGATCGATACAATCAAACATACCAGAAGTGGCAAGAAAAATATTCATTTGATCTTGGCTAACAACTTGATTGTTAGTGAAGGAACAAAGAAGCTCAATTCTTACATTCCTTGTATTGCTTGGGGACCTGTAGCTGAAAGACTAGAGAGTCTTCCCGTTAACACACAGTTAAAGATTCGTGGCGAACTGCATTCAAGAGAGTACAAGAAGAATTTACCTGATGGCTCTTTTGAGTTCAGAGTTGCACACGAATGTGTAATCAATGATTTTGAGATTCTATGACATTTGAATACTTACAAAGAATAATTGTTGATGCACAACTTGATGTTGAAAATATTGGAGAATGTGTCATTCTCGGGAGAAATGATCTTGGTGAAGAGTTCTATCTGATTATTCGTACCGATATGGGCTGGACAGAGCAGATAAACTTTGGTCCAGTTACTCCTGAGGTAGACATTCTTCCATTCAACATTAACTTAACATATGCTAGATTTGAATTCAATCAAACAAAGCTTATGAGAGCGATTGATAAGTTTCTGAATGATCCTAAGAAGATGATCACACAAGCAGATGTGGTTGAGTTAGAATCAATTCAGGAGCCAATTCAGTTTTCTTTGAATAAGATTTTTCCCGATACGGGAGGACAAGAGTGAAAACAAAGCAATGGATTCGTGATTATGCCGGAAGAGTACTAGGTAGTGTAGAAACCGAAAGTTCAGGAAACAAAATAATTCGTGACCAATACGGTAGAGTACTTGGTAAATATGATAAGAGAGCGGATGTTACACGAGACCTCTACGGCCGAGTTGTTGCTAAGGGTGATCAGAGTGCAATGTTGATAACAAGGCCTAGGCGATAGTTGATTATATCATGGTCGGTTATTACAATATTGATGATATAATTACAAGGAGATAAATAATGATTGTTTTATATTCTAATCATTGTCCCAGATGCAATATTCTGTTGACAAAGTTAACATCCAGTAACATTGAGTTTACTGTTGAAGACAACATTGATGTACTAACAGAAAAAGGATTTGACTTTATGCCTGTTCTGGAAGTCGATGGTAAGTGTCTCAATTTCATTGAAGCAAATGCTTACATCAATTCATTGCGGAAGGAATGATATATGTACAACATCGGATTGAAGCTTAACAAGGACTTTGTAAACTGCTTAGAGTCCCTAGTAACAAAGTACGGTGAGGATTTTGAATTCCTCAACGGTTTTCATAACTCACAGTTAAACTTTTCTGATTTCATTGATTCTTTTGTTCAGAAAAATTTGGCAGAAGTCACAATTGACAACAATGCAAGCTCCTCAAACAAAGATATTGTATCTCTGCGCTTGGAGAAGGGCAAGCCCTCTGACAAGCTGATTGCGTTCAGCAAGATTTTCCAAGAGATGAAAAAGCGTTGGGGTCTCAAGACTGCTCAAGAATGGTTGGAGACTGAATGGGTTGGTGGATTCTATCTACATGATGCTCCTTCAACAACTTACACTCCATACTGCTATGCATATGATCTTGGCAGACTTGCTCGGGAAGGATTGTTCTTCCTCAATAACTATAACAATAAACCTGCTGCTCACTTAACAACATTCACTGATGATGTTATCGAATACATCTCATTCATGTGCAACAGATCAAGTGGTGCAGTCGGTATTCCAAATATTCTGGTATGGACAATGTACTTCTGGAAGAAAGATGTTGACGCTGGATATTACATCAAGAATCCTGAGTACTATCTTCGTCAAACATATCAGAAGTTAATCTATAGATTGAATCAGCCCTTTATGCGTACCGATCAGAGCGCATTTGTTAATGTTTCAATCTTTGATAAGTATTACTATGAAGCTCTGTTCGGTGGATTAGTTTTCCCTGATGGTAGTTTCGCGATTGACTACATCGATACTTTTATTGAGCATGAAAAAATCTTCATGGAAGTTGTCTCTCAAATTCGTGAAGAAAACATGTTTACATTCCCTGTCTTAACATATTCACTGTTGAAACGTAAGGACTTGACTCCTGAAGATATCGACCGTATGCTGAGAACAAAGGAATTTGATCTGTTTGCTGATAACGAGTTCGCTCGTTGGTGTTCTGATCATAACTGCAAGTGGAACGACAGTAATTTCTTCATGAGTGATGATGTTACTACTCTCAGTAACTGTTGTAGATTGCTCTCTGATACTTCTAAGTTGAAGGGCTTCATTAACAGTATTGGTGGTACTGCTCTATCTATCGGTAGTATCAAGGTTAACACCATCAACTTGATGCACATTGTGTATGAGCTTGAAGATGAGCTGGATGAAAAAGAATACTTGAAGATTCTTAGAAAGCGTACCAATCTTTGCTGCAAGACTTTGGATCGTGTTCGTCATATCATTTCTCGAAACATTGAGAAGGGTCTGTTACCCAACTATTGTGATGGCGGTATTGAGCTCGATAAACAGTATTGTACTATCGGTATTCTCGGTTTGTACGAAGTTATGGTCAAGTTCGGTTACATTGAAGAGGATGACTTCGGCAACAAGTTCTATACAGATGCAGGTATTGCATTTGCCGATAAGATCTTCAATGTTCTGAATTCCGTTAAAGATAAGTTCACTGAGGATTACTCATTCAACATTGAATCTGTTCCTGCAGAAAGAGCTGCTGTTATTCTTTGTGGTAAGGATAGCACTCTCTACAATGTAAATGATTTTGAGATCTATTCAAATCAATGGATTCCTCTTACTGCTCAGTGTACCATCAATGAGAAAGTTCGTACTGCAGCTATTCTGGACAACAAGTGTTCTGGCGGAGCTATTGCACACATTAACATTGAGAGCAACTTTGCAACAACTGATGAAGCTTGGAACATGTTAAATTACATCGCTACACAGGATGTCATCTACTTCTGCTTCAATACAAGAATCAATGTCTGTGAAGATAGACATGCATTTGTTGGAACTGATATTTGTCCTACCTGTGGTAAGCCTGTTTATGACACTTATCAGCGTGTAGTTGGATTCTTGACTCCTTCCAAAGCATACTCTAAGGAACGAGTTAAAGAATTCAACGCCCGTCAGTGGTATGACACAGCTGTAATTAGAGGTCAAGCATCTTTGATTAGTGATTGATATGATTGTTAAGACGATTAGAGATGAAGATTTCACCAACTACAAAGAAGCATGTATGCTCATTGGATTTCCAAGATGCTCATTCAAGTGTGAGAAGGAGTGCGGGAAGAAGATGTGCCAGAATAGTTCAATGGCTCTGAGCAAAGACATTGAAATTGATACAGAAACTATCGTTAAGAGATATCTGAGCAATCCGATTACAACTTCAGTTGTTTTCGGAGGCTTAGAGCCGATTGACTCATGGGTTGATATGGTTGCTCTGATTGGTGAGTTCAGGAAATATACATCTGATACCATTGTTATCTACACAGGGTATAACAAGGATGAGATACTTCCACAAGTAAACTGGCTGAAAGATAACAGTACAAACATTATTATCAAGTTTGGAAGATTTATTCCGGATCAACAGAAACATTATGATGATGTACTTGGAATATCTCTTGCAAGCAATAATCAATATGCTGAGAGGATCTGTTGATGAAGATTACAGTTAGCTCTGATGCAGAGTTAGTTAAAACCATTCGTGAAAAGTTGAAGGCAAACGATGGTTATTGTCCTTGTAGATTAACTAAGACTCCTGAAACGAAGTGTATGTGTAAAGAATTCTTAGAACAGGATACGCCTGGTGAATGCCATTGTGGCTTATACGTGAAGGTTGAGTAAATAGTAAGAGCGGTGAGTACTCACCGCTCTTTTTTATAGTTGATTGTTCAAGAAAATTCTTTTATAATTAGTACATATAACAAATAATACGGAGGATTCTATGACTAACGCACAAGATGTTATAACAATGAAGCGGTTAGTTACTTTGATGAATAAGTATCGAGATGCATATTACAATGACAATGAAAGTCTTGTTAGCGATCTCGAATACGACAATATGATGGACAACTTGAAAGCGCTAGAGGAGAGCACAGGCATTGTTCTTGCAAACTCTCCTACAAGAACTGTTGGCTATGAAGTTAAGTCCTCATTGACAAAGGTAACTCACGATCATCCTATGTTATCTCTTGATAAAACAAAAGACATCTCAGCGATTGTTAAGTTCTTACAAAACAAAGAAACTATTGTTATGGCTAAGATGGATGGATTAACATGCAGTATCAAGTATGTTGATGGAAAGCTTGTCAGTGCAGAGACACGTGGAGATGGTATTGAGGGCGAAGACATCACACATAACATGAGAGCAGTTAATGGCGTTCCAGAAACGATTAACTTACAGGAAACTGTGGTTATTGACGGCGAACTGATTATTGATGATATAACGTTTGAAAAAGTTCGCGAAAAATTTGTTGATAACAAAGGTCGGAAATACAAAAACTCAAGAAATCTTGCTGCTGGATCTGTAAGACTACTGGACAGTGCAGAATGTTCGAAGAGAGGAGTTCAATTTGTTGCTTGGAAACCTATTCAGGGACTTAACAACAAGACTCTAAGCGAAGGATTGTTAAAACTTGAGCAGCTTGGATTCACAATTGTTCCTCATGTTTGTTTAACGGAGATCACAAAAGAAAGTTGTCAACAGGCTGTAGATTTCGTTAAACAACTGGTAGATGTTTGCTCCTATCCGATTGATGGTTGTGTATTCGGATTTGATGATATATCATTTGCGGAATCTCAAGGAATGACTTCACACCATCTCAAAAGTCAGATTGCATTCAAGTTCTACGATGAACTGTATGATACTGTGGTTCGTGACATTGATTGGACTATGGGCAAGACTGGTGTACTTACTCCTACAGCAATCTTTGATACTGTTGAAATTGATGGTACAGACGTAAGTAGGGCTAGTCTACATAATCTAACTATCATGTCTCAGCTGAATGTTCGTAAAAATTGTACTGCCAGAGTTTTCAAAGCAAACATGATCATTCCTCAGATTGATTCAACTGATGACGATGGTGTTGAAGATTTCAAAATTCCCGATCGTTGTCCTATCTGTGGTGGCCCCACTGTCAGAGTCAAAGATAATGATTCTGAAATGTTGAAATGTGACAACAGTAATTGTAGTGGTAAGCTGCTCGGAAAGTTGTGCACGTTTGTTTCGAAGCAAGGAATGGATATTGATGGTCTTGGTGAACAGACTCTTGCTCAATTCATTGAGTTGGGATACCTCAGAGAATTTGCTGATATCTACATGTTAAAGAATATGAGAGATCGGTTGATGACGCTTCCCGGCTTCGGCAAGTCTTCAGTTGAAAAGATGATCAACTCTATTGAGAAATCTCGAAATGTCACGCTTGAAAGGCTGCTTGCTTCAGTAAGTATTGATGGAGTTGGTTTAGACACTGCCAAGAAAATCTCAAAGTGTGTTGGTGGTGACTTATCATTGTTTATGAGTTCTATCAACAATAGATTTGACTTCAGTTCTTTGAATGGTTTTGGTGAAAGATCAAATGAACTCATCTACAAGTGGTTTGATAACAACATGGAGCAATTCCTCAATGTTTGTTTGAATATCACAATCAAGCAAGAAGCTAAGCCGGTTGTAACTGATACCTCCAGTCCTATTAACGGAAGAACTTTCTGTATTACCGGAACATTCGAGTATCCTCGTAAAGATATTCAGAGAGAGATTGAATCTTGTGGTGGTATCTTTGTAAATAGTGTTACAAAGAAAACAGATGTTCTGTTTGTTGGTGACAATGCAGGTAGTAAGTTAAAGAAGGCTGAAGAGCTCGGCATTCTTGTTATTCCTGAAGAAGAATTCAGATGGTGGTTACGGGAAGGAACTTTTGATGCGTAAGTCGAATTGGAATGTAAAAGTAAACGGACAGGGTACTCCTGTTAATCAGATAATGAATCAGTTGTGGATGAGCAGAGGAATTGAAAATCCTGCGACATTCATGCATCCAAGAGGGTATATTCATCCTTCAACGGCTTTCAAGAATATCATTCCTGCAGCTGAATTGTTTCAGGAACATATCAAGAATCATAGTAAGTTCTTGATCTATGCGGATGTAGATGTTGATGGGTGTTCTGCCGCTGCAATCTTGTGTCACTATCTGTGTAACTTTGATGTTGAATTTGATGTTTACATCAATAAAAAGAAAGAACATGGAGTGAAGGATGACTTCTTCGAGCGTCCGTATTCAGGTGAAAGTATTGTTATTGTTGTTGATTCTATCAATGATACAATGCGAGAATATGATATTATTATGAATGCAGGAATTGACTTGATTGTTCTTGATCATCATATTCCGTCAGAAGAAATTCTTGCGAACCAAGAAAAGATTCATCTTGTAAGTTCTGCAAATGAATATCCAAATCCGCATCTTAGTGGTAGTGGTGTGACTTGGAAGTTTGTTAACTACATAGATGAGTTGATGGGGACTAATCATGCTGCATCGTTGATGGATCTAGCGGCGGCTGGTATCATTGCTGATGTTTGTAGTGTTGGTCCTGAATCAATGGAAAACCGTGAAATCTGTGATCAAGGAATGGCATACGTCAACAATGTTGGTATGAGAGCTGTGCTCGGAACTGATGAGATGAATTCGGAATCCATTTCCTTCTCTGTAGCTCCTCTTGTAAACGCTGCAAACAGAATGAACGAAAATAGATTGGCACTGGATCTGTTTCTTGTTGACAACACCTCTGATGCAAAGAAGATTGTCAAGGATTTAACTAAACTCAAGGAAAAGCAGAAGGTTCTTGTTGCAGAACTATTCGAGGGATTTGAAGAACAAGCACAGTCTCAACTTGATAGAAAGTGCATGTACTTCATTGTCGATGAAACATGTGGAACGCTTGGTGGATTATTAGCAACAAAAGCTTCTGATAAATGGAATAGACCTGTTATTGTTGTTAGAGAAACTGACAGCGGATACGCAGGCTCTATGAGAGCAACAGGTGTTGATAATTTCAGTAAGATTGTGAATGACTCCGGCCTGGGTGAGTGTGCAGGACACGAAAACTCAGCAGGGATTGTTATTCCGTTTGAGAACTTTGAAGCTTTTCAAAACCATATTGAAAATGCTCTGGTGGATGTATCTGTGACAATGGATCAAGTTATTGATCTTTATATTGAGAGGATGCAGATTACACCATTCCTGATCGGAAAAATCCGTGAATTCAATCGTATTGCAGGAGCAGGATTCCCTTCACTGAAAGTCCTGATTGAAAATGTTGGTAAGTATACTGTTAAGCCTATGTCTCAGGGTAAACACTTGTGCATTGAAGTCCCTGATATGAAATTCTTGTACTGGAATTTTAACAAGTGGGACGACGTTGCTGAGGAAGGAATCCTTTCTGCTGTAGGTTCTCTGGATGAATCATTCTTTGCGGGACGACGTACAACTCAGATGATTATGCAGGACTACATTTTTGAAGCACTTCCTACAAAAGCATCTCTGTGGTAAGTTGATTATCTTAACTGTTTCTATTATAATTAAGTAAATAGATAACGATGGAGGCATAATATGAGAACATATCTTGGATTTAAGCGTGTAGTTACAGATCAGAAGACAGGACTGCAAACTTCAGAAACGAAATTTGTTCCAGTAAATATTCCAGAGCTCAGTGCTGAAGATAACTGGAAACTGATTGGCTCCTCTGATATGATTGAAGTTCTTCCGATGTTGGAGGATATTAAGATTTCCAGCGAACCACTTGTTGGAGAACAGTTGAGCATTGCAGGTGTGGATGTCACTCCTCCCGAAAAGCATGAGCTGCCTACTGGATCTGTTTTTGAGTCTCCTGTGTCAGGAACTGCGAAGCTTATTCGAGCAAACAATGATGTTTTCATTGCATACAGACGTGGTAAAAAGGGACTGAATGAAACTTCTCCGAACAGCGTCTGCATCAGTGAAACTACAAAAGCTCAGTTCTTTGCGGACTGTCGAAGAGCTTTCGGACGCTCCTGTGACCAGTACAGATTCTCTAGCGGTTGCAAGGAGTTTGATTATTGGAACAAGTTCATGGACGAAGAATACGCTCGACAGCTGAAAGAGTTTAATAGAGTCCATGCATAATACCGAAATTCTTCCTTAACTTAGGAAGGAAATACATACCTTTCCATAGTAAACTACATTCAGATATATAAGTTATATAGTAAAAAACAACACTGTTATAACTTAAAGCACAAGGATTTACATAGTGAGTATCAAATATTTTGTTTCAGGAGATATCCACTCCTACTTTGAAAACTGGATGCTATATCTTGAGCATGCAGGATTTGAACTAGATAATCCTGAACACAAGATCATCATCTGTGGTGACTTGTTTGACAGAGGTGACGAAACTCTAGATTGTTTTGAATTTGTTAAGCGGTTACACGCAGAAAATCGACTTGTGTATGTTCGAGGAAATCATGAAGATCTTCTGTTTGATTGTGTGACTGACATCAAGCGTAGGTTTGATATTGGTACACACCACATTCGGAATGGAACTGTAAAAACAGTTGCACAATTAGCCGATACAAATGAGTACGACATATTATGTAACTGTTATGATAAAGATGTGTTTGAAAGCAGAACTCAAGAAGTTCTCAACTTCATTGAACAGAATGCGGTTGATTATTTTGAACTTGGTGACTATGTTTTTGTTCACGGATGGGTACCATGTGACTCAAAAGATACAAACAAGTATCATGCAAGAAAGAACGTTACTCTTGCAGATAAAAGTACTTGGTCTGATAAGTGGGACAATGCTCGCTGGTTGAACGGTATGGACTGTTGGAATCAAGGGGCTATTCCTGAAGGTAAAACAGTTGTTTGTGGACACTGGCATACAAGTTGGGGTCATCACAAGTTCCACGGACATAGAGATGAATTTCCATCTCTCGGATACAAGGACGCTAGAAAATCATTCAAACCTTTCGTTGAACCCGGAATCATTGCTCTTGACGGTTGTACTGCATATACAGGTTTGGTTAATGTTGTAGTATTTACAGTCCGTGGTGATGGGTCCGTTGAAGTTTCAAATCTGGAGTGATTTATGAAGATATCAAAACCTCTGTATTACATCCTCAACTGTACTTGGGGAATTCTGATGACAAGTATTGGTGCTGTTATTGCACTTGTACTTATGATTGCAGGATACAAACCAAAACGACACGCTGGATCAATTTATTTCAATGTTGGTAAATCGTGGGGTGGTGCAGAACTGGGATTGTTTTTCTTGACTGATGAACACGACACAGAATCGGTTAAGGATCATGAGTTCGGGCATTCTTTACAGAATTGCTTGTGGGGCCCACTGATGCCGTTTGTAGTTTGCTTGCCTTCTGCTGCAAGATACTGGTTACGAGAATTCCGCACAAGACAGAAAAAAGAAAATTTCACATTATCGTTGATGGCAATTTCATGCTGTCTAGTACTTTCATTATCGTTCATTGCAATCTGTTTCCAGCTTGAATGGTTGCTGTGGATTATGATGCTAGTGTTCTTCTATACAGCCTTTGTTACATACTGGATGTTGAACACAGAAATTCCGAAATATGATAAAGAAACTGTTCCTTATGATGCTGTTTGGTTTGAAGGGCAAGCCACTGAATGGGGAACTAGAATTGCTAAGGAGTGGTAACTATGAAAAAGATTTATGTTGTACTTGCTGCAGTTGTTCTGCTGATTGCATTAACTGTGTCTCTTGCTGCTTGCAGTAATAAACAGATGTTTGACTTCAACCAGAAGTTTGAATATGCTTATGTTTGCTGGCCTGATGGGACTGCAGAGAAACTGAAAATCCATTCTTGGAAGGATTATGATGGTGAGCAGATTCAGATTACTACGGATGAAGGTACTTACCTGTTTCACTCAGCCAACTGTGTTCTTGCACACGAATAAGGAGGAATAACATGTTTGATGTTCAACGAGCAGCTGATGTTTTAGTCAAAAATGGTTTTTCAGAAGCGGAGGCTCTTGAAGTTGCTATTGAGATTATGAATAAACAGGTATGTCTCGGTAGTCATTTGTACTGTGTAACTCAGTGGGATAAACAGTCTCCTTGGGAAGTTATTGATGCAGTTGTAACAAGAACACATGTGACTCGTGTTCTTAAGAAAATCTTCTCTGTTGAAGGTCAGTACGCAAGACAATCTGAGTTCAGATGGTGCTCCCCTTATCATGCAAACTTCACGGAAAATTCTATTGGAAAGAATGTTTTCTTCACTGAGGCAGAAGCGAAGGTTGTTTGCGACAAGAAAAACAACGAACGGTGACAAGTTGATTATTTTACTGTTATCTATTATAATATAACTATAAAGAATAACAGGAGGGTCAACTATGTATCAATATCTCAATGTTCATCCGAAGGGCCTTATTGTTGGTGACTGTGTTAAAAGAGCAATTACTACAGCGGCTCAGATGGATTACATGGAAGTTCAGCGAGAGCTGAATCGTTACAAGAAAGTAACTGGAGCACAAAGTTTCAACTCTGACTACAACCCTCACAAATATGTAGAAAATGTTCTTCATGCTCGTAAGTTGAGCTTTCCCGCAGAGCGTGGTAAGAAGCGTATGACTGCCGGTGAATTTAGTAGAACTCACCCGAGTGGGAGATACATACTCAATATGGCAGGTCACTGGAGCTGTTGTGTTGATGGTATTATCTATGATACCTGGGACTGCTCTGAAAAGTGTGTTTACACTGCTTATCAGATTGTGCCTGTAACAACTGTTGCTACTCCTGATTACAACTATTACACAGTTGAAGGAAATGGTGATTGTTTGTTTACAGTTCAAATTGTAGACGTTACAAAGGATATAACCAAGACCGTTAGCGTGAGCAAAAATCAGTTAACAGGATACTGTAAATGTTTGATGGATCTTGGATATAAAAGATTCATAAAGGATTCTTGATGGATAATTTACATATCAAAGATATTGTCGAGCACTCTCCAGGAGAAACTGTCTGGATCCCCGAACGGTTCGATGCCAGAGTGTTCTGTGGCAAATGTCATGGTTCGGGAAGACTAACCATTAAAGTAGATGGATTTGACTACTATAGAAGTTGTCCCATCTGTGATGGTAGGAACTGGGGATTACATTCAAAACAGTACTATGTGTACAATGAATACACGCCTAAGGAAAAAATCATTTCAAAAGTCAATGTTACATTCTCTGAAAATCAAACAGACGTACGATACAGCGTTCAGTATGATACTGTTGTAACTTACACTCCAGAGCAAGTGTTCAGATCTAAAGAGTCTTGCAGGAAATTTTGTGAGATTGTTAATCAGAAGAACAGGAAAGAGGCAGAACAACATGTTTGGAACGTTTCCGATTAGAATGAAATATACATCAATTCCCGGAAGGCAAGAAGCTACAGTTGCAGTTGATGTTTATGAATTTAGAATCATTGAGGATCAGAACGCAGTTGCACTTTGTTGGTTTGTTTATGACAAAAAGTGGGATGTTGTAAGTATTGACCAACTTGTTCCTGTTAAACAGAAATCTCTAAACGAGTAATGAAAGAGGGTATACATATGAAACCAGTTTTTAGAAAGACAAGTATGTGGATGCGCATTCTGGCATGGATCTGCGTACTGTTACTTGTAGTTGTGTTTCTTGTACCAGTGTATACAAGTTGTGAAAACATTACAAGCGACATTGTTGAGCCCCCTACAACTGAACCAACTATTCCTGAAACGATTCCAACAGAAACTACTGAACCAAAAATTGAATATAGTTTGGTTGATCTTCCAGTACCTCCGGAATACCCTAGTAGAGAGAATCTTGTTACTATCTATGATGTAGAAGCAGCAATTCAACTTTGTGAAAATTTCTTAGAACAGTGTTCTAATATCAAGTTACAACCAGAAATAGAACATCCTCAAACTGGAGACCTTATCTATATCATTGAAACAGCAGAGGAATATAGATTTACATATGAAAGTATTCTTGCAGAACATTGGTATAACAGAGAACAAACTCTCCCTGTTATGACTGAAATCTGGCACTACCTTTCTGAAACTGCAGGTTTCAATCATGCAGTGACTGCAGGTATTATTGGTAACATGAGTGCAGAATCTGGTGGTTGTGGTTATGGAGATATTGAAGTACATAACTGGGATAACGCAACTGGTAGATCTTACTATGGAATCTGCCAATGGAGCATCAAGTACAATCCTGAAATTGCAAATACAGATCTTAAGTTTCAGTTAGACTACCTCGTTGATACTTATGATCATGCGTTTACTCACTGGGGATACAACTACTCAAATCGTTATGGATCAAAGTTCCGTACGGAGCAATTTGTAAACATGAGCGATCCGTATGAGGCTGCAATCGCATTTGCAGTTTGTTATGAACGTTGTGCAAGTAGACACGTCGAGCTTAGAGGTCCGCTTGCAGATAAGGCGTATGAATATTTTACAGTTTTAGGCTCTTGGCCTTGGCCTGGACCTAATCCTGCTGATACATAAGGAGGAATGAATGGCATATACCGCGTTTATCACTCGATTGAAGAATTTACATAAGCATCCGAATGCCGACAGACTACAGATTGGTGAATGTTTCGGCAACGCCGTTGTAGTCTCTATGGAGTATACCGATAATCAACTCGGTATCTATTTCCCTTGTGATGGTAAGTTAAGTGTTGAATTTGCTGAGGCAAATAACTTGCTGCGTAAGAAGGACGAAAATGGTAACAACATCGGTGGTTACATGGATCCTGAAAAGCGTAATGTTACCGCTCTGAAGCTTCGTGGTGAAAAGTCTGATGGACTGTTTTTACCTCTTGAAGCACTGAAAGACTTTGGCGACATCACAACACTCACTGAGGGAATGAAGATTGATGTTTGGAATGGACATCTAATCTGTGAAAAGTACATTCCAAGAAAGCAGAACAGAACTGGAAGTGTTACTGCAGGCAACAGAACTCGTAAGAAGCATGTTCCTACTGCACCGTTGTTCACTGAACATGCAGACACTGAACAGCTGGCTTACAACCTTGGAGCATTTAAGAATGGAGACTTGATTGAAATTTCTCTAAAGATGCACGGTACTTCTCAGAGAACTGCATATCTTCCTGTGTTCCAGGGTTACGCATCTCCGTTTCCTTGGGCACGTAGCGTGCTAAAGCACATTGACCCCGACCGTAAGATGAATTGGTTCACCAAGAAACTTTACGATGCAGCTATGAAAACAGCAAACCCTGTCTATGATTGGGGTTATGTGAGTGGTACTCGTCGTGTTGTGTTGGATAATTTTGATGGTGGCTTCTATGGTTCCAATGAATTCCGTGAACAGCATAGCAAGTTCTTCGAAGGTAAGCTTCTGAAGGGTGAGGAAGTTTACTACGAAGTAGTTGGATTTACTCACACTGGCGCTCCCATCATGTCTGCTGCATCTAACAAGAAGCTGAATGATAAAGAATTTGTTAAGCAGTACGGAGACACTACTGTGTTCTCTTATGGTTGTGCACCTGATGGTAAGAAGACTATGTATGGTTACGATGAAGAAGGTGCGTTCGCTCTTACTGAAGCATGTCCTCAGTCTGAAATGTATGTTTACAGAATGACTATGACCAATGAGGACGGCGATGTTGTTGAATACACTCCTGACTACATGCGTTACCGTTGCGAGCAGATGGGTGTTAAGACTGTTCAGGTGTTTGAGAAGTTCTATATTCCTGAAGATCAACTGTTACAGAGTTCTGAGGATGGTTCTCCTGTATGGGTACCTGTTACTAACCCTGGTGAGTATGTTCTTGAAAGAGCGGAACGCTACTTTGATGGCCCTGATCCTGTTGGTAAGACTCATGTTCGTGAGGGTGTTGTTGTTCGCATCATCAATCGTCCTAAGTTCTGTGCATACAAGCACAAGAATTGGTTCTTCAAAGCTCTTGAAGGTCTTGTAAAAGTCGAAGCTGATGCACCGGATATGGAAGAAGCTCAAGATGCCACTGAGTAAACCTGTAACATACATGCCTCGGCGTGACTCTCATCCGAACTGGGTAATGCATAATCCAATTCTTCGTGAAGGTGAGCTTGCATATGATTATGACACTAATCAATTTCGGATAGGTGATGGAAAGAGACACTGGAGAGATCTACCACCGTTTGAAATGCCAACAAAGTGGTACGGATATTCTCCTGAAGGACAACCAATATTCAGATTCAAAGCTCATGATTAAGATAAACTGCGTGTACTTTGTTGTGCACGCAGTTTTTGTTTAGTTGATTATTCTACAGTTTTATAATATAATAGTACTATAACGAATGGAGGTAAGCATTATGCTGGAACGAGTTAAGGAGATTGTTTTTAGAGTTCGAGAGACCGCCGCAAAAGCTGATTTGCTCTATGTTGTTTGCGTCTGGAAGGGCCCGTTCAACGAAATCAATCATCGAGTGGGATACTTTGAATCTTCTACTGAAGCAACTTTCTTTGGTCAGAAGCTGAAAGATTGTTATACCAACAAGTTTCAGCTGCCCTTCATCATCTATTCCAATGTTGATCATCTTGACAATGTTGGTAACTTGTTTGACTGAGGAGGTTTCACTATGAAGAAGTATTCTGTACAAGAAGTTTTTGATCTCCTTGGTAAGGAAGCTCTGTGTGTTCAAGAAGTGCGCCACGGTAACAGGGCAAGTATTGAGGTTGAAGGGTATCAGGTCCATCAGAAGTCTCTCAGATATGCAACATTCTATCAGAAAGGACTGAAATGTGCATGTTGCGGGAAGGAAGGTTCATACTTCTTGCTTGAGCCGGATCGTACAGGAGCGGCTGCAGCTACTCGACGACATTTCAATCTGTATGCTGAGGACGGCACTCTGATGACTAAGGATCATATCCGTCCTAAGAAATGGGGTGGTCAGGATGTGGTCGATAATCTCCAGACCATGTGTGAACCTTGTAACAGAAACAAGGGCTGTCAGTTCAACGAAGAAGTTGATTGCATTGTTGGTACAAAAATAACTAACGGTGAAGAGATTGTGTGCTTCAATATTGAGGATGCAGTTTATCAAGCGTGTATTCTTACTGGGGCTATGTCGAAGAACAAGAAGCCTGGTAAGCTGACCAAGCAAGTAATTCACATTGCCCTTCGTATGAGGGATGTAGTCGATACTGATCAAACATACGCAGGTTGTTACTGGAAGACCTGCAAACGAAAGATGGAAGGAGTTTCCTATGAGGGACCTAACTCTAGATGACGTAATCTTTTCGAGACTTAAGAGTGATTACGACTACTGCGTAGCACAAGGTTATGAAGTAGTTGGTGTATTTCTTTTTGGTTCTCAGAACTACAATATGCATACTCCTGAATCTGATGTTGATGTTAAGGCAATGGTTATTCCAAACATCAATGATTTAGTATGGGGTAATACAGAAATAGCAAAGAAAGTGGTTCGTGACAACGGAGAACTTGTAATCTATGATATCGCGTCCATACATAAGAGCATCAAGAAACAGTCTATCAACTTTGTTGAGATTTTGTTTACTGAGTACAAGATACTGAATCCTCAGTATGCACATCTATATGCTCCGATGTTTACTCATCGCGAGAGTATTGCAGATTTGAACACTTTCAAAGCTGTTCATTGCACTTTGAGTATGGCAAGAAATAAGCACAAGATGCTGTTTGCCGAATTGCCTTCCAATGCTTCCAGAGTACAGAAGGCTGGTTACGACTACAAAGCATTTGCAGAAATTTTACGGATGGAAGATTTTCTTGCTACAAGAATTTCTGGATTGCCGTATGGCATCAGTTTGATTTCCAACAATGTGAACTATCTCAGAAAGATCAAGATGCACGAACTTGATTTCCCGTTAGAGCAAGTTCGTGCATGTGCTGATAAAGCACTTGAACATATGTCAAAAAGAGTAGACACATTTGATGAAGTCTACGGAGAGAACATCAATGAGCCGATGGTTCAATTAGTTGATGAAGTAACAAAAAACATTATTCTTCGATACATAAAGACAGAGGTAGATAGATATGACGGAGCTGATAGTACTGATTGGCCTGCCTGGTGCAGGTAAGTCAACTCTTGGTAAGAAGTACATAGAAAATCAAGTATGTAAAGGCAACCTGTTCTGGACTTGTTGCTCTTCAGACAAGACACGCAGAATGCTTTGGGGTGATGAACGCATTCAAGGCAAGCCTGATACTGTTTTCCGCAACTTACATGCAGATGTTGAAAGACATCTTCAGAAGGGAACTAATGTTGTCTATGATGCAACAAATGTTTCTCGCAAGAATCGTAAACAGATCATTCAACTCGGCAAGAAGTATGACTGTGTTATTAGAGCAGTTGTTGCTTGGGCTCCTGTAGAAGTTTGTATCGAACGTGATGCAGCTCGTGAAAGAACAGTTGGTTCTGGAGTCATCATGAAGATGTTGAAGCGCTTTGAGGTTCCTTACTTTGATGAGGGATTCAATACAATCGATGTGTACAATACTGTTGAGGATTTCGATGAAGTTGCTTACAACAATAAGCTTCTGGAAGATATGAAAATCTCTCACGATAATCCTCATCATACATATGACGTATATGAGCACTGTGTTGCTGCAGAGAGTGTTGCCAAAAGGCTCTACTCTTCTGTAATCGCAGAAGCAGCTAAGTATCATGATTGTGGTAAACCGTTGGCTAAGTTCTTCAAAGAAGGAGAAACTACAGCTCACTACTACAATCACGATAACATTGGTGGCTACTTAGCTCTGGGTTTGAAGAAGTTCACATTTGTTCTCCTTATTCCGTGGCTGATTTCCAATCATATGCAGCCGTTCTTCAATTCTAACTATTACAGAACGCTCGAAGACTGCCTCAGAATTCCTCTTGATCAACTTCATGATTGTGATCTGAGTGCTCACTAACAAACTGTTATTTTACAGTTGATTAATCAACAATCTCATAATATAATATTAGTGTAAATAAAGAGCACAGGAGATGTTGATTATGTTGAAGTTCAAAGCATTCATGGAGTACATTGATGAGTATCGTCAGGTGAGAGAAAATCAGCTTTTTGCTGCAATGAGAGCACGTGAAGACTGGATGAATACTGCCCGGTCTCAAGTCAAGTCTCAGCGCCTTATCAACATTGTTCCTGAAGAGTATCGTAGAGGTTTCGGATGCTACAGCTTGTGGGATGTCTCTGATAGAGCTCAGTTTGTTGAAACTGACCGCTATGTTGCAGTTCTCGATGTTTACACGATTGACAGCAAAGATTACAAAGTTGTTCTTGCTGTTGATGCAAGGGATGCTCGAGGTTATGACCGTTGGAGACTGAAAGACAAGGCTGTCGAAGAGCTTGATGAGCACAAGAAGTTCTTGAATGATCGGAAGATCAGCAAGACCGATTATGCTCAAGTAGAAGGCAGATCTACTCACTGGTGCATGGGACGAGCAATCAAAGATGCTGAGAATCATCGCAAGTCCATTGAACAGAAAGTTCAGAAGATCGTCGGCGATGTTACTGAAATTCTGGAAGATGTTGATGGTTGGTATCTGAATGGAAGCAACGGAAAGCGCTGCCATATGTGGTTTATCTACGCAGGCGGCTATAACATTCAGTGCTTGCACACTCGTTGTTTAGTTAAGGAAGTTAAACTGTAAAGGAGCAACATTCATGTTTGATGCACGCATTCCGTACGCAGGATCCTCTCTTCAGCAACTTGAAGAAAAACTCAGAGTTGTAAAACGGTTGATCAGTCAAGTTGGGTCCATGACTAAACCATCTAACTTTACATATATCGACTGTTATGATCTTTCCACAGAGTTGGAAACTTTGAAACGCTGTATTGAAGCAGCAATTGAAAGGAAGCGCCATGAACAAGAATAATGTTGTCAAATGTACTGCAATGATTGTTGCAGGAATTATTGCAGTAGTTGCTATGTTAACCGATCCTGCAAACGGCATTCTTGCAATCGGTCTGTTTGCAGTCATTGCGTTTGTGCTCTGCATGTAGGAGGTATGCCGAATGCGCAAAGTTGACGGTGTAAATCGAATATTTGTATATCTTCCTGATTGGGGAAATGACTACAAGTGGTGGGTCTGGAATGTAGATCGGATGCGCTTGTCTAACTACAATCACGGTGGATTTGATATAGACGAAAATGCTCAGTACTGGGCCACAGCCGAGAAACATCCTGAAATCTTATCTTGGCATGATCTGTACAATCAAACTGGGTATAATCCACTAGAGTCACATATTGGTGCGTTCAATACCTGGATTTCTCCGGATGGTGAGTTCTGGGAGGGTGAAGCACACATGGTGGCAGCAAAGAAGATTGCTGAAATCTACTATGGATACTATACTGATGATTATTCCGGAGAGTGTGAGGCTTATCTCCTTGCTCACGGTTGGTTGAAAGCTACTAAGAGTGCAATGTGGCCTTATTACCTGAAAGATAATGAAGACCGAGCTTGGATTACAACTTCTAAAGCATTTCTTAGTTTGATTGAGTACTGTGAACTTCATAATCTTAAGATTCCAATGAATATCAAGTATCTGTAAAATAACTGTTTCTATCTTAACAAGTTGAATATCTACTGAATTTACATTACAATATGTATGTAAATAGTTGAGGAGGCGCAAGTTATGAACGATCATACTGTATTCAAGTTCACGATGTTTTTCGATGGTGATTTCCGACCCGAGGATCGTCAGGAGCGTTATGTCGTAGCCAAGACTGAGGATGAAGCTATTGAGAAATTCAACAAGTATCTTCAGCATCAAGCTGCTAACGGCTTTGCAAAGCCCACTGCTTACAGCTATTATCCCACTGTTGAAATTGATTATGTAATTGTTTGATTGGAGGCCATTAACATGAAGAAGTACATTATTAAGAAGCACTGTGAAGCGACAGAACGCTGCACAGTTGCATTAGGCCGTGTTCAGGATTACTATTACGGAGATAGCGAAAGGTTTCTGAGTCGCGATTTCCTTCCCTCTGAAGAGACCACTCGTATCTGTGGATATGATTCAGAAGTTGCTGCTCAGGAGCGTATGAAGGCAATTCAGAAGTCCGCAGAGCTGGAACAGTCCTCCGGATACTGGGTGATTACCACCGAAATTATTTCCGTGGAGGTTTAATCGATGGACCAAACCAGAGAAGCTCCGAAAGTATCTATTCGGAAAGTTCCTATGATGCCGTTCAAAGTGAGCGTGCTTTGTGATTGCGGTGGTGAATATATTTTCGATGATGCTCCCGTTGCACTGCATCCTCGAGTTTACAAGCATAAGTGTAACAACTGTGGTTATGAACTCCTTCTTCAGGAGCATTTCCCACAAACTGTTTATGAAGAGGTACAGTTTGATGCCGAAGGTAATTGACTCATTTCAGTTAGAGTATGATTTCCTGAGTAACTTCTATCCTTGTTTTGTTACTTACAAAGGAATTACATATCAGAGCTCTGAAGCAGCATTTCATGCTCAAAAGACACATGATGTGTATAAACAGGTCGAGTTCACACTGATGAATCCCTCACAATCCAAGAAAGCTGGCAGATCACTTGCTCTCCGACCAGACTGGGATGATGTTAAGTATCAGATCATGTACGAAATTGTGTTACAGAAATTCGTACAGAATGAATGGATACAGCAGAAGCTTCTCGCAACAGAAGATGCTGAGCTCATTGAAGGTAACTGGTGGGGTGACACTTACTGGGGCGTCTGTAAGGGAGTAGGAGAAGATAATCTGGGAAAAATTCTCATGAATGTTCGAGACTACCTTAGAACTGTACAGAGTGCTCAGTTAACTTTGGCAGTTAGGAAGGAGGACAGAGATGGCTAACTACAGTACTGTGGCCTTCCGAAACACGCTACAAGATATGATTGAAAACCCTGTAATGGAACTTCGAAGCGATGTTACAGACATCTCTGCGTGTGTCAACACTATTGATCAACAGTTACGCAACACATCCGAAAAGTTGGAAACAGAGTTAACGGAACTAAGAAACGAAAACAACAAGCTTCGTAACCAAGGATATGCAACTCTTGATCAGTTAGATACACTTATTCATCATCAGTTAACAACTTTGGATTCAATGATTGTTTGTTTTAGAACTTGCAGTCAGCTATCAACAAACATCAACAACCAGTTAACTAAGAAAATCAAACGGTTAACAAGATTAACAGCATTGCTTGGTTTACTTAGCATTGCTGCAATACTTTTTGCAATATTGAGGTAAAATCATATGTCCATTGAATCTTTGAATGCTGTCCAGAGCTGTCAAACTGAAGAGAATGTTTGCGTATGGACAGCTGGTACTATTGCCAATCTAACTCCTGTTCAAGAATGTAATTGTCAAGTTGATAACTTGCCGTCTGCAGAGGATTATCAGCAACAGGATATGAACTATGTGACGGGATACTGGGAACTTCAGTCAAGAAAGTGGAGTGAACCGAAATACCGTTGTCCTGTTTGTAATGAAGGTGGCATGCGTAGAGATGAAACAGTTGTTCTCACTTCTAATCCTCCTTCTTATCGGTATGAGTGTGATAAGTGTCATCATGTTACATATCATCACATCTGAGGAGTAGTTATGTCTAATCATTACTGTAAAAATCTATTACCGAACGGTGTATGTAGAAAAACAGGGAAACTCTGCGAAGATGCATTGCCAAGTAATGCTCTCGAACCTGAACTTCCGAACTGGTTATCCCCTGAAAACATTCCACCAGCTTGCAGAGGATGTTCAAACCATCCAAGTAATGGAGGAACAGGAATCTGTTTCTGTACTCTTGGTAGTATGGAATTTACTGCAGGGACGAGTACAGGTTCCGATATTCAGTACACAACAAGTATCAATGTTGCCGAGGATTAACTTCCTCGGCAATTAAGTTGATCATTTCAACTGTTACAACTATAATAAAGTTATACTACAACAAGGATGGTACTATGATGTTTGGTTTACTGATTCGTGAGTATGAATACGGTTCAAGTAAAGTTACAGAAAAGTTGTATCACAAGATCTACGCATCTCAAGATGATGCATTTTCCGGCGCAAGATCGCTCATGAGTGGTAAAGCGAAAACTTTGAACCATTCCTCTACTCAGAGAGACAACATAACTAAGTTCATGTGTGTTGATTACGGATACACTGTTGGAAACACAGATGACTTTGATGCAGCTGTAATCTTTGTTGACGGTAAATATGGTATTCATTCAGAAAATGATGCAACCATCAAGCTTGTTACTTCTGCAAAAGTTGTAAAATTTATGGAGAGCCAATGATATGTCGAAAGCACAAACAACACATTACATCGGTATGAATGATCAAGGATTGTATTGGGCAGGATACAACACTTGGACTGATCAGATCCGAAAGGCTAAACAGTACAACAGCTTGAAACTTGCGCAGGAGTACATTCGTGAAGCTGTAATTAGATCTAATCAGTGGAGTCATCCTCCAATCAATTCCTACACTATACTAACTGTTGAAATAAACATTCTTGACACACAAGAATTCAGCGTCTAAGGAGCATAATGTGACAAATATCAAATCTTGTTATAGAACCGCAAGAAAGCAACATGTGTGCAATCTTTGTAACGGTTACATAAATCCAGGTGATAGATACCACTACGAATTCAACAAAGATGGGTCGGATGTTTGGAGTTTCGTAGCTCATCTTGAATGTCAATTTGTAGCTCAGGAACTGTGGGAGTTCATTGATCCGTGGGATGGAATGTTTGATGATGACTTTCAAGATGGTGTTCGCAGATTCTGTAAGAATATGATCTGCCCTAAGTGCAAGAATTACAACACGGAAGATGAAGACTGCATGAACGATGAGTCTTACTGTATCCATCATTGCGTAACTCTGCTGAAAGATTATGATTTTACAACAGTGAAGGTTGATAACCCGAAACCATTTGGACGATACTGGGGTCTTGTTAAGAAAGAACATCCCCTCACTAAACTTCCTGGAGAACTTTGATATGAGTTGTTGTAGCACACATTGTGAGCGATACTGGATATGTGCCAGAGCGTATGAATCCGGTTCTGCAGTTAACTGGCATGAGTATGGATTAGGCGGTTACATGGTTCCTTCTTTGAGCTACTGCGGTCCTGACGGTAGTTACGGACTGTTCCAACCAGCTGATCCTTCTATCCTAGAAAACAAGATAGCTGCATATCAAGTTGCTCTTGAAAGACTAAGAAATTTATTATCACAGGAGGAGAAAAATGAAGACATCCAAGCCTAAAGAATTGTACTGCTATGCTCGTGCTGCGGAATTGCAAGAACAATGTCACGAATCTTGGTCAAGATGTTACAAGAAGGCAGAAGAAGAGTACGATAGTCTCCGAAATCTGACAACTCCTGCTGATTATGATGATGACGTAAGTGATTTGGAGGGATACATTGAGTAACTTTTACATTGGAGATCCGCATCTATTTCATTCTAATATTCTTCGTTATGATAACAGACCATTCAAGAACTCTGACATCATGAATGGAGTGATTATCCAGAATTGGAATGATGTTGTTACTCCTGAAGACACTGTTTACATGGTGGGAGACGTTTCTTGGTCGTTTGATCCACAAGTAAACAGATCAATCTTGAAATCTCTGAATGGTCACAAAATCTTGATTAGGGGAAATCACGATGCTCCTATGAGAGATGTTCGTGATTGTTTTGACAAGGTTGTTGACTATCTGGAAATCACTGATAATGGAGTGAAGGTTATTCTATTCCATTATCCTATCCTGTTCTGGAATGGTCAGTTCCATGACAGTGTTCATATATATGCTCATGTACATAATTCTCATCAGTGGAATATGATGGAGGCGTACATGAAAGAAGCTCGTGCTTTACAAGCACTTCCTATGAGAGCATATAATGTTGGCTGTATGATGCCGTGGATGAACTACACACCTAGAACTCTAAAACAAATCATTGATGGATATTCCGTTGCTCCTAACATTGATCTAAGAGGTGATAACAGTGGGAAAAGTTAAGGAACAACTACTTGATAACCTCGAGTGCGGATGGTTGGCTCCTGATGGTTCTTTCTGGCCCTGTGAAACTTGCGAACATGTTTCTGTTGCAAGAATGCTATGCGACAAGTTTGAATACAACATCTGGGAGTATCGAGGACAAGCGGACGACACACTTCTGCATCGTGGTTGGATTCATATTACGCTCTCAGAGTGGGACAAGGAGTGGCGAGTTGACTGGAAGTGGACTCATAAAATTACTTATCCGCAAGTTCAGTTCCTCAAGCCCTACTTCGAAGACATCCACCCTGTTAACGATCTTGTTAAACATAGATGGGAGAGAGAAGTTGAAGAATTATACTGAACAAGAAATTGAAAACGCCTTGCAGATTCTTGACTACTACAAAGGATGTGCTGGAGGAGACGCCAAGCCATCAATTGAAAAATCAATCGAAATTGCAAGACACTGTATCAGAATGAGAAACACTCCTAGATGGATTGACGCTAAAGAGTCACTGCCTGAAAAACAAGGATACGGAAATTTTGTAAAGTGCAATGTAATTGTAGTTCATTGTCAAACAAGCTGGAGTTTCACCGAGCCTCCTGAAACATTTGAAAAAGAAATTGTTTATTCAGCGCTGTTTGACATCGAGCAAAAAATCTGGCATATTCAAGAAGAACATCTATTCCTGAATGCTCTAATTGATCCTGAGGATCTTCCCGCTGACTCTGACTACGTCAGCTTCTGGATGTATGCTCCTTCAATCGAATAAATTCAATGAGCAGCTGTAACAAGCTGCTCATTTTAGTTGATCAACAAACTGTTATCAATTATAATATAGTTATAGAATAAAACTGGAGCGTGATCTTTATGATGAAGCAAGAGTTTGAACAACTGATAGGTAAAGTAGTTGAATGGAATGTTTTCAAAATGTACGAATCAATGTACATGGCAACTGATCTGTCCAAGCAAGAATTTGTCAATCTATTGAATATTAAAGCCATTCCCGAGGATCCGGCGGTTGTTGCAGCTCGTGAAGAAAACGAGCGAAGAAAACTTGAGTACAAAGCTCAGTTAAGGGCGTTGCAGACTATTCGCGATAATCATTTAGACAACTACAGAAGAAACATGAAAACCGGATTAACAGTTTTTGCACAATCTGAAAGATATCAAGCACAAGAGTGTGACAGAGCAATCAGAGAGTTAAGATGGTTCATTAAAACTTGTACGACATAGGAGATTTACATGGCTGAAATTACTTATGGTGGCTGGTCCCTCTTTGACAAGGTAACGATTGTTGAGAAGTGGGGCAACTGGGGCGGTAAGATGGCGATGCCTCAGGGATATGTTTGTGACAGCAACAACAAGAAGATGTTGGAAGCTGCAAAGGGTTGGGCTCGATGGTGGGAATACCCTGTAGATGAAAATGGGAAAAAGAACTGGGAAAACCGAATCGAGCATGAAGGAATTTGTCATGAATTTGATAATTCCGGCTTCGTTCTCGAACTTCTTGATTGCGCTCAAGACAGCAGTCAAGGTGGTAAACTGAGCTTCTGGAATTGTAGAATCACCAAGGGTGAGCAATCTTGGAAGATCGGTATTGCTGCTGATCTGCTTCTTGATGTTCTGAAGAACACAACTTTTATCAACGGGGTGTGTACGGAACCGCTGTTCTTTGCTAGAAAGAGTGGCAAGGTTGGTTTGCTGTGTAAGGGTATGGATGCTTATAAGCAAGCTACAAAGGATGTACAGAGAAAAGCAGATGTTCGTCAGGGCAAGACAAAGAAGTATGTTGAAGGGCAGACGTATGAAACTTTGACTCTGAACAATGTTTATCTTGGCTGCTTCTATCAGTGGTTTACTTGGGAGGATGAGTATAACTACTGGAATCATAGATATGACAAGAAAATTGTCAAGAAGCTTGATAAGCCTCAGAAAGTTTACTGGCTTCCCTCCTATGAAGCGGAACGCACAAAGAGGACTGACTATCAAATCAAAGCTTGGGACTTCGCTGACAACTGTCCAGCTCGTAAGCCAGGACTGTCAACCGTTGAAGTAGATGGTTCTCTTGATGAGTTGTTAACTGCTAGAAGGGACGAGCTGGTATACAACCTTCCTAAGCAGAAGACTCCTTACCACTTCTATCTTGATAGAACATGGTTCTTAAGTACCAGCAAAGATGAGTGGATCTGGCCTGATGGAATGAAGGAGGCTCTCATTGCTAACGGTTGGACAATTGAGGAGTAATCAAGTTGATTAAATAACAGTTTTTTATTATAATAATGTTGTAAATAATAAACGATGGAGGACATTGTTATGGAAACTAAGTTGATTGCTCTTCGCGCTGATCGGGATATGGTTAAGGCTGTTGTTCGTGAAGAACACGTTAAGCTTCTGAATGAACTGACTCAGTTCGTGCAGACTGAGATTGTTGAGCCTACTGGCGCACATCTTTCTCGTCTGACTTTCCGGAATGGCTTCCACGATGATATCGAAGTCACATTTGAGCTTGGTTTCCTGAACGCCGAAGGTAAGGAAGATTTCGGCTCTGATTGCTGGTTTGAGTATAACCGCAAGGGCCTGAACATCAATCATGGCACAATCGGCTCCTGGACGAAGGACAATGTCTTCCAGATTCGTAGAATCAAGATGCTGAGTTATGTCAGTGACATTCTGCCTCAGCTGGAAGTGAAGTTCAAAGAGATTCTGGACAAGCACCAGCTCTATATTAACAAACAGAGTGAGCTCTGGTCCATTGAATCTGAAATTTCTCAGCTCGAGAATGCAATCAAGAGAGCTGAAACCGATAAGAAGATGAATACCATTCAGATTGGTAGCCTCATGTGCTATCCTGAAAAGTTCCACCCTTCCAATCGGCTGTTCTCTACCAATTCCTACTGCAAGAAAGATGATCTGTGGAAGGTGGATAAGATGGGCGAAAAGACTATCACTCTGATTTCTCTGAAGAGTGGTGTCTCTCGTCGTGTTCCCAGATCTGATATTCATCAGCACATCCAGAATGCAGGCTTGGAAATTATCAACGAGGAAATTTGATGAAACATGATGTAATCATTGTTGGAGCAGGTCCTGCAGGTATCTTCACAGCATATGAGCTGCTCCAACACAATCCTAAGCTGAATATCCTCATGTTTGAAAAAGGACATGAGATGCAGTATCGAAAATGCCCAAAGCACAAAACAGGTAAATGCGTAAAGTGTGAACCATGTAACATAACAACAGGATTTAGTGGTGCGGGAGCTTTCAGTGATGGTAAGCTTTCTTTGAGTCCTGAAGTAGGAGGAGATTTTCCTCAGCTTGTAGGCACCAGTACTGTGGAAGGCTTGATTGCTTATACCGACGATATCTACCTCAACTTTGGTGCTGACACAAAAATTGAGGGAATTGAACATCGAGATGAAATCTGGGATATCCGTAAGAGAGCAATCAATGCAGGACTGAAGCTTGTTGACTGCCCCATTCGGCATCTTGGAACAGAAGCTGCCCAAGTTGTCTACGGACGGCTTGAGAATTATCTGATGAAACATGGTGTTGGCATTTTGTTTAACAAAACTGTCATTGACATCATTGTTGAAGATGATACTTGTGTTGGTGTTATGGTTAAGAATGAGGATGTTACCGAGTACTTCTATGCAGACAAGATTGTTGTTGCTGCAGGCAGACGCGGTGCTGAATGGCTTTTCAATGTTTGTAACAAGTATCATATTGAGCGCCAGCCCGGTACTGTAGACATCGGTGTTCGTGTTGAGTGTCGTAATGAAATCATGGATGAAATCAACAAGGCTATCTATGAAGGAAAATTCATCGGATACCCTCAACCTTTCAAGAACAAGGTTCGCACTTTCTGCCAGAATCCAGGCGGAGTTGTGTCCGAAGAAAGATACGATGAAGGCTTGAGCACTGTAAATGGTCATTCGTACAAGAATACAAAAACTGACAATACCAATTTCTCTATTCTGTGCTCTCACAACTTCAGTGTACCATTTGATGATCCGATTGCGTATGCTAAGATGGTTGGAAAACTCACCAACATGTTAGCTGATAATCATATCCTTGTTCAGCGATTCGGAGACATCATTGATGGTAAGCGAACATGGCAAGATGAGCTCGATCGTGGCAACTTGAAACCTACGCTACCTGATGCTGTTGCGGGCGACATAACTGCATCTATTCCGTATAGAACGATGACCAATATCATTAACTTTATCTATGCTCTGGATAAAGTAATTCCTGGTATTGCTTCGTCAGAAACTCTTCTATACGCTCCTGAGCTGAAGTTCTATTCTAACAAAGTAACTATGGATAAACAGCTCAATACCAGTTTGAAGAATCTTCACTGTTTGGGTGATTCTTCAGGTTGGACACGAGGTCTTATGATGGCATCTGTTATGGGTGTTTACATGGCTCGTCAATTAGTTGAATAATCTTCGGATATTCTATATAATAAAAACAAAGTTACTCAAGTAATACAGAGTAACAAAAACTAAGGAGGAAACTACATATGTCCTATTCTGTTACCAAGAAGCCTGCTGATGTTCTCGATACCTTCTCTTCCGGTGTTCGACAGAAGTACCCTGGTGAGCCTGTTGAAGCAATGCTGAAGAGATTCAAGAAGTCTGTTCAGAACGAAGGCATCATGCAGGAGCTGCGCAAGCGTGAGTATTATGTTGCTCCCAGTTTGAAGGCAAGACTGAAGCATCAGGCTGCTGTTCGTGCAATTCGTCGTAAGATGAAGAAGGCACAGGCAAAGATGTATTGATGCTGAAACCAATCTTCAGTACGGTACATGATGCCGTAACGGACAAGTCAATGCTTGTTCGTGTAGATCTGATTCAAAAGATCTGGGAAAGTGAACTGAATGGAAAATCTGTGAGAGTTATTCAGTTTACTAACGGTGACATCGAGTATGTTCACAACTCACTCGAAGCTCTATCATACGAGTTTAAGACTCTGTAAGAGCTTACAAAATTCATAACAAAAGAGGTGATGTTTCCTTGGAGCGGACTGATCTTAATTATGTTACGCGATGCTTTCGATGGCTCGCGAATGAGCTTGTAGTTCCATATATGGACAATGCTCTTCCTGCTCCACTGAAAAATAAAGTTGATACATTCTATGAATCCATTCGTAGCACAGTTGACTGGGACTCGTTGACTCGAGAAGACTGCTTGTGGTTAGGATTCATGAATAGCCAGCGTGATATGCTATCAGCTCAAGGAGTAATTCAAGAGCTGTGGCTTATCCCACAATGGCTCATTCCGATTATTCCTGAGGGCATGTACGTGGAGGATGTACATGGTAATAGATTTCAATATCATGCAAAGGTGTGTGACAAAACTACACAATTTGGAGTTCTTGGCTACGGACTTGTTCTCGATGTTACGGAATAAATTTACTAAGGGCTTGATCTAACAGTCAAGCCCTTTTGTTTACAATAAACAGATTGGAGAAACTTGATGGCAAAGAAGCCACGCAAGAAGAGCTCGTCAGAGGTTATCTGCGAGTTTCTTAATTTCATGAGAACAATACAAACAGAGTATGAAGCGGAATATGCAGCTGTTGGGGAATGCGACAATGAAACTTCAGATCTGTTACATCAGATTGAGCTAGGCTCTTACGCTGATAGAAGAAGGTTCTCAACACAGCTTGCTCATTGTCGCCAGAGACGGCGTGAACATAAAGATTACACCGATGTACATTACAAGTTATATGAGTACTTCAAGAAGGACAAAGATGCTATAGCCTTCTATAGGAGAATGGAACAACTACTAGGCGATGTGAGAAAAGCAGAAAAGAACATTGAGAGTACAAGATCATACTACCCTCGAGTTCGAAAAGATCTAACTATCAGAACCAAGGAGAGCTGAAATGGCAAAGATCGTCTACAAAGTAGCTCCTCGATGCGGAGGCAAGACTGTTTGGCTGTGCGAGCGAGCAAAAGAAGAACTGAAAGCAGGTAAGTCACTGTTTTATTTCACCAACAGTGAAAGAATGAGACATTTCCACAGCTTCAAAGAAAAATATGAATACTTCTGTAACGGAGTATGTGTAATTGATGCTGTTATGTCTGTTGAAGATATTCCTGTGGAAGCACTTAACAATGCTGTAGTGCTCGTGGATAACTTCATGGAATACATGGATGGTTCACAGTTTGTACATAAACTGAAAGAAAATGATCAGGTTACAATCTATATCACACTGAATGATGATTGTGTTCCTGCTCAAGATAAAATTGAAGAGCTTCCCGACGCACAAGATTGGGAACAGCTCACATTATTCTAAACAGAAAGGTGGGGATATTCCCTGATGGACGTTAAGCACTAATGAAAGTCGAATTACTTAGCTACACTACAAACCCTGTAGGAGCAATCGAAGCAGCTGCAAGTACATGTTATGACAGCGAGCCTACTCAAGGAAAAATCATGAACCACTGCTATAAGAGTGGACATCATAGCGTACTTGAGTTTGCTGATTTTACATTCCGTATCACTGGTGTGAGTAGAGCACTGACACATCAGTTAGTAAGACACCGTCTGGCAAGCTATGCTCAAAGAAGTCAGCGTTACTGCGATGAGGCTGGATTTGAATTCGTCATTCCTCCTACAATTGAAAAGAATCCCGAAGCACTCGAAGCATTTGTTGATCTGATGAACAAGATCGAGGATGTGTACAAGATGTTGAGACAGATGGGTGTTGCTCCTGAGGATGCAAGATTCACACTGCCGAATGCATGTTGTACCGAAATCTGTGTGAAGATGAATTTGAGAACATTCATCAATTTCTGCAATGAGCGTCTATGTTCTTGTGCACAGTGGGAGATTCGTAAACTGGCAAGATTGATGGTCGAAGCTGTATTGGCTGTCGCGCCCGAGCTCAAGCATCTGCTTGTTCCCAAGTGTGAACGAAATGCCCCTTACTGTTTCTGCAATGAAACAAAGAAGCGTTCTTGTGGTAAACATCCGCTCTTATCAGAAGTTATTCAACAGTAAGATAATACAAAACAAAGAGCTGCGGGAGGAGCATTCTCGCAGCTCTTTTTAGTTGATAGTACAACCATTCAACTATATAATATGTATATACCTCAATGATAAACAAGCTGATACATACATAACGAAATAAACAAACAGTTTGTTTATAGTTGATAAACTTCGCGTTTCATATTATAATGTAAGTGTAAAAAATAAATAAATAGAGCGAGGTAATACATATGACAAACTTATCTGAGCGCACTGGAGCTTTTTCCGCAGCCCTTGTTTCTCGTCAGGATGAACTCAATGCTTGCACTACTGCACAGCAAGTTCGCGATCTGGTTGCGAACATCATCAAGACCGATTCCTCTCTTAAGAAGTCTGCTGTCGAATATGGCAACAAGATTCTGGTTAAGCTCAGTAAGGTTCGCGATCTGAGCACTGCATGGCAGATCGTGTACAATGTTATCCTCGCTGGTGACAACTGCGGCTGCTTCTGGTCTTCTGCAGCAGCTCAGAGAAAGAGAGCATGATGTACGCTGGTTACTTACTTGACTGGGGTGAGGAAGTTACACAATACTTTCAAACCTCAGACTGGACACATTTTCATGACATAGAAGGTACTCCGATTGATTCTGAAGTACTTCAGCGCTGGGCGTTGTGGCTTAACAGCCCGTGGTCCTATGCACATGAGAAGTATCATATTGAGTTCAATCTGAACTTGAGGGACGATTACAGCGTGGCAGATAATTTCAAAGAGTATCCCTGGAGATGCTATCTTGAAGTTGTTGGCTATGATGGAGCTTGTGGCTCAATATATGGCTACGGAAAAACTCCTGAAGAAGCTATGCTACACTGTAAAGCACATAACATGTACATTCAATCCGTGTACAATCCCGAAAATCATTCAGTTTAGAAAAGAGGTGAAAAGATATGGCTTTCAAAGATCCTCTTGGCGATAGAATGAAAGGTAACTACGAGAACCGCGCCAAGATGTATTTAACTCGTAGAACTCCCGTTATCATCCGTATTGATGGTAAAGCATTCCACACATTCACGCGTGGATTCTGCAGACCTTATGACAGAGTATTCCACAACTCAATGAATGCAACTCTTGAATATCTTTGCAAGAATATTCAGGGTTGTAAATTTGGCTGTACTCAATCTGATGAAATCACACTTGTTCTCACTGATTATGATAAACTAACTACCGACGGTTGGTTTAATTACAGTGTACAGAAGATGTGCTCCATCGCAGCAAGTATGGCAACATTGATCTTCAATAGGACATTCTTGAATGAGTGTTCTAACTGGTGTGATACCAGTGAGTTCTTCCGTATGGACGAAACAGAACGAGACGGTGTCTCTACAAAAGAATTCAATGAGCTGTTTCAAGCATATAGTAGAGCTGCAGAAAGAGGCGCAATGTTTGATGCAAGATGCTTCAACATTCCTGAGGATGAAGTTGCAAACTGTATCATCTGGAGACAGAATGATGCAACCCGTAATGCAATTCAGATGTTGGGACAGACATATTTCAGTCACAAGGAACTGGATTCAAAGTCTCAGAGCGATATTCAGGATATGTTGATGGAGGTGCACCAGATCAACTTCAACGATATGCCTGTTGAATTCAAGAGAGGCATCTGCTGCTATCGTGATGAAGATGGCAAGTGGATCTTGGACAAGGATTGTCCTATCATAAGTCAAGATCGTGACTATGTTGAAAGACATGTGTTCACGAAAGAATACAAAGATTAACAAAGGAGAATGGAAATGGATTTTACAAGTTGCTTCAATGGTATGTTCGGTAAGCTGGGCGCTGGTATGTGCCGTCTGACTATGAACGGTCGTATCGCCGTCAAGACCTCTGGTGGCTACAAGAGCTACAATGTTAAGACTGGCAAGCTGACCAACTGCTCCAACTTCGTCTTCAACATCGGTGATGACTTCTTCTTTATCATTCCGACCAACAAGGTCGATGTTGGTGACATCATTCTGGTAAAGGGCACTCCTCGTTGTGTCATCGAAGTCGATAAGAAGACGCTGAAGGTCATGAACTACGAGGATATGACTATCGATACGCTGGTTCCCGAGCGTCACGTGTTTATGGGTAATACTTACTTCTACGGTAAGGTTGTGAGCCTGATGGGCACTAATGCAAGCAAGGGCAAGAACGGCATGAAGCAGATGATGCAGTTCATGATGATGAACCAGATGATGGGTGGCAACACCTCTGGTGGTATGAACATGAATGGTAACAATATGCTGCCCATGATGCTGATGATGAACGGCGGCTCTGGCAGCCTGTTCGATGGTATGCTGGATGGCATCTTCGATTTCGGAACTGATGATACAACTGAAGCTCCCGATGTCGAGGCTGATGAAGAGGAGGATGAGGAATAATGGGTGGCGGTACTTGGACTAGAAGCTCTTTCACGAGCTACAGTGCAACCAAGGGTATGACCGTTGATTCTCTTACCGGAGTCATTGACGGCACTTACACCAGTCAGGATATGTACACTCAGCGTAACATTCACAGAGACTTGAAGCCTTACAAGATCATGCGTGAATGCGTTGACTCTGCAGAGCATCCCGAAACCATTCCTGTTATTCTTGCTCTGGATGTGACTGGCAGTATGGGCAAGACTGCAGTTGAAGTGGCAAAGCAACTGAATGTCATCATGACCGATCTGTATGATCGAGTTAAGGACATTGAGTTCTGTGTCATGGGAATCGGCGACTTGGCTTGTGATGATTCTCCTATTCAGATGTCTCAGTTTGAATCCGATATTCGTATCGCTGAGCACATGGATAAGGTATACTTTGAATACGGCGGCGGTGGTAACAACTTTGAATCTTATACTGCTGCCTGGTACATGGGTGCACGTCATACGAAGCTGGACTGCTGGAATAGAGGTAAGAAGGGCATCATTATCACGCTTGGTGACGAGCGGTTGAATCCTTACCTGCCCTCCAGAAAGCTGATTGCTGAAACTGGTGACAGTCTCCAGGGAGATATTGAGACTCGTGATCTGTATCCTGAAGTTTGCGAGAAGTTTGATGTTTACCACATCGATGTGGATCATCGTAGTTATCGTGACGACGGCATCACTCCTTCCTGGAAGAAGTACATGGATGAGGATCATTACAAGAGCGTATCCCTGAATGCTGTCAAGGATACAATTGTGGATATGATTCTGCACGCTATTGGAACTGTTGCTCCTGCAGTTGTTGAGGAGCCTGTTATTCAGCAGAATGAAAACGGTGAGATTGTGTGGTGACATTTAAGTGACTGATATCAAAGTTGTTGTAGGTGCAAACTTTGGCGATGAGGGTAAGGGCTTGATGACGGATTATTTCTGCCATCAAGCTACTTCCAAGAATAAGAGCTGTATCGTTGTTATGAGTAACGGTGGCGCACAGCGAGGTCATACTGTTAATCTTCTAGACGGTAAGCGTCATGTATTCAAGCACTTCGGAGCAGGAACGATGGTTGGTGCAGACACATATTGCCCTACAGAGTTCATCTTGAATCCTATGGAGTTTGTTCGCGAATATGAGGACCTGCTACAACTGGGATATCGTCCTCACGTCTATGTCGAGTCGCTGTGTAGATGGACTACACCTTTCGACATGATCATAAATCAGATTGTTGAGGCAGTTCGAGAAGACAAAAAACATGGTAGTTGTGGTATGGGTATCTGGGAAACGGTTTACAGATATCAAACCAAACCAGTGTTCTGGACCATCTTCGAATTCAATCAGTTGCCTCATCATAACAAAGTTGACTACCTCGAAAATATCAGAGATGTATATCTTCCTGCAAGACTGAAGGAACATGGTGTAACTGACATTCCTTCTGAATGGAAAGAAATCCTGGAATCTCCTATTCTGATTGATAACTATATCAATGATATCAAGCTGTTTGTTTCAGCTGTTACAAGAGTGACAAGACCTATCTTGAAGAACTATGATTCAGTTGTATTTGAGAACGGTCAAGGTTTGCTGTTGGATGGAAATTGTACATTCTATGGAGACAATACAACTCCGAGTAATACAGGAATCATCAATGCATGTCGTAGAATCAATGCACAGTTTGATCAAGCAAACGTTGAATTCTGTTATGTCACCAGAACTTACATGACTCGTCACGGAGCTGGTAGATTTGTAACAGAATGTGACAAGAGCTTGATCAATGCTTCTATGGTTGATGAAACAAACGGTTGGAATGAATTTCAGGACAGTCTCCGATATGGTCAGCTCGATATCGGCAATCTGAAATGCCGAATTGAAAACAATGTGCTCAATGCACAAGATCTGAAATTCCAGTACAAGACAAGTGTTGCAGTTACACACACGAATGAACATCAGCTGGACTATTCTCAGCTTCGTACAAAGATCATTGGAGATGTGTACACCTCTGATTCTAGAATCAGAGATTCTGTTAAGCTCTTCACAGAGTTTTAAGGAGTAATGCATGATTCAACTGTACGGATTTCAAGTATATGTACAAACGGATTCAGGAAACTGGATTGCCGATGTATTCCGAGTATTTTCTTCCTCTGTTCATATGGCACAGTTTGCTCTTGAGGAGAGTCTCGAGAAAAGATATATGGATTACTTCATCGAGGAATCCTGGTTGATCTATCCTGAAGAAGGTTTAGTTCTACTCTAAGGGGTAAGTATGAAGAATACTATTGTTGTAAATCTATTTGGTGCTCCAGGTGCAGGCAAAAGCACAGGCGCTGCATACATCTTCGCTCGTTTAAAGATGAACGGTGTCGATGCTGAACTTGTAACAGAATTTGCAAAAGATAAAGTGTGGGAAGAGAATCCTGCACCGTTTAAGAATCAGGCATACATGTTTGGAAAGCAATCCTACAAGATTGGACGGTGTGCAGGAAAAGTCGATGTCATTGTAACTGACTCACCACTTCCTCTATCTATCTATTACAACAATGAGGAGCGTCTCACTGAGAACTTTGACCGAACAGTTATGGATGTGTTCTGCTCTTACATTAACATGAATTATCTATTAACTCGTGTTAAGCCGTACAATCCAAACGGTAGACATCAAACCGAGTCTGAGTCCAATCAAGTTGCAGAAGAACTCAAAACTTTGTTGGACAACCAAGGAATTCCGTATACTCTCGCTGACGGAGACAAGGACGGATATGATGAAATTGTTCTGGACGTAATTGGTGAGTTGCGAAACCTCGGCGTAATCAAGGATTAACAAACAAGATAAAAGACGCTAGTTGATTATTCGACTAGCGTCTTTTATAATATGCACATAGAGTACAAATATCGAGGTATACTATGATTAAGATTCGTACAAACGTGTTTGAGACTAATAGCTCAAGTTCACACAGTATTACAATCCCGTATCCTCTGCAGTTAGAGGAAAACAAGATGGAAATCAATGATGAGGGATACATCGAAGTTTCTCTGAGTCAGTTCTGTCACTGGGAACATGACACTCAGATGGATCGTTTAGCGTGGTTGGTTCAACTTTTAGCTAATGAGAAGCTCGGTTACAATCCTTTCTGGTATCATCGAAATGACGATGAATGGCATGAACTTGCCGAAAAGCTCTATGAAACAGATGAGTTTCAGGAGCTCAGTGCAGAGATTGCTGACTATGCAAACTGCAAAGGAATCATACTTGCTGAGCTAACTTCAGGATACATTGATCATGACTCCAATTACGAGAGTATGAAGGCTTTCTTGTTGCAGTATGATGTTGATGCAGCAGGGTTTGTTTTCGGCGCTGATATTGGCATGGTCTTTGAATTTAATGGTTGAGGAGGCTACAACAAATGATCAAAGTAAGACAAAATTGTTTTGAAACAAACAGTTCAAGTACACACGCAATCTGTATTCCTGACTCGCTATTTTACACTCCTAAACATGTTGACTTCGGTATCGGCGAATGGGGATGGAGTGTAGATAATCCAGCACCTGAAGATTATCTCTATACAGCCATTCTTGAATTGTACGGAGACAATGAAGATCAGCTTCAAGAAAAACTTAACATTCTCAAAACAATGTTGACTAACAACGGTATTTCCTTCTCTTTTTCAAAACCGCATTGGAGTGGTGACGATAAGTGGCGATACCTCGAATATGGTGGCATTGATCACAGTGGTGAATTATCAGAACTGGTAGAGGATCTACTGAACAATGAGGAACTTTTGCTAAAATATCTTGCAGGAGCAGAGATTTGTACAGGAAACGACAACTCGGATTATTCCTATGATGCTCCTAACAAGCTGTATGATGATAAGGCAGCTCAAGGATGGCGTTGTTACTGGAAAGGCAACTAACAAATGAGTAAAATTCCTGAACTGCTTCGACAGCTTGCAGACGAGCTTGAACACGAGGAGATGCAGAAAGAAGTCAATCTTGAGACACGATTTCTTGAAGTGAACGATAGGGTTTCCGATGTTGCTGTTCGAGCGCACAACAATGAAGATAAATTGCATAGGATCGGAAAGATTCTGATGGAGGATTGAATTACATATGATTCAGATGAGACAGAATTGTTTTGAAACAAATAGTAGCTCCTCTCACAGTCTTGTTATCACTAACAAAGACAACGGCAGATATACTCCTGAGGAAGCATTGAAAGAACTGCACTGGATGAAAGACGGCTGGTGGGAGCCTTGGGGGAAGCTGTACTTTGGTAGAGCTCCGTTCCAAGTACTTTCGTCCTTTGAGGAAAAGTTGCGTTATGTTTATGCTCACACGCCATTCAGAGTGAGACCTTCAAAGAGACATGAGTGGAATAACTACAGTGCTCAGTATTGGCGTATTTCCAGACGCATAAGCAAGATTATTCCTGAGTTCAAGGGCATTCGTGTTCGAAGAGGAACTTCTGTTGGAACAGATGATCATTGCTTGTGGGGTTGGCTGGATAAGGCTAACATCACTCTTGAGGAGTTCCTCATGAATAAAAACATCATTGTTATCTGTGACGGTGATGAATACTGCATCTGGACAGACATGAAGAAGCTTGGTCTTGTAACTAGAGACAACATCAAGCTGGCTATTCCTGAACGAGAATGGTGGGAGGATGAGGAATGACTGTTCAAGAATACACAACAATCAAAACAATAATCTACGCATGTTCAACAGCTGTTTATGATAATGGTCAGCGTGTTCCTTATGCAGATACTGACAGAGTCATTGCAAGTTTGGACAAGATCTTTGCGGATGAACTTGGAGTGGAGCACGAATTGATGCTTCGAAGACTCTGGCAAGATCAGGATGAAGCAAAAAGAGAACTTGAGAAGCAGAACAAAGTTGAAGAGGCTACTGAGGAAAAATCTTCAGCGGCAAACTTCTTGATGAAAATTATTCGAGGGAGTAAGTGACATGATTAAAGTACGGCAAAGTACATTTGAAACAAATAGTTCTTCTACGCATACTATTACCATTGTAACTGAAGAGGAATACAATGGTTGGGAAGAGGGAAAATATCTTCTGGAATACTGGTCTGATAAACTTGTTCCTGCTAGACAACTGACAGAACAAGAGAAAGATGCAGCAAGAGAAGAGTACGAAGCAACAAGAAAGTCCTATTATCACAGCTGGGATGAACTTGATGAATACGGTAAGAATCAAGTATACGGTGAGTACAGCGCAAAGCTGATGGGTAACAACAAGAATCTACTAACTCTCAAGCAGTGGGAAGAAAGATGCGCTGATCGTGGTATGGACACTTCTGTTGTTAGTCATACTACAAAGAGTGGGGACCGTATTGTTGTTTTCGGATACGGCGGATACGACGGTTAAGGAGTAAAAATGATTCAGGTAAGACAAGATGTGTTTGAAACCAATTCAAGCTCAACTCATTCCATCACTGTTACAACTGAAGACACTTACAATGCATGGCGCAAGGGTCTTGTAAAGTTTAACGAGTGGAGCGATCAATTCACTGCAAGAAAACAGATGACAGATGAAGATCGTGAAGCATGTAAACAGGAATATGAGGCTAACAAGCCATCCTACTACAAGGATTGGGAAAATCTGTCTCAAGCTGATAAACAGCTTCAGTACGCCATCTGGGAGCGCAAGCATCTGGAAACTGATGACAGTGACTTCAAAACATACGAACAGTGGAGAGACAGCCATTCAGGGTGTGAATTCAGTGAGGTACATTATACAACCGAGCATGGCGATAAGATTGTTGCTTTCGGCTGCGGTGGGTATGATGGTTAACTAAGGAGAGTGATATGATCAAGGTTAGACAACAAGTATTTGAAACAAACTCAAGTTCTACTCATTCTATAACGATGTGCATGGAAGATTCTTTCTTGAAGTGGAAAAACGGTGAAGTTGTATTCAACCGTTACACGGAAGAATTTTTACCTCTTGAGGCAGTGTTTGAGCAGATTGAAAAAGAGCATGGACCTGATTCAGTGGAGTCACTGAAAGCAAACAAAGACAGTGACTGGGATGCATTTGTTGAAGAGCTTGCAGAGTGGGACTGGTACACTTTTAGAAGCTTTAGAAGTGAACTGTGCTATGAGCATTTCAGCGACAGCTATACTACTCCATCTGGCGACAAGGTATATGCGTTCGGATATTATGGTTCAGATTACTAAGGAGCTACAATGACACAATTCATATGCATTTCAGGCAAGGCTCAACATGGTAAAGATACAACAGCGAGCATCATGTACAAAGAGATGACGGAATCTGGTAAAAAAGTTCTGATTGTTCACTATGCAGATTTACTGAAGTACATCTGTAAAACCTGGTTTGGTTGGAATGGTGAGAAGGATGACTTCGGAAGAACTCTTCTACAGAAAGTTGGAACTGACGTTGTCCGAAATAAGCGTCCTGATTTCTGGGTAGACTTTGTTCTTGATATGGTTAACTTGTTCGAAAATGAATGGGATTACATCATCATTCCAGATACTCGTTTTCCGAATGAACTATATAAGCTTAAGAACAGTGGCTATCCAATGACTCACATTCGTGTTGTTAGAACTGACTTTGAAAGTCCTCTGTCACTAGAACAGCAGTCACATATCAGTGAAACAGCACTAGACAACGAAGTTCCTGATATCTTCTTGATCAATGAAGGCACACTGGAACAACTTGTACGTGATGTACATGAGCTTGTTAAACAACTGTAATAAAAACATGGCAGATCAAGTTGATTGATCTGCCATTACTTATTATAATAATGTTGTAAAATAAATGAAGAGGATGTGTCAGATATGAAAAAGCGTCATGCTGTTATCTATCAGATCAAAGATATTGGAAGTGTTGATTATGCATTCCGAGCATTTGATCCGAAGAAGTTCTCGTTCAAGGACTACAAGAAGGTATATGAACTTGACGTTGATGCAGATGGCAAGCTCTATACCGATATCCTGGAAGAATTGTTCAGCTTGTTCAACGATTACTTCCGCAGACCTGCTGATTTTGAGGGTCATTCGATGAGCGTTTCTGATGTGGTTGTCCTTGACGACAAGGCATACTACTGTGACGCGTTTGCTTGGTCCAACATGGGGGATATGAATGAAGTCATTCGAAACTATCCTTAACCGGATGCGAGAGCAAGAAATAGCTCTGCAAGAGGGTGAGAAGATCGTTCTTCCTCTTGATGAGTTATATGTAGAGCTCAACGGAGAACGTTATCCTGGTAGAATCTTCACTGAAGAGGGAATCATTGTTACTCTACAGCCTGTAGATGATAACTACAGTGAAACAGGATTTGCAAATCATCCTGTAATCTGGAAAATAAAGTCATCTTTCGGTACTTGGTTAAGTAACGGCACGATTGCACATTTCACTGAATTTTACATTGTTAGATAGGAGTTGATTCAATTTGAGTAACTGGGTACATTATCAGAACGGCAACTACAATGTTCATCTGAATCTGGACAACGGAACAAAGATTCGTGAAAATGATCTCGATTTCTTTGCTCCTGCATATCCTGAAAGTATGGACATCAAGATTACAAACATGTGCAATATGGGATGCAGTTTTTGTCATGAAAACTCCACTCCTGACGGCTTGCATGGAGACATCATGAACCTGGAGTTCATCGATACTCTGCATCCGTATACTGAGCTGGCAATCGGCGGTGGTAATCCCCTTGAACATCCTGACCTGGAAGCATTCCTGCGTAAGTGTAAGGAATTATCTTTGATTCCCAGTATGACTGTTCATCAGCGACACTTTATGGAGAACTTGGAATTTCTCAAGATGCTTCGAGATGAGAAACTGATCTACGGTTTGGGTGTATCTGTAACAGTTGTTACTCCTGAGCTCATCGAAGCATTGAAGGAGTTCCCCAATGCGGTTGTGCATGTAATCGCTGGTGTTGTCACACAATACACTCTGAAGAGTTTGGCTGGTAACAACCTCAAAATTCTGCTGTTAGGATACAAGGATTTCCGTCGTGGCGCTGACATGCACAAGAAGCTTGGAGATGCTATCGAAGAAAGCATTGAGATGCTGTTTAACTTGTTGCCCAAGATGAAAGAAGAGCGTTGGTTCAACACCATCAGCTTCGACAATCTGGCAATCAAACAGTTAACTCCTGCTCGCTTGCTGACTCCTGAACAGTATGAGCAGTTCTATATGGGTGATGATGGTTCTCATACTATGTATATCGACTGCGTAAACAAGAAGTTTGCAATCAGTTCCACTTCCTCCACTACATATGATATTCTTCTGGATATCAAGGACATGTTTCAGAAAGTTCGTGAGGTAAGCGGACATGATTAACTTCCGTTCCTTCAAGGAATTAACTGAATCTACAGCACAATACCACAAAGATCTGTTAATTCTTGAAAACAATCTGAATGTATCTATGGAATCAAACTGGATGACGCGTATCATGGATAGTAACATTCATGCGCTTTCCAGAGCATTTCATCCCGACAAAGACTTTGAAGGGTTTTGCTACCAAGAGCTAACCTCTGTGCAAGTAGAAAAGATTGAGGAGTTCTTGCAATACCTGGTCTATACTTGGGATGCAGGCAAGGAGCCACCTGCGTTCATTGTTTATGAACGAACTCCTGCAATCGGAGCTCCTGTTAAGCTTGAATGTAGATCAATTGAAGATGCTTACAACATCATTGTTGATTTTGTTGAACATTTTCGAGACGATGTACTGTGGAGGCTTGAAGACTGATGAATGTAATCTTTCTTGATATTGACGGAGTATTGAATTCACAAGAGACTGAGGAGCGTTGCAACGGAGTTATCGGTATTGACTCCGACAAAGTTGCACGACTTGCAAAAATCGTAACTTCTAACAATGCAATTCTGTTACTCACATCTTCCTGGAGACTCCACTGGTGGAAGAAAGAAAAAGACGATGACGAACAGTATCCTCTTGGAGAGTATCTCGATAAGAAGCTTGCGGAACACGGATTGAAGATCCATGATACTGTTCCGTATGCAGGCTTTGACAGAGGTAAGGCAATTCTGAACTGGCTCAATAACACTGACATTGTTGTTAACAAGTTTATCATACTTGATGATGAATTGTTTGACTACGGTGCTGAAGATGTTCGCTTGCTGGGACATGTTGTAAAGACATCGTTCTACAACAAGGATGGAGGACTTCAGGATCTTCATGTTGTAGAAGCAAATAGAAAGTTCAAGAAACAAGTTGATAGATCTTAACAGGTCTATTATAATATGAAATGTAAATAATAAATAGAGGAGATGATGAAAATGCGTTACAAGTTCTACATCGGCGGTAACAAGGTTGTCTGTGTGTCTTCTTACGCAAAGCGAGCCGTTCGAGGTGTTGCTAAGTGTAACATGGAGCAGGACACTTTTGAGCCTGAAACCGGCAAGAAGCTTGCTCAGCTGCGCTGCGACAGGGCAATTGCTGTTAAGCGGCACAAGAGAGCAAGTGAACAGTATCTGGCTGCCATGAAGGCATATGAAGATGCCGAAAAGAACATGCTCAAAATGCGAAAGTATTTTGAGGACTCTGGTGATGAGCTGGCTGCTGCCGATAAGGCTCTGACTGAGTTTGAATCCAGCATCTAATTCATGTATAACTAATTAACCGAATGAGGTGACATAGAGCTCTGTGTAGTGCGAGCAGAGATAACTGAGACGGAAGGGGAGCCCGACAGCTCATGATTCCTACAACGCACTTATTCGGTTAATATCGCACAACTTATGCGGGTATGGTGGAATTGGCAGACGCGCCGGATTTAGGTTCCGGTGGGCAACCGTTCGAGTTCGAGTCTCGATACCCGCACCAAATGTCCTGACGACCGGGAAATCGGATGCCGGCATCTAACGGTGTATGAGTGGATTGATCCGTCACTCCAGGATAAACAACAATTTTTGCCATCTAGTTCCTGACAGGCTAGTGAGGATGTTGTCAGCATCCAAAAAGCGAGCAACTGCTTAATGAGAGCGCCGGACACCTCGCCCGTTGAGGAGGGAAATCCAGAACGCAAGGGCATGCGGAATGGTGCGGCAAGACTGTTGCCGATGGTTTGGAGTCAACTGCAGTGGCTCCCGACAACAGCAACTTGCCGTTAAACATTGTTAAACAAGAGGCACATATGAAATCAAAGAAAACGAAGTCATACATCGTTACCTGTGAAGTCGATATGTGTGCCGAGCACGAAGTCGATGTTCCTGTAAGAGCAACAAAAGAGTCACTTGCATGTAAGAAAGCAAAAGAAGCTCTACTTAACAGTGGGTACTTCATTCAATCCCACGCAGATGTAAAGAGGTGATTGAATGAAGTACACAAACAAGTGTGCTTATTGTTCTCGTAAAGCTGATACTAAGTGGCGTGGTGAACATTTCTGCAATGACTGCAAGAAGTTTATGCGTCGAAAGAAAATCAACAGCTTTATGGGAAAAGAGAGAATTGTTGGAGCATTTCCTGGCGTAAGTTGGGATCCGAAACCTCTTCCCATCTATAGAGACTTTCCTGTATATCTTAAATAACATGTAATCAGGCCACATTGAAGGTAACTTGTTGCAGACATGATTCACTGAAGCATGTACTGTGTGCTTAAAAGTCCAGAATGACAAGCTAGTGGTGCAGTGACAGCCTTCACATAAATCATAGTTGATATTCTACATAGTTTCTATTAAAATATCAATGTAAAATAAATTAGATATTGGGGTATCGCCAAGCGGTAAGGCACCAGACTTTGACTCTGGCACAAGGTGGAAACACTGAGCGCTGGTTCGAATCCAGCTACCCCAGCCAAAGGGTTCATCAATCCCTCCTACAGAGACAAGCGTCATGACGAGGTATTGCACAGCAAAAATTGATGATATAGTGACACAAGTGCACAATGTTGTCACATATATGCTCCTGTAGTTCAAGAAGGTAGAACACCGGACTCGTTAATCCGGAGGGTTGCAGGTTCGAGGCCTGCTGGGAGCAACCAGTTGTTTTTTCACTGCTTTGAAACAATTAAGAGTCCCAATGGAGTGGGCCAAGGAACATCACAAGGAGTAGCTACCTTGTAGCTCTGTTCTACAAAGCACTTGGGCAGGTAGGGTTAGAATGCCAGATGTATTCGTTAGTCTCGAGGTAACGGAACATTCCTACTGGCTTGATATCCAGTTCTCGTAAGTTTATCCATAGCTTCGCAATAGTGGTGCGCGCTGTTATGCATATAGAGCCACTCGAAGAGGTACACAGGTTCTGAGACGTGAGTGTGAGAAACGAAGTAGACGAAGAACACAGGTAGATGCCTCCATGCAGTTGATCAGCCTAGACTGTATAAACAAATCCTTCACATCAAACGATATACTTGTATGTGGACTACAAGTCACTGTCCTGCGATGCTTACATGAAGGTCAGGACTGAGCATCTTTCGCAATATGTCCTGCTCATCTGATCCGTTAGCTCAGTTGGTAGAGCAACGCCCTTTTAAGGCGTGGGTCCAGGGTTCGAGTCCCTGACGGGTCACCAATGCTACTAGTACAAAAATAAATCTTTTTCCTTGCTTTACCAAGGACAGGTTAGAAACCAGAAGACAGTATTCTCCCTCTAAAAGAGAGATTGTGGCTTACATCCACAGTAGCAAACCAAGCGGCTCAAAAGTTTGATAGTTGACTTTCCAAGGACTTGTGCTTGCATAGGACCTGTTTTTCGCAACTATCATTTTCATATGCGGTAGTAGCTCAGTTGGCCAGAGCATCTGCCTTCCAAGCAGAGGGTCGCGAGTTCGAGTCTCGTCTACCGCTCCATGCTCTATGGAGTATGCAACTTTAATCAAAAGAATTCAGTAATAGAGACTTCGGGCGCCGATGCGTACGACGGCGCTTTATGTAAAGGTCATATTAGCAGGCTTAGAAGTGAGAAAAAGCTGAACGGCATTGATTCATTGGGGGTTGTGCATAGCTCCGCTTCATAGAGCAACCATATCCAGATGTGGCTCAGTTTGGTAGAGCGCTTGCTTCGGGAGCAAGAGGCCGCAGGTTCAAATCCTGTCATCTGGACCAGTCCTCACAATCTTGACGATGTATAATGGTGCTGAGTCGCGCTCAGTCTGTAGCATTCGTGACCAGTAAACTGGAACAGGTTAACAAGCATGCTGTTAACACAATGATTGTATTCTGTGAGAGGGCACCAAAACATGATTGAAGCAGTTATATCAGTTACTTCATATGATGAACAAAACCGCTGTCGAGAGACGTGAAGGTTCGAGTCCTTCCTTGCTTCGGATAGGAGTAAGTGGTGAAAGTGGTAGCCACGGTGGTCCAAGACATACTGATATTGCACATTCTCAATCATACATATAGGGGTGTCGCATAGTGGCGATTGCAGCGGTCTCCAAAACCGCCGAGTACTGATCATGCTCCACCTAGGTTCGAGTCCTAGCGCCCCTGCCAGTTAGAACGGTAGCTTCGGTTACCGTTCATTTTTTATAGTTGATTAAACAACTGTTAGATTATATAATATGACTATAATAAATAAGCACATGGAGGGTATAATATGAAGTTTTCGTTCGAAGTGCATTACGTAGATCCTGAGAACCCTTGGAAGACTAAATTCAAGAAAATCAATGCCAACAACGAAGAAGCTGCAATCAAGAAGTTCAAGGTCAAGTATCCTGGACTTACCCCTCTGTTTGCACTCTAAGAACAAATTTTTGGGCGCCACCACTTGGCATAACAAATAAATACATGGAGGTACTGTTATGGATTATATTGCTCTTGAGGATGTTCGTCGTGTTATTCTGAAGCTTGAAAGTGAGCCTGCTTATCAGCATGAAGGAGAAGACTTCGGTGTCGGTGTTGCCACTCTGTCTCAGGAGATTGAAGATCTTCCCAGAAAGCAGTTTAAGAAAGGTTACTGGAAGGGTAAGCAAATGCAGCGCTGGATCTATGCTGAATGTTCTGAATGTGGCACTGTTCATGATGTGCCCTCCAATTTCTGTCCTTCCTGTGGTGTGGAAATGGTGAGTAAGGAGCTCAAGATGGCTCCTGAAAACAAGATCAGATTCAACGGTATGGTTAACGGCTGTCCCGCTTTCATCGGCACGCAGGCTCTTGAATTCAACAAGGAGCGTGCTATCGAGAAGCGTCTGGACAACAACGAAGGAATCGCGTTCATTCGTCTGGCAAATCTGGATGGGTTTGCAACTTATGGTATCGAGCAGACAAAGGATTATGATTTCGGTCATGGCCCTGGCTACATCTGGGCAAGCAGAGCAACTGCTATGAATAAGATCTTCGATGTTTCTCTTATCGATGTTCTCTACAAAACTGAAAACAGCAGCACTTACAGCTGTTGCGCAATTGATCTTGTTCATCTGATGGAGCTCCTGGAAGATACTGAATACAGCGTCAATCCTGAGCGCAGAGTCGGTGGTGAAGACATCTACTACGATGTAAAGAAGAGGGGTTGAGCATATGAAGGGTAAGAAATTTACTGCTGCAGAAAAGCACTTCCAAGAAAAGGAAGCAAAACTGCGAAAGGAAATGAACGACTGGAGAACAGTCGCTATCGAACGCGAAGAGGATATTGTGGAACTTGAGGAAGAGCTTAGACAAGCAAAAAGCACGATTGCACAGCAACAAGACTGGATTGAGCGACTGCTTCAGTATACGGAACTGAGTCTTGATGATATTAAAGCTGCTTGTGAGAAGGATAAGGCAATGGCAGCATGTGCAGACCTCCTTCTGGGAGCAAGTAGATTCTTCAGAGTCTGATAAAGGAGAACATTGTTATGTACAAAGTACTCGATGTAAGAGAATACAACAAGATCGGTAAGTCATACTGGTATCATGGTTACGGAGGTAATGGTGGTGAGCTCAGTATTTCTCAGCACCTTCGTGTTGTAGTTATTGCTGAAGAGGTTGAAACTATGCAACGTGCTAGATTTGAGTTCTTCGATGCATATGTGTTTGAATTCGGTGGTAAAGCACATTTCGGAGGCTACCTTGGTGACTTTGCACTTCTAGTTCCTGGAGATTACTTCGAGCTTCAAGACACTGTTGCTCAGAAGAGGGTAGTCATCTGTAATAGTTGATAAAACAACAGTTATCATATATAATCATAGTGTAAATAAGCACAAGGAGTTGAGTTCTTTATGAAAAGAACAAGCTGGGTAGTAGCAGTTCGAAGAGACGGTGCATGGAGTGAAATGGAGTACCTCTGCACTTATGCATGTTCTGCACAAGAAGCTGTTGACTGGGCTCGGTATGAACTCTGTGTGTATGAAGTTTGCACTTGTTTCAAGCAAGTAAACAACTGGACTTAAGAAGTTAGGGGGAGGCACTAACTATGATTACTTTCCGTGAATGGCATCAGTTCAATTTTGTCGACAACAAGCTCATGGACAATTTTGGCGATATCTACATCAAGTTGTTCCGTAAGAAGTCTTTCAAGACTGAAGACCGATGTTTCTGTCAGCTGATGAGAGTGGATGACGCTCTGAAGCTCTTTGGAAACTACCCGTTAATGAAGATCAATTTCCACACTGAAATGAGAGAATCCAGCATAGAGTACAAAGCATTGTGCGCTCTTATCTGTATGGAGGATGATAACAATGGTTGAGGGTAAAGTTATCAAGTTCGGATACGGAACCGTTTGTGTCGGAAGCAACTATCAAGGTCAAGTTACATTTCGTTCTATCAGACCTCCTCAGGAGGTTGGCAGTGGCATTGTCTACAACAGAGACATCGAATTTTTCAATGACATGATTGGCATCGACATGCTGAAGAATTACCACTTGCTCAAGAGCCAGCTTGAAAATCTTCATAATCCTGCAATCATCGTCATCGATGGATACACTCTAGATTTTTCAAATTTCAATCGAAAGAGTGTCGAGGTTGTGCTGGATCATGCTTACAGTGCATACTACAACTATCTCAGACTCTGTGCATGTTGAGGAGGTAGCAACAATGTTTGAAAAGGTTAACAAGCTTCTGGAAGAATACATAGGTGGTCAGATCTTTTTCACTGAGCTGGATAAGGCTGTAAAGTTCGATTCTTACATCCTTGGTCAGCTTGTGGCTGCCGTAAGAGGAGAATTTGGTGAGGATGTGTGTACCATCGCAAGTGGGGAAATCGGTCTGGCTATGCACAACATGGGAGTTCCCGTTGACTTCCTTGTTCCCGGCGGCCTGAGACACGATCCCTCAAAGATCAATCTGGAGCCTTTCAAAAAGAATATTGAGGGCAAGCGTTTCGTATTCATTGACGACTCTTACTTCAGTGGAAGAACTGTACTGGTTGTTCGTGAAGAAATTGATCGTCTTGGTGGCATCTTCCTTGGTACATATGTTGCATATGATGGCTCCAAGAATAAGGAATGTGATGTTCATGCTCTCTACAGATACTACGATTATCATGATGTACTCGGCAGACCTTTGAATACTAAGGAGGGCAAGTAATGAGGAAGAGACTTGAGCGTTACATTCAGGAACGCAACTTCAATATTACTACAGAAGAACTCAAGGACATGACTCGAATTGGCATCTTCTATGGATTCAATAACTACTCGTGCAGTGTACAACATATTTTAGAATTAGCTGAAGCTGTAAGACAAGAGTATCCCAACATCGTCAACGATGATATGAACATCTGGTATGTTGAACGCTCGCAATCAATTCGTCACGCAGGATATACAACTTTGTATGTTTCAATTCCTGTTGAAGATTTCATTCGACTCAGAATGAATCATGAAATTGGAATTCTGTAAACTGGAGGTAAAGTTAATATGGTGCACTTCTATACTGAACAGGAATATGGTTACTTTGCACATATCGATGATGTTGGTAATCTTGTAATCAGTTATCATGCCCCTCGTGAAGGTGGTGTTCTCTGGCATGGTCTGTACAAAGGAGAGAAAGACACTCCTTACATGGATGAAATTAAAAAAGACAATCCCAAGCTTTACAAGCGGATTGTGGAATACTTTGAACGTGGTCCGATGGAAACTCCTTACACAGCGGCAACAGTTGCTCAATGCTCTAACTTTACCAATATGGAAAAATTAGAGAGAATTTTCAAGATGCAGCGTCATTCTATTTACCAGAATCACATTGAGCTTTATCATGTATTAAGTGAGATGTTTGGAGGTTAACATGGAATCAATTCTTCTGAGTATGAGACCTGAACGATGTGAGGAGATTGTTAAAGGAATAATCACGCTTGATATACGAAAGAAAGCTCCAAGAATTACAACTCCGTTCAAAGTCTACATATACTGTACAAAGCCTCGGCGCGTAACTTCCGATATTGTAACAATAGGTCATGTTATCGGTGAGTTTACTTGTAAACATGTTAGTAGATTCCGACACATTCTTGGATCCGATTGGCGAGGCGGTATAAAGGATACTTATGCAATGTCTTGGGAAGACGTTGTCAAGACAGGTATGACTCGCTGGCAGTTGGCAAACTACGGATGCGGTAAGACACTCTATGGCTACGAGATATCAGATCTTGAAATCTATGATACACCGTTAGAACTTTATAACTTCTATCTCGCGAAGGCTCCTGAAATGAGTGACCTTGAGGAAGAATTGTGCAGCTATTGTAGCGCAACTGAATACGGTGAACATCGGGAGTATCATACACCGAATGGCGTGTACATGTGTGAGGGAAGACACTGCTCTGAAGCGTATGATGAATTCCTTGAGGAAAACTATCAAGTAGTACATGCTCCAAGAAGCTTCTATAAGGTAAAGGTGATTGAATGACTGCGGAAAATACAATTCAATGGATGATGGATTTCTATCCAGACATCTACCCTACTAGAAAGCATTGCTTAAATCAACTATTCTGTGTTATCGGAAATGGTTACAAGTGGAAGAATGGCGAACTTGTTGACACTGATCCTGACGAGTTTGCATCAAGATATAAATTCAAGAAAAACATTCAACGAGCAGAAAGTAAACATGAAGAACGCTGGGATGAGATGCGGTTGTGGCATGAGTCCTGGAGACAAGTTGATCCCACACATCAGATTCCATTTCAATACACGTTTGAATGGTATCCTGTGACAGAAGGATATTCCTATGTTGTGAACTTTCCTGAGGACATAACTCCAAGTTGGAAAGCTGCACTATTGGAGTGTAGAGAACTACTTGCTATTGACGGAGTTGTCGTAATACTTGAGGAGGTATCAACATGACTGATCAAGAAGCGTTGAAAGTTATCAGCGGACATCCAAACAGCATTGATGAATTCACGCAAGCAGTTTTCATAGCAGCGAAAAGATTGCAAGAATGTCAGTGGTATCCATATGATCCAGACACATTTGCGGATGTGTATCGTCCGAGTTTTGGAATGAAGATGATTCTTGGAATTCGATATGATGATGGATCTTGTGGTTCAGTTGACGGACTTGTTGTCTATGATGTAATGAAACAATGGAAACTTGTAATCGCAAAAGACAGCCGAAGTCGATATACAGATACAGCTGTAATTGAAAAATTCATGAAATACCCACAGTACAATGAAAGCCAACTGTAGAAATATGGTTGGCTTTTTAGTTGATTATCTAACTGTTATCATATATAATGTTAGTATAATAAATAACAGTTAAGGAAGTGCATCTTATGTTCAAGTTCGATACTTATGTTCCTGCTTCTGAGATTTGGCCTACTGCTGAAGATCATATTGATCATGGTGTTGGAGATGGTGCATCGGAGATCGTTCGTGGCTACAATGTTGAAGTTCGTAAACTTTCTGATGGTTCCTTGCATTGGTGGAGTTGTGAATACACTCTGGCGTGGACTCCTGAAGAGTGCTTCCTGGATCCATTCCATCAATACATGTGGAAAGACTACGGCGTCGAGCTCACTGGTAGAATCTGCTTCAGAGGTTACGGATTCGAGGAGTATGACTTTGAAGAACACGAACATGTTGTTCGTCCGATTACCGATGATCATGCTCTGAAGATCATCAACAATGCAGCTTGAGAGGAGATAACAGTTATGTATGAAATGAACTTTGTTTGCAAGTGTATCAAAGCTTGTTGGGATTTTGATACAGTAGAAGGTAACGTCTACCACGGTGTGGCCGTGTTTGACAAAGATGGGTCTGTCACATTTATCATTGAAGTGTACACCGAAAGTCCCATCAAGTGTGTTCAGGAGTGGTTTGAAAACTACTTTGAACTTATCCCTAATAACTGATTGGAGGCAATGAATATGAAGTGGAACATCTATGAGTATGCATCTGGTTGTATTGTTGCAACTGTTGAAGCTCGTACTGCACGAGAGGCTCTCCTGAAGTATCTGATGGAGCACGAGGAGCTCAATGATATGATGCTTTGGAAGAGCACTGATCGGCAGGATGGCTGGCGTCTTGCTGAATACGACAACGAGGACGAATTCCTCTATGCCAAAGCAAACTGGGAAGCAACAAATCTGTGGGATCTGTTTACTAAGCTTCCGATGGAAGCTGATATGAAGCTTGTGGATAGAACTGGTAAAATCCTGGCTGAAAGCTACGGATCTCTACACATTGATGACTTTGATGAAGCAAAGATTCTGAGTGTTCAGCTACCCGAAGAGGGCAGCGACATCTACACCGTAACTATCGAGATGGAGGAAAAAGAATGAACTACACTCTTGATAACATAACTGAGTGGACAGCAGATCTGAGTACAAAGCATCCTGTTGTACAATACAGAGTCTACTGTTTACTGACTTCTGATAAGCTAAGACGAGAACACGAAAAAGAAATCCTTGAAGCTTGTGGTATCGAGGATCGTATTGGATCAAAGGAAGTTACAATCATTACAGATGAGCTTGCAGTTGTTTGCTATACTGACAACAAGAATCGGATATACTATATTCCGTATGCTGCTGGAAAGAAATCCTTTGAATGGTTCCCCAACTTCGAGTCTGCACTACTCGCTGCAGTGAGTCTTCAGCAAACAAGCGATACAGCGGCTGTGAAGTATGCTGCTAAAATCTTGGAGGTGCCTCTGTGAGAGCGTTGACTGTTTTACTCATGGCTCTTTACTGTTTGTATCACTCAACATGTATCAAAGGAACATCTGTGAAGCGGAACTTTGTCCGAGGAATATTTATTCTCACGTCATGGCTGTTGTTTACTCTTTCAGCTGTGCTGTGTATCATTGGAATTTGAAAGGATTGAACACTATGAGCTATATCCGTACGGATGCTATGTTAGAAGAACTCTTAGGAGTGCCAGTTAACGTGCCGTTTGGTTGTGGTGGCAGTATATATCGTGTTACTAACTACAATAATCTTCAAGTTAAGATTACTACTACTGGTTGGAAAGAAGTTCACCCTGCAGAGGCCATCTCTGTTTACATCAACAAACATAACATTAAGATGATGGAGGACTATGTATGATCATTCGTAAAGGCTGGAGAAGACTTCGGTACAAGAACAATATCAAGATGTACTGTTATGAGGGCTGGTTTCTCCTCGGCATCATCCCTTTGTATGTGAAGAGAGTCACTGTATATACATAATGACATCAAACATGAGGAGATAACTAACAATGGCTGTTAAACCTATTACAAATGACACCGAGTTGCGATCTGCAACAATTCTACTGAATGTTAACGGACTTGCTATGTGCAACGATAAAACCGTTGATGAGGTTGTTCAGCATTTCTGTGAAGCAAAGGATCTTTTGATTGAGATCTACAAGTACAATACAACGCGTATTGTAGGTAGTGAAGATAATAAATAACGCGCACAACCGATTGTGCAAGGATGTGCATAGGAGATAACCTTCATGTATTCATTTACTCCCGAACAGAATAAGAAGTTGATTGAAATATATCCATATCTGCTACCTCGAAATGTTTGGACCGATAAAGTTCCAGAAGATTATGATTACAGTTATGTAAGAGGCCACTATGAACTTCCAGATGGTTGGCTGAGACTCTTTTTATTGTACTGTAAGGCAATCCGACCCATTCTTGTAAAGGATAACTTTCTCGATGGATTCCGCTTTTCACAGTTGAAAGAAAAATATGGTTCTATGAGACTGTATAACTTTGGATATCCAAGAGGTATGGAGGATATTGAGTTTCTATACAGCGGATACAGCGAGTTTGTTTGTCAGCGCTGTGGTAGAATGGCAAAATATAGCACCATCGGTTGGGTAGAACAACTATGTGAAGATTGTTATGGCGACAGTGTCTTTGAGTCTGAAAAAGTTGTTAAGCACAGAACAACTAAGATTCGCCGTTGGGGTCCTGATGGAGAGACTGTTCGAATACTATCCTATAAGGATGTAAACAAGGAATACATGAAATGTTTGAAAATGACTGATGAGCAGTTCTTCAGCTACATAACTAAGGAGGAAAACTATGCTCCAGAAGAACATCGAAAAACAGGAACGGAAGAATCGTGAAACATGGGTAGGATACTACCCTAGACGCACTCCTACCAAGAAAACAAAAATGGATCGGCAGGAGAGGAAACATAAGAATAAACAAGCCCTGTCACAAACCTCGTGGCAGGGTTCTTATTTTACCAATATTCTGGAAGTTATTTCGGGTTGTGCATGTCACAATTAGTTACTTAGAATATATTATACTCCACAAAATAACTTTGTTAGCGACTAAAGCACAAAGTTATACAAATCAAGTTGATTTACAATAATATAATAAATATAATATGACCTGTGGTCATTAACTTAGATAAAGTTAATCAAGTTAATGTTACGATTTAAGTAAAACTATGAGGTTGTGCTATGAAGATGATTTCTGTCAAAGGTTACAAAGCATTTCATGGACGTATGCTTGTTCAGCTCGCTCCTGATGTGAAGGATGTTGCTCCGTTCGTTGTTGGTCCTTGCGACTGGATCTATAATCCACAAACAAATATGTGGGTTGCAGAAGTTCATGCATATTCTGCAAATGTATGTACTCCGTTGTTAGAGGTTGAGAAAAACTAAAATTCTAAGTTGAATATCTTCATTGAGTCAATTATAATGTTGATGTAGATAATAAATTTACAAATGAATTCTCATGATGTTGTACATATTCTATTGAGGAGGAATTTGTAAATGAATCAAAAACCACGTTATGCCACTGTTCGTAAGTATGCCACAAGAGAACTTGTAAGCGGAGATTTTCAGCATGCTGTTTTCGGAGCTAGAATTCGTGTAGCTTCAAACAAAACTGAAATCAAGCTTGCAGATACTCCCGAAGAGATTGTTTACTTTCTCGATGATGTCTCCTACATGAACTTCCTTGAGAAGATTCGTAAACAGTTTCCCATAGTTGACGATGTTTGTGCAGTGCATAGATAGATACGGGCCATTAGCTCAGTTGGTTAGAGCTTCCGGCTCATAACCGGATCGTCGTTGGTTCGAATCCAACATGGCCCACCACTGTGCATCATAGCATGGTACCTCCTTTCAAATTAAAAAGCCTCAATGTAGCACAAGGCTTCAGTTGCAGCTGTTTCTGGCGTGCTACACTTCTACGAATTATGTTATATATCCATCAATGGTGAAATGGTAGACACAGCCTCGCCAAGTAGAGGTGCTTCTTAGCGCAGGAAGCGTTGTTGGTTCAAGTCCAACTTGATGGGCCAGAATGTCGTAGATCTGAATATAGGCGGGGTGGCAAGGCCGAAATCCTCGTGACGGCAATAACAGGGGAGCTGCTCCTATGGCTGAAGGCTCCTTACGGCATCTAAACAAGATGAGGGATGATAACCTGTCGAGCGGTGAAATGATATATCTGCTGGCGGTGCGTGTACCTACACGACATCATGTTTAGCGTTAACCGAACTCATTGCGTAAAGTTGAGTGACTCATGCACAGGTAGCAATTACATTAAATCCGCATCTATAAAGTCATGTTTCTAGTAACTGTTGTTAGAAGTTGCATGAGAACTTCGTCGTGTTGCGGCGTTTGTTCAATGGTGAATGAAACAGCATCATAGGCCACTAGTTTGATATATCTTCAAGGCGTTTGTTTTGATCGTATGGAAGAGGTGTGGCAACGCAGACCAACTTAGATCTCAATAATATCCGAACAAGTCGATAAAGGTTTAGCAAAACTTCTTGTATATGATTATTGAGTCTTAAACATAGTGTCTAGGCGTTGAGTAGAAGCTCTGTATTCAAACTAGTGGCACTAGTTGTCTTGGTTAAATATGCGGGATTGCACGGAATGGTAGACGGGACAGACTCAAAATCTGTTGTCTTTACAGACGTGAGGGTTCGAGTCCCTCATCCCGCACCACATAAAATCTAGTTGATATAACTGTTATCATAAATTATAATGTAAGTGTAAATAATTTATGGAGGTAGTTGTTATGCCTAGACCTGATGGTACCCTTTATGCTTGGGAGAGAGCTCAGATTAACAGCTCTAAGACAAGTTACTATAAAGCTGTTGATGAGGTCAAGAGGCATCCGGAATCCAAAGCTATTTATGAGTCTTTGGAAAAGAAGGCATTTGCTCACCTGTTAACCGTTACTACCAGATATGCTGGTTGCCGATAAGAGGTTTTCTGTTAGCCGTATAAAACAGTTTGATTAGAGCTAAGTCGCAAGTCGCTTAGCGTGAGGCAAGGCTTGACAAAGAGTACAACTTGTTGAGTCACGTTAAGGAGGCATTGGGCCTTAACGTGATGTTCGCAAGCCAGTTAGTTGACTCCAGATCATTGATGGACTAGATGATCCACTAATCCGCCGGTGTGGTGGAACAGGCAGACACAAGGGACTTAAAATCCCTCGGTGGCGACATCGTACCGGTTCGAGTCCGGTCACCGGCACCAACTACTTGATTCCTGTAGCGTTTGAAATCGCCAATAATGCGACCCAGCAACTTATGTTGCAGCTAAGTGAGGCGTACGAGGTAAGAAGGGTTGAGTGGTACAAAGCGTCTTGCTTTTGTTGCTTTTTCTTCTGGCTCAGAAATTAAAAGTAATCGTAACGATGCAATACTTACTATGACGTGACAGTGTTAGAAGAAGTGAAATCCGACGATAAATCATGGTTGGCAAGCTGGAATAGACAGCTACTTTTATATGGAGCGGTACCCAAGTGGTGAAGGGGGCAGTTTGCTAAACTGCTAGACGGTTAACAGCCGTGCGAGGGTTCGAACCCCTCCCGCTCCGCCAAAATGAACAAAGTACAAGTTCATCAGCGATTTGTAGTATAAGATGAGGAATATACCGAAAAAGAGGTCATATGCTTGAGTAGGAGATCTAGGACGGCTAAGAACCCAACCTGGCTTATCGCGAAACATTAGTCCGACGAGGACAAGCCCGCCTCGGGGAAAACAAGAGGTGCCCAGCGGGAGGGTATGCCGGCCGTATGAAATATCCCGCCCTTTCAAAAGGTTAGGAAGTTCACGATGAGTAAGTTATCACCTGAGCTTGAAGAACTATTTTCAAGTACATTCAAACTTAGAAAGATTCTATCTCCTGTATTACCTCCTGATGCAGTTGATTACTTATGTGAATTGATTGCAAAAGATGGTGCACATAGGAAGTTCTTGGAGCTCACAGAAATGCAAGATTAAGTTGATTATTCACACGACACATTATATAATGTGGATGTGGTTAATAAATATGGAGGGTTGTCCGAGCGGTTTATGGAGCTGGTCTTGAAAACCAGTGACCGGCGCAAGTCGGCCCAGGGTTCGAATCCCTGACCCTCCGCCAAAAGTTACAAAGATAAATTCTTAGATGATTGAGGAGATGACCTGTATGAGCAAATTGTCTAATGCAGCAATGGAAATGCGTGAAGAGGCAACTCTGCGCAGAGACGAGACCGTCGTTAATTTCATGGGTGGTGACTCTTATGTTATCAACCCTCTGGACACATTGAAGATGATTACCGCATCTTCTATCTATGGTGAGCCTTCCTATTACAGAGACAGCGCAAGCTCCAAGAAGACTTGCGGCAAGTATACCGTCGATACTCGGTATGTTAAGGACTCTGTTATTCCTGCCTCCTACGAAGGTAAGCAGACTAACGTGGTTATGGAGGAAGCGATTGACGCTGCTCTGGACTACGATTTTGCTGGCACTCTTCAGTGGGCAATCGAGCTCCGTAATGAGTTCAATATGCGCTTGAATCCTCAGATCATCATGGTTCGAGCTGCTCTGCATCCGAAGCGTGCTGAGTTTACTGCTGCAAATCCTGGTGAGTTTGATAAGATCAATCAGCAGGTAATGTCTCGTGCTGATGAGCCGATGACTCAGATGGCTTACTACCTGTACAAGAACAAGGGCAAGAAGAATAACATTCCTTCTGTTATCAAGCGTTCTTGGGCAACTAAGCTGAGCAAGCTCGGCAGATATCCTGTTGCTAAGTATAAGAATCATGAGATCGGTATGATCAATGCAGTTCGTTTGTGTCATGCAAATTCTGCAGTAATTGATGAGCTGATGACTTCTGGCACTGTTGAGGTGTCCGAAGATAAGAAGACCTGGGAAAATCTTCGTTCTGAAGGTAAGTCCTGGAAGGAAATTTTCCATACAGTTGATATGGGTCACATGGCTCTGCTTCGCAATCTGCGTGGCGTATTCACTGAGGTGGATGATGTTTCCTTCTGCAAGGAGTATCTGGAGAAGCTGAAGGCAGGTGTTCTGTCTGGTAAGCAGTTCCCGTTCCGCTACTACGCAGCAATGAATGCTGTTTCCAGCAGCCATTGTAATCATCGTTCTATGATTATGGATGCTCTGGAGGAGTGTTTCGACATTGCTCTGGCAAATTATCCTAAGCTCAAGGGCAAGACGATGTGTCTGTCTGACAACTCTGGCTCTGCTTGGGGTTCTTTCAATTCTGAGTATGGCACTGTCACTATTGCAGAAATTGACAATCTGTCTTCTGTGATTACGGCAGCTTGCTCTGAAGATGGATATGTTGGTGAGTTTGGTGACAGACTCATTGTACATCCCATCAGTAAGCGTCAGGGTGTGCTGAATCAGGCAAAGCAGATCTCTATGGATCGTGGTCATAAGGTTGGTGGCTCCACTGAGGGTGGCATCTGGGAGTTCTTCTACAATGCTATCCGGAACAAGGAGCATTGGGACAACATCTTCATCTATTCTGATCAGCAGGCTGGTCATGGTGGCTTGTATGGTACTTCCACTCAGAAGTCTCAGTACAGCAAGGCTGGATTTGCTTGCTCTGGTGGTTGGAGCTCTGATTACATCAATGTCTACAAGTTGATTCTGGAGTACCGTAAGAAGGTCAATCCTAAGGTCAATGTATTCTCCATTCAGACCGCTGGTTATGACAACATCGTCATTCCGGAAATGGCATACCGTACTGCAATCCAGTATGGTTGGACTGGTAAGGAAGCAGTATTTGCTTCTGAGTACATCCGCCAGTGGGATGACATTGAAAACCGCAACTAAATAAAGTACTGGCTGAAGCAGCCGTAACAGTTACTTCTATACAAAACAGATTTGTAAATGTACTTGAAATACATAATTCAAGAGTTTAATGACACCGCCTCCAGTTGTTAAACACTTTTTTGAAACATACTGTTACATCACTTTCTCAGCCTTTACATAAATAACAAAATATGATTGTTGATGCAGTTGGGCCAGTTACTTCGGTTAACAATTTTTACTGTCAAATGAAAATTTAGTTGGTTCAAATCCAACAGCGTCCACTGTAGTAGGGCGTAAGTAATTTATGCTGGAACAGAATTTCTCAACAATCTTTGAAAACTAGTTCGCTGATGCAGCTGGAAGAGTTACTTCAATAGACTGCTAATCTATCATGGGAAACAACACTCTTCTTCATATTCTCAGCTTTCTATAAACAGGAAAATATCTATTGTGATGCAGTCGAGTCAGTTACTTCTAATGCTTGGGGAGCACGGGGTCACAGGTTCGAGTCCTGTCAATCCCTCAAATTCGAGGGTTGTAGCTCAGTCGGTAGAGCACGTACAGAATTTTGTCACTGATTCATTTATTCTCACAAATAGTTATTGTATATAATTATATGTTCCGATGCAGCTTGTAGAGTTACTTCAACATATTTTTGGTTATGTATTAAGAAACAACACTCTACTCATTATCCTCGGAATTGATTTGGGCCCATAGCTCCAACTGGGAGAGCACCTGCTTTGCACGCAGGGGGTTGTCGGTTCGAATCCGACTGGGTCCACCAGTTCAATTGATTGAAATGCTTGTCTGTCCAAGCACACGTTGAGACAGATGGTTGGCGCTGTGAAAGTTAAATGCGTCCAAGTGTAGAGCGAAGGATGGTCGCTACACAAAAATAAATTGTATATAACAATATAAAATATCACAAGGAGTTATCTCTCATGTTTGAATTCAGATTTGAACTTAATATGAATCTTGATAACTACCCATGCCATGATATTTTTAACCGTTACGGAAGAATTGAACGTAACAGATCGCGAATAACTTGATCATTACAGTATGTTATAATACAAATTGTAAGCATTGAGTATTCGCGAAGAGTATTCAATGCTTTTATTTTTAGTTGATAATTCTTGATATATACTATATCATATGAACATAGAATAAGATATGCTCCGTTAGCTCAGCAGGTAGAGCAACTGGCTGTTAACCAGTGGGTCGGCGGTTCGATCCCGTCACGGAGCGCCAAAAGTTCACGGTATAGCTTATATGGTAAAGCATCCGAATCCCAGGAACAAGACCGAGATGAAATAGCTCTCGAAGATAAATAGGTTCAAATCCTGTTGCCGTGTCCAACAAAATATGGGTCGGTAGAGCGTAGTTGGTACCGCACCGGACTGTAAATCCGGTCCTTATTGGCAGCGCTGGTTCGAGTCCAGCCCGGCCCACCAATGCTTACTTTGATGAAGATGAATGTAGTCAAGTTAAAAACTTATGCCTAAGTATATAGTTGATCATCCAGCTATATAGTGACAGGGTAAAACGTCGGGGAAGTTTAGATTAGTGTCACCTGTCATCCTATTAAAATATTTCCGGGTGTAGCTCAGTTTGGCTAGAGCGCGTGATTTGGGATCACGAGGCCGCGAGTTCGAGTCTCGCCACTCGGACCACATGTCGTCATCATACAGCGGTTAGTATGCCAGACTGTCTCT